AAAGAGAAGTTTTACATTTTCTCCGGGAGCATTTGCATCTTTTATAACATCATCATCAGGTGAAAGATTTGTTAAACATCTTAATAACAAATATGATGAGATTGTTGTTAATGGGGGTTTGGATTTAGAAAAAACACAAATTCAATCCTTACCGGATAATCTTCATGTTGAAGGGAGTATGTATTTAAATAGATGCAAAAATCTTCAATCCTTACCGGATAATCTTTATGTTGGGGGAAGTTTGGATTTAGGTTATACACCAATTCAATCCTTACCGGATAATCTTTATTTTGAAAAAGATTTGGATTTAGGAGGAACACCAATTCAATCCTTACCTGATAATCTTTATGTTGAAGGGAGTATGTATTTAAATAGATGCAAAAATCTTCAATCCTTACCGGATAATCTTTATGTTGGGGGATATTTGAATTTACATGAAACACAAATTCAATCCTTACCGGATAATCTTTATGTTGGGGGATATCTAAATTTAGATAAAACACCAATTCAATCCTTGCCGGATAATCTTGATGTTAAAGGGGTAATTTATATTCGTGGAACACCATTAAAAGATAATGATGAATTGGTTGCGAAATATAGGAAAAAATATAGGATTTTATAGAACTTTTTAATTATGAAAAAGATTAAATTAACAGAATCCGACCTTTATAATATTATAGAGCGAGTTCTTCTTGAGCAAGAGGAAAATAATAAACGTGTTTGGAATACAACTCCAGAACGTTTTATTATGGTTCTTAATAATGTTTTTAATGGAAATTCTGAAATGTTCAGAAAAATTCTTAATAAAAAATATGATAACATTATTATTAATGAAGATTTGGATTTGAGTGAATCACGAATTAAAACCTTACCTGATAATCTTAAAGTTAAAGGTTATCTTAATTTAAATTATACAAAAATAGAATCCTTACCGGATAATCTTCATGTTGAGGGGAATTTGTATTTAGCTTTTACACGAATTTATTCTTTACCGGATAATCTTCGTGTTGGAGGTAAAATCTATATTCATGGAACACTATTAGTTAGAAATAGTGATTTAGTTGCGGAATATAGAAACAAACATAAAATTGAAGGATATTTTTGGTCATCATGATATCAATAATAATTTTCATATTAATCGCATTATTTGCAAATAGAGAATCTTCTTTTGATTTTACCAAAATAAAAAATCATGAGAAAATTAATCACATTCAATCATGGATATATCGAGCAACTTTTGTTATATTTATAATACTGCTTACGAACCTTTCAATCTTCAATAAAATAATTTTATCGATAGGTTCAGCATTTTTATTTTCATCAATATTCAGAGCAAGATTAAATCACAGAAGAAAAAAAGATTTAACATATATAAGCAATAGTAATTATTATGATTCATTTTTTATAAAACTTTTCCCAAAAAAACATGGTATGATGATATATGTTGTTGAAATCATTATCTTTGTAACCCCAACAATAATCTATATAGTAACAAACAATGGATAAAAAAATATTATACTTTACAGCAGCATGGTGTGGACCATGTAGAGCAATGGCTCCAGCAATTGAAGAACTTTCATCGACTCTGAATATTGAAAAAATTGATGTTGACTCAAAGGATGGTAGAATCTTTGATTATAAAATCAAAGCGGTCCCCTCTTTTGTGTTAGTTGACCAACAAAATAATGAATTAAAAAGAGTTGTCGGACTTCAATCAAAAGATACATTAAGAAATTTGTTTAACGATTAAAAAATGTGGGTTATAGTTAAATTTATTAAAAATAAAGATGGAAAAGAACTTCCAGTAATTATTTTGGACTCTCAAGAAGAAATATTAGAATTTGAGAATGATGAGGACGCACAAAAACAAAAAAATTTGTTTTTGATTAATTCGGATTCTGGATATAGATATGAAGTAAAGAAAATTTAACTTCATATGGATGAATTAAAGAAAAAAATTAAAGAAAGTCACTATAGAAAATTTTTGGGTGTTGCACCTGAAGGTTTTATTATCATTCCTGAAGTGACATTTGAAAAATTAAAAGATTTTGATTTTTGGAAGGAATGGAAAAATAATCCTGAATATTTGAGGGAAGAAGCAATTAAAGACACTAAAGAAAATTTTTTTTAGAAAACATTTGGAAGTTTGAAAAGAAGTATCTATCTTTGTGTTGTTAAAATGCTCCTATAGCTCAGTTGGTCAGAGCGCCAAGCTTATACCTTGGGTCTGTCACAGGTTCAAGTCCTGTTAGGAGTACGAAATATTGTGGGGTGGAGCAGATGGTTAGCTCGGAGGTCTCATAAATCTCAGGTCGCTGGTTCAAGTCCAGCCCCCGCAACAAAATGTTGATTAGTAGTTTAGTGGTTGAACTAAAAAGAAAATCTGACGCTCAGTAGCAATAAATACCACCAGTCAGCTTCGTTCTAATTAACATTTTATTTTTATTGTTCTTTGACATATTTATCTTAAAAAAATTAATATGCAAAAAATATCTTTTATTAAATTTAATTTTAAAAATGGATTAATTCATTTATTGACATTATTTTTTGGTAGTTTAATATTATTACCAATAACAGGTAATGAGATTTTTGAATTTAAAATTTGGTTCATTATTTTATTGTTTCTTAGTATCTTTATGACGTACTTCAATTATCGTGTTTGGAAAAAATTAAAAATTAAATAATAATTCTTTGATTTATTATGTTTGTGATAATATCAAGATATTTTTGAGAGGTAATCTCTTTAAAATATTTTTGTGCTGATGTATCAATAACACAAAAATCAATTTTTGCGTCATGACATGCTTTTGACTTTGATTTATCATTTTCTTGAATTTGATTTAATTTTTTAATGCCATAAATTGGTTCATAGTGAAAAATTCCATTAAGTTCAAATGCAATATTTAATGATGGAATATAAATATCTAATTCTGAGTTAATAGCTAATTTATCATTAAATTTGATATCTAGGTTTGGGTATAAAAATTCTAACTGCGATTGAATCCAAATTTCAAGTTTTGATTTTCTGTTGCCGTGTTTTTTATTTTTATTGTTATATGTTGCGGCACAAGATTTCGAACAAAAATGATTTATAGATCTAGAAATTTGATTATTTGCTTTGATAAATTTTTTATCACAATTAGTACATGTAACCTCTTTTCTTTTTTTTGCTGACAAACCATTACATTGTATTGAACAAAAACGTAATTGATTTTTTTGTTTTTCAATATTATATTTAATATGTCTTTTTTCAATATAGAAAAAATTATCACAATATTCACATATTAATCTTAACTTATCAAAATGTTTTGCATTATAATAATCAAATTCTGAATACGCTTTTTTCATTTATACATATATTTATATATAAATATATTAAATTTAATTTTCGAATCTGAAGTACTTTGAAATTATGGAGGATCCCACTGGCGCGGTACGTAGTCTTGAAAACTATGAGGTCGGTAATACCGATGTGAAGGTTCGAGTCCATCATCCTCCGCTAGATAAAATTTGGAAGTTTGAAATTTTAGTTGTATCTTTGTAGAGCGTGTGAAGCATGTGAGCTAAGTTATCGAGGTGCTTGGTACGATTCGCGGTCGTGTTGCGCTGGAAACCATCAAAGGTTAAAAGACGTGAAACCAAGTTAAATGGTAAAATCTGACACATTCAGCCTTAAATTTACGCCACTGTAGCTCAATTGGCAGAGCACTAGTTTTGTAAACTAGCGGTTAGCGGTTCGACTCCGCTCAGTGGCTCCAAGAGTTCTTTGAAAAAGTTTGAGAAAAAGCGGAAGTACGAAAGTACGGGAAGATTGTGATAAAAAGAACAAGGAAATAGTCCCTCCCATTGCAGTCACAAGCATAATTGGGTAGAGTGGAAAGGTGAGTCCACGAACCGCTTTTTCTCATTTTACATGAAAATATAAAATTAGTGAGCAAAGAGAAAGTGACTTCACCAGTCAGCGTAGTATACAACGGAAGCACGGGCAAGAAAGTAGCATGGTAGCTACCTGAAATAAAAATCGATTGCTGGGACAAAACTGAAAACGTTTAATTGGATACCCTTAAAATGAAGATATACCTCACTAACTTTATATTAAAAATTTGTGGTCAGTACGGATTGACGTACCTAGTAAGCTGGTAAATTACATTACGAAGAAACGCTGAAGCGACTAAGAAATGTACTAATATGTAATTATTAGTGGGTTGTTGTTAAGTCTTAGTATGTTAGTTTTTAACACCACAAAAAAAGCGAGTGTAGCTTAGTTGATTAAAGCGCCGTCCTTCCAAGTCGGAGATCGTCAGTTTGAGTCTGACCACTCGCTCACTAATCCCCTCTAACCTCTGAAGAAATTCAAGTTATTGGGTAAAACAGTTTCTTTTCATATTTATAGAATAAACATCTATCAATATGATTAAGAAAATATTTTTATCATTAGCAATACTTGCTTCAATTTTAAGCAATGCTGCAACATATTATGTTTCACCAAACGGAAATGATTCAAATAATGGGACTTCAATAACCACTCCGTGGAAAACAATAAGTAAAGTTAACACCAGACAATTAGTAGCTGGGGACCAAATTTTATTTGAACGAAATGGAACATACAGAGGTAATTTAACAATTAACTATTCGGGTACCGATGTCAACCCAATTCTAATTTCCACTTATGGTAGTGGAAATAACCCCATATTACTTGGTTCACAATTAATTTCAAACTGGATATTACATCAAGGAAATATTTGGAAGACTCAAGTAAATGCAACACAAGTTGTTCATTTGTTCTTCAATGACAGTTTAATGCCAATTGCAAGATATCCAAATAATGGTTGGTTAAGAAATATACAAGGAACAAATTCTCAAATAACAGATAATCAATTAACACAACCAGCGAATTATTGGAATGGTAGTACAATGGTTATTCGTAGTTCTTCTTGGAGTTATGATACAAGTAGAGTTTTATCATATAGTCCGGGGGTTATTAACTTTAGACCTATTAGTTATAACTTAGGAAACAGTACGTGGGGTTATTTTATCCGAAATAAATTTCAAGAATTAGATGCCCCCGGTGAATGGTTTTTTGATAAGACCATCAACACATTATATTTTTACTCCCCAACAGGAAACCCAAATTTAAACGCGATTGAAATAATAACAGCCAATCAATCAACAAATGGTGTAGGAATAAGGGTTACTTGGCAAAGAAATAATATTATTATTGAAAATCTTACAATTAATAAGTATGGTTATGCTGGTGTTAGCACAAGCGGTACATCTAATATAACTGTAAGAAATTGTAATATTAGTCAATGTGATCATGGTATGTGGTTATATGGTAATAATCAAATTATTAGAAATAATTTCATCACAAAATGTCCCCAAATGGGTTTAAATGCTGTTTCTGGTGGAAGCCCAATTAGTTATGGAAACAACAATACATTTGAAGATAATACCATCCAAAATTGTGCATTATATCCCGGTCTTGGAAAAAGCTCATGGGGTTATTTCGGAATGACCGTCACTGGTTCCAATAATATAATAAGAAAAAATAATATTACAAATATTGGTTATATTGCATTATCTTTCGAATCAAACCCATTAATTGAAAATAACTTTATAAGTAATGCATGTTCAATTTTAAATGATGGTTCTGGTATTGCATTTGATAGAACAAATGGTGCTGTTATTAGAAATAACATTGTTTTAAATACAATTGGTAATATTGAAAGTTGTGCAACAAATACAACCAACTGTGACCCAAAAGGTAAAGGAATATATTTTGGAAATGTTAGCAATAAAAATAATTTAGTTGATGGTAATACTGTCGCATATTGTAACGGTGCTGGTATTTGGTTTGATCATACTATGCTATCAGAAGGTAATCAAATTATTAATAATACCTTATTTGGGAACAATTTATATCAATTAGGTATTTCAGATTTTTCAAACTATAATAGTCCCGGAGCAATTGCTCCTTATGCAGTTCCGGTGTATAGTAACCAACTTGTTAGAAATAATATTTTTTATTCAAATAACCAACAACAGAAAACCATGTACCACATAAATAAGTGGTATTCTGGTGTTGATTTTGCAAATTTTAATGAAAATAAATATATTAACCCTTGGGATACTGTTAGTATTCAAGTTTTTGATATAGCAAATAATGGTAATTCTTTAAATTATTCATTAAATCAATGGAAAAATGTTAGAGGTGATGACTCTTTATCTACAAACCAACCTTATCTCCCTCAATCCGAATCATCTGATCATATTTTGGTTTATAATAATCAAATAACAGAACAATCAATTAGTTTACCAAGTGGTACTTGGTCAGATTTAAACGGTAATTTATATAATTCTTCAATTAATATACCAGCATTTGAATCAAAACCTTTATTTAATTCATTATTACTTCCTCCACCACCCTCAACCCCAAGCACTATTGTTTCTTTATTGGTTCAAGCTAGTGTTAATTCAACAACACCATCAATTACACTTTCATGGATTAGTTATTCCACTGCAACAGGTTATTCTGTGTTCAGAAAATTAAAAAATGCAACATCTTGGGGAAGCGCAATAGCTACCTTAGGGGGTAGTGCAACTCAGTATGTTGATAATAACGTTTCTTTAAATACATATTATGAATATCGTGTTGTTAGAAACGCTTCTGTTGGTACTGCATATGGTTATGTTGCAACAGGTATTAATCTCAATACAATTGATTATAGAGGTAAGCTAATATTAGTTGTTGATAATACATTTACAAGTAGTTTATCTTCACAACTAACTCAATTACAAAATGATCTAAAATTAGATGGTTGGAATGTTATTAGAGTTGATGTTTCAAGAACAACAACACCAGCGTCAGTAAAATCTCAAATACAGACAATTTACAATACTGATCCAACTAATGTAAAATCAGTTTTATTATTTGGGCATGTTCCGGTTTATCGTTCTGGTAATATTGCACCAGATGGACATAGTTTAATTCCTTGGGCATGTGATTCCTATTATGGTGATATGAATGGTTCTTGGACAACACCTCCCACAGCATTACCTTCAGATTTGGAGTTACAAGTGGGGAGGATTGATTTATTTAATTTACCCGCGTTTGGACAAACAGAACAACAATTATTGTCAAATTATTTAACTAAATTACATCAATTTAAAACAAAACAATTTACTCCTCAAAACAGAATGTTAATTCAGGATAATTTAACTTGGGTTAATAATCCACTAGCTGAAACTTCTTATAGAACTGGTGGTCCTTTAGTTGGTGAAGCAAATATTACAACAATACCAGCAAATAATCAACCAAATTTTGTATCAAGAATGTCTGATGGTTGGTTATGGGGTTATTTTTCTGGTGGTGGAACATACAATTCCGCTGCTGGGATTGGTAATACATCAAATTTCGCAACAACACAAAATAATGTAGTTTTCAATATGAGTTTGGGTAGTTATTTTGGTAATTGGGATTCTAGTACACCAGTTCCGGATTGGAATAATAACAATAATAATTTATTAAGAGCGGTATTAGCTAGCGGTCAAGCACTTACAAACGTTTGGGCGGGTTTACCAAATTGGTTTTTCCACCACATGGGAATGGGAGATCCTATTGGTTATTCAACAATGTTAACCATTAATAATAGAACATCAAACGCATTATATCAATTACAAAATGGTGGTTGGCAAGGACAAGGATTAACAACAGTACATCTTGGTTTAATGGGTGATCCGTCATTAAGAATGAATTATGTTGCACCTCCAAGTAATTTAACAATAATTAATAATGGAAATTCGTTAACATTTAACTGGACAGCATCAGCAGAGCAGGTTGATGGGTATTATTTATATGAAATTGTTTCTGGTGTACCAACAAGAATAACACCAAATCTAATTACAACAAATACATTAACTGGGAATTTTAACTTAACCACTGGTACAGAATATATGGTTAGAGCGGTTAAATTGGTTAATAATTTTAGTGGTAGTTATTATAATTTATCATTAGGTTCGGCAAATACGGTACCACAATCGGTAGCACCAACATTAATAGCAAAAGTTTTTCTAGGTGGTGCGTATGATAATGGTTTAATGTATGATTCATTACGTGTTAAAAATTTAATACCACTTTCTGATCCTTATCCCGCTTTAGGTTATACACATGTAATAGGTGGTGGACAAACGACAACGCAATCCGTTTTAACAGTTTCAGGAAATTCAGCAATTGTTGATTGGGTGGTTATTGAATTAAGGAATGCAACCACACCATCAACCAGAGTATACACAAGAAGTGCTTTAATCCAAAGAGACGGTGATATTGTTGATATGGATGGTGTATCACCGGTTAGTTTACAAATAACTAGTGGTCAGTATTATGTTGCAATTAAACATCGAAATCACTTGGGCGTTATGACAGCGCAACCTATTTCTTTGCAGAACAACACAATAATTAATTTTACAACAATTGCAACATTTGGAACCGAAGCTCAAAAAACAATTGGTTCTGTAAAAGTAATGTGGGATGGTAATTCTAATTTTGATGACATAATCAAATATACCGGTCAAAATAATGATAGGGATTTTATCTTATCTAGAATTGGTGGTGTAATTCCAACTAATGTTGTAACAGGATATTATTCAGAAGATTTAAATATGGATGGTTTTGTTAAATACACCGGTCAAAATAATGATAGAGATATTATCTTATTTAATATTGGTGGTACAACACCTACAAATACAAAAGTTCAACAGATTCCTTGACGAAATAAAGATAATATTTTAAATTTAAAAAACCTAAAACATGTCGCACATATTTTTTGATTCTCCCACATATATTAATATAACTAATTTCTTAAACAAAGAAGAAGGTACACCTATTTCTTGGAATGAAATAATGGAAGCATATTTTAAAATTTATCAAATTGAGTTGGAAAAAGTTAAAAGTCTTAAAGAATTGGAGATTTTTCACGCTCAATTAGCGGTAAAAAAACTAAATGGTTCCCATAATTTTGAAATTTGGGCGAACACAATCGATAAGTTTTGCGAATCTTGGTTAAAATCAGCGGTTCTTCAATAATTCCAAAATGTCTTTTTTACTTAACTGAGAAAAATGTTCTTTTATTTTTTGCTCAGGACTAATTGGTTTTGGTTTTATTATTTCCTTAATTGTTGATTTTTGCTTTGGTTTAGGTACAACAGGTTTTACCGTTTCTTTAACAACTGGTTTTTGTTCTTGTTTAGCAACCTCAACTGTAATTTTTGGTTTGTCGTCAATTTGCTCCTGAACGATAACCGCAACCTTTTTATTTGTTTCTACAATATATTCCGAACTCCAAGGTTGGAAAAATACGTCATCAGCAATAACTTCTAATTTAACAATACCTGTTGATTTTTCAGGTAAAAAGTTTTTTGTTTTCGGTATTGTAACTTCACAGTTACCTCCTTCATAAATAATACCATCAAACATATAATTAATTCCCTCAGATTCAACAACTAATCTGACTTTTGAATTAGCTAATGATGTACCATCAACTTGAACGGTACAGCTAAACTTATTGACTTTATCTGTATATAATTTATAGCTCATTTTTATTTCTGTTCATTTATAAATATCCCAACTTTTATATTTTTCACTTCAGAAATAAAATTAGCCACGTCTTTTATTGTTACTTTAACGTTTTTATTCTTTTGTTTATTTACTCTTTTTTGAAAATTAACGTCTTGAGCGTGAATTTGAACAAATAATTCAATAAGTACTTTTTTTTCCTCTTTAGATAATTTTTCTAATTTTTTTCTTATTTGAGATGGCGGACCAGAACCAACCGTCTCAACCACCTTTTTTATAATACAGAAAAACGCCCAAGTTAGCTCAACGGTATTCCATTGAACATCAGCATCATTCCATTTATAACAAAAAACACTCATTTATTTATTTTGTATTTAAAAAGACTAAATTTAAAACTAATAAAGTTAAACATAGGTGTATATTTATAATAAATACACAAATATTGAATAGTAAATAATGTCAGATATATCGAATCTTCTTGTTAAAGATACATATGACTATGTTCTTCAATCTGACATTGTTACAGGTGTAGTATATAGAATTGGTGGTGCGGTACCCGTAAATCCTATATTTTCATCTGGTGCTACCTTTTTACAATCTTTAAGATATTCTGACGGAACAGAACAAAGTGGTTATGTTTTAACTTCAGATGTTAATGGTAATGCGTTTTGGGGTCCGGTATCTGGGGCAAGTTCAGGTAATTTTTTAAATCTAAGTGGCGGTACTGTAAGTGGATTAACAATATTCCAAAGCGGATTAACAACAAATTCATTTACAGCAACAACATTTACTTTTAATAATGGAAATCAACAAAATGGCTATATTTTAACATCAGATATTAATGGCAATTCTGATTGGAAACCTAGTGGTGCAATAACCGGTATTACTTTATCAGGTAATACATTATTAATATATAATAATTCAGGTCAAACTATAAGTACTAATGGGTTTATACAAAAATTTGCAATAGATATTGGTGATAGCTCCGCAAATACAATAACAATAAATCATAATTTTAATAGTCGAGATATACAAGTTGAGGTTTATAGAAATACTAGTCCTTGGGATACAGTATTTTGTGATATTACTCGTTTAACCGTGAATTCGGTTAATTTAACTTTTGCAAATCCTCCGGGTATAAATGAATATAGAGTTGTTATAATTAGTTAATATATATTAATATGGCAACAACAGAACTTAAAATAGGTAATCTTGGTGATATTCAAATACAAACCGGAAAAGGTAATCCGAATCATAGTTCATACCCCGGAACGGTTTATTTAGATAAAACTACTGGATTCTTATATAAAGGAATTAGTGGTACGACTTGGCAATATATTGGTTCCACATATTCTTATTTAATTTATGATTTTTCTGGTGCAACAACAAGTGGTGGTACAGTAAATAAATATGTACAAAATATTGGTGATAATATATCTACAACAATAAATGTAAATCACGGATTAAATTCAGAAGATGTTTTGGTTGAGGTTTATAGAAATGGAGTACCTAAGGACACAATTTTTTGTGATATAGAAAGAGTTGATGCAAACAATATTCAATTACTTTTTGCAAACCCCCCAACAACAAATGAATATCGTGTGATAATTATATCATAATACATAATATATGCCAAAATTTTTAAAAGAAATAACATTTAGTGGTCAATCAACACCATCAATACCAGATCCCGGTTATGGTTCATTATATATTGATGGATTAACTAATTTATTATATTATATTGATGATGCTGGTGTTACATATAACTTAACGTCAGGTGGAACAGATACTTATGCTACAGGTTTTACATACAATAATGCAAATACGTTAACAATTCAACAAAATAACGCTCAACCTGATTTAACCGCATCAATAAACGTAATGACCGGATTAACAGTTAATGGTAACTTATCAGCAACAACAATTGACACTGAATATATTGATTTCTTACCACTAACCGCTAGACCAGCACATTCAGAAGCAAGAATTTATTGGTATGATGATGAAAATACCCTTGAACTTCAAACAGAAAATAATGATTTTAATATTGAAGTTGGTCATCAAACCGTTGTTAGAGTTAGAAATACAACCGGTGGTCCCTTAACAAAAGGGAGACTTGTCTACATTAATGGTGGTTCAGGAAATAATCCGACAGTAACTTTAGCAAGTTATGAAAATGATTTAAATAGTGCAAGAACATTAGGTTTTCTTGGTACAAATATAAATGATAATCAATTTGGATACGTAATTACAAATGGTATGTTACGTAATGTGAATACCTCAGCTTATTCTACTGGTACACAGTTATATCTATGGTCTGCTGGTACATATTCAAATCAAATTCCCGAAGCACCATTACACGAAGTAAGAGTTGGTATCGTAATTAGACAAAGTGCAACTGTTGGTATTATTTTCGTTGCAATAATGAATGGTTATGAGTTAGGTGAACTTCACGATGTTTTAATTTCTGGTTTAACAAATAACGATTTATTACATTATAATTCCTCATTAAGTGCTTGGACTAATACACAAAATATACAAATAAATTCTATTTCAGCAACAACTTATCAGAATTTACCAACTGATATTAGAGTAACTGGTGGAACATATTCTGATGGTTCTGCAACATTTACAAATAATACTGGGGGAACATTTACTGTTAGTGGATTCCAAAATTGGAAATGGTATGCTGAAAATACAACTGCACCAATTGTTCCCCCACAAGCAAACGGAAGTGGTTCAATTGCATTAGGTGATAATGCTTGTGCTAGAGGTGATAATATGTTTGTTTATGGTAACTGTGCTGGTATTGGTTCAGTTGTTACAGATAATTCAAATTTCTTAGGTCATAATGCAGGAACAAATTCAGCATATGGATTTAGTTCAAATTTCTTTGGTTGTAAAGCTGGTAAAGATGCTACATTAGCTAATAATTCAAATTTCTTAGGAGAAAATGCAGGTAATTTAGCAACAAATGCTGATAATTCAAATTTCTTAGGTACAAACTCAGGTTATTTAGCTACATCAGCTTGTCATTCTAACTTTATTGGTCGTAATGCTGGTTGTAACGCAAAAGGTGCAAATAATTCTAACTTTATTGGTGAAAATGCTGGACGTGAAGCTGATTTTGCAACTTATTCAAATTTATTTGGATATAATGCTGGTGCAACATTTGGTTCTAATGTTATTAAAGAAAATAATATTATTATTGGTACAAATATTTCATTACCAAATGGTGCAATAAATTCATTAAATATTGGTGCTACAATATTTGGTACTGATTTATATGGTAATACAATTGGAGACCCCTCTATTACAGTTCAATCTTCAGGTAGAATCGGTATTGGTGTTCTTAATCCAACAACCACATTACACATATCAGGAGCAACCAATCCTTTAAGGATTGAGGGTTTATTAACATCGGCAAATACTGAATATCTTACAATCAGTCCAACAGGTGTTGTAACAAAAACATCCGGTGCAACTGGGGTTGATACATTTACAACGGGATTTACTTATTCAAGTAACACGTTCTCAATTTTTAGAAATCAGGGACTCCCAAATCTAACTGCAACAATTAATTCTGTTACCGGATTAACATCTACAGGAACAATTTCATCAAGTATTATTTCAGCAACAACTTATCAGAATTTACCATATGGTTTAGCTGGGATTAATAATCAAACAGTTACAGCATATACGTTTACTTTATTGGATTCTGGTTATTTAGTAACATTTAGTTCATCAACCTCTGTCCTAGCAACTATACCAACAAATATATCAGCACCGTTAGCAATTGGATCTCAAATTATGCTATCCCAACTTGGCTCCGGACAATTAAGAATTACTGGTGATACGGGTGTTACTTTATATTCTTACGGAAATGCATATAATTTAGTCGGACAATATTCTACAGCATTTTTAACTAAACAAGGAACAAATACTTGGATTTTAGATGGAAATTTAACAACTTTAAATTTATAAATAATGTCAATATTTAGTTACGGAAATAGATATGCAAACATACCTCTTACAATAATAAGGGAGTATACTGGAGATACTACTTGGAATAAACCAGATGGGATTAAAGAAATTTTGGTTATATGTGTTGGCGCTGGTGGTGGTGGAGGCGGAGCCGGTCAGCGGAACGGTGCTGCTACTGGAGCATCAGGTGGTGGCGGAGGAATGGTCGGATGGCTTCGCATTGACGCTACTAGCCTTGGATTAACAGAAACCATTGTAATCGGAGCGGGTGGAAATGGCGGTAGTGGAGGCACTGGAGCAGCAAGTGCTGGTGCAAATGGTGGTGCTGGTGGTACAACGTCATTCGGGTCATTTATCAGCGCAGGTGGTGGTTCAGGAGGATTGCGTGGTGAATCAACAGGTACTATTGCTGGTGGTGCTGGTGGAACTATTGCAAGTGTTCGATTTTTTCTTCCGGGTGCTGCTGGTGGACAAGCAATAACCAACAATATCGGCTCACCCGGATTGAGTGGTTGGGGACAATTAACATCAGGTGCTGGTGGAGGTGGTGGTGGTGCGTGTTCAAGCGTTACTCCGTTTGCTTGGGCTGCTGGTGCTGGTGGTGGAGTTTTTGATTGGAATGGGTCAGCATGGACTCTTATTTCAGGCCCTTCCGGACCTGCTGCAAGCGCAGGTGCTGGTGGCAATGGTGTGAATGACCAATGCTTGTATCTTCTCCAGTCATTCTCACAGATTCCTACCATTGGACTTGGTACGGGAGGTGCTGGTGGATCCGGTCAGAATGGCACAGGATCAGCTACTGGCAACGCTGGCGGCAATGGAGGACGTGCGGCTGGTGGAGGAGGCGGCGGCGCTGTGCGATTTGGAACAGGCGGTAATGGAGGAAACGGAGGAAATGGTCTTTGTATTGTAGTTGAATACTATTAAATAATAAAATAAAAAAAATGATTTACTCACTTATTATAAGAAATAATATTGTAATAAATAAGACGATAGGAAATGAATTGTTAACAACATACCCATTTCCTTATGATTTAATAATTCAAGATGTAAATGAAAATGTTTTAATTGATTCAACATACAATCCAGTGAATGGAACATTTACATTAATTGGTGCTCCGTATAACAATGAAAATGGAAATTAATAATTTAATAGAAAAAAACCTTATAGATTTGTAAAACAAATAAAAAACTTATAAATTTGTAAAAAAAATAAAAATGGCGTTTTATAGAGAAAATTTTTCAGATTACGAAGATTTTAATCATGATTTTTCTTCAAGAAAAGGAAAGAAAAATTTTAAAAAAAGAAAAGGAGAAGATTTTGAAAGAGGTTTTGGTAATAATAAGAAAAAAAATAAACCAAAACGAGGTAATAGAGATTATGATGATTATTAATACTTTATTTATATTTTATTAAAAAAATAAGACATTTTTTATTTTTCTTTTTATGAATACGTAATCATCACGATATTTATATAAAAAGAAAAATAAATGATAAAAAAATACATTATACTATTTTTAAGTTTTTTTATACATTTAAAAATAAATGCACAAAATAGTAATTGTTCATTAGCAATACCATTTATTGATAATGATTGTATATTATTTTCGCCCCCAACAGCAGGACCGATAACAAGATGTTATTCTTTCTATTTAGTGGATGATTCTGTTGATTTTAATTTTGTTTCATTTGCACCACTAAATACTTGTACTGATGCTATTGCTTGGTATACGTTATATGATTCAAATTGTGATACAATTACCACAAATTTAGACGGTAATTTTCAAAATCTAATAGAAAATTCTAATTATACTATTTGCTATACAATACAATGTCCAACAAATGGTGTAATTAATTTATTATGTACATATGAATTAATTGTTTTACCAATAGAGTTATTATATTTTAATGCTCGTATTGAATATAACAACATAAGATTAATATGGGAAACAACTACCGAAACAAATAATTGTTGTTTTACACTATACCACTCAACTGATTTTGTAAATTGGTTGAGTATCGGTAGAGTAGACGGTGCTGGTAATTCAATAACACCGCTATCATATAGTTTTATTTTTAATAATCCAAGTAATGGTGTAAATTATTTTAAATTAATTCAAGAAGATTTTGATGGTAAACGCACTGAGTTTAATATTTTAGCGATTCCTTTTATAAAAAAAACCAAACCAAACGATATATTTCAAAAATACAATATATTAGGTCAACAAATTAAATAATAAAAACCACCAACCATGAACAAAGTTTTATTAATATTTTTAATGTTATTATCAGTCAATGTTTTTTCACAAAATATTGTTAATGCTAAAATAACACAAATAACATCATCATATATTGATGTTACGTTATATCCCTCAATTTATGAAACTTCTGTATTATCCAATGTTGTATTTACTCTAAAATGGGAAAATAAACAAAATATATCTTTTGGTGAGCCGCAATTAGATAATTCATTAATTGTTAAAAAATCAGGACCGGTTTTAACAAATGACACTTGGAAATATCAAATATTTTGCGGATTTAGTTTTGTTATTACAAATATTGGTCAACCAATTATAATTCGCATACCAAAATCCGGAAACGCTAATTTAATAGTAGCAACAGATGAATTTGTTAAAAATATTATGGTAAATGGTGATTATTATGTCTCAATTGGTGGACAAGATGTTACGGGTGAAATTTTGGAAGGAAAGTCCATTGAGTTTGAAGAAACTAATCAACATAAAATGTATTTCGACCAGAGATTTAATAGATTTTTATTTGAGGTAAATGGTGTTTTTTTAACAACTTTAGGTCAGTACATTGATGTTCAAGATAAAACAAATTTAATTTTAGTTAAAAAAGTTAACTAGTATTTGTAGCAATCACTTTTTTGTATTATCTTCGCACAAAATAAAAACAATGAAAGATAAACTTTATAGAACAGATAATTGTATAGTTGGTGGTGTTTGTAGTGGATTGGGTGAATACTTTAATATCGATGAAAATATTATCAGGGTTGCATTTTTCTTAGCAATCTTCACACCCTTTCCAATCATTATCACATACCTTTTTATGTGGATGCTAGTTCCAAATCAAAGATAAGTTAATAAACTTTGAGCTTCTTTTTGTAATTTAACTTTAAAGTCTTCTTTAAAGTTATCATTTTCACTTAATTCTACCGGTACTTCGGTAAATGACCAATCTAAAGCTAGTGTTGCAACTAGATTCTTATCTTTATCAAAGATTGGAACAACAGCATGTGAATTTGTACCATGAGAACGAATAACTGATTTGGTTGCTAAATCATTAACATCATCATAGACCGAATAAAAAAATCCATTATTCTCAAGGGCTTGGTGATAATACCAAGAAAAATTACTAACTAAAATATTCTGATATTTTTGTGCTATTGGTTCAAGACCATCGGTCATTCTTTCATATGTCATAGATGATTTTTGCATTGAGGAGTTTGTGTAAAAATTACCACCGTTATGAAATTGCGTTATTGTAATTCTATCAGCATCATAATTTCTTTTAATTTCTTTTAAAGAGAAGTGAATAATTTCGTCTTTTGCAAATTGTTCGGTTAAATCTTTTTTAGATTTTCTTTCTTTCCGCAAATCCATAATTTTTTTAAAATAACCAGCGGTTATTAATGCAACTGATATTGAAGTAAAAGCTGTTATTAATGATGTAATTATAGTCGTTCCCATTCACAAATCTTTTAATATAAATATATTAAAAATGTAAATAGAAAAAAAAAATACCATCGAATGATGGTATTTATAAAACTTTTTTATTTAATTTAGTTTTTTGTTGTGTCTACCGCTGTTGTGTCAACAGAAACCATTGTGGTATCAGCAACCATAGCAGAATCAACAGAAACCGCAGTAGTGTCTACAGTAGCGGTTTCTTCTGTTGTTACAGGAGTTCCGCATGATGCTAAAACTACTAAAGAACCAAGAACAATTTTTTTCATTTTTTGTTTTTTTATATGTTTATTTGTACAATAATTATCAAAAAAGATGAAAAAGTCAAATATTTTAAAAATTTTATTTTATTTGTGATATTTATAGTAAAATAATTCATTATGAGTAAAATTGTTAAACTTAAAGAAAGAGATTTAACTGAGATAGTTAAACGTGCTTTAATCGGTAAAATGTTTATAGAAGAACAAAAAAAGGAAAAGATTGAAATACCGCAAAATTGTTTTGGCGGTCCAAAAACAGGTTTAGGTGGTTTAATTTTATTTACAACAATGTTGCAAAAAGAAGCGGATAATGGCGATATGAATAGTGAAAAATTAATTGCTGATATGAAAACCTTTTTAAAAGGTATGAATAGAGCAAACCCCGAAATGATTGCAACGTTATTAAAAAAATATAATAAAGAAAAGTACCTGCCTTGGGTGGGTTGTTTTTAATATTCTAATCCCGTCGAATTCGAGGGGTTTAAAAGCAAAAAGGGTTCACAAAGGAACCCTTTTTAATTGGTGGAGATGGAGGGTTTCGAAACCCTCGTCTTCCGCTGTCAACCTAAAGAGACTACACGCTTAGAACAACATTAGTTCTTAATGTTTCGAAATATCAAGTTTCACTATATACCAACTTGCAAAGGTTTTCTTTGGTTAATTTTAAGTATCAACCACACTTTTTTTGGAATTTCTGTTGCTAGGTAAATTCCCAAATTACCCCTTGTAGGTGTTAGCCTTAGGCTACAGCTACTTCTTCAGTCTTGATGAGACCCAAAACTGACATCTTGTCTAAAACGTTGCCGTTTACTTGTTTGAACCATTTTAACAAGGTTGATTCACCCTTGACGTGCCTATTTAACCTAATCATCGGAATCAAATCCAACTCATCCCCATATATTTTCAAAGAACAATGCAAAGATAAGAACAAATTTTAAACTGACAAGTACCAACCTAAAAATAAATATTTGCATAATAACAAAAGACTTTGTATATTTGTGGTATAAAATATAAAAAAAAATGAATAATTTTGAATTTTTAAAGGAAGTACTATCGGTACCAAGTTCTTCATATAAAGAACATTTAATGATTGAGTTTTTGGAAAAATGGTTGACTGAAAATAATATCCCCCATTATACGGATGATTTTGGAAATGTATATGCAACAAAAAAAACGAACTTAAAGGAAGGTGAGTTTTTTCCTTGCGTAGTGTCACACACCGATACCGTACATGATATTAGTAATATTAATATTTTAGAAAAGCAACTTCCGGATTCAGATAATATTATTAAATTAGCTCTAACGTCTGTAAATGATGATGGAATACCTAACGGTATTGGTGGTGATGATAAATGTGGTGTTTATATTTGTCTTAGACTTTTAAAAGATTTACCGAATGTAAAAGCGGCGTTTTTTGTTAGTGAAGAAATTGGTTGTAGGGGTTCATTAAATGCTGACCCAAATTTCTTTAAAGATGTTGGTTATGCGATTCAGTTTGATGCACCAGAAAACTGGATGGTTACATATACGTGTATGGGCGTGGAATTATTTGATATGAAATCAGAATTTTTTGATAAATGTCATAATGTTCTTACCGAAAACTTTAACCATAAAAAAGATTATCTTAAACATCCATATACAGATGTTTACGCATTAAGAAAGAAATTTGACTTTGCTTGCATTAATATTTCATGTGGATATTACAATTATCACAGACCAAATGAATATGTTGTAGTTGATGATGTTGAGAACGCATATGATGTTGGAGTAAAGATGATTAGTGATTTGGGATGTTGTAGTTATATTTTTAATAAATCAAAAAAAACAAAATTTATGTTATAAAGAAAAGGGGGAAACTTATTTCCCCTTTTCAATTTTAACCTTATCTTTTACGAATTTTAATTTATACTTTTTCATCTCAATCATCTCACCCTTTAGAATTTCCTCGGATATAAAATCTTCCACATATTCTTGTATTGCTCGTTTTAATGGTCTTGCACCAAACTGAGGGTCAAATCCAACTTTAGCGATGTGCTCGACCAATGAATTATCATATTTGATAAAATATTTTAATTTATTTAATCTTTCTACCAATCTATCCAATTCAATCTTAACAATTTCCTTGACATCATCTTCTTTTAATGTATTAAAGACAACAACCTCATCAATTCTATTTAAGAATTCTGGAGCAAAGAAATTCTTCATTTCTTTTTGAATTATATCTCGTTTAGCTTCTTCATTAGCAAATGAGTTTTTACCGAAGCCAATTCCAGAACCAAAATCTTGTATTTTTTTAACACCAAGATTTGATGTTAAAATAATTAATGAGTTTCTAAAGTTTATTTTTCTACCTAAACTATCAGTTATAAAACCTTCGTCTAAAACCCTCAATAAGATTGAGAATATTTCTTTATTTGCTTTTTCAACCTCATCAAATAAAATAACCGAATATGGTTTGTTTTTTACTTGTTCGGTTAATTGACCACCTTTATCATAACCAACATAACCGGGGGGAGCACCAACCAATCTAGATACGCTATGTTTTTCTTGATATTCTGACATATCAATTCTAATTAAGTTATCTTCGCTACCAAAGATTTCTTTCGCCATCTGTTTAGCTAAATGAGTTTTACCAACACCACTATTACCAAGCAATATGAACGCACCAATCGGTCTATTTGGGTCTCTAATACCTAATCTATTTCTGCGAATAGCTTTCGCCATTTTTGTAATTGCTTCTTGTTGACCAACAACTTTTTCACCCACATTCTTTTCCAAATTCAATAAATTCTTTGTATCGTCAGTGTTTAATTTGTTAATTGGTATTTTTGTCATTGTTGATACAACATCATAAACCAATTCAGTTGTAACTTCTTTTCTTTTGGTTAAAAGAGTTTCTTCAAATTTCTTTTTTTCTTCATTAAGTTTATCGACAATCTTTTTTTCTTTATCCCTTAATTCCGCAGCTTTCTCATAATCCTGTTGTTTTACAACGATTAATTTTTCTTCCTTAATTTTATGTGCTTCATCTTTAAGGTGGTTAATAATTTCCGGTAATTCAATATCTACTTGACTTCTAGCACCAACTTCATCAATAATGTCAAATGCTTTATCGGGAAATTCTCTGTCAGTTATATATCTATCAGCAAGGTTTACACATAAATCTAAAACCTCATCATTGTAACTTACTCGATGATAAAATTCATATTTATCTTTAACGTTTTTTAAAATTTCTAATGTTTCTTCTTTTGAGGGTGAATCAACAACAACTTTTTGAAATCTTCGTTCTAATGCACCATCTTTTTCAAAATTTTCACGATATTCATCTAGCGTTGTTGCACCGATACATTGAATTTCTCCTCTTGCTAATGCTGGTTTAAAGATGTTTGACGCATCTAATGACCCAGATGAATTACCAGCACCAACTAATGTATGAATTTCATCAATAAAGACAATTATATCGGGGTTATTTTGTAATTCTTCAAGAATAACTTTAAGACGTTCTTCAAATTGACCTCTATATTTTGTCCCAGCAACAATAGATGTTAAATCAAGTAGTACAATTCTTTTATTTTCAAGGTTTCTTGGACATTCACCTAGATAAATTTTCATAGCAAGACCTTCAACTATGGCAGTTTTACCACAATTATGTGAAGATATGCCATTTGTTAAATATTTTCTTTCCTCATCTAATACTTCTAAATCAAAAGTATCGTGAACCCCAATATATTCTTTTTCAATAACATCATGTAATTGATTATCGTCATACCAAACTAAATCTCCAATATTAATATTCTTTAATGATAACCAATATGTGTTATTCTGTTCTTCAACTAAATTATTTGCACAATCAAAAGATGTCTCAACTAAATGGGATTCTGAACCAGAAAGCTCAACGTTATTTGATAATGTTATTTTATAACACTCTTTTTTTGTTTTTTTAAACAAATTACCAATTAATTTGTAACCAGATGGGGTCTTTACTTTATAAGTTCCCCCGTTTTTTTCAACATCGTTAAAAAAATCTTCAATTTTTATTTTCATTTTAAATTATAATATTTCAATATTATGCGTATTAACATCAGAAATTTTTTCAACCTCTATGTACGTATCACCAAGTACACACCCCGGTTCACCAATTATAATTGGATTATTTTTCTTTCTTCTAGATAAGATTTGAGCAATTCTGTTAATTTCATTTTCTCTACCAATAACAGGGTCAAGTTTTCCTTGTTCTGCCATTTTTATCAAATCTTTACTAAAATTATCTAAAACCGGTGTTGAACCATCTTTTGTTTTTTCGGAACCAGATTTTTGGTTGCTATTTTCTTCAAATTCTATCATGATTTTATTTTAAAAATAAAATGTGGTTATTTAAAATAAATAGTTCAGAAAAAACTAAAAAGTTTTCATCTCTATTGAAAAAATTTGTTATATTTGCAGAATAAAACAAAACAACCATGAAAAAGTTAATCATTATTCTAAGTTTATTTCCGAGTATTGTTTGTTCTCAAACAAGATTGGATACGCTCATTTTAAATGAGGTGAATAAATATCGAGCGGAAAATGGTTTAAATCTTTTAACGTTCACTGCGCAAGGTCAATGTGTTGCTGAAAACCAAAAAGACTATATGTTGCTAACTGGTTGTGTTAATCATGAACAAATTGAGGATGTTGATGATTTTGATGTTGAACCAGATTTTGCAAAAAGAAATTTTAAGTGTGGAATTGATACATTGGATACCAAAACAGTTTACATGGAAGTTCTTGTTGCTGTGTTGGACACAACAAATGCTTCATTAGAGGATATTGCAATTAAAGCTGTAAATGGTTGGAAAAGTTCAGAGGGACATAACTTCGCAATCTTATTACCAATGATTAACTATGTTGGTGTTTCTAGCGGTACTAACCATAAACTAGTTGAATACTACGAAGACCTTTACACGGGTGAACTTACTATGGTTGTTACAGAACAAAAATATTGGTTTGTATCTTTAAATGCTTATAATATTTATTATTAAGAAAATATCATAAAAACTTGCACAAGGATTTTTTTATATGTATCTTTGTGATGTTCTTAAATTAATAATTAAAAACAAAACAAAATGAAAAAAACATTTTTTTCCGTGTCAGTAATTATTGGTCTTATGACATCGTGTAATAATCAGAATAATCGGCAAGAAATCCAACAAACTGAACCGATTGTTGGGGTAAAGGAAATTAGAGCCGATACTTCATTTACTATTAATGAAGAAACTGGTGAACCAATGATGGTAATTGAGGAAAAAGTCGTAATTGTAAAGCGAGATACTTTCCATAGTATGGACGAAAAAACCGGATTTTTTAATATGGTTGTTGTTGAAACAATAATTTCTGAATAATTACTTTCTCTGATAAATGGGTTTTATGGTACCCGGTGTAGGTTCTATTGGTTTAGTATGTGTGGCTTTAACTTTTGATTCCTTAAAACTAAAAACTTTTAACATGTAATCTAAATACGCATCAACCGTATTTGTACCTAAGTTACCATCAACAAAATCTCTTTCTTGACCAGAACTATCTTTAAATTTTAAAGGTAAACCAGCAAGTTTCACTAAATCAGACTGAAGCGATTTAATTGCTTCTACGGAAACTCCCGATTTTTTTGCCATTTCAGTTAATTGATTCATATTATATTTCCTCAATTCAACTTTTGCTTTTTTTATTTCATTTTCTCTTTCCAATCGTCTTTCATCTGGCGATAAAGATGAAAATGGTACAGAAGAATATTTTCCTATTTTAAATAATTTATTAATAAACTCAATAGCAGGTGAACTTTCCTGACTCATAGATAGGGATATACTTTTCTGTTGTTCATCCAAATATTGTTGGTAAATAGCTGTTTTGTGCATTTCCAATATTCTGGATTTTTCATTTTGGTCTATTGTGAATATTTTTTTCATTTTCCCTTTTTATATAAATATTTGTATTATACAAAAACAACAATCCCCCACCATTTAATTTTGATAGGGGATTATTTATGTTGTGTATGTCGGAATTTTAAGAACCCATTAAGTTTTGTTTCAATTGTCCTGTTACGTCAGAGAACTTAGAACTAACTTTTGATAATTGGGGACAAACAAAACTCAATAATTTATCTTCAACTACCTTAACTAATTCAGATTTATCTCTAAATAAGAGGTCAGAAATTGAGTTTCTAATGAGATCTTCAATGTAGTTTGTTTCACCAGTTTTACTCATTTTCTTTCTAAAAACTGTGTTTACAATTGTTTCAGCAATCCATTTAACTAATGTATTACAATCACCAGATAGTATTTTACCAATATTATCTAAATCGAAGCTAGCAAATCCGGTAATTAATAGATTTGATAAATAACTATCTTTTGGTACATTTAATTTCTCTAATATCCAAGCCATTAATCTTTCTTGTAAAGTATCCGCAAAACCACCAAAACCTAATTTACCTAAGAAATTAAACCAGTTTTCTTGAATTAAATTTTCATTAAATCCTTGTTCCTTTAAGAAATTAGCTTCACTAATTAAAGATTCAAATAATTGATTGTAATCTGATTGAGTTTTTAAACCATTAGATGCTTCAACCAAAACGTATAATCTGTTTTTGATTATTTTGTTTTCTTTAATAAGTCTTTGTTTCTTCGTTTTTTCAACTATTAAGTTTTCTTTAATCATATTTTTTAAATTTTTCGTTGATTCCATTTTTAATTTTCTACCTTCTTTTCCGAGTTTTTTACATGATTCGGTTACATCGGCAAAAGGTATTCTATATTCACCAGCACTTGCTGATCTTAGGTCAACAATTATTCTATCAGCACTTTTTTCTTGTGGTGTTCTAAACATTCTCTTGAAACGTGTCTCATCTTTATTAATCAACTTACATTGATTATTGCAAGCCATAAGAAACTTTTTAGTTCGTTCTGTTGAACTTTGGTCGATTGGTTTTTTACCTAAGAAATTTTTATACCATTGAAATAATGCTGTTAAACATTTTTCATCATTAATGTCTTCTATTTTTGTACTTATAGTAGAAGTGTCTATACCAGATTTAACGCTGGGCCAAATATACACAAGAATGCTTTCAGAAGTATTCCCTTGGGGGAATGATTGTATTAATTCTTTTAATGGAATTTGTTTGAAGCTACTTCTTTGTGATGTGGGATCATTTAATTGGTCTATTGAATTATCCTTACCTATTTCATCAATTGGATAGTTAATGAAATTATCAGATTTGACCATAGATGTTATTGTATTTGGGTCAAGATCGGTATACTTATCTGGATAAGTTTGTTTTAAAAGTTTAAGACCTTCTTTAAAGGTATAAAAAGCGTTTGATTGATAACCATTTTTAAGGGCGCTTAAAATTCCTTTATAAATAGAATTTATTCTATTTTCATCGGGCGGATTATCAAGAATTCCGAGATTCCTAAGAAATTGATTGTTAGTCTGTGTACCAGCTTGTTGTTGTGTGGTTGTTGTTTGTGTACCTGCTTGTTGTGTACCTGTTGGTGTGGCGGCTTGTTGTTGTGTGGTTACCGCTTGTTTTTTTCTTGATGTAATAATTTGTTCCACCATTTCTTTTTTTTCTGGTTGAGTGTTTGTTTCATCAGGTATAAAATCTGCAAGTTCATATGTTCCGCGATCAGTTTCCGCATTATTAACATATTTTCTCCAAGTATTATTTTTAAAGAAATAATAAAATCCTTGCCCAATCGGTTCGGAATCACCATCAATTAAATTCGCAGCTTTTTTATAAGCAAGTTGACCAGTTTTAGCTTTTATTAATGAACCACCACTAAATGTACCATTTTTTATATTTTCTTCAAACCATTTTTGTTCTTCGGATTTTTCTTCCGTTTTTGTTTTTTCGGGTTCGGGGGTACTAAGTTTAGTTCCAGATTTTTTATATTCTTCACCATAAGAATTCCAAGCTGCGGTTGTTTTTGGACCAAATCTTCCATAACCACCGGCTTTGTTTAAAACACCGTTTGGATAACCTGTTGCCCAACCCGGATGAGTTTTATCCAACCAATCTTGGAATTTTTTAACACCATCAACATTACCTAAAAATTCAGGAATTGATGACGGTCTTGGTGTTTGAGTTGTTCCAGTTCCGGTTCCACTTGCGCGAGGTGGTTTGCCACTAGGTGTTGGCGGTTTACCTTCTTTAATTATTATAGGTTTCATTATTGTACGAATATAAATTTATTTCCTTCAAGTTTATAATTAAATCTAGCTTTATTCTCATCAATTACATAATATAAGTCACCTTCAATACCAAAGACTTCATTACCTTTAAAATCATTTGCCCAATCATTTTTAACAAATGTTTTAAATAATTCAAAGTTGTTATTATTTGTTTGTTGTGGTGGATTATTTGTTTGTTGTGGCGAATTATCATATTTGTCTTTAAGATTTGAAAAGACATCAACAAAATTAATCCATTCATCGTCATAATCAATATCATCATCAATCCACGTAAAAAAATTATCGCCTTGACCATATCGTGTTTCAAAAAATGCATTAACCGCACATAAATCACCAAAAGTCCCTACTGATAATTTATCTAACCCCTCTTTTACTTTATCTAAATCTGTTCCAGTTGGAATTCCAAGAGTAGCCCTTGAAAATGCATCATAAAAAGTACGTGCAATAATTTTAATCTCTTCATCAGTAAATGTTTTAGTTTTTAATACTTCTGTTGTGCAAGCATCTAAAATTTTTTCAACATCTTCGGGATGACCTTCATTTAAAAGACCTTTTATTTTTTCCTCATTTTCAGTTAACGTCATATCATTTTTATATGACATAAGGAGTTTAACTCTATTAAGAGATTCCAAACCCTCATCTAATTTATATTTTTCCATAATTAAAAAGTTTTTTATATAAATATATCGACTTATAATAAAGTATTTGCTTTTCCGCGAGTTAAATCTGTTGACCATTTATTTTTTTGGTCAATTGTATTTGCTTTACCTCTTTTTATTGGATAAGTTTCAGACCATTTTTGTTTTGGATTAGTCGGATTTGCCGGTCCTCTTTTTACACCGCTATCCCATTTTGTTACCGCAGGATATGCTGGGTTTTCACCACTTGTTGGTTCTTGTTCTTTTAATTCACTGCTTTTTTTTAAAATTTTTCCTATTATACTACCGCCAATTTTAATCCCATCTGGTAAATTTTTTATTTTTGTCCCACCAATTCTCAAATCACCACTAACATTAAGATCGTTAGGTAAAAATTTAATTCCAGTACCAGATAAATCTAAATTACCTATAACATTAAGATTTTTTGGTAAAGCAATTAATTGTTCACAACCATATAAAATAAAAGACCCATTTATGGTAAGATTATCTGGTAAAAATTCAATATCCCCAAAGATGAATTGAATTCCTCCATTAATAATAACCTTATCATATTGTTGATTAAAAACCCTTGTTAATTTCTCAGAATCATTTCTAAATACATTTTTAAGAATCATTTTAAAATATTCTGGATTCTTATTAAAAATTCTTCTGTTATTTTTTTCTTCTTCTTGCTCAAGAAGGACCTTTCTAACAATCCTATATAAATCTGATTCTGTTAATTTTATCTTTTTCATAACCATAAATAGTTTGGTTTATGAAAAATATGAATTTTAAAATATAACAGCGGTAGGAATCTTATCCGGATTATCCAAATAAAATTCATTTATAAATGTCTTTAAATCTTCTTCTTGAATATCGTATATGTTTGTATCATTATCATAATGTGAGTCGTCCATATCCTCATCACTATATTCGTTGTTTACTTCCTCAAAAATATCATAATCATCAGAAAAAACGTTAAACCCATATTCTTCAATTAATGAAATATCAAAAGTGTCTTCTCTTATTTCAGAATCAGAATCTGTAGCAAATCTAAATTGCACTTCAATTGTTTTCGAAGATTCAATTATGTACTGCGAAACAATTTCTTTAACTTCCATATCAATACTTCTTAATTCGATTGAACATTTCAATGATTAAATTTCTTTGAGTGTTGAAACTTTCTTTAAGGTCTTCATCAATCTCTTCAAAGGTTTCAGCTTCACACTGCTCACAAACCTCATCTTCCTCAACATAATCAAATTTATCACCAAGTTCCGCTGTTTTATAGTTACATTCACAAACTTCTTCATTTAACCCGCATTGTTCACAAACCTTAACCTTTTCTTCATTTATTCCGAAGTTTTTGTATGTACTAACATTACCTTTATTACTTAAAGTAATACCTCCCTTATCTTTTGCTAAATCTTCAATTGTTAAAGGTTGTGAGTTTGATGTTTTGCTTAAAGTGACATAACCATCATAAAGAGTCTTATGTTGATTTTTAATTGCGTCTCTTTCTTCGTTTGAGATGTTAAAAAAGTATGCGTTCATGGTAATAAATTTAATAATAAATATGCGTTAATTAGAAAAAAATTATTCCAAAATTTTAATAATAAGTTCGGACGTTCCTTTTATTACTCGATGAAACATTTCTTTAGGAATAAAGATTTTTTCATTTTTAGCCAAACATTTTGGTAATTCATTATCCAATTGGAGTTTCCAATCGTTTTCATTTAATGCAATTACAGTCCTATCCTTTTTATCACGATGCCATTTTAACTCAATAGGGTCAATATCATCGGAAAATTTCCGAATCATAACATCATTTTCTATTATTTGTGAATAAGGTCTTTCCATTACCAATAACCCGGATATGTTTTACCTCCCCACAAGTGACCATAACGATTTACTCTGCAAGCCCAATATCCTGCGGTCATTCTATCTTTTTTATCTTTGCATCGATGTCTTGATGCGAATCTTTTTCTAGCTTCAGGATTTGAAACTTTCGCACTTAATCCTGTTGTATCACCAAAACTAATTTTTTTAACTTTTCCAGTTTTTGGGTTTTTAACGTATACATAATATTTTTTTGAACCCCCACGCATAGGATATCCAATCCTAACGTCTTTTCCTTGGTACTCAGCTTCGATTAAAAATTCAATTTCCTCTATTGGAAGATCCAAAGGAACAATGTTTCCTTCATATTCATCCCACATACCGATATCGGTACTTTCATATAGCTCTCTGTCAACACCATTTAATTCAATTTCTTCAGAATCATAAAGATTTCTTACTTCGGTTATTAAATTAAAATATGATTCAGAACCATGTCTGAAAACATTCTCGGTTATTTGAATATCATTTTCTAAATGATAATTTAAGTTTTCGGAAATTATTGTTTTTTTCATTTTCATTCTATATTTGTTGATTCGATATCTGAACTATCAGAATCTTCTTGAATAAGGTCGCCATCCCAAGCATCGGTAGTACCCTGATTAATATCAAAGATTAGTGCCTCTCTAGCATGATTATAATCATACGCTTGAAATGTGTGTCTATATGTTCTAGTCCAGACTTCGGTTGTTGTTTGTGTGACATCAAAACTAAAATCTTTTAATTCAGGAATAAAAATCGTTTCTTCGTTAAGTTTATTTTCTTTTATTAAATCAATGTTTTCTAGCACCAATAATGTATAAAATGATAATTCATCCAAATCATAATGGTCAATGCTTAACGCACTTGATGCTTTTTCTAATAAATCAAGCCATTCACCGGGAACATTAAAATCAAGATTTTCCAATTCATCCATTGGTATATTTCTTTTTAGGCTTACATTATAGAGTGCTTTAGCTATCTTTACTAAGGTTTGTTTGTCGCGTTCTCTTCCTTTCTTCATTTGTTTTTTTACATATAAATATATTTATAAATATGAATCTATCAAAAATTTTAAATAAAGAAACATTATCTGAAATTGTTAACTTTCTAAAAGAAAGAGGTTTAGATAATGATGAAATACGTTTTGGTATTAATAATGCAACAAATCTTCTTAAAGACGTACCAAAAAAATTTAAAATATATCGAATTATTTATTTAAATAATCCATCTGAATTAGATAAAGAAAAATTAGGCGCTCATTGGACCTTAAATAAGGAAAACCTACTTGAGTCGTACCGTATAATGGATGAAAAAAATTATTGCTTAGTCACAGCAAATGTAAGTGAAGAAAGAGTTATTCTTAGAAGAACATTTGAATTAAATGCTGAATATCCAAATGAGATGGAAATATTAATTGATAATGATGGGAAAAATTTAGATGTTGTTAGTATTGAATGTTTTTAATCGGGTTTAATCGTTTTCCAATTTGTTATTTTACCAGAAGGTAATTTTTCTGCTAACCAAATACAAATTTCTTGTTTTTTACCAGTCAATTTACAAATACGATATAGATATGGTATTTTATATCGTTCACCCTTTTTTTGAGGTAATTCAAAAGTAATTTTATGACGAATATAATATTCCCAAATGTGAATGTTCAATTTGTCCATAAGAATGGCAAAAAGGGAACGTTTCATGACAACTGGGAATCATTTTATTATTGGTTTAGTTTTTTTTAATAAATATACTAATCTCTATTAAAATCATTCGTCTCAATATCAAAATCTTTTTCAAGAACACAATGTTGTATTGTCTTTACAGTAAAATGCATCATACCGTCAGTTGGGTCATAATCACAGTTAATAGCATCTTTTAATTCCATATCACTTGGAAGTTCGGTATAACCACCAAAAGGGTTAAATCTTTTAATGATTCCCTTATGTGCTTTGCGAATATCAAATGCTTGAATACCATACGACGAATCGGCACCCCAAACACAACCAGCAACAAAAATGATTGGTAGATATTTTGTTTTTTCAATATCTTCTTTTTTTATTCCTTTTACTTCTTGATCACCAAGATAAACTTCATACCTAGAATCTTCAGCACGTTTAATCTTATGAACTTTTGGTTGGTAATAATGAACAGGACAAAACCCATATTCATTATATTCTTCACCACCGATATCCTCACATGAAGGAAGTTTCATAATACGAGTCATAACATATTTTGGTGAAAATAAAGCGTACCAATTACCATCTTCACCAACAAAAGGAATAAATGTTGTATTACCTCCGGTTGGATAATTTCTGGTATATTCACCAATTTTTTTCTTTTTATCAAAAACTTCAACTAACTGATGATTCCAATAACCGGTTTCTTCTCGATTAATGACTTTAGCTTCGACCCTGTATTCGTGTTTTGTTGCCATATTAATTAATAATTTATTTCTTTTTCAATTGACGTTTCAATAAAAACATCATAACGACTGCAAATATACATAAAAAAACCATGCTTATCCACTGAAACTTTTCTAATGAAAGAATTTTTAAATTCCAAACCATTAACTTTAAAATTATAATCACCATCATCAATATGTTTTTCGGAATAAAAAACAAATTCTGGTAAGTCATCACCATAATCATTATTGAGTTTTAAAAACTTATTTATTTTTCTTTTTTTTGAAAGTAATACGTTTTTAACTTCTTCAGCGTTATGATTTGTTGTTACAATTTTAAGATTTTTTGTCATGTTTATTATTTCTTGTAGTTCCTTTCGGACTCGAACCGAAAACCTTTTCCACGTCAAGGAAACGCTCTGAACCAATTGAGCTAAGGAACTGTTAACAAAGGGGGTTAATGATAACCCCATTTGTTTTCTACCAACCTAAATCTTTCGAAACTTTGCCATGTCACCTGTAAATAGTGACACTTATTCAGAAGTTGGTGGACCCGGTGAGGCTCTTTTTTGTACTCCGTGAGAGATTCGAACTCTCAGCCTTCTCGTTAGGAGTGAGATGCTCATCCAGTTGAGACGGGGCATGAACTATCTATATCTGTTCTCCACGTACCAATATATGGCTTTATTTTTCACCTCAACACGTTCCTTGACTATACCACGAACTCCAGATGAAGTAGCATATTTTCTTGATAGAGACTTGTCAGACAATATAAGTTGTATTACATATCCACTCCACACACTATCATAGAGTCCGTCCGACTCCACAACTTCTTCCTCTTGTGTTGTTATTGGAGAGAATTCTGGAAGTCTACGAAACTCTTTCTCTGTTCCATCTTCCGCGTAGAAGCGGAAACCATCACTCTCGGCAATAATGGTCAAATCACCTTCCATAAGATCTATCAGACAAGATTGTATACCAACCCTGACCTTGTATAATCCAGATTCAAAATGCTTAGTGATTTCTCCTTTTCCATATTCAACTTCTTTCAATTGATGATCTATTACAACAATTCTTAGATCTTCACTAGGAGCTTTCACGCGCAACTCATACTCGACAATGGTTTTAGTTGGTATTGTGGTCACTCTCATTTGGCAGCGTCTTTTATGATGTGCTTGACCTCTTCGCTGGAGAAGCCCATTATGTGCTTGAGTATCATTTTTGTTTCAAATCTAAGTTAAGATCTTTAGCCGATTTCATCATCATAATTTCCATGAAATTTGCCGCCGCATTGCTAGAACCACTTGAGTTACCACTCATATATTGAGGAACAACATTTCCTTGATATTTCGAGAAGGCGTTTGCCCAATATTCTTGTGATTTAAGCCAAGCATCCAACTTTTGCTCAAGAGCGCCATTAGCAGACATTACAAGACGTTTCTTTTCAGCTTCACCTTGACCTTCAAGAATTTGTTTTTCTTTATTAAGTCTAGCAGTTTCAACATCAAGTTCAGCAACTCGTTTACGCGATTCAGCCTCAGTCACTTGTTTTGCTTTAATAACCTCTTGATCCCACTTAGCTTTAGCTGCTTCAGCTTCACCTTGTTTTGCGATGGTAATAGCATCTTGTTCGGCTTTTTTAGAATTTGCAATTGCCAATTGTACACTCATTAATGCTTGTTGTTGATTTTGAATTTGCTTTTCAACGGTCGCATCATATGTAATACCATTAATTGAAATATTATAGAGTCTAATTCCATATCCAGCAATTGGTGATTCTTCTTGTCGAATTGGTTGACCGGGAGTCTTTTCAACAATCTCAACTTTGGTTACTAATTTTTCCTCACCAGTCAATGGATCAGCTTCTTTAACCTCAACTTGTTTAGTTTTATATACACCTCTAGAAGCTTGATCTTCAATATAGAAAATCAAATCATTTCTTTTTTCCGCATACGACTCTTTAGATGTCATAAGCGGTCCAGTCATGTAAACTGATTTTTCAATGTTAGTTTTAATTAACTGATTCTCCAACGCTTCTTGCGAACCAAATGTTGAGTGTAATTTAATAATTTGTTCAGAAGATAAGGGAAGATCATAACGAACCGATCCTGAAATTGTTGCATGTCCACCATCATTCCATTTTACGGCAATTGATTTATCTGTTTCACCCTCCTCTTTTGGAGAAGAAAACCAAAATTGATTTGATTTACGATAATGTGTTGCCCTACCAAATAATTGCCAAACCCAACCCGGTTCAGTATATGTATGAAGATTACCATCAAATGGGTCTTGAATAACAACAACTTCTCCAGCATCAACATCTTCCCAAATAAGGGGAACAAAGATTAGACCAAGAACAATAAATACGCCAATAACAATTGCACTAATAGATTTTTTAAAGTTTTCCATGTTTTTTTAAATTTTTGTTTTGTTTTTAATTTTATTAATTTTATTTACAGTTTGATTAACTTCATCATTCACCACATTATACTTCTCAACCGCCTTATCAACTTTTTCTTCCAGTTCATCTATCGTTGATGAGTGTTGGATTTTTTCTTTATTTTTCTTTTTAAGAAACCAAAAAAATTCTAATTTGGGAATAAAAAGAGGTAGAATTATTTGTGTTATAATTGTTAGTATGCTTATAACTGTTAATAAAAATATTATAATTATTTTAGCCATTTTGGTTTTTAAATTTAAAAATTATATCATTTATATCATTTCTTATTGATTCCATATCATCTATGTCAAGATAAAATGAAAATGAATCATCACCTTGACTACAGGTTAACCATATTTCATCATCACCACCTTGAATAAAAAATTCCAAGTCTTTATCTCCTTGTGAAAATTTATATGTTTTTATTGTTTTCATTTTATAGTACAAATATAGTATATGTTTTTAACATAAACAAATCAAATGAAAATTTCACCAAATAAGGAAATATATTCATTTTTTGGTATTTTACAATAAACATCACCAACCCAAAAAAATACATCGTCACCAATTTCATTCGGTTCGGTGATATTCCATTTTTTAACAATATTGACAGGTATTTTGTCGTAATCTAAATTAGGGAAAGCAACATGTACGTAGTCCATTTTTTTTTAGTTTACACAAAGATAATAACAAATATTTAAATTTCCAATAACTGATAATATTTATTTTAAAAGTTGGTATATGAGAAATCTAATCAAAAAAGTTTTGCGTGAATTTGTATTAAAAGAAGCGGAAGAGACAGACCACGCAAAATGTCGTTATGTTAATAGAGTTGCGAATGAAAGAAATCATAAAACAACAAATGTTAAGGACAAAATTGGTAAAGAAGGAATTGAAAACATTAAATTTATCATCGAACTTGTTAAAAAAATAGATTTTCCAAAAAATATCGATATTGCAATTAATTTAGCTTATTCACCATCAAGAGATGTTAACAATCCAGAAGGTTTTGAAAACGCAAAAGGATTTTATTTTAATGACCCTAATGATAATTGTACTAAAAAAGAAAATATTGAACCTAGCTGGGGACATTATTTGTGGTTAATAATAAGAGATAATTCTATCACAACAATAATGATTCATAGAACCAAACCAAAAGATTTAAGAGAGGTTAATATAGATAGATTAATAAATAATTTAAATAACTATTTTGGACTTAATATTAAAGAAAAAGAACTTTCGTCGGCTGAAAATTTAAAACAAATAGATTTAACAAATGAGAGACTTTTCTTTAAGATGATTAGTAAACCAGAAAAAAAATCTGAGGAATCTCCTTTAAAAAATGAAGAAATACTTCTTGTTAAACAAAAAAAATATGTTATTGATAAAATTAAAAAAACAATTCATCCAAAAAATAAACCAAAAGAAATACAGAAAATAGAAGAATTTATCAATTTAATTTTAAATTTAGAACCTTTTACCCCTGAAGATGAGAAAGCTATTGAATACTTAATTTCTTTGATTTGATTTTATAATTAATCTGTCATAATGCGTGAAATAACCCCGTTTATTAGCCTCATCTAATATTTCATCAGTTGTTGGTCTTGGTTGTTTTTCCAAATAATATTTGATATTTTTTTCATCCATATATTCTCTAATGGTTTCTTCAACATTACTAAATAAGCGATAAATATTATCAGCTAAAATATCAGCATCAACCAATCCGGTTACATTTTCCATCATATCATCAAAAACAAAATTTGATGATTCATCCTTTTTAATAATCAAGATATAATAGTCGTATTTCATCTGCAATGATAATCCGCCGCTTTAGTTGCGATTTGAATATTTGGTTTTACATTAACTTGATACCCCAATGAATTCGCCCACCCCTTTGTTGCACTGATTAATTGATTACTTTTATAAAATTCATCCTCATTATAATCCATATCTAATTCAAGTTTTAGACTGACATTAACTTTGTTTTTAAACCATTCCGCAATTTCAATCGTGCTTTCAGCTTCCTTCCAAAGTCTAGTCCATAAATCATTAATTCTATTGATTCTTTCTTTTGTGAAAATATAATGGACACCCCTAGTACCATAACGATAGGCGATAACGGAAACATAAACGGTTTCATTTGACACGTTTTGTGAATCAGTACCGATATGGATTTTTACATCAGGATTTTCCCTGATAACCTCAAGAGTATGTTTTACAACATCTACTGGAGTTCCATCTAATTTTCTAAACACTTTCATTTTATAGTTATTTTATTCGTCTACACTGATGAGGGGGAATTCAATTTTAAGTCTATAATGAATAAAATCATTCATATCTTCCACTAAATCAAAATATTTTCTATAAGACTCACCATTTGACATTTTTATTTTTAAAAATGGTTTGTAATAAACAACATAATCCTCAATATATAAGTTTTTGTTTTTAAGAATCTCTTCTTCTGTTATAAAAAAAGTTCCATTGTAATACCAATCAGCGTAATAAAATCCTTCTTTTCTTTCTTTACAAAATAAACTTTTTTTTCTGCGATTTTGCCAAACAAATTTATCATTTTCTATTTTTTCAAATTTTCTAATACTACAAATTTGTTTGATATTAATTTCTTCCATTTTTAAAAGTTTGGTACAAAGATATGAAAAGTTTTATGAAAAAAAAAATTGCAACGATTTTAGCCTACGTTAATATTTTGTGGGAAGAGCTTATCGTTATTAAGTTTCGCTTATTATACCAACACAATTTTTAATTCATAATACATGGTGGACCGGAAGGGATTCGAACCCTCATCCTCCTGAGTGCAAATCAGGTGCTCATCCAGTTGAGCTACCAGCCCATGTTCCCGTTTTTCTTCATCATTTAGTTCACCACCCAGATGAACAAGTGGTGGATTTTGCTTTTGGAAGTCTGCATTACAGACCGTCACCACGGGAAAACCAACGCAGTAGTTCCTGTGTGACTTGAACACACGCCCTTTCGAATGTAAATCGAACGCTCTAAACCAACTGAGCTAAGGAACTATATTTCGCACCCCCTGAAGAATTCGAATCCTCACCAACGATGTTGGAGATCGTTACTCTACCAATTGAGCTAAAGGGGTATGTATTTTGGGTGAATAACGAGACTCGAACTCGCAAAAATCCGGGACCACAATCCGGAGTGTATACCAATTCCACCATATTCACCATAATTCGTACTCCCGGTGAGAATCGAACTCACACCCTTTCGGATCTGTTCCTAAAACAGACGCGGCTACCGTTACGCCACAGGAGTGTTTAACATCACAAAGATATAACTTTATTTTCTTATCTCCAAATTAAACTGAGGTCGAAGTGAGAATCGAACTCACGTAAGAAGTTTTGCAGACTTCCGCCTAAACCACTCGACCATTCGACCTTACTTTTCACCTAATTTTCTAATAATACCTCCCTTAGCTTCATACCAAGTACCCTGATAATTAAATTCAAATCCGGTATCTCTCATACAAATACCCATAAATTCACCGTCTCTTGTTTTTAAACCAACCCCTGAAAAAACATCTTCAAGAATTATTTCACCGTTTTCATCTGTTGTTAATTTCATAATTTTAATTTTTTTTGTATCCCCCGAAGGATTCGAACCCTCACCAACTGAGTCGAAATCAGGTATGCTATCCATTACACTAGAGGGACTTTTTCTCTTTTCTTTTTTTCCATTCTACAGCAAGTGCTGCTCCAATAAAAGCGCCTAACATTGCAGCACCAAATAAACGTGTATCATTTACATAATTTACAGTGGTGAAAGCACCAAATAAAACAATTAATGCTGACCATATTCCGGATGCGATAGTTTTTCTTTCCTCCACTTTAATAAAATATAAAGTCCATGCAATATCAGCTAAAATCATGGAAAACATAACCAGCAAAAATTTTAATTCAAAGGGTATATTCATCTTTTTAATAATTTATCACATTTATTTTTCCAATTTGATGAGAGACATGAAATTGGTGTTACTTTTGTAAGTTGATTAATTAATCTAATTTCTTGTGGATTATCATCCAAATGAAATACAAAATCATTTCCATTCTTTTTAAACCACCAAGCCTTTGGGTCGTGGTTTGTAAAAATCACTCGTTCCCTTGGGATTCCTAAATCTTTCGCCACCAAAAACAAATCTTCTTCATTTGACCACCAAAGAACATCATCGTCTCTTTTAAAAGTTTCATCATCAGGATATTTCTTTCTGAAAAATTCTTTTGGATTTTCCGGTCTTGAGGTAACAATCCATACCTCAATGTTGGAATCTTCAATTAATTCCTTACAATAATTTTGTATGAACAGCGAATGACCAAGACAATCATCAAAATCAAAACTTACTTTTTTCATGCTAACCAACGAATTAAATATTTTGCTTGCATTTGAGATGTAAAATCAGCCTCACCCATATCTGTAACAGGAATTTCAAAACTTATCACTTCAGTATCCTCACCACCATCTCCCAAAAATAATGAATAATAAGCAACACCGAGTCTGATTTTATCAAAAAACGCTATTGGATTGTTTTTATATAGCATTTTTTTAATTTCGTTTTTTCTTATTGTATTTAATTTTTTATCCATTTTATCTAAAGTTATTTTATCAACGCTATCCATTGCTTCTTTATATAATTCTTCGTCTGTCTTCATCGTATTAAATTAATATTACCAATTTTATTAATTAAGTTATTAGCTATAATTCCGCTAAATTTATAAACATAAACACCATTCTGACAATTAAGCCCATCCCATGATTCGTTTTGATTGGTAAATTCATAAATTTTCTCACCCCAACTATTATAAATTTGCATTTTAAAATTTTCAATTTTTGAAATTGTTGTTACTTTAAATGAATCATTTATATTATCATAATCGGGTGAAAATGTGTTAGGAATATAAATATCTCCACAAATTTCTGAATAAATTTCTAATGTTGTTAAATCGCCAAAACAACCAAATTCATTTATCTCATAAACACTTAATATGTTTTCAAAATTAGAAATGTTTGGTAAATTTATTGTTATAGTATTTTGTGTCAAATTTAATGTATCTTGATTTAAAATCCAAATATATGAAGAATTTATATTACCAGTTGTTAAAAATTGTAAAGTTCTATCGAATTCTGAGCAATTTACAAAACTATTTTCACCGATAATAATAACATCTTCAGGATTTGGATTCACAACAACTAATATCGAATCGTTGTTTCTACAACCAAAAGAATCAATAAATGTATATTCAACCCAATTTGTTCCAAATTGTGGTAAATAATTAGGACCAATATTCCAAGTACCACCAATAGGGAATGCTTGCATTTGAACCGGTGAATCATTAAAACATAGTGTGTCAACAGGATTAATTAATACTACAGGTAATTGATTTACGTTTACAGTAAAAATAGTTGTATCTATACAATTATTAATTGTTTCTTCAATAATACTAATTTGTTGAGTCCCTATATTATTCCAAATATTTATTTGGGGATTACCTGTATAAAAAATTGAGTTATTTGTTGGATTTGCTAATTCATGAATTGTCGTATCCCCAAGACATACGGTTTGGACCAATGGGGTTATTGGATTACTTTCAAAGTCTAAAGGAATATTGGTACCATTAAATAAATTAAATGGTGATAGATTACAGTTATTATTTCCCCAAGATCCCCAAGTACCGTCAGCACCAGCGGTTATTTGAATTATAATGTCCTCAGAGGAACATGTCTCAACAACTGTGGTTGTAAAACAAAAATTCCATGTACAATTTCCAAAATCACCCCAATCATTACCGGGATTTCCATCAATAACACCACCTTGATTTGTTTCAAAAAACCAACCCGGTCCAGCAGAAATACCCGTTGATGATGATGTTACCGTACCAGAAATCCAAACCCAATTACCAGAACCACCATTACAATTGGTAGGTGATGCTTGCGGAATAGGGGGTGTTAAAGAAGGACTTAGATTAATTTCAAATCCCTCAACCCAATTTGAACTAACGTTCAAACCGTTCCAACCATTCATTGTATAACACACATTTAAAACAGTTCCACTAGCGTATTGACCATTAATTGGGGTTGGGTTTATTGAAAAACTTTCAATCCCATTACATTGATTAAACGCTAAATTACTAATTAAAGTAAAAATTATTAATAATACTTTTTTCATTTTTTATAAAAAATTAAGAGTTTAAACCACCACTTCCACCACATGAATTTTAATGTTAAAAGACCTTCTGGGTCATGGTAGTATATGATTGTTGGAATTAAAGGTTTATGGTCCTCGATAATAAATCGCTTTGACCTATCTGTTCTAATTTTCATGTTTGTTAATTTTATCGTTTACAATAATTCCATATTTCTTCCGCTGTATTCCATTCCGAACCAACGTTTAACATACCGATTGGGTCTTCTTTAAACCACATTCGTTCTTTCCATTCACCAGTACCATTTAATCTAAAATAACTTATAATTGAGAGTGAGATATTACTTGGTTCTAGTTCATTTGGGTCATTTGCGGAATTACCAATCCAATGGTCGATAAATCCATCTTTACAATAAATTCGTCGAAATTTAACCCACCCTTCTTGTAGTTTTTCGGTTTTCATATAATTTCTAATGATATTAAACTCATAAATCTATCATGTGAGTCTAAAGAATAATAAATTCTAACTTTTTGACCTTGTTCACTTATTAATTCTTTAAAATGTTTATGAATTAAAATTTTAACATCTTTATTTATCACCATAAATAAATGATTTTCTTTAAAATCAAGTTCAGATGGAATTTCTGTGTAATAAACATTTTTAATAATCAACTCAATAAAAGGGAATTTGTTTGTGTATGATGTTTCAATATTCATTATTATTAATTTTTAGTTGTCCCACTCTGACTCGAACAGAGAACCTCCACATTATCAGTGTGACGATCTAACCAATTGATCTATGAGACAATAAGTGGTTATTTTATCGCTTTTATCCCTTGATCAGAGGGGAAGTGCTCGTAAAATAACCAAAACCAAACTTCAAATATCATTATATGTTCTATATAAAATTCGACAAAAGATAAACCCTAAAAAGCAACAAATCAAATTTATAATGGTAACATCATAAGATTGGGGATATAATATTTGTGTATATACACCAGCTAGGAATAAGGTAATGTAAGATAATACTTTAAGTACGTGTTTCATTTTTATATAAAATAAGGTCCGTAGATAACACCCCCTGACTCAACAACACCCTTTTCCATTTCCCAAGCTTTTTTTAATGCTTCTTTAAGGGTATATACAGGACTAGCACCATTACCCCTAATTAACATGTGTGCGTGTTTGAAAACTCTTTTCTTTGAGATTTCTTTGGGAAAAATGATTAAGCTATTATCGCTATTTTTTTGATTTAAATAACGAGTTAACATTCCTTTTTTTGGTTCCATATCATTCATTGTTTTTTTCTTTATCTTTAATTTCTTCTATACGTCTGATGGTTGAGGGTTTAGTACATCTTCCACCGTAACCACAAAGATACGAAAGATTTCTGGTTTTTCTACGCACAATTTTACCTTGTTTACTCATTTTGATTTTTTTATATGCGGTCTATGACGGGTTCGATCCGTCTACTCTACCGTGACAGGGTAGGATGATAGCCATTTCACCAATAGACCAAAAGAAATTGAGGACTCGGAGAATTACGATATCTCGACCTAAAAGTTAACAGCTTTTTGCTCTGCCCCTGAGCTACGAGTCCTTATTGTGGTACTTCGTGGTTCCGAGCCACGCTCCTCCCGTCTTCAGCGGGATGCTTTCACCAGATTAGCTTAAGTACCGTTATCAGTTACAAAACCTCTCAAATTAGGAACTTCACCGATGTAGTTTTTTTAGTGGAAGTAGTAAGACTCGAACTTACGAACCCCTTTCGGAGAAGTGATTTACAGTCACTTGGAATTGCCGCTATCCGATACTTCCATTTGCTGTCTCTCCATGCTGTCAATGCGGATGTTTTATCATGAATTTAGGTACCTCGCATTGCTCCCATATTGTAGTCCCGACGAGAATCGAACTCGCATTACCGGAGTGAAAATCCGGGTTCCGAACCATTAGAAGACGGGACCATTTAAAATTTTAATGAACTAAAGCTGTCCCGGAAGGGGTCGAACCTTCAAACTTCCCCTTCAAAGGGGGATGACTTTGCCAATTTGTCTACAGGACAATAAGCGGGGGAGGTTGGATTCGCACCAACAATCGTTACATTTCAGAGTAATTGCTTTACTGTTTCGAAGTATCTCATATTCTCACCACTCGGACGAGGGAAAATGAAATGAGTTTTTCTTTTTATTAGCTTCTCCCCCAAGAAATTATAGTGGATGTTGACGGAATCGAACCGCGTTTCCAAACAGCACCCCCAACCTCATCATGAACGGTCGGTCAAGGTTTAGCAACACCCAAAAAAGTTAGTTCTCCCAGCGAGACTCGAACTCACAACTCCCATATTAAAAGTATGGTACTCTAACCAATTGAGTTACAGGAGATTATGTGATGAGTGATGGATTCGAACCACCATAAGCTGCTTCGTTTAGGATATCCTCTAAGCAACAGCGGGATATGTATAGTGTTGGGTAACTATATCACTAATATCCACCGCAACCCGTTCCCTTGGGCTATCTCATCAAATTGAGAGGACACCGATACCTCCTCTCTGGGTGGGTCTAATTTCGAATTCTTTTATGACTTGTTCTGAAAGTCGCCAACATACTCATCATTTCTGATTTAGTCATTGCACGTCCCACTTAACTTTAAACGCGGTCGGTTTTAAGGTATGTATTGTGTCGAGGTGAGAGGATTTGAACCTCCATGATATCTTCGCCCCAAACGAAGAGACTTAGCCAATTAGTCCACACCTCGATAATTAATCGTCTCTCCGATCTGTCACACTTATTCATTGTTACGTCGATTGACACTAAGTGTTTAAATTCAATCGAACATGATAATAATCAAATTATTATTATCTAAATTTCTTGGTATTACAATATGTCAACGAACGTCACAAAGTTATGTCTTATTCTTCAAACTACCAAAACTTTTTTGGTATAAAATTTAAAACCCCGGATTTTTTGTCCGGGGTTACATTTTCTTTGTGTTAAAAATTATTTCACAAAAACCCCGGAATACATAATGGGAGCATAAAACCAATCACACTGATTTGGTTTTACTACCTCAAGATTATGTTTACGTAGATTGTTCATTTAAAATAATTTTCAATAAATATATACAAGTTTTGAAAAAAGTCAAATCATTCTAATTTTTTTTCTAAATTTAAATAATCGATTGCTTTTTGTAATAATTTTACATCATCATTAAATCTACCCAAACCCAAGTTGCAGTTGTTGCATATATAACCCCTAAACGTATCAGTAAAATGACAATGATCTAAAACCCATGATGTTGTATGTTTATCACATATTGGACAATTTCCGGATGGTGGTGGTGAATACTTAATTTTTAAATGTTTTCTTATTTCAGCTAATTTTTGATTGCAACTTTTGCATGTATTTTTTCTTCCAGCATCGATTGTTGAGAAGAATGGAAATTCGTCAATTTGTTTTTCAATATTGCAATTTCTGCATGTTTTTGTTTCTCCTGAAATAACTGGTTTTATGTTTTCTTCAGGTTCAAATAAATTTAATTGATTCATCAAATTTTATTTGAACATAATGAGGTTCTGTGTTAAAGTAAACTATTCATATATTTATGGTTATGAAAAAGATTAAATTAACAGAATCGGATTTATATAGAATTGTTAGAAAGGTTCTTCTTGAGCAAGATGAAAAAAAGAAAAGTTTTACATTTTCTCCGGGTTCATTTGAATCTCTTATAACATCATCATCAGGTGAAAGATTTGTTAAACATCTTAATAACAAATATGATAGGGTTATTGTTAATGAAGAGTTGGATTTAAGTGAAACACCAATTCAATCCTTGCCGGATAATCTTCATGTTGAGGGAAATTTGGATTTAGAAGGAACGCAAATTCAATCCTTACCGGATAATCTTCATGTTGGGGGGAATTTGTTTTTATATGGATGCAAAAATCTTAAATCCTTACCGGATAATCTTTATGTTGGGGGAAATTTGGAGTTAGATGGAATACCAATTCAATACTTAGGGAATAATATTCATGTTAAGGGAAATTTGGAGTTAGATGGAATACCAATTCAATCCTTACCGGATAATCTTCATGTTGGGGGAGATTTGAGTTTAGTAGGAACACCAATTCAATCCTTACCGGATAATCTTCATGTTGGGGGATATTTGGATTTATATGGAACACCAATTCAATCCTTACCGGATAATCTTCATGTTGGGGGAAGTTTGTATTTAAGAGGAACACCAATTCAATCCTTACCGGATAATCTTCATGTTGAGGGAGATTTGTTTTTAGGTAAAACACCAATTCAATCCTTACCGAATAATCTTGACGTTAAGGGGACAATTTATATTAAAGGAACACCATTAAATGATAATGATGAATTGGTTAAGAAATATGAAGAAAAATATAGAATTATTAGAGTTTAATAATAAACACATAACACACATAAAAAAATGGGAATATTTGAACTAGTTAATACATTATTTGTATTATCATCGTTAGTTGTCGTTGCTTCAGAATATGCAAGCAAATATACAAAAGTTAAAGGAACGTTATCACAAATCCAATCTTGGGTAATTTCAATCCTAATTGGTATTTTTTGTGCATGGTTAAACTTTGGAGTATTCAATGGTGTGGACACCAAAGGGGGCATTCTCTATGGAATATTAATCGGATTAATATCAAATGGAATATTTGACATGTCATTCGTTAAACAAATCTTAACAATGATTGGTGCTAGAGCAAATACTTTAAAGGATTAAACGATATCTTTACTTTCAATTAAGGTGTAGGTAAATCTATTACCGTGGATATTTCTTGCTTTATTTAAAATTGTCATAAATTCATTAAAGTCTTTGACTCTTTTAAATACAGAACATCCTTCGCTCCAATCGTTTACAAATTGTGATTCAGTTTTTGGATTTGAACGATGTATATTAATACCAAAAACACCCTCATGAATTGTTGCGGGGTCCATATCAAATTTCATATCTTTATTTTTATCACGATAAACTTTAACAGGTCTGTCTTGACATAAAGCATCATATTTTCCTTGGTGCTTTCTTATAATATATGCACTTCTATATTGACCCGGAACAAGAATTGCAACACCCCTTGTATTACTAAATTCTCTCACAGCTTTTGTTCCCGGATCTGTGGTAATATCCCACTCATGATATTTCCACACACCATTTTCTTTATATGTTAATGTTAATTTATCATCAAAAACATTTGTAACTCTTGAACCCGGTCCTGAGTTTCTAATGCTAACAACGTTAACATCAAATCCTTTATTTGAATCATCATTAAACCAAACATAACCTTTTGATTTAAGAGCGTTTTCTATTTTTTCTTTTGAGTATAACATGTGATATATAGTTTAACCATAAATATTATTGATTTATTTTTTATATAATTTATTTTTTCATAAAAACTTAAACAAATGTCAATATTAAAAGAAGAAATCAAAGGAACGAAGATTTATAATGAAATTCAATCTTCAAATATTGTGAGAACAGAATATGATACACAAACTGAAATTATGATAGTTGAATTTAAAAATGGTTCTAGGTTTGAGTATGAAAAAGTACCCCATAAAATATATTCTCAATTTAGATTAGCTGAATCGCAGGGAAAGTTCTTTTCATCCTCAATATCAAAAGCATATAAGTATAAAAAAATTTAATAAATTTAAAAACTTATTGGTTACCATATATTTATGGTTAAAGCTTTTTTAAATATATGAGTGAAGAATCGAAAATAATTTCATCGTTTTCATTACAAGAAACATTAAATCCGAAAATTTGGGATAATTATAAAAATCCTGAAAAAGCTTCGCTTAAACCAGAAATAAGAAAGAAACTTCTTGAGATTGCTCATGAGTTTATGGATTTTATTGATATTGAGTTTTTTGTTGATGATATTATTTTTACCGGTTCTCTTTCAAATTTTAATTGGTCAGATTTTTCTGACGTTGATTTACATCTTGAAGTTGATTTTACCCAGTTTGATACTGATTCAGTTGAGTTATATCGTGAACTGTTTAATTTAAAAAAACTCTTATTTAATACCAATCATGATATTACCATAAAGGGGTTTGAGGTTGAGCTTTATGTTCAAGATATTATTGAACCCCACACAAGTGGTGGGATTTATTCGGTTCTTTTTGATGAATGGACGGTTGTACCACAAAAAAAAGATGTTAAAATAGATAGGAATCTTTTAAAGAAAAAAATTAAAACGTGGACCAATAAAATTGATGAAATTACCGAACAAGTTAAAAATGGTGATTATGACGAATCAATTTTATTAATTAAAGAATTAAGAGATAAGATTAAAAAATATAGAAAAGCTGGTCTTGAAAAGAATGGTGAATTTTCATATGAGAATTTGGTATTCAAATACTTAAGAAGGGGTAAATATATTGAAAGATTAATAGACTTATCCAATCAATTAAAAGATAAAAAGCTGTCTTTAGAATCGTTAAATGAAGCTAAATTAATTGGTGGTGATTTTAAATGGGGTGGTGGACCAAAAGAACACGGTAAAAGAGCATTCGGTAATTGGCAATCTGATAACGCTTATGATTTAATGGCTCCGGTAGGTACGCCCGTTTATTCATTAACTGATGGGACAATCACAAAAACATATTTCACTGAAGGAGGTGAAAGTGGAAAACAAACTAAAATCTATGGTTGGCAAGTAACTATAAAAGGTGATGATAATAATTTTTTTTATACCCATTTAGGTGAAATAAATCCAAACATAAAGGTTGGTAATAGAATTTCTAAAGGTGATTTAATTGGTACAATTGGCGCACCTACAAGTGGTAGAAAATGGTATCCACATTTACACATTGCGGTTCAAAATGGTGATTTAAAATCATACATAAATGATACGGCAATTATAAAAAAAGAAGAAAGTATTTTTGATAAGATTTTAAAGTTTTTAGGTCTTGAAGGATTAATAACATCAGAAGAAACAAATTTTGTTAAAGAGTTAGAAAGTTTAATACAGTCAAATACTGAGTTAAAATGGGAAAAAAATAAAAAGATAGAATATAATGATAATACTAAAACACTGCAAAGCATTCTACAATTATTAGGATATTCTTTACCCAAATGGGGTGTTGATGGAAAGTTTGGTCCTGAAACAAATACGGCTGTTATTAATTTCCAAAAAGAAAATAATTTAACACCAAATGGTGTTGTTGATAACATCACACTTAAAGTAATTCTTAAAGAATTATCAAAAATTGATTTGAATCAAGATAAAATTAGTGGAATTCAAAAAAATAAAGAAAATCTAAAAATAAACCCAACAAGTAATAAAAATAAAATTTTAAAGTTTTTAACCGATAAGGGATTAACAATAGAACAAGCATCTGGAGTAGCTGGTAATTTACAAGCAGAATCTAATTTTAATCCGAGTGCTGTTGGCGATAATGGAACATCTTTAGGTATTGCTCAATGGCATAAAAGTAGAAAAGATAATTTAATTAATTTTTGTAATTCAAAAAAACAAAATTCAGAATCACTTGATTGTCAATTAGATTTCTTGTGGAGTGAGTTAAATACAAAATATTCAAATGTTTTATCCTCTATTAAGGCAAGTAACTCTGCTGGTGATGTAGCTGAAATTTTTGCATCAAAATACGAAAAACCAAGTAGTACAGATTATAGTAAAAGAATAAATTTTGCAGAAAAAATATATAGTGATACAACAATTTCTTAATTTTTTTAAAATCAACTATATTTATATATAAAAAATAATAAAATGCCAGAAACAGTATCAGCGGGAACTTATAACTATGTAATACAAGATTGCGCTTGTACGGGTAATACTCAGTTTTATTCACCACATCCTGAATATGTTAACCCAAAGAATGGTGATACCGTTGTTCAAATCTCTTCCATTGAGCTTGGTGGGTTCAATGGATTAAATAATTAAAAATATAAAAAAATGGGAACATTAAAACCAGTAGGTAGTGAAAAATTACAGGGGGCGGATAAAATCGCTCGTATTATGGAAATTGCCAGATATAAAGAAGCTTTACCTAATCAAGAAAAAAATTTACAAACAGAATCATTTTCAGTTCAGTTAGCTGATGGTAATACCTATAGAATTTTATACGAGAAGAACGGCTATATTATTCAGAAATCTGTAAATGAATCATTTGATTATATTGAACCGATGAAGAATAGAAAATATTATTCATCATATTCTGACGCATTTAAAAGAGTAAATTTGATTGCTAAGGAATTAAATACTTTGTATGAAAATAAAGACGGTGTTTCATTATTTGGTGAACAAAAAAAGTTCGTTTTAAAGGCTCCAACACCTCCCGCACCAGAAATGGCTCCCGAAATTAGTGCTCCAGCACCTAATTCCGGAATACCAGAAACACCTGCGGTTGATGATATTTCTTTAGATATTGAAACACCTTCTACTGATTTAGCGGAACCAATGACCGGTGAAGTTCCTTCAGAAACAGGTGAAGTATCGTTTAAACAAATACAAAAATTAACCGGAAAACTTGCTCAAAAATTAAGAGAATTTAAAGTTTCTGGTGAAATGTCATCAAAAGATATAAAATACGTTGTTAATTCAATATTATCTGCTTTGGATTTAACATCGCTTGAGGAGGAAGATAAAGAAGAAATTTTATCAAGATTTGATAGTGAAGATATGGATATTGACATAGAAACTGACATGAGTGCTGAAGCTGGTCTTGAAACACCGGAAGAGGAAATTCCTATGGGTGAAGGTTGGGATGTTGAGGAATCATATGAGGAGGTTGAGGAGGAAGAATCACCTGAAAATAAATTCACAAAAGATATTATGGATTCAATTTTTTCAGAATCAAAAGTTGAATCTACATTAACAAAGTATTTTGAAAAAACAAAATCAGAAATTTTAAGTGAACAGAAAAAATATAATCAATTTAAGGAAAGTTTAAAAACTAAAATTAAACAAGAATTAAGTGAAATTAAAAAATTAGCTGAGAATACTAATCAAGAAAAAAATGCTAAAACTTTCTTACGTGAGAACCCTACTTTTAACTTTGTTGGAAAAACTAATAAGAAAAGTTTAGTGTTTGAAAATAAAGGCGAACAAATAAGAATCACAAAGGAAGGTAATGTATTATGAGTCATCTAGTATATGTGAACGGGTTAGGACCAAATTATAAAGGTGAACATATATATGAATTTATTTTTTCAGAATCTGATGAAATTAGTGGTGATTATTGGGACGCAAAACCATCGCATGGTCAACCAAAACCTCCAGATTTGGAGTATGTAAAAAAAGTTGGTATACTTAGAAATAGTGGTGTTATTTTTGACTTAATACAGAACTCTGACGTTTTTGGAATGGAAGACGCTGTAGATGGTATTATAGCATTAGCTTGGGAAAACGACGAAACTAAAACTAATTTTAAAAAATTGGTATTCTTATTTGGTGAAGAAGAAAAAATTATAAAAGATAAACTATATTCAAGAGATTTAATTCTTGAATTTGAAAAAGAAATGAGTTATGAAATCGATTAAAGAAAAATACAACGAATTAATTCAAAAAGGTTTTTCCAAAAAAACCCTTTATTCTTTAAATGAGACTGAACTTTCAGATCTTCATAAGCTAATTACTGAACAAGTAAAACAAACAACTAAACAAGTTACAACCACAACAATTCCCTCGTCTGTTGCAAAATCAACCGGTGCTAATGTTGGTAATGTCGATATAAAACAGGACGCTTCCGGAAATATTGTTGCAACAAAAATGGAGGGTGAAATGAAAGAAGGTGGAAAGAAAAAAGTAAATCCTTGGGCGGTTTGTACTTCAAATATGGGTAAAAAGTTTGGTACAACTGAAAGAAGTGAGTGGAATAAAGAACAAATGGATGAATATGAGCGTTGTATTATGGATGTTAAAAAATCCGCAAAAAAATATAAGAAAAAAATTGATGAAGAATTGGAAAAACAACTTGTAAAGTTAGTTGAAAAGCATATCTCACCAAGAATGACTAAGGGTGATTTACTTAATTTAATTGAGCAAGGAACAAAAGAAGCGCCAACAAAACCTAAAGAAAAGGAAAAGGAGCGTACAAAACCTTGGCATCCCGGAAGAGATCCCCGTCCCGGTGTTGAACCAGCACCGAAAGCTAAAAAATCGGATGAGAAGAAAAAAGAGGATATTATGAAAATAATTGCAAAAATATTAAACAATAATGAGTAAAAAATTTAAATTATCTGAAGCTCCGGTTGATTATGGTGATTATCCGGAAAGAATGGACCCAGAAACTGAAAGAAAAGTTTCAAGTCCCGAAAATCCATTTGCAAAAGCATTAAGAGGTGGTGTTTCTGATGTTGAAAAATTAATCGGTTCTCGATTTAAAAAAGTCGTTGATAAACTCAAAGCTGCGACTGGAATTGAGGATTTGAGCAATCATGAGGTTACTAGTAGCTTGGTCAAAGATTTGTTTAATAATATAAATAGCGTTGTTCAAATTGAATCGAGATATAAAGAAGAGTTAACAGAATTAGCGATTAAATTAGCGATAGACGCTGCTGATGCTGAAGAAGATTGGTATGAGATTGAGGCTCGTCTTAATCCGATTGGGATTGATACTTCAAAGTTTAGATTGAAAAAAGAAGCGCCGCCCAAATTTCAACCCTCAACTTCATTTGAAATGGATACTTTAACAGATGAGGAAAAATTTGAATTAGAAAAGGCAAAAAGAAATATAATTAATGCTATTGTACAAGGCTCATCAAAAAAAGGACATTATATTTTTCAATTACCAGAAGTTAAAGAAAAGTTAGATGAAATTAATCCTTCGTTATATGATTTTTACTCTAAAATAATGGCGGTTAATGATATTATGTATTTTACTATGGATAAGCTTATTGAAGCTGCGAGTAAAACTGGTCGGGGTGTTGCTGGTAAAGTACAAACAATGAGTAATGATGATGAAGACGATGAAAATGCACCAGACATAAAAATTGTTGCTGAAGGATTAATGTTTCCGATATTAGTTCATGAAATAATAAAAGGTATTGAGGAAGCAAAAGCTAAATATGGTTTACCCGAAGACCCTGAAATGGCGATGAAAGTTATGGGTCAAACAGATGTTCTTTCTCAGGAACCCATGCAATTAAGAATTGGACCTGAATTAGTGGAGAAAATAAAGTTTGCGTTACCCGCAGAAATTTTTGAACCCGAAAATAAAGGTTTAATTAGCTTTTTCCAAACTGAACTTTATTCTTTACCAGCTAAAGAATTCTTAGATGTTATTAGTGATATTGTTTCTGAAAATGATGCTGAGAATAGAAACGGAATAAAAAAATTCAATGATTTATTGAAAATTGCAAAAAACAAAAAAAACCAATACGACAAATCAAAAAAATCAACTGATTCGGGTGATGATGAGGATGAGGAATTTGGTTCATTTTTAAAGGACTTAGGTTTATAAAATCACTCTATTAGTTATTCTAATAGATAATATATAATGCAAGGATTAACAAAAGAGCAATTAGCGTTAGAGTATGTTAGGTGTTTAAAAAGCACACCATATGCACTTAAAACGTATTTACAAACATATGATAACACGGTACAAAAATATGTCCCTCTTGAGCTATTCAAAGACCAGCAACAACTAATCAACGATTATGATACGTTTGAAGAAAACATTGCGTTAAAATATCGTCAAGCTGGCGTATCAACAGCTACAGCGGGTTGGGCTTCAAAAATACTTGCTTTTGCGAAAAAAGAAAAACCTGAAAAAATTCTAATTATTGCAAACAAATTGGATACCGCCGTTGAGATGGCGAATAAGATTAGAAGTTTTATTGACCAGTGGCCTAAATGGGTTGGTATTGAGTTTTCAGATGAAAAGAACGCTGCTAGACATTTTAAATTAAATAATGATAGTGAGGTTAAAGCTGTTGCCACTTCTAAAGATGCTCTTAGAGGTTATACACCAACAATTCTTATTTTTGATGAGGCAGCTTATATTGAAGCTGATGATGATTTCTGGGCTGCTTGTATGGCATCTCTTTCCACCGGTGGTAAAGTCATTGTAATATCAACACCAAACGGATTTGATCCAATTTATTATGAAATTTATGACCAATCAATTCGTAATATGAATAACTTCAAAATTACAGAAATGTATTGGTATAGAGATCCCAGATATACAAAAGATTTATATCTAGTTAAAACAAATGATATCGTGGATTATCTTTTAAATAGAGAAGAAAGAAAAGATTTAGAAATTATTGATTTTTCACATATAAGTCCACATGAAAGAGATTTTAATATAATCAAGGATTATATTGGTCAAGGGTTCAAACCATGCTCAACATGGTTTGAAAATATGGTTAAAAAATTAAAATATGATAGAAGAAAAGTTGCACAAGAACTAGATTGTCAGTTTTTAGGTTCAGGTGACAACGTTGTAGATTCAACAATTCTTGAAGATATTAGAGAAAATCAAGTTTGTGAGCCAAAATATAAAACAATGGGAGGTTCTTTATGGGTTTGGAAAGAACCCGAACTTGGTCATAAGTACGTTTGTGGCTTGGATGTCTCAAGAGGAGACAGTGATGATTTTTCAGCTTTTCAGATAATTGATTTTGAAACCAGAGAACAAGTTGCGGAATATCTTGGTAAAGTACCACCAGATGTGATGGCGGAAATAGCGTATAAGTGGGGAACAACATATAACGCTTATATTGTTATTGATATTACCGGTGGTATGGGGGTTTCTACTGCTAGAAAATTACAAGAATTAAATTATAAAAATTTATATATCGATGGGCTTGAGCTTGGTAATAAATGGAAATATGATGCAAAAGCACTTGATAAAATTCCCGGTATTAATTTCAATAATAAAAGAGTTCAGATTATTTCTTCATTTGAGGAGGCTTTAAGACATAAATTTAAAGTTTATAGTAGTAGATTATTAAATGAGTTAAATTCATTTGTTTATATTAATGGTAGACCTGATCACCAAAAGGGTCGTCATGATGATTTAATCATGTCAATTGCTATGGCAATTTATGTTTCCGAATTTTCTTTCACACAATTAGAAAAAGTTACGGAACATACGAAAGTTATGATTGAATCATGGCAAGTTAATACATATGAACCAAAACAAACTTCACAATTCTTTAATCCAAGCGTATCTTTTACTGATGATAAAAGTATATATAGAAATAACCCAACAAGAAAAGACTATGAACAACATTCTTGGTTATTTGGTGGGATAAGAAGGTAAAAAAGATATAAAATGGAAGATGAAAAACTAACAATATGGCAACGACTTTCTAAAGGATTTGGTCCAAACTCATTACTTGGACAAGAAAGTCCAACATTTAAATTTGATAAGAAGGTTTTATTAAAAACACCGAATAAGCAAGAGTACGAAAGAGAAAAACTCCAAGCACAACAAACAGCTTATTTAACATACCAATGGAGTAAGATTGAAAATAATTTATATACACAATCAGTATATTATGAACCCACTAGATTAGCATCATATTATGATTATGAGAGTATGGAATATTTTCCGGAAATTTCAGCAGCATTAGATACATTTTCGGAAGAATCTACAACGCCAAATCAAGATGGTCAAATGTTACAGATTTATTCTGAATCAAAAAGAATTAAATCAATTTTAACAGATTTATTCTATAATCAATTAGATATTAACACAAATCTACCCATGTGGACAAGAAATACTTGTAAGTATGGTGATAATTTTGTGTTTTTAAAACTAGACCCAGAAAAAGGTATTGTTGGTTGTTTTCAACTACCAAATATTGAAATTGAACGTATTGAAAAGGGGATGGTTAAACGTCCGGGTGGGACACCAAATAGCGACCCAGAAAATAAACAAATGAAATTCTCTTGGAAACAAAAAGATTTAGATTTTAATACTTGGGAGGTCGCACATTTTAGATTATTGGGTGATGATAGAAAATTACCATACGGTACTTCGATGTTAGAAAAAGCGAGAAGAATTTGGAAACAATTAGTTCTTGCTGAAGATGCAATGTTAATTTATAGAACATCTAGAGCACCGGAAAGAAGAGTATTTAAAGTTTTTGTTGGTAATATGGATGATAAAGATGTTGAAGCATATGTGCAAAGATTTGCAAATAAATTTAAGCGAGACCAAGTAGCGGACCCAAAAACGGGTAATGTGGATTTACGTTTTAATCAAATGGCGGTAGACCAAGATTATTTTGTACCGGTTAGGGATATTGCTGCACCTAATCCGATTGATACATTACCGGGAGCGTGTATTGATTTAAATACCAGAATTCCCCTTCTTGATGGTAGAACTTTAACTTTACAACAAATAATTAATGAGTGGGATAATGGTAATAGAAACTTATGGGTTTATTCTTGTGACCCAAATACAGGGTCCGTACATCCGGGTATGGTAACTTGGGCTGGTGTAACAAGAAAAGACGCTGAAGTTATTAAAATTACATTAGACAATGGTGAAGAGGTGATTACAACTCCAGACCATAAATTTGTTCATAGAACTAGAGAATTTGTTGAAGCGAAAGATTTAATTGTTGGGGATAGTTTAATGCCTTTTTATTCAAGAACCGAAAAAATAAAGACCAACACTAATGATTATCACCAAATTTTTGATAATGAAAAAAATCAATGGGTTTTTACGCATAGAATGGTAAAAAACAGTACTGTTGGTAGTTCTTTAGTAAAAGAATGGGTTTTTAATTCTGAATTTAAAAATAAAGATAAAAAAATAATTCACCATAAAGACCATAATCGCTTTAATAATAATCCAAATAATTTACTAATAATGAATGGTGAAGACCATTTAAAATATCACCAACATATCATAAAAGAAACGATTTGGAAAGATATTGAACTTAATAAGAAAAAAATTTCAGAAGGTATTAAAAATTATTTAAATAATCTTTCTTCAGATGAATTACAAAAAAGACATGAAAGAATTAATAATCCAATATCAAAAGCTAAAACAACTAAAAAGTTATTGGAATGGAATAAAAATGATGAAAATTTAAAAAATAAAGGTAAAAAAATTTCAAAAGCTTATACAGAAGAAAGAAAAAATAAGATAAAGGAATTAAATTTAATAAGGTGGTTGAATGATGATTATCGAAATAAAGTTTTTTCTAAAAAACAAACAATAACATTTGATGATTATATATATAATTCATTTGTTAGTGAATTTAAAAAGACTTTACGTGCTGATTTAGCGTTAAAGAACTTAAATAATTCTTTTGAATTTATTTCACATTTTAAACAAATTAATGAGGAAATTAGAAGTTCGTTAACAAACTTAAATGAATTCACGCAAAACCATGTAGATAAAATGGTTAAACAACAAGGGTTTAAAAATTTTACTGAATGGAAACATTTTGAGTGTAAAAAGAGAGGATTTAAAAATATTCGTCAATGGAAATATAATGTTGAGAAAGAAATTTATTTTAACCATAAAATAACAAAAATTGAATGGTTAACAAATAAAATTGACACTGGTACGATTACGGTTGATGGTAATGAATTATATTCAAAATCTCACACTTTTGCTATTGAAAGTGGTATTTTTATTAAAAATTCTAACCTTTCTGAAATTGCAGATATAGAATACATCCAGAAAAAACTTTTAACAGCATTAAGGATACCAAAAGCGTTCCTTGGGTTTGAAGAAGTTGTTGCTGATGGTAAAAATCTTGCGTTACAAGATATTCGTTTTGCTAGAACAATTAACAGAATACAAAAAAGTATGTTAGCGGAATTAAATAAAATTGCTATTATACATTTATTTATTTTAGGTTTTGAAGATGAACTTTCTAACTTTACATTAGGATTAACAAACCCATCAACACAAGCTGATTTATTAAAGGTTGAGGTTTGGAAAGAGAAAATCTTACTTTATAAAGACGCTGTTGCAGGAATTGAGGGTATTGCACCAACTTCACATTCTTGGGCTAAAAAACATATTCTTGGTTTCTCGGATGATGAAATTAAACTTGATATTCAACAACAAAGAATTGAAAAGGCGGTCGCAAAAGAACTTGAGAACACACCAAATGTGATTGTAAAAACAGGTATTTTTGATAGTGTTGATGCAATCTACGGTCAAAAAGGTGGTGGTACTCAAGCTGGAACTCCCCCTCAAGAACCAACATCTGATATGACAATGCCTGAAACTAGTCCAGCATCATCACCATCAATAACTCCACCAGAAGCTCCTGAGAGCGCACCAACTGAAACTCCAACAACAGTACCTGAATCAAAACAGGAAAGAGTAAATATTTTACTTGAAGGTGGTCTTTTAAATGAAGATGAAGAAATCGATTTGAGTAAAGCTAGAATTCAATTAGGTGAAATGGAAGAACATTTAAATAAACTTCTAAAGTCGTGATATTTATTTAAAAATATATTTTGAAAAATGAAAACCTTTGGAACTATAAAAACAAAAATTGAGGATAAATTAACTGATTCCTACAAAAAAAATACATTTAAAAAAGAATTAAAGAAATTTAAAACACTTGTTTTAGAAGATAAAAATGTTGTGCAAATTTATCACATTTATGACAATTTATCTAAACCTCAAGGATATTCCGAAGAAACATCAAAATTATTTTTAGATGAAGCAATTAATATGGTTAAAAAATCAATCGAAAAAACTGATTTTAAAAAATTAAATGAATGGATAAGTGATGTAAAATCTGAAAACAGATATTCACATATTGATATGATTGTTGAGGGTAAAGTCCAACAAATTGAATCTATTATTAATAGTAAAAAATTAATAATTGAAAATTTACAGAAAAAACAAGATAAGAAAGAGGTAATTAATCTACCACTAAAAACTATGTTAGGTGTAGCAAATAAAGCATTAAATTCAATTGTGTCTAATTTGAATGAGGAAGAGAAAAAAGAGTTAACTCATATTATTTCTTTATCTGAAAATGATATAAAAATTCAATTTAGTGATTTAAAGGAAAGTACAATAAAAAAATTAGAAAGTTTATTATTAGAACAAACTGATGTCGAGTTGGTTAATAAGATTCAAGATACTATTACAAAAATAAAAGATGAGACTCCCGGAAGTTTAAGTCTATATAAGTTACTAACGTTAAATAAAACATTTTAAAAAAAATTTGTTAATTCAGTATTTGTTTTCTATACTTTAAAAAATAAACTTTTATGTGAGATGAGTATAGATGAAGACAGGAAAAACATTAAAACTAACCGGTTATAATAATATAAAAGTTAGTTACGGTACGGTGGATTTTAAAAATTTTAAATCGTTATATTTAAATATTCAAAGTTGGTTGCAACCAAAGATTGATTTGGAAGATTGGGATCGAGTCGTGGGTAATTTACGAAAAGATGTAAAGCACGTAATTCATGATATATTAAATCCAATTTTTTTTGAAAATAATTATATTGTTGATTTGGATTTAAGAACTAGCGGAATCCAATATGGAAAAAGGAGTTTTATGAATTTAGAAATAACACTTTACGTTAAAAACAATATAAACTTTAAATCAAGTGAACTTAGAAATGAACTTAATTACATTTCAAGAACAATAAATGATAATGTCTTTTTAAATAATAAATATTTTACATATTCAATAACAAAAAAGATTACACAAGAAAATATATTAGAAAATACACATATTTATAGATAAAAAATTATCTATGAAAATCTTAGGACCAAACGAAATAGGACAAAGAGGTATTCTTATTGAAATGGATGCTGGTTATATTTCACCAAGTGATGAACGTAATTTAGCAATCATTAAAGAATCTAAAAACTTATTGGATTATTCAAAACCATTTGAATTTTATGCTGTATTACAAAAATACGGAGTACCAAACAGAAATGGTAGAATTTATCCTGAAAGTATATTAAAAAGAGAATCTGAAAATTATTTAAAATTAATCAAACAAGGGAAAGCTATGAGTGAATTAAATCACCCAGAATCTTCCCTTATTGATTTGGATAGAGTTTCACATCTTATTACAGATATGTGGTGGGACGGTCATATTTTAATGGGTAAATTAAAGTTATTAACATCACCCGGATTCCATGAAAGAGGTATTGTATCAACAAAAGCGGACATTGCTGCTAATTTGTTAAGACACGGTGCAACTTTGGGTATTTCCTCAAGAGGTGTTGGTTCATTGGTTAAAAAGGGTGAACAAAATGAGGTTCAATCAGATTTTGAATTAATTTGTTTTGATTTGGTATCATCACCTTCAACACCGGGTGCGTATCTCTTTAGTGATGTTAATGATAGAAACAAATTTGAAGAGAATATTGAGGAAGAGAAAAAATTGAGACAGCAGCCTATTTCAGATAAAAAAGAAATTAAGTCACTTGACTTAATGAAAAGATTATCCGATTATTTGGGAAAATAATCTAAAACATTTTAAAAATGAACGAAAATCAAAAGTATTTTGTGGCAAAAGTTTCTTTGGACATTCCAGATCTTGACAGCGGTAGAATTAAAACAAAAAAAGAAGAGAAATTAGTTATGGGATATTCCGTAACTGATGTTGAAGCTAAAATTACAAAAAAATATGAAGGATTTCCTAGTGATTGGAGAATTACTGCGGTAGTTGAGAGTAAAATAGATGAGGTGATAAGTTAATAACTTTATAAATAATTTAATAAAAAGAGGACATTTTGTCCTCTTTTTTTGTTTTTTTATGATTTTTTCAAATTAGCACATATTTATTGTTAAAAATATAATAAATGTCAGAAAAAAAATCATTAGTAGAAGATACTCTAATCCAAATGAGAAATTTGGAGGAAGCTATCCAAGAAAATGCAAAAGGAATACTTGCTTCAACCATGAAGGAAGAAATCAGTGATTTAGTAAAAGAGTCTTTAAATGAGACTGAAACAGAAGAGGAAATGGATGAAATGGAAATGGAGTCCAAGACCGATGATAAAGTTGACGAGCAAGAGTCATCCGATTTAGAAATGGACATGGATATGGAAGATGAAGTTAGTGACGAATCTGAAGAAGAGTCTGATGAAGATTCAGAAGAGATGATGGGCGCTGAAATGAATCTTGACATGGACGTAGAAGATGAAGTCCCGATGGACTTAACAAACGCATCAACAGAAGAGCTTTTAAAAGTTTTTAAAGCTATGGGTGAAGAAGATGGTATTATCGTTAAAAAAGAAGATGATAAAATCCATCTAAAAGATGATTCAGAAGGTGTTGAATATATGATTGATTTAGGAGAAAGCATTAATGAACAACCTCTTGATTTGGGCGATGAGTCTGAGGAAGAAGAATTTGACTTTAATTTAGATGATGAATCTGAAGATGAGGAATTTGAATTCGATGAGTTTGAAGAAAGAATGCCAATGCGTAAATCACATAGAATTCGCAAAATGAAAAGAGATGAAGAAATGCATGAACAATCATTTGCGGATGAGACAGAGTCTGAAAAACAAGCCGATATTGATGCGATGTTAGACGATATCTTTAATGAATCAGAAGTATCTGAGGAGGAAGAGGTTGTCTATGAAATTGAGCTAGATGAAGAGGATGATAATGAAGATATGACGGAAGAAACTGAAGAAACAGATGAGGAAATGAATGAAACCTATGATTTAGAGGAAGCATTCAAACCAAAAATGTTCAAAGGTAAAAATCCTGAAAATAAAACAAATAAAGGTCCGAAAAAGATGTTAATGAAAAAACCTACCGGAAAAATGTTTGGTATGACACCAAAAATCGGTAAAACAACAAAAACATCGGAATCTGATGTAAAGAAAGTTGAGACCAAAGAAGCAGCAAGAACCTTGGGTATGGGTAGTAAATTTAGAAAAGGTGGTTTACCAAAACCTAAAGCTGCCCCAAGACATCTCGGAGAAGATTTTGATTTTGAAGCGATGAACGCTGAGTTAGTTTCTTTAAGAGAAAAAAATGAAGAATATAGAAAAGCATTAAATATCTTCAGAGAAAAACTTAATGAGGTTGCTATATTCAATTCAAATCTTGCTTATGCGACAAGACTTTTCACCGAACATTCAACTTCTAAGCAAGAAAAAATTAATATTCTTAGAAGATTTGATGGTGTTGAGACAATTAAGGAATCTAAAAATCTTTACACAACAATAAAAGAGGAATTAAGTTCCAAGGGTGTTACACCAATAACCGAATCGATTGAGTCAAAAATTGAAAAAACTCCATCTAGCGGTTCTGCGGCTAATTTGATTGAGTCAAAAACTTATGAGAATCCGCAGTTCTTGAGAATGAAAGACCTCATGAATAAAATAAAATAAACCTAAAAAACAATTAAAAAACAATGGGTGCATTATTAGAAAGCGGTCTTGTTGGTAACATTGGTCTTAAGCATCTTAAGGTTATCAAGGAAGACACAATTAACAAGTGGGACAAATTAGGATTCTTAGAGGGTCTTAGAGGTCACTTAAAGGAAAACATGGCTCAGTTGTATGAAAACCAAGCTTCACATCTTATTAACGAAGCTGCTTCAACAACTGATAGCGGTTCATTTGAAACCGTAGTTTTCCCGATTATCAGAAGAGTTTTCTCAAAACTCTTGGCGAACGATATCGTATCAGTTCAAGCCATGAACCTTCCTATCGGTAAGTTATTCTACTTTATTCCGAGAATTCAGGGTTATACCGGCGCTACTGCTGATGCCGCTATCCCCGGTGGTTTCTCAGATTCAGGTCAGCACTACGCTCCGGTTGGTTCTCCCGGTAACTATCCCGGAGATCCTAACACTGGATATCCCCCTGCTTCAAATGCTTATGGAAAGAATCTTTACGATCTCTTCTATGAGGGTAATGAGCCGGGATTAAATCCTGCCGGTCTTTTCGATTACTCAAAGGGTAGATTCCTCATCGTAACTGCTAACACACAAACTGTTGCTTGGAGCGGTTCTGACCTTATCGCTTCTGCTTACACCGCTGGTGAATTCAGAAAGATTTTAGTCGCTCTTTCAGGTTTCTCAACTGTAGGTGCTGGTAAGCTTATTGGTCCTGATGGTCAAGAAATGGATACAGAGTCATTCTTGTCAGATCTTACTCTTTATACTTCAAACGCAACAGTTGCTTCACAATTAGGTACTTCGACAATAACTCCTCTTCTTTACAGAGTTGTAACTCAGAAGTATGGTAAGGGTATTGTTGAGTACGGTACCACAACTCAGGCTCCGTTTAACAGAACTACAACTGGTGGAAATGGTGGTTACTTTGATAACATCTGCTCACCGACCGGTATCATTTACCTCGAAGTTGACGCTCAAGTCCCTGTTTGTATTTCATGTAATAACGCTAACACAATTGATGGTTACTCTGGTGCCACTATTACATCTGCCGCTTGGTCAGGTTCATCTGGAAGTGGTCAAATTATGGCAGCTTGGAAGCGTTACGAAGAACTCGAATTTGAAGACAAGATTGGTGAAGTTTCGTTTGACCTTCAGTCAGTAACTGTTTCAGTAACTGAAAGAAAGTTAAGAGCACAATGGTCACCTGAACTCGCTCAAGACGTTGCGGCTTTCCACAACATTGATGCTGAGGCTGAATTAACCGCTCTCTTATCTGAACAAGTTGCTGCTGAAATCGACAGAGAAATCTTAAGAGATTTAAGAAAGGGTGCTGCTTGGACATTAAGATGGGATTACAATGGTTGGAAGAGATTAGGTACCGCTGCTGTTCCTTATACCCAAAAGGACTGGAACCAGACCCTCATCACCGCTATCAACCAAATCTCAGCACAAATCCACAAGTCAACCTTAAGAGGTGGTGCTAACTGGATTGTTGTATCATCTGAAATCTCAGCTATCTTCGACGATCTCGAATACTTCCACGTTTCAAACGCTGCTCCTGAACAGGATCAGTACAACATGGGTATTGAGAAAATCGGTACATTAGCTGGAAGATATCAGGTTTACAGAGATCCTTACTTCCCACCCAACACTGTGTTGCTCGGTCACAAGGGAACCTCTCTCTTAGATACTGGTTACGTCTACGCTCCGTATGTACCTCTCCAGTTAACTCCGACAATGTACAATCCGTTCAACTTTACCCCGATTAAGGGTATCATGACCCGTTACGCCAAAAAAATGGTAAATAACCGGTTCTATGGTAGAATTACTGTTGACGGTGTTCGTTCATTTGACTTAAGAGAATTGAGATAATAGACTCAAAAACAACAAAATAAAGAAGGCGGGAGATTTCTCCCGCTTTTTTTATTTATATTTTTCATGGTTAATTGACGATTCTATGGATTAATGTTATATTTATTAAAAAGGTAAAAATGAAAAAAATAGAACCAACAAAAGAACAAGTAGAAGAAATGCTACATTTATATAATGTCGAGTTACTTGGTTCTCCGACAATAGCGGAAAAAATGGGGCTATCAAAACCAACTGTAATACGTATCCTAAAAGAAAATGGTGCTAAGTTTGGACCGTCTGGTAGAAAATTTAAAGGGGGTAAATCAGTTTCCGATAAAAAATACCGAACTAAAAAAGAAGTTGTTGATAGAATAAAAAGTTATTTTAAAAATTGGTCAAAAGAAAACAAAGAACATTTAAATGAATATTGTAAAAATTGGACTGAAAAAAACATAGAAAGGGTAAGAGCAAAAAAAGCCCAATATGAGCGAGAGAAAAAAGCAAAAGACCCCAAATACAAAATATCCAGCGTATTTAGAACCGCACTATATACAGCGTTAAAAGAAAAGGATATTCTTAAAGATAAAAAATGTTTTGAGTTATTAGGTTACACTAAAAATGATTTAATAAAACATTTAACTAAATTACTAGAACCCGGAATGACCTTAGAAAATTATGGTGAGTGGCATATCGATCATATAATTCCAATATCTAAATTTAATTACACCTCAACGCAAGATGATGAATTTAAGGAATGTTGGTCATTAAGTAATTTAAAACCCATGTGGGGTCCAGAAAACATTAGTAAGAGTGATAAGATTATTGCGCATCAATATAAAATAAGACAACAAAAAGAAATCGAACAACAAAATGCAATTGATTTTAATATTACAAAAGTAAGTTTAAAGAATTGTGAAATTAGACAGATAACTAGAAAAGAATGTGAACCAATCATAAATGAATATGAATGGTTAGGTTATCTTCCAAGATATACAAATTATTATTTTGGTATTTTCTTTAAGATTGACGATAGAGAAATTCTTGGGGGTGTTGTCGCATATCAACCCGAATATGGTGAGAATATGGGGGTATGGGATAAATATGGTTATACGGGTAAAATAATACAATTAAGCAGAGGTGTTTGTCTTTGGTGGACACCAAAAAATACAGCATCTTTCTTTATTACAAGAACAAATGAATGGTTAAAAAAGAATACACACTATAAGGTAGTTACAGCAACCGTGGACTCTTCCGCTGGTGAAATTGGTACTATATATCAATCAATGAATTGGTATTATGTTGGTACGTTTGGTGGTAATATAACAAAAACCGGTAAAGAGAGAATTCGTTATGGTTATATTATAAATGGTAAGACATACAATCAAAGACATATAAGAAGTATGATTGGTACAGCAAAAAAAGAAAATGTGTTAAAGCATTTTCCAGATGTTAAAATGGTTAATTTGGGTAGGAAAAAAAGATATTTTACTTTCTTAGGTAATAAGAAAGAAAACGAAGAACTATTCAAACCAATAAAAAATTTAATTAAGGAATATCCGAAACGATAATATTACCAAATTATTTTTTTCCAATCATCAATAAGTTTTTTTCTTTTTTCTTGGTCAATTCCAAGACTTTTTAAATCGTCCTCAATTTTTTGAACTAGTGTTGTTCTTTGTTCAATGATATTATCAACACCACCACCAAATGAAATTACCTTTCCAATTTTTGTTACATTAGATAAAACTTCATGGTATTCTTGGGATGTTAATCCGGTTAAATGAAAGTTTGCTTGATATAATTGTTCACTCATTGGTCATTATATATCTTAAAGCTTTGGATACAACTTCACTCTCCTCAAGAGAAAAGACTCCTCTTGAGTGTGCTGCTTTTATTGCTTGATTTAAACAATAAATTGCTTGTTCATTTGTCATTCCATTTGAAAAAGCATCCAAATCATTATTTGAATAATAATTTATTGAATTAAATAACGTACCTATTGGTGTTTTTTCTTCCATTTTTATTTAAATATATAAAAATTTATCTCGCATTCAAGATATTTATTGTAAAAACTTTTATGAAAGTTAAAAAAGAAATAATTTTTAGATTTTTGGATTTAAGATTTAGTCGATATACGTTGGTTAAATCAAAATGTTCTGTTACTGGTGATTTGAGTTTTATCGTACCAGCTTGGGCAATGTATGCAATTGAATGCGGTAATTACGAGACATTAAGTGAAGAGGAAATTGAAAGTCTTAATGATTTTTTGGATGATTTGGTTAAAACTTATGGTAATGCTGTGTTAGCTTTTGGGGATGAATCATATTTTTCAACAATCAATGATATTGATAATTTAGGTGGTGACGTTTTTCAGGCTAGTTTAGTTCCAAGTGTAGTAAATACCTATATTGTGGATTTAAATAACGATAAATTAATAATGAAACACGAATTTAAAAGTAATTATGTTTTTTTTAAGGATATAATATTTGAAATGAATTCTATTTTTAGTTTAAAAGAAGACGATTACAATTCACTTAGAGAAATTATTAATGAGTGGGTTGAGGACAGATTTAATATACCAAGAAGTTTATCGACATTTCATACATTCTCAAAAATAAATTATCGTAACGATTTAATTTCATGTATAATGCGTAAGGCAGTTGAGACAAAAAAACTAGATTATCTTAATAATAAAAAAAATAATGTTTCAGAAAATTCAAGTTCTAGATTTGCTGGTGAATATAATGGACCGATTGAGTTGGGTTTAAGAAAGTGGAAAAATCCTGAACTTAAACCTTTTAGTGAAATTTCTTCGCATTTAGCAAATAACGATAGTAAAAGCAAAACACTTAAAGATAACATAAAACGTATTGTTGGAATGTGGGAAAAAGGTTCAGATGGAACATATGATATACCAACACATGATGTTGATACAATTAATGAGGATTTAGCTGTTTGGTTTGGTAAGAAAAAGAAACCAAAAGGTAGTAAACAACCACAAGGTCCGTGGGTTAATATTTGCAAAAAAGATAAAAATGGTAAACATCCCCCATGCGGTAGAGGTGAAGCAAAAACATCTGCATATCCAAAATGTCGTGGATATGCTGCTGCTAGAAGAATGTCAGATGAAGCAAAAAGAAAAGCTTGTTCTCAAAAAAGAAGAGCGGAAAAAAAAGAACCAAAAACTGGAAAAGGAAATAAACCAACAATGGTTTCACATAAAAAGAAAGTTAAAATTAAGGAATCCGACCTTTATAATATTATAAAGCGAGTTCTTCTTGAGCAGGAGGAAGAAAAAAGAACTGTTACATTTCCTGCGGGAGCATTTAAATCTTTCATAACATCATCAAATGAAAAATTTGTTAAGATTCTTAATAACAAATATGATAGAGTTATTGTTAGTGGAGATTTGGATTTAGATGAGACAGATATTAAGATTTTACCAAATAATCTTGAAGTTAAGGGTATTCTCTTCTTAAGAGGGTCTTTGATTAAAGAATTACCAGAAAATCTTAAAGTTAATGGACAAATAGATTTAAGAAGTACTAATATTAAATCTTTACCGAATAATCTTGTACATGAAAAAGGTTTTATTTGGATATTAGACACACCGTTAAATTACAATGAAGAATTAATAAATCATTATGTGGATAAAAATTACGGGTTTTATAGATATTAACCCAAAGACTCCAAAATTCTACTTAATGAGTGTTTAATATTTGAATTAATTTCCTTTTCCATTTGAAGTCTGCGTTTCTCAACTTCATTGTTAAACTCAGAAATAATTTTTTCATAATTTACGCCCTCCATAAAAATAGTATACGAATATACGTGGTTGACAATTTTTACCGTACCATCATGAATTACAATAAAAATACCGAGAGAATCGTTTTTAATATATCTTTTTTCACTAATTGGTGTTAAAAGGAGTGTAGTATCCTCTTTATGAATTAATTTCTCACAGATTTTAAAACATTTAAATTCATGTTGCTGTTTTTTTGTTAAAGCAACATTACCAAATCTTTTAAATTTAATATAATTTTTTTGAAAAAATCTTTTAATTTTATGTAATAGCATGTTGGTTAATTAATTTAATGCAAAGATATGGAATGTTTTTCAAATTCCAAAATATTTATGGATATGAAAAATATTTTAATAAATGATAATCAGTTAAAAAATTTGGTGGAATCAGTTAAACACATTTTAACTGAAGCCGATAAAAGAAATGTTATTATAGACAAAATTGGTTATTCAAAAGAATGGGCGGATGAGTTCCATAACTTAAGCGATAAATATTCTGTGTGGATTGCTGACTCTTATCTAAAAAAGAAAATGTCTGATAATAACCGAACCAAAGAAGAAGTTTTAAAAAAAATAAATGAAAAAGGACCGGATGCAACATACACTTGGTTTAATGGAATTCAAGCAACATATCAATATATTTTAGATTGGTTAAAGGTACCAAGAAGAGAAGAAATTGATTTACAAAATTTAACATATGATGATGCTTATTTAAAAGCGCGTGAATGGCATGAATCATTAAAGACCGGTGAAACAAAAAAATATGAAGAAACGGGCGAAATTATAATTGATTATCGGAATTCAAGAGGGGTTGGTTATTATTGGGTCAATCGAAAAACAAAGTATTGTAGCGAAGAACAAAAAAGAATGGGGCATTGTGGTAAAACAGATTTGGGTGATACATTATTTTCATTAAGAAATGTTAATGAATTTGGTGAAGGACAAAGTTTTATTACAATAGCCTATAAAAATGATGGTACCGTTTATGACTTCAAAGCATCGGGTAATCAAAAACCATCACCAAAATATCATAAATATATTATAGACATTTTAACTCAGGATAAATATCCAATTAATAATTTATCAAGTGCTGGTCATTCACCAGAAACAAATTTTAAAATTTCTGATTTAAAACCAGAACAAATTGAATATGTGTACTCGAAGAATAAAGCATTAAAATATAATATTAATGATAAATCATCGCATCCATATATTGTTAAAGATATTTTAGACGGTAAACTAAATTTATCAAATTACTCAAAATCAGACCAAATTGATTTGATTAGAGCATCGAATGAGAATCCAAAATTAATGGAAATATTTAAAAACGAATTATCACATTTCAATAATTTATTATTGGGTAACACAAATAATATTAAGTTTATTGTTAAAAACTTTTTGGATGTATTTAAAGATTTATTAATTGGTTATATTAATGAAAAAAATTATCCGCAGTTTAAACAAGCGTTGATTGTTATTAGTAGACTATTAAATGATTATAGGATAAATTTAATTGAACCATTTTGCGGAATTTTAGGAAAAGGTTTTACTAAATTTAAAAATAAGGAACTAGATATTATTAGTACCAGTGAAATTAACAGAGCAGTTTTAAGTTGCGCTAAAAAATATAAGTTAACCGATAAGTATGCTTATATATCTGATTTAAATAGACTTAATCACAGAATTGTAATTCCGGATGGTAAAGATAAAACGTTTGGTGTTATAGATGAGAAAGGAAATATAATTATAGGTTTTAATTATGTTAGCTTAAGTCTTAATAAAGATGGTAATTATATTGGTAGAACATTAGGTAATGAAATTGAGGTATTGGACAAGACTGGAAATTTAATTATACCGCAATAATATCACCATCTTCTGTTACCATTATACCATCATCATATTTAAACGTTCCGTTATTACCCCTTATGTACCATTGATTTTTTTCTTGGTAAATACCAACATTTCTACAATTCAAAAATTTATTTAATCTATCTTTTGTTGTCGGTGTCCACCAACCTTTGGTATCTAATTTTATAATATTTGTGGGGTCTATTTTAATGATATATGTGCTATGGTATCTAATACCAATTTCGTTAATATCTGTTTTACTTAATAAAGTATTGTGACCAATTTTCTTACTTTCTCTATTACCTAACTCTTCTTTTAATTTATCATAATTTAATGATGTGCATGATAGATTAACTCTTTCTTTTATTAATCGTTTGGTTGAGTTAATCAAAGTTTCAAGTTGTGATTCTGTTATTATTATATTCTTTTTCATTTTGTTAATAATTTATTATTTATTTATTTCTCCAACCACCACCTTGTTTTTTATACCATTTTGCCGCCCAACCACTAGCATAAGCCGAAGGCCAAACTTTATATTTTGATTTTGCTAAAGATTTTGCTTTTGACCATAGTTTTTTATTTGTTGGTTCACGTTTTGTTTCCTCATCCAATGGTCCAACAACAAATTCATCGTCCTCTTCATTCATCATAAAATCAAAAACTTGATCCAAATTTTCTGTTGCGGTTGTAATGTGGTCATCCGCCCAATCATGTCCATTTTGAAGTATGTCTTCAATCATTTGCGGTTCTAATGATAATAGTTTATCAATCTGTCTTCGCATTTGCTTCAAGTTGCTAAAAAACATGTAATTACCTGTTTTTTGCTCTTGGATTTTTGCATTTATTAATTCTATTAACTGCGATTCTGTTAATTTAATTGTTTTTTTCATTGTTATATTTCTATTTTCTTTTATTCCATCTCTTTTCTTTATTAAATCCGAAACTTTACCATGTGGGGGAAATTCAATAAACTTAAATAATTCTAATGCCCAACTTTCAACATAAGGTACAATTTCTTTTCTCTCAACACCCATAGCTGATGTGATATTATCTACTAACATACTTCGCATTGAGACCGAAGTTCTATCATGTTGTGTAGGTTCAAAACCTATTTCACTAAATTTTTGTTTTTCATTATAAAAAACTATTTCATTTTTAGCGTCACGTAATTCTTCTTCGGTATAGGATGGGTCAGCAAAAAGTTCAGGACCATAAGCTATTATCATAGCATTATAATATGTCATAACTAAACATTTAGATAATATAGCATCTAAATAAACATAAACCCCCCTCTTTATTTTTTCCGGATTCATTATTTCTTATTAACAATTTGAAATTTAATGGCTCTCTTATAAGTATCCTTTTCTCCACTAGTATTCACTTTTAAGTCAACAAAATATTCATTCGGGAGCTTATCTCTCATATCAAAAATAAAATAATATTCATTTGGTGTTCTATTAACTAATGTCCAATCTTGAACCTGAACTTCGGTTTGACCCTCTCTCACATAAACTCTATAATAAACCTCAACATCGGTTAAAAGTTGTTGTGTTGTATATGCTTTTTTAACAATAACACCAATTTTTCTAACATCAGTATTTAATATTTTTTCATCCTGTTTAATTCCATAAAAATCAAATCCTAAAATCGCGGGTTCTTTTGATTCAGTACCAATGTTAAAATAACTACCATAAGGTTTTATGATTAAATCATTTTCAACATTTGGTAATGGAATTCCATTGATTGCAATATTGCTCCAAACATCGGTATATTGACAAGGTGTTGTAATTCCTGTTATAGAGGGAATCGTTACCTCATATATACCTTTTGTTATTAAGCACGTTGTTAACCCCATATAACCAGATATCGGGTCTCCATTGGTATCTAAAATTGATACAACTGGATTGTTATCAAAATTTACATAATCACCATTAACATATGCGTAAAGATAAAGTTTGTTTTGTCTGTACTGAACAAAATTATTTCTATCATCTTGTATTAAATCATCATAAACCGTCTCAAGATATGGTTCATAAAATGTTTGTGTGTGTCTGGTAAAGAATCCAACGGAATAATTTTCAGATAAGCCGGTTAAATTCTCAAGTTCAGGTTTAAATGCAATTCCCCAACCTGTAACACCCGTTAATGAACCATTTATAATTGAATTTATTTCATTTGTCATATCAAATTCAATATCCTCATTTCCAAATTCAAAATGTTGGATATTGACAATGGTAATTGCGCTATAATTAATATTTCCGTTATTCTCATTGTTATATATTCCCGGTTCAGACCAATAATCTAAAGTTGTTCTTTTTAACCAATTTGAGGGTCTCTGAGAGTATGACTTGTCTTCTGGTTCATAAAGTGGAACAGAAGCTCCCTGAGTCGAATTTAATGAGGTTGAGAAGTTATTATAATCATAACCAACACCTTCATCCCATAAAGCCAGTCCTTGGTCATAAATGCAAGTTGTTATTGCGGTTGGGTTTGGTATAATTGGGTCGCAAGGGTCAATTGGTGTTGGTATTGGATTTCCGCTAATTGTACATGCTGCAATTTGGGGAATTCTAAATAAAATTAAATCAAAAGATGTTGCTCTTCTTCTACCGGAAGAATCTAATATATTTAATAGTTCTTTGTCAAAAGCGGATGTATTTGTCATACGTAACGTGTGGGTCATCGCTGTTGTACACCCAGTTGAAATTGTTGTTCCAGTTATCTTATCAATTAATGGTTCTAAGTCCAAATCAAAGATAAATCTTGTATAACCTTTTGGAGCGATAGAATTGGGGTTTGTACCAAAATACAACTCAGTTACCGGATTTTGTCCGGTGTTTGTGCAATTATTGTAAATAATGGTATTATTTCTGCTAAAATATGACCTGTGTATTGACATTCAAATCTGTTTTCTAATAAATATTGGGTTTTTAATTAAAATTGATTTGTTTCAAGATATTTATATAATACCAAACCAACAACAACCAAATGAAAAAATGTTTAATTTTTTTATTGTTTTTATTATTTGGTAATCTAGCTATATCTCAGGATAATAAAACTATGATGTATGTCAGAATAGTTGATAGTAATTTATTAAATCCTGTGGAGTGCGAAGTTCAGATTTGGAAAGAAACTGAAGGAGGAAAATACACTAGAGGGTCGATAGTTTTTATTCAGCAAGCAAAAATTTCATTAAGTAAAGGTAAATATACTTTTTATTTTAAAATTAACGATAAAATTATACATAAAGACTATATTGAGGTTGGTCAGTATGATAATAGTATTATATATAATTTATACGCTAACCCATTAAAATTATTGGATGCCGATTTTAATCAAATTTCAATAATTACACCGGAAGTTCATAGATTTTTAAATCATAGAACGGTTTATATTGAATTATAAATTAGTTAATTCTCACATTTTGATTTAAAATATTATCCGCAGCGTTTCTTATTTTATTTAGAATGTCTTGTGACTGTATTCCAGTTGTGCTAACAGGAACCGGAGGTAATCCCGGAAATGGATGTACGTGGGTTGTTAAAAACTGAACGATTAAATTTAATAAATCCATTAATTCCTCACCCCTTACCATTGAATTTGTCTTTGGTAATATTTCTGAATTCATTAGTTCTTGGGAAATTCCATATACCGTTCCATCAATATTTATCTTTCCTTTACTTGGTATTGTGGAATTATGTGATAATAAGACCAATTTATCTCCACCCATAATACCGACAGTTTGAGTTAATGGACTTACCGATTTTTCAACATATTCCTCATTTGTAAATTGCAATGGTTTACCAAAACTATTTTTTGTATATAATACACCTGTACCAAATATTTTATCAGATGGTTGTAATTTTACATTAGAATAAATATAACTAACATTATTAAATTGAACCGAATATTGAATTGGGTCTTCGGTTGATATCCATTTATATGTTATTTTATTTGGTCTAAATGCTAACGGAAATACATTTGGTAATGTTATAGTTACACCTTGTGTTGTTGTAATTCTACCCTCATTATTTAATTTCTTTATTGTATCATTAATGAATTGAGTTGTTAATTCTTTTGTTAAAGAATTAAATTGAACTGAAGTAACTAGTGTTATATCGCTAGGATTTAATTGCGTATCAACAGTAAACTCAACATTTTTTAGATATTCTATATTATCTTTTAATTGATATAAATCAATTGTTCCGGTAAAATTATTAGGTATTGTATTGTTTTCCGGATTAATAATTGACCATTCCAATAAGAATTTAACTTGTGGTGAACCAGTTGTTATTTTTGTAAGCTTTCTCGTACCAACACTGTTTTCAGTTGTTCTATATGCGGAAAGTTGTAAGAATGATCTTTTATCGTAATATCTAGGAAGTTGATTGATTTTTTGTGGAATGTTTCTACCTGCTCTTAAAATAACATCATCATCTTTGACGATAATATCACAAGTTCCTCTACCAATAATTGCGTTGTCTCTTGGTTCAGGATAAACACCTTTACTGAAATTATTATAATATTCATCAGTTCCCGGTTTTTTAATGTCGGGTAATGGTTTAACTTGCGTACCCTGTGAGGTGTATTTTCTGGAACTTAAATAACTTTCAAAACTTGATGCAACAGGTGAAGAAAATCCTCCCTGAACGTAATATTTATTTTGATATGGAAATTCTTTATCAGCATAAAAAATATTTACAGATTCCTGAGTTTCAGGTTGTTGATTTATAAAAAATGGTAATAGTGGTAAACATAAAAACGGATCTCTAGTAGTCCACTTATATAATTCTGGAATATCTTCTTCAGTATCTTTTGTTGTTTTCTTTAATTCTAAAGCATCGCTCCATACAGCTTGAACAATTTGTACTTTATTGTCTAATTGTGAGACAGCACGAATTCTTCCCAATAACAAAGGATCTTTATTATCAATGACAATTGCGGGAAAAATTATTTGATTTTTATTTTTCATTATTTTACTCTAGAAGTATACTCTGTATGTATTTTATTATAAGTTTCTTCAATTAAATCTAAGTGTTTTGATAATTTAATAATTAAATTTTTTGTCTCTTCAAAATCATTATTTAATGAATCCATAGCCATCGTCAAGTCTTTATTTGACGAATTTTTATATTCACTAATTATTGAATTTAATTTTTCTTTATCCATTTTAATTATGCTTTAATTCCATACAATTTTATTGGTGCTGGTGCTGGTAATAAAACATTAACAACACCATTTTGAATGTCTTCGTTTTGCACTCCAGTGATTTCAGCAAATTTTGATGCTAACATTAAATTTGGACTACCATCTGGCATCGGTCCTGTTGGTAGTCCTAATCTTTGATATTCAGTGATAACATTTGTAAATGCTCTAGAATTGTCAAAGCCGGGTCTTAGTGGTGCCGCAGCTAAAAGAGGTGTTGGTATATAAAAAGGAGTACTTCTTGTTGCTAATGATAAAATTTGTAATATCTCATCAACAACACTCTTACATCTTCTATAATCAGAAACTAAATTTGCAACGACTAACGCTAATTCAATTAAAGATAAAATCATAGCATATCTTTTAGTAATGGCATTTCTTGCTAAATCACCAATAATCGCTTGCACTAAAATTCTTAAATCTTTTACTATAATATCAAACAATTCTTTAACAAAAATTGCAAAAATTTTAGAGGTTAAATTAACCATTAATTTAATATTCTTTTTTATAAATTCGGTTAAATTGGTGAACTCATAAACAAATGTTTTACCTAATGCTAATGACATAACAACAAAAGGAAAAAGAATTTTTGGTGTTAAAAGTGCTAAAACAACCGCTCTAGGTAATGATTTTAATATATCTGTATTAATACTAACTTCTAGTCCTGTCGGTAAAGTAATACCGCCCCATCCTTGGCTTTGTAATAAAGTCTGAGTTAATGAATCTGTTATATTATCTTCAGCATTTGGGTCCGAAACAAAGTTCATTTGATTAATTAAATCAAATAAAGAATCGATATCCACAGGAAATTTAACATTATCACAATCAGTAAATTCAACAACACCTAACTGAATATCTGATATTCTAGCATCAATAGTTCTTAAATCAATTTCCGTTAATTCAAAAAAACTTTGGTCAATTGCGTCAACTTCTGGTGTTTTTGCAATTCCGCTAACATCAATTTCACGATTAAAATCAAAACATAACCCTAAAATTCTTTGCAAACGAAGTAAAAATTTACTTTGTTCCTCCATATCCGACATAAGTTTAATTGATATTGCGCCAGTCAATATTTCAATAATTTGAGCTAAGATATTTTTCGACTCAATCACTTTTATTTTTCTAAAGTAGTCAGCAAAAAATTCGGATACTTTTGGGTTTGGTCTATTACCCAATGTAACAATAAACGATTCGGTTTGATAATTAAATGGTGGTGGTAATGTTGCTGTTGGGTTAAAGGTAATATCAAATAATGATTGATTAGAGTAACCTAAATAGGATGAACCAAAATTCTGATTAAAATAATTAGGGTTTGTGTTTTGTGTTGCATAATAAAAACTTCTATTTAAACTGAACGGTGATGTTCCAATCGATGTACTATCCGATTTTTCATAAAAAAGTTTACCAGTTACTGAATTCGGTTCTTGTTTAAGTTGTTTAAATAAATCAATCGACCAAAGAGGTACTGTGACCTGTATTCCCTGTTGATATTCTTCTTGCTCAGAACAACCAAGAGCATTTATCATCTCATCCTGTAAAAGTTTCATTATTTTTGGACTACTTCTATTTGCTGAAGCAATTAATGCTTTTTTAATATAGTTAAGTGTTGTTGAGTTACCCTGAGCACCTCTTCCGTTCGGATTAAATTTCGCAAAATCTAAAAGTCTATCAAATTGATTTTTTACCTCCTGTTCATATTTTTTAGTCACGTTACTTAACCCATCCGGTAAGCCTTTATTAACGAGCCTATCGGCCTGTGTTAAGTTATTACCAGCGGACTTTTTTAAACTTTTAATATCGTCAGTGACTTGCTTATATGTTGCATAAGCCTTACTCTTCTCTTCAACTTCCCTATAAGAGCTTTCTAAATCTGCCGCCATAATAAATAATTATTTTAACTTATATGACGTATTGTCAGAAATATTCTCAATATCTTTTTTCATTAAGTTTTCAATTAATGTTGGATCAATGTCAGCTAAATTATAATCCTCTTGTTTTCCGGAGCTTTTTTCCCAAATGGACGCTTGTAATTTAGCTAAGGATAGTTTTTTTTCAACAACATCATTAATTATTTTTTGTTGTTTTTCAATAACCGGCCCAATCGTTTGCATGTCCTCAGGATCCTTTAACATTACCAACATTTTATTTTGAATTCTAATAGCGGTATTTCTCTGCTCAACGAGTTCGTTGTAGATTTCCTGCATCATTGCAAGAATCGATTCCTTTGTTAGATTTATTTCTTTTTTCTTCCCTGACATAATTATAAATATTAGTCTAACATATTTTTTAAAGTACCATTATATAGTATTTTAAACTTCTTTATTGAAATTCGTATTTCTTTTGTTGATAAATTTGTTAGTTCTCTTAGTGTTAATAAAATTAAATTTTTATTAAATTTATTATTTCTTGTTTCATAAAATAAAGATTGATAATTTGAAAATAACTCTATTAGACCATATGCTAATTTTTTTTCATTCTCATTTAGATTTGAATTTTCCGCAAAATTGATTAAATCAGATAAATATGTTTTAACAATATCTTCTTCATCAATTTCATAATTCTCTATTAAATAAGACATTTCATAATTATTCTCTAGACTACTACATACATCTTCATAAGAAATTTTTTTATTTTTTTCTTTCTGATCTTTAATGATTTGACCCATTAAATAATTTTTACAAATTGTGCCAAAATAAGAATATGCTTTCTTTTCTCTTGACGGTTTGAATTTATCAACTTTAGTCATTAAAAAAGAATGTGTGTCTGTATGAATTTCTTTAAAATCCATATCTTTTCTATATAACTTATATCTTCTTATGATAGAAGATATCATTTTGTCAAGAGGGTGTCTTAAATACTCGTTGTATATCTTATTCTTTTCTTCAATTGTTGTTGCGGATAAGAACACTCTAACCGCGTGTTCTTGTTCCTCACCAAAATAATTTTCTTTTTCTATTTGTTCACCTCCTGTTTTAGTAACCTTTTTTGGTTTTACAGGCATTAAACTTCTTGTTGTTCATATTTTATGCTTCTATCTTTTGTGAAGAAATATTCTTTTTTAGCAATATTCACCCAGAATTTAACCTCGTCTTCAGTAAGGACATTTTCACCATTCTTATAATTCCAAAAAATAGAACCTTCTCTTAAATTAATGTGTTTATAACCAACTCTAGGTATAGTCATTATTTTTGCTGAGTTATATGTCATTCTTAACAAGAACTCATAAACGAAGGTTAATTTCATTGATGCTTTGAACATTCCAAATTCCATTACTTTGTCACGTTTAATAACCATTCCAGATGTTTGGAAATTTTGATAATTTTGTAATGTTTCATTTGTTAAAATACCCATTTCCATTGCAAAGTTCGCAGCAAATGTTGCTTCATTCGTGAAACCCGCAAAAGTACCCTTCGAGTCAACATCAACAACAATTGGAAGAAATGCTTGAACATCTGGATAGATTTCAGCATATTTCTTAACATTTTTAAACCAAATGCTAGAGTATTCATCATCAAATTCAAAAAATGAAACCCATTCAGATGATGACGATTCAATACCTAAGTTAACTTGGGATGCAAAGTTTGGAGTTTCGTTATATTCAACAAGTTTAACATTTAACTCACCAAAATCAGTTTCTTTTAGTTTACCAACTAACTGTTCCTCAGTTGTATGTACGATAATTAATTCGTTAATACCAACTTGTTGTGTCTGTAATGATTTAATTGCTTTTTCAAAATATTCATTAAAATCTTTTACCAAAGCTGATTTAATTGGTAAAATGACGGATACGTTTAATTTGTTTTCCATGTTATGCTTCGACTGTTTCGTTAAGTTTATTTAATTGTGAGACAAATGATTCCTTTCTTGAATTTAAATAAGAATCAAAAAGTTCAATTACTTTATTATCAAACTTTTCAGCATCTGAGAATTGTGCTGCGGTTTTTTCAATTTCATCAAATAGTTCTGGTTTAATATTATCTTCAATCCAGTTTTGAACAAAATCAGCGGTAATATCAGCTAACTGTGTTGGGTTTTCCAACCAAATACCATTTTCTTCTTTCATCCAAGAAGGAACCAAATTTGGGACTTGTCCAATAACCGGAACACCAACCTTCATTGACTCCAATGGGAATGTACCAAAAGCACTTGTTGGGTCAATCCAAACGGAAAGGAAGCAATCTTTCAATCCATTTGCGAATTCTTTTTCAGTTAAACCTCTTAAATCTCTAAATGTGACCCATCTAAACTGGGGATATTTTAAGTAGAATGTTTTAATGAAATTTAAACCATCTCTTTGCTCTCTAGCATGTACAGCAACAATCGGTTTTGCGGGAAGAGTTGCTTTTTCAAAAGTGTCGGGAATATATGGTTCCAAAATATCAATTGAAGCGGTTTTCATTATTTTTGAAATGAAATCCTTTTGAGTTTCAGAAGTTGTAATACACTTAACAAAACCATATTGCATCCAAGTTGCACCCGGTTGTAGTGTTTCCATCATATGGTCATATGCTTGACAAAGAACAATTTTACCGCAAGGTAAGTTTTTAACTTGGTCCATAACGAAAGCAAATATTTCCGGAATTACAAGATAATCTTCGGGTGAAATTTCTAAGCTAGTACCCTCAATAGATTTGTGTGGAAGTTCCTTCATATAATCATCACCCAACCAATTTGCAACACCAACATAATCGGGTTTTTCATGAAGAATTATTGCATTATAACCCGCTCTTTTTAAGGTTAACGCCATTTGATAAATATATCTAATGGAACCTTTAGCATTTCCTTTAGTATCTTGAACAAAGAAATAAATTTTAGAATTTTTTTGTTCTATATTTGAAATAGAATTTTTTAATTTTTCAACAACACTATTATCCATATTAAATTTTGTTAAGTATTTTATGTTTTATTAATGTATTAAAAGCTAGCTTAAAGGGAATAGAAATTGATTGTCCTTTTAAACCTAATGTTTCATCAATTTGTTCTTCATTAGAAAGAATGACTTCAATCATCGCTTTAATAACTTCAAATTTAACCGCGCTTATACTGAGTTCAGTTCCACCAGATACGCTTGGTAATGCGACATATTCATCAAATTGGTCTATGTCAATGTAATATGCGTCTCCAAAAAGTTTAATCATTTTTTAATGTTTTAATAATTCCTTCCAATTCCTTAATTTTATTTATTTCGTATTTTGAAGGAATATGTTTATTATATTCTTGATTGAATTTTATAACTGTTTTGTTGGATGGGTGATTTACGAGTAAGTCAGGGTTAGCTGTGATTAGAACATCAATTTCATCCCACATTGAATTGATTGTGGAATTACTGTAAAATCTTATGGTCTCAATTAAGCAACCAAACTTGGACAAAAAGAATAATGAAGCTGGTTTTGATTTACCGATTTCATCTGAAACAATAACCAAATCATGTTCATCTCGCAAATTTCGATAAATATCATTTAAATCATTAAATGAGAAGTATTCAATAGAGGGCGCATGACCAAATATTTGCATGGGAAATTCTTCGTACATAAATGAGTATAATTCATCATCATTTCTAAATGCGAAATGTTCTTTAAGATTTAAAGACGTTATTGGTCTTTTTATTTCATAGGTAAAGTTATCTTCAGCACTTACTTCGGTAAATGTTGCTTCATCAGTATCTAAACTGGACTCACCTTCATGTTGTTTTAATGGTTGTTCTTCAACATCTTGCTCAAGATAGGTTTTTTCATAGATTTGAACAATCTTACCAAGAGTATCTCTTAAAACACCATTTAATTCAATACCAATTCTCATTAATACTTTTTATGAAAAATTAAAAAGTAATTTTAATAACTAAATAGTTATTATTTGTAAAACGATATTTTTCTATTTATATCTAAAATATAATTTTTATTTTATATTAAAAATAAACATATAATTTATAATTATGGAAAAAATTGAACAGCATGAACTGTCTTTAAAAATTAAAGCGATGTTTAATGATGAACGTAACAAGACAAAAAAAGAAGAAAGACCTGAATTCTTATTTTGTAATCACACAAAGGAAGTTAAACAAGTTTTAATTGATTCAGCGGATGTTATTTTTAATAAGTTACTTGATAGTTTATCTTATTGCGATGAGGGAACAATTAGAAATAACTTAAATTCATTTATAAATGATTTGGTTTTGTATGTAGAAAAAGAAGTTAATGCTATTCTTATTGAAGAAAAGAAAATTTAATAAAAAAGTTTAAAAACAAAAAATAAATCCCATAAATTGTGGGATTTATTTTTTTAGAAAAACGAAGCAAAAATTAAGATTGGTATCTTTTTAATATTTTGGATATTATAGGATTTCTGACAATATCTTCTTCGGTAAATTCAAATAATCCGATTTCATCAATATTTTGTAATCTTTTCATTGCATCATATAAACCCGATTTTTCTAATTGTTTAAATTTATCAGATTGCTCAACATCACCAATTATAAAGAATTTACTATTATGACCTATTCTTGTTAAAATAAGTTTCATTTCCGCAGGTGTACAGTTTTGACTTTCTTCAAGAAGTAAAATTGAATTTTCAACCGAAATTCCGCGAATAAATGAAATTGACATAACTTCAATTATGTTAAAAAACTCTAATTTACCAGCAACACCTTCACCTAATATTTTATTTAATAAATAAAATGATGCGTACATATATGGGTTCATTTTTTCTCGTTCATTTCCCGGAAGCGAACCTAACCTGCTTTCACCACCCTCTACGGCTGGTCGTATAATTATAATTTTTTCATATGGTGTTGTGGGATCTAATATTAATTCTATTGCAGTTCTTAATGTGAGGTGTGAATTATGTGTAACTATAAAATTATCCGTTAAATAAAGACCTTTTTCTGAATTAACAGTAATACATTTAGCTTCTTTATTACCAATAAATTCAACATTTGTTATATATCGTTTTGGTAAATATCTACTTTTTGGTTTGACCAATTTTAATTTTCTTTTTAATCTAAAAGGAGTAATTTCGTTTGGTAAACAAATACATAATTCGTATGCTAATAATCCCATAATTTTTTCGCCTTCTTTATTTCTATAAAATGGTTGTTTTAACCATCTTTTAACAACACCACCTAAACTATTAACTAAAAAAACCATATCATCTGCTAATTTTTTAGATGTGGTTGTAAAAAATACTGAACCAGATTTTGAATCTACTGTACCGTCAGTATCCATTAGACCTTGTAATAGAGAAATTCTATTTTCAATCGAATTGAACATATATTCATAAGGTATAAATTTATTTTCACTTTTTTTATAAAGTAAATTTAATTGGTTTAGCTCATTCAAAAATTCGTTTTTCCCGTTCTCACCAATAATTGAATATTTATATTTACCTTTTGGTTTGTTTAGGTGAATATTTTCTGGAATTAAAGCTTTTATGTTCTCAACAATTTCATTATCTGCACATGTAAACGTAATGTATTGTGTTAATCCCCCATCACCAATAAGTACCCCCAATATATATGGGTCAATTAATAATTTTTGTTCATTAAATTGAACAGGTTTTGTAACTGGAATTGAATGATTTTTATCACCTCTTTTTGTTGTTAATGTTTCTTTAATTTTTTTTAGTGTTTTAACACTATAATCTTTTGGTGAAGAAATTCTTTTATTTAATCTATTTTCACCGACTCGTTTTCTGGCATTTCTCTCATAATAAGTTTTTGTATACCATAAATGATCTTCACATGATTCGGTAAAAGTACCGTCATTAAATAATACTCTATAAATCGGCTTTTCCCCTTGTGGATGAACCGCAATAACCTCAACCGGGTTTCCATTTTCATCAATAACAAAATCTCCTACGACTATATCACCCATATTAACCATTCCGGTGGGTGTAATTATTTTGGCATCAATTGGTTGTGCTTTTCCTGTACCAGCACTTCCTGAACAAATTGTAATTTCTTTTTCTTTTAAGAGTTGATAAAATTTTTTTTGGTTTTCGTTTAAAAATTTTTCTTTTGGTCTTTTTGTTATGATATTAGCAATTAAATCTTTCTTATTTATTTCCTTTGGTTCTTCAGGAACTTGATTTACCGTTTTTGGTTTTGCTTTTTGTTTTGCTGGCATTAAATTTTTTGATTTTTTTAATTATTATTTATATATAAATATAAATCAAAACTAAAGTAATAAAAATTATTACTAATGTTTTTTTATTTAATTTTTAAACTTATATAAACATAAACCAACGGAATCAAATTTTAAATTATCAAAATTTGAATTTTTTTTGTTTGCATGAAGTTGTTCTTGTAAAATCCATTTTTTAGATTTTTCCATGTAATCTTTTATGATTATGGATTTGGTTGAATAACCTTTATCATACGGTCTATAATAATCCCAATCATGCATACAAAAATATGTTCCATCTTCTATATTTTGCTCTAATAATATGATATCATCATATGCTATATTTGGGTCTTCAGGTCCGTCAAACATTATAAAGTTGGGCTTAATATTTGATTCTAATAAATTGACGAGCATTTTTTGTGACTGCTCTTTAAAATACTTTACAAATGGAAATTCATTAAAAAACTCTTCTGTTGGTTTTCTTATTGGATCACAAGTAAAAATTTTCGAATTTAAATTATTATTTTTTATTGATTGAGATATAAAATAAGTAGAACCTCCACCGTCACCAGTACCAACCTCAAAAATAATATTAGGTTTTATTTCCGAAATCCAATTATATAATTTATATCTTTCATATGGTAACATTTCACCATTATATGTTATTTCTCTAAAATTTATTTTTTCATCCATACTTTAATTTATTTGTAAATTATCAATAAAAAGGTAATCATGTACCACAAATTTATCTATTTTAGAATAGTTGTTTTTTTTCATAAAATCAAAAATTTCATCTTTATGTGTCGCCTCTATTAAAATATACTTAGGTCTGTATTTTTTAATATTCATTCCCATTAATACTTCTAACTCATGACCCTCAACATCCAATGAAAAAAAATCAATTTTTTCTACTTTTTTTTCGTCTAAAATTGTTTCTAGTTTTTTTGTTGTTAAACTTAAAACATTTTTTTTTAAACTTTGACAGCGTTCGCCTTCTATTATCCAATCATTATCAGCGTCTTCTGATTTTCTAGAATTTTTTATAAAAGACATTAGATTAACATCATAAAAAATAATTTCTTCATTTTCTGTATTTGATAGACAACAATTATAACAATTTGAGTTTGGTCTATTTTTTTTCATTAATTCAAATTTATGTGGTAATGCTTCTATTAAGATACCGCTCCAATTTTTATAGAATTCTAAATGCGCTGTATTTGATTGAAACATTCCATCATTTCCTCCAACTTCTATATAAAACCCAAATTCAAAATTTAGGTACCTATCAATAATTTGTTTATCTATTTTTTCAACACCATAATACATACTTATAATTCTTTAGATTTATTTTTTATTAAATTTAACCAATAACTATATTTTAAACTTTCTCTGCTATTATTTTTTACTTTTTTTATTTCATTTTTTATAAAAACAAAATCTTTTAATTTTTCTTCATCGTTAATATAAACAACTGGTAAATTTTTATATATTTTTTCATATATTATTTTGTAATCATTAAATGGTCCTACAACTATTGGTATGCCTCCGAGATAAAGAGTTTCATATGTACGAATACATTCAATTCCATTTCCTCTTGGGGAGATTACACCAAGATATGATTTTACATAATTACTAAATTCTTTAAAAGAAATTTCATCATAAGAATCTACATAATCAAGTTCATTACAAATATTTTTTATTTTTTGTCTTAAATCATAATTTGTATTTACCCTAAAATTAGAAATCAATTTTTCTTTTATTATTGGCTGCGGAATCAAATGTGGGTTTAGTAAATATTCTTTTTTTTCAAAAATACCTTCATTTATTATACCATGACCTAATCTAATAGGTAATATATCTATTTCAATACCCAACGGTATTGGAGTGACTTTATCACTATTACAATTTGTGTTAGTTGCAAAAATGTGATAAACATTTTCAGGACATAAAGATAATCGTCTATCGTCAAAAGTTATGTCACCATTTGCTATTATTAGAACACACTTATTATTTTTATTTTTTAATCTTATAAATTCTTTTTCTATAAAATCTATTTTACAAAAAACTATTTTTTCGTCATCATGTAAATCATTACAGAACCTAGTCATTTGAATTAACTCATGATTAATCATCATTATTAATTTTTTTTTTAATTTTAGCAGGGTTTCCAAAAACTAAACTATTATCTGGAACATCTTTTGTAACGACAGAACCAGCACCTATTAAACTATTTTCACCAATAACTATACCGCAAATTATAACACTATTAGCACCAATTGAACATCTTTTCTTAAATAAAGTTTTTCTAAACCTATCATTATTTTTCCAATCACCATCAACTTTTGGTCTATAATCATTTGTTGTTACCGTATTTGGACCTAAAAATACGTTGTCCTCTAATGTAACACCCTCATAAATTAATGAATTATTTTGTATTTTACAATTATTACCAATAATAACGTTTGGACCGATATAAACCCCTTCACCAATAGTACAATTTTTACCTATTTTTGCGTTTTTACAAACATGTGAAAATGCCCATATTTTAGTATTTTCACCAATATCTTCTGTCTCAACTATTGATGTTTCATGTAAAAAATAATTTTTCATAATTAGATAAATTTTGGAATATTAAAAAATAAATTATCTAAATAAGTTTTATGATGATTATAAGGTCTACATGCATGACATTCTATAAAGAAATTAGAATTTAATTTTGATATATCATAAGATACTTCATTATGTCTATGACAATCAATTCGTCTATTTAAAAAAGTTGACGCTAAACTCAAGCTTGAAATTCTTGATTTATCTTCAAACGAGGAAAGTATTTTACAACTATAAGCTTCATCCGTACCCCATTTATCTCCCCACATTGTTTTAAGATTTAAAGAATTTATTTTTTTTATTTCCAATTCAAATGATTCTTCAAATTTATAAATATCACAAAAAGTCTGTCCTTTTGCAATATGATATGCTGAAGGACTAAATCCTCCTTCATCCCATTTTTTGGGATATTTGTTTTCAAATTTATATTGGTCGTCAATTAACATAATATAATTATTTTCGTCAATTAAGTTAATAGTTTCTTTAAAAAAATAAGTCCCTAATGGTATTTGATCAATACCCATTATAATACAAGTTTCACTTGGATAAAATTTAGTAAAATAAAATAAAGCCCAAGTGTATTGCCATTCTGAGATATTAGATATTTTTTTCTCAATTAAAATTTCACCGTATTCAGTAGATAAATTTGCATTTTTTAATTCATCTTCTTCACCAAAAAAGATTAAAGTTGGGGTTATGCCGAATTTTTCTTTATAAGTATATGATAAATTATTCCAAAAATCATAATATAAAGGGTTATTATTAGTTACTAATATTACTCTATCTATTTTCATTTGTTATTAATTAATTTGTACATTATGACTTGCGTGATAATAAGAAATTGTTTTACATTCACTGTAATGTTTTTCGTTAATTAGCGTTGATAAAATCATACCCCAAATAGGTAAATCGCCCCATCTATTACTATATATTCCGTGAGATAAATCAATTTTTTTTAAAATTTTATTCAAAATTTTATTATTTCTTAAAAAGTCAACATTAACAATCATAAAATTAGTATAAGGACATTTGATATTATTAAATGTTTTATGTGGCTGAATATTTGTTTCAATTAAAAATTCGTTTAATAATCTTTCAAGACCCACAATAACTCTACTATCATCTTGATCTTGAAATTTTGGGCTTACAAAATAAATTTCTTTTTCATTCATCTCATTTAAAATATTATTATCAAATTTGGTAATAAAACAATCTTCATCAATTCTTATAATAAATTTATAATCCTTAAGGTATTCTAAAAAATCTATTGACCAAAAATGACACATATGTTTATAACCTAACGGAAAATGTGAGGATAAAAAATTAGGAGGACATAAATCATTATTAATTATATTTTTATTATTATCGAACGCTTTTTTATTTCCACATTCTTTAACATTTTTAAAAATTAAACTTTGTTTTGAATTATTGGAAATATATAATTGATGATCTTCCGGAATATTTCCTTCATGAAATATTACCATATCAAAATCAAAATTAGATTTACTAATTATATTTTCATAAATTAATGTATTACGTTTAATTAACGAATTATATTGTGATACATTTTCATAGCCTCTAGTTAAGACTGTTATCGCTATTTTGTTCATATCTTTATTTAATTTTTATACATAAAGTTTAATATATGTAAATCCTCGACATCACAAAAATCATATTGAGTCCTAATCCAATCACTTTCTTTTTTAGGGATACCGGTATCAGCTTGACTTCTAACACACCTATCTTTCCAATCATCAAATGTTTTATGGTGATAATGATTTAATTGTGCAATATCGTCAGTCCCATTTTCATTAAATGGTCCAGTAAAATAATTTTTAGCTGTATTCATAATTTTTACATTCGGATAATGAGGACTAACCATAATACTATCTGATTGTAAATTTAGTATTGTTTTAATATGTTTATCAACATCTTTTTGTCTTATAGTAAATTGTTTAATTAATGAATTACTATTTTCACTTCTTGTCAACCTACCACAAGCGCCGAAAAAAACCCAATTAATTCCAATACCATAAGGATTATTAAACTCGTTTATAAAATCTTTAATATTTTGATGTTTTTTTAAAACTAAAAATTCATCAACATCAAAGAAAGCTACCCAATCATATTTAGTTTTATATTTTTTAATAAAATCATTATACGCGGATATCTGTCTAGCAATACCATCATATTTTATTTTTTTAATAAAATCGTGTTCTAAATTACAAATCCAATCATTTTCATAAATGATTATATCATCAAAACCTAATTTTTTATGATACAATACCCATTCTTTTATATAGAAATCTTCCATTTTAGCTATACAAACTAATGCAACTCTCATATTATAACAATTTATTATAATTATTTATAAACTTTTGTTCACCAATTCCTTGTGTTTGATGACTATCAAATTGAAAATGTGTAATTGTATTATTTAGTATTTTATATGGTATTTGATTTAACAAATAAAAAACACTAATACTTCTTTCAATCTCATGTCCGGAAAAAATTGATTTTTTAATATCGTTAACTAAAATATCAACCCATTCCATGTATTCATTAAACCTATCAAGTTTAAACGTATGATTAGATGTCATACTGCAAATAGTATTTTTAGGTAAAGACTCAATAAAATCAATTATATTAATATTATAGTTTTTAATCAAAGAAGTAATTAAATTTTGACTCCAAGGTGTATGACGTAAATATTCATATGAATGAACGTTATGTGGTATATAGCCAAAAATATCAAATTTTTTAGTTTCTATAACTTCATTTAAAATCTCCTCTAAATTAGATATTGTATTTATATCATATTCAAATAAGTTTATATACTTACCTTTAAGTAAATTATTTTTCCATAAAGCATACCAACCGGTATATGATGTTAATTTAGGATATTCTTCAATATTATTTTCTAAATTTCTTGCTATAATCACATTATCTAAATTTTCTAATTTAGATATATCGTTTTTACCTAAAAAAACATACGTTAAATTACTAAAATTATTAAATTTTTTATGTCTAATAAAATCTAAAATAATATCTTGATTATGAACAAATATAAATGTTTGAAACGTCATGAATAAACTTAATTAGTTATGAAAAACTTATTTAATTTTCTCATATTATCAATAACAAATGGTGCTAAATTTTTGTTATAGTCGTTATTCATTAAATAAGAATCCTCATCATTTTCTTTTCTAGTCTGAGACTCATAATGATAAGAAACTAAATTACCATCCAAATAATTTTCAAAACCTAAAGTAAGGTAATTAAGATTTAATTCGACATCTTCAAAACATGATTGATATGTTTCATTAAACATACCACATTTTTCAAATAAAGTCTTTTTAGTCATCATTAATCCGCCCGTATTACCAATTACTTTTTTAAGTGACGTTGAATGATTATAGTATGATTTAAATCCAACGTGTCCAAGAACAAATTTTTTATTCTTATCGAATCCTGCAAAGATTCCATCATGCTGAACCGTATTATCTCCGAAATGTAATCTACATCCAACAGTTCCAGCTTTATTATTTTCTTTAAAAACTTTTAACATACCATAAATAACATTATTTAATAACTTAATATCGTTATTGCAAAATAATAAAAATTCATAATCATTTGTAACATGATTTTTTACAACATCGTTATTAATTTTAGCAAAATTATAATAATCATATTCAATTAATTTAATATCACCGAGTGGTAAGATATTATCTTTAATCCATTCTTTTTCATCCGCCGATGAACCAGTATCTGCAATAAAAATATCAAATAAGTTTGGATTGCAATGGTCATAAAAAGATTTAACACAATCAAATAACATTTGAACCTTACCTTTAGTTGGGATTATTACCGCAACTTTACTGAAACCTTTTATTGACTTTTCTTTTATCTCAGGAACGAATATTTTTTCTGGTTTTAAATCTAATGGTAATTTACTTCCCCATTTTTCCAAGAATTTATTTTTGCTCTCCCAAAACTCTTGGTTTGGTTGTCCAATTGATTGATGTGTGATTTCAAAAGAAGATGTAACACCAATTTTAACTCCATCTAAATAATTAGGTACGCAAAATAAATGATCATAAAAATGGAATTTACCTATTGTTTCATCGAATCTATGTTTGATTTTATTTTTATCAAATGCAATAAACAATCCATCAATTGTTACAACGGGAATTAAAAATGGAAATTTTGGTGAATATTTACTTAACCATTTCTTTTGACCCTCAGGGTGATGATAAACTTGACCAACCATTGTTTGTTGCATTCTTTCCCAATAAACACCTGATTCCGGAAAATAACAAGAACCAGCTTTACCAATTATACCAAAATCAGGATTTTCATTAAAATCTTTTGATAACTTTACTCCCCAGTTGGTTTCTAATTTTATATCATCATGAATCAAAACAACAATATCATTGTTTGATTCTGAAATAATTTCATTATAAACAGTTGATAATGATTTAATTCCGGGATTAACTTTCTCAATAACTTGAACGTTTTTTAAACCACAAGTATCGATGATGTATTTAGTAAAGTTTGGTTTACTAGATTTTGTACTATATCCGATTGTAATCATTAAAATTTATTAAAAATATAAAAAATTTTCTTAAGAAAATCAATCTTTTTTTTTTGGATATATTTATAATGTATAAAACATTATAAAAATGAGAACAAAAAATAAAAAACCAACAAGAATAACTGAAAAACAGTTAGTAGCAATACTTAAAAAAGTAATTAATGAGCAAGATTCTTCAGAATATGATGATAATGAAGATGAAAAAGAAGAACATATTAAATTTATTGAAGATGCGGTATATGATTCGGCAATGAGTATTATAGGAAATTTAATAGCGGTTATTGATGACAACTATGAAGAAGGTATTGTTTTTGCTTTAGAGGAATTGGATTCTATTAAAAAAATTATAATGGATGTAAAAACAAGTTATTAATATGAAAAATTTATTAAAAATTACAGAAGACGAAAAAAAGCATATTTTAACTATGCACAAAACCAAAATTAATGAAAGTGATTTTGGTAGAATTGCTGGCGCTATTGCGGCAACAGGAGCAATAATGACACTAATATTGGCGCAAAGAGCGGTCGATATTTATGATTCAGAAGGAAATTCTGTTGAGGCTAATGTTGGTGATACATATACTGGTATTGTAACTGAAATGGTAGCAAAACCAAAAATGGGATTTGTTGTTAAAATGGAAACAGATGATGGTCATACTTTAGATTTCATGACATATTACAATAATTTTGTAACAGGTGATAAAATTAAGGTTGTTATTGGACGAGAATTTAATTCAGGTGGAATGATGGTGTTTCCTGATGTAACACACACAGAAAAAGTTAAATAATAAGTTTTATATTTTTAATAAAAATTCCCCCACTAGTTTTTAGCTAATTGGGGGAATTTACTATTAAAAAATTTAAATTCCAGTCGATCCAAACCCGTTTGAACCTCTTGTTTTTTCGTTTATTACGTCAACCTCAGAAACTGAAACATAACCACCACAGATTGCAGGTGATAAAACACCTTGTCCAACCTTCATTCCCTTTTTAATAACAATATCATGACCATTGGTGTTAAACAATATAACTTTTACCTCTGAAGTGTATCCATTATCTATTGTCGCAGGAGAATTTAATACCATTAATCCCTGATTAATCGCTAGACCGCTTTTACTTCTAATTTGTAACTCATGTCCAGCGGGTAAATCAAAAGCTAATCCAGTCGGAATTAAAGCCCTTCCAAACGGTCCAATTGTTACCTCTTCAGTCGAATGAAAATCAAATCCCGAATCACCATCATAATTATATTTTGGTAAAACAGCATCGGGATGAAGTTTCTTAACGTTTAATTCAATTTTTGGTTGCGCCATGCTAAATAATGTTGTAAATTCATCAAGTTCAGAATCAATTTCATCACCAATAGTTTCTTGCCAATTAGGTGATTGCATTTTCTGTTTAAGTTGTTCTAATTTTTCTCTAAGTTCATCAAGACTATCCATGTTAATTTAATTTTTCAAGTTTAGATACGACCATCATTAATACCTCGACATCTTTCTCACAATATTCAGCAATTTCTTTAGTCCCCTTGCTCCAATAATGTTCATGTACTTTACTTCCATTTACTTCACCAGTTTTAGATGAGTCAACACCAAGAGAAGCACACATTAATTCGAGAGTTGCGATTGAGAAATTATTACCATATTGCCAAAAATCTTTTGTATCAATTGCTTTAACCTCCCAAGGTTTTGTATCAAATGCGGGAAGAATAGCTGGTGGTTTTATTCCATTAATAATCATTCGTTTACATAGCATTGGGATATCGAATAATTTAATATTATGACCACACAAACTAAAATCCATTTTTGCAACTTTATTAAGCAAAGCCTTAACTTCACTTAATAATGTTTTTTCATCCTCATTTGAAAACGTTTGAATTTTAATTTCTCCATCAGGAGTTATAAAACCAAAGCTAGCAACAATTATTTTACCAAATTCAGGTAATAAAGCCGATTTACTTAAATAAAGTTCGTCAATTGTTAAATCTTTATCTTCAGGATATCGTTTTCTAAACCAGTCTTGGTATTTCTCAAACTGAATCGCTAAACTTGGATGATTTTCCTTTAAGGTTGTGAAGTCTTTTTCAAGCCCAACCGTTTCCAAATCAAAAAAAAGGATTTTACTAATAGGTTTATTAAACATTTTTTTAAATTATTGATTTATAAAATTCCGCTCTGTTTTTAGTAACAATTGATAATTCATATTTATCTTTGACTGTTTCATAAAGTCTTTCACCAAGGTCTTTAGCCCAATTTGGATTTTGAATAAGTTTCTTCATGTACTTTGCCCAATCACCATGATTTCTATTTTCATTTACCAAAAGTGCATTACCATCAACAAATTTACCATTTTCCAATGCATGGGTCAAGTCAATGGTATATGGACCAACATCTGAAGCTATAATTGCTTTCTTATAGAAACCCGCTTCAATAACTTTAAGCTGCGATTTCATTCGATTAAACATATGATTCATAATTGGTGCTAAGGATACATCAAATTTTGTATAATTCTTTGCATATGATGTTATTGGTCGGGTCCAAACTCTTTCATATGGTTCATTCTTAAATTTAGTTGTATCAAATTCAACAAATTTATCCAATTCTTTTTTATATTCCGGTGAAACCAAATTGTATTTATTTGTAAAAATTTCTTCATATTTAACCCACACCGTTTCATGTGGTTTAATTGGTCTTTTCTTTTGTTCACCAGTTTGCTGATTAATTTCAGTTATTTCACCTCTAGTATCAAAACCACAAAGGAAAACTTTCATTTTATCTTTTTCTGATGAAAGTGCGTTAAATGTACCATCCAACAATTTTAAATCATGTAAGTGAGATGAACCACCTAACCAACCAAAACGAAGTCTCTCATCTTCTTCTGTAACACCTTTAAATTGTTCTGTTTTTGTATCAATTGCATTTGGAAATACAACAACATCATTATGGAATTTTCTTATTTGGTCAGCAAAAATTTCTGTTGTTGTTGTAATATATTTTGCATATCTAAGACTTTCAATAATCTTCTCATTAATTTTATGTTGTACAATTACCGAATGCAAAGGATGTTCTTTTGTGGGTAACCAATAATCATCGATATCTGCAATCGTGATAATACCCATATTGTTAAGCATTTTAACAATTTCTGGAGACCTATCATAATCTCTACCAATACTTCGATGGTAGTGAACAATTTGATATTGCTTCCAATAATTTAAATTATCAACTTGTGGGTCGTAATCGATATCCACATGAAAATCATCCGGATACATGTTTTGTAACATTATGTGGGGGTCTACTGATCTGTAGGAACCTAACCAACCCCCGAACGGTCAGATGGGAGTACTAAGACTCGAATCTTTTCACGACCGTTAAGGGGCGAAATTTGTGTGTTTGTCATCTTTATCTATAAGATATAGTAATAATTTATTGTTTTTATAAATTATAATCAAAATTTTTGATTAGTTCAAGTTTTTTATAATTTATTTTTTTAAACCAATAGAATATTTATAATTATGAAAAAGATAAAATTAACAGAATCAGATTTATATAGAATTGTTAGAAAGGTTCTTCTTGAGCAAGAGGAAGAAAAGAGAAGTTTTACATTTTCTCCGGGAACATTTGCGTCTTTTATAACATCATCATCAGGTGAAAGATTTGTTAAACATCTTAATAACAAATATGATGAGGTTATTATTAATGGTGATTTGGATTTAGATGGAACACCAATTCAATCCTTACCTGATAATCTTCATGTTGGTGGGGATTTGAATTTATATGGAACACCAATTCAATCCTTACCGGATAATCTTTATGTTGGGAGAAATTTGGATTTAAGAGGAACACCAATTCAATCCTTACCGGATAATCTTTATGTTGGGAGAAATTTGGATTTACAAGGAACACCAATTCAATACTTACCGGATAATCTTCATGTTGGGGGAAGTTTGTGGTTAAATGGAACACCAATTCAATACTTACCGGATAATCTTCATGTTGAGGGAAGTTTGGATTTAAGAGGAACACCAATTCAATCCTTACCGGATAATCTTTATGTTGGGGGATATTTGAATTTACATGAAACACAAATTCAATCCTTACCGGATAATCTTTATGTTGGGGGATATTTGAATTTACATGAAACACAAATTCAATCCTTACCGGATAATCTTTATGTTGGGGGGACAATTTATATTAATGGAATACCTTTAAATGATAATGATAAGTTGGTTGCAAAATATAAAGAAAAATATAGAATTGATAGAGCACTTATTTAACCTTCTTAGCCTTTGTAATTTTACCCTCAAAAATTGTTTTACCAACTTTGAACTGGATAGTTTCATTTACTTTTGATGTATTTTCAATCAATAACCCATTTTCCTCTAAAAGTTCTTCAAATACTTCGCGCATCATTGACTTTAATTCATTTTTATTCGGTAATGATGTAATTTGTTTTGATTGAACATTAGACGGAGTTTCTTGTCGTTTTGTACCCATCAATCTGCTAGCTTTCTCAACTAATTCATCAGATAGTGCTGTTGTTGGTGGTTGCGGTTGCTGAATGGGGTGTTCAATCATTAATTTCTTAATTTCATCTGGAAGTCTTGAATTTAAAATTCTATCCTTAACAGGAACCGCTGAATTAATTGGTTTTGGTTTTACTTGCTGTTCTGAAAGATATTCCTGTGGGATATTATATTTAACATCGGGAACTTCAAAATCGTCAACCTGAGGTCTTTCTACATTTATTCTAGTATTTTCACTTATTCCTATATCACTAGTCTGACCTCTAGGAATTTTATTGTGTTTATCCATTATTTTTTTGGATATCATTAGTTTTTCAATAAGTGCGTCCATAGTTTTTAGAATTTAGCATTAATAATAAGACGATTCATGGATTTGTCACCAGTTCTGTTATAATTTGGTCTAACTTCATTAAATTTTTCATCGGTAGGGATGTAAGTCATGATTTTATCAACCCTAAATAAACGCCAACCCGGAAGTGGTTGTGTACCCAAAAAATCTGTGTGTGATGCACCCAAAAAGTCCCAAGCTCTTAATACTTGATTACCAGCTTTTGAGTAACCAAAAGCAACAGGTTCAATTTCTCTATTACCTTTACCTCCGGGTTCATCACCATCATAATACATGACCGTAATTCGTTTATTTTTTATCGAATCCATAATCGAATCAATTTTATTTCCAGTTTTTGGAACATCAGTTGGTATTTCTGGTTCATATTCGTCTGGTCTAAAATTCTTGATTATAAGTTTAATCGCATCATCGGTATAACCAGCAGATTTTAAATCACCAACTAAATCTTCAGATGGTTCATATTTTCTTTTGAATGTTGTTGTATTAATTAATTCTTTTGCAACAGCATCCATAAGATTTTTATCCATACCCGTATTTTTAAGTATGGATGCGGTAATTTTACCAAACTCTTGAACAGTAATTCGCCCTTCTTTTATTGCGTCAATAAGTTCTTGACCTGTTTTAGCGACAACTGGATTACCTTCAGAATCTACGTAGGTAATACGTTTAAATCTTGAAACAGAATCTAATGCATTTTTGACAATATCATCGCTAACCCCCGCAAAAACATCTTCTCTTGCAGGAATTAATTGTTCAATAATTAAACCGGTTAGCGATTCAAGTAATCTCATTGTCCAAAATCAGGATATGGCTTATTGTTGCTGTATTTATTAAATTTTAAATCACCAATTCTTTCGACATTATCTGTTAAATTACCTGCGGCTGTGTTATAAACATCTAAATCACCACCGGTACCTTTACCTTTTTCATCTCCGTCAGCAAGAGCATTTGGATTAACATCCGAATATTCGTTCGTTTTCTTATAGTCGTTCTTTGGGAACAATTTTGCCCTTTCAGCTTCAGCTATCTTTGAAAGGTTATTATTTTCTATTTGATTTGTATCAATTGGTTCTAAGTTTGCCATTATAGTAATTTTTTCATTAAATCATTTATTCTTTTTAGACTTTCAGTAACCTGATTATCAAATTTTTGAATCATTTTACTGTTATTTGCATCGACTTTTGCAATGTTAGGAACAATGTCGATAAATTCACTATTATCAACAGTATATTCTTTTTTTCTATCTTGTGTTGTTTTTAGAGATTCTCTTGACGAACCTAATGTTTGTTCAATCCAATTTTTAACTTTGTCTCCACCATTTAATACATAGGGAACATCTTCTTTTCTTCCTTGGTATTTATCGAACCAATTTTTCATTCTTTTCAATTGCTGATACGTAATTGAATTAGTATTTTGTAGTTCTTGGTTTCTTCTATAACCTTCAATATTAGAATCTGCATCAGGACAAAGACGGAAGCACACTTTTAAATGTTGTCGAAGATAGTCAGGAAATGGATATTTTTTACCATATAAATTACTGTTCATTTTTAAGTAAATTAAGTAACTCTTTTATTGATAAACCCTCTCTATTAGCCATTTTCTTTAAAGACTTCATATTCTTCATAAGAATTTTGCTAGCAGTTTTTTGTTCTTTAGGTCTTACATCATAATCATCAACATATTTTTTAGTTAAGATGTCTTCAACCATTTTAACCATTTTTTCTTTTTGTTTTTCAGAAAGTGTCATTCTATCCACAAAACCTTCTTTATTTTTTATGCTATTAGGAGCTTTTTTTGTTTTATTACCCGAAGGGTCTTTACCAAATTGTTTTGTTCTTTTTTTAGCTTCATCTGATTCTAAACCCATTTTTTCTAAATGTTTTTTAGTTTGTTTACCACTCATATTTTTTGTTTCATCATATCCGAAAGCATCTGAAAAATCGGTTTCCGTTATTTCGCCCTCATTATAATATGTTCTAAATCCTCGAAGAAGTGGATCATTTGTTTGTCTTGTTGCTGGAATTGTCTGATCAGTTGTTTTTCTTGGATGTTGTGTTAAATCCAAAATAGGAATTTTTGAAGAAGATAATGTCCCATCCGCATTTATAAATTCTTCAAGCTCATGTTTATCTTTTATTTTAATTAATTCAAATTTTTTCTTAATGTCGTCTTTTGAATATTTTTTCTTTGATTTAGCGATTTCATATATTAATGATTTAATTTTTGGTAAATCTGAGGTTGGAAAATCGATTTTTACATCATTTTTTCTAGCCTCACTTATTGTCGTCTCAACAGAAAAATATAAAGAAATTCTTTCTTTATTCTCTTTTAAGAAGAAATAATAAGGTTTTATAAAATATTCTTTGTTTGTATGAATCATTTTTCTTTTTAATTAATAAATATCATTCACTTTATATTTATCTATAAATACAAGAAAAAACACTAAATATGGCACAACAAAATATAAATCAACACGTTTTTGATAAATTTTATTTATCGCCAATTAATGGAAATATGGATTTAAGTTTAGCGACAAATAATAATTATAATGAAGAGATTATATTTTCAAATGAAGTAATTGCATATCTTGATGGTAATAGACTTCCATTACAATTCGATATTAATGATTTGGATTCTAACCCAGAATATACATTAATTTATAAACAATATAATCCAAATAATGTGTTATTATCAACAAATTATTGGAATCCAAATAATTTGGTTTTAACTTGTTCTACCATGTTTAACTTATGTGATATTGGTTTAACTGGAACAGATAATGGTTTGGTTGACCAAATGACCGGAGAAACAATAACCGTAACAAATGGTTTATTGCCGGATGTTGATAAATTTAATAGGTTAATGTTTGACAGAAGAATGAAATTGTTTCAGGTAACAGGATATACTAGTTCACGAAATGAAAGATTTTCTGGCTATTCTGCGACAACATTATATGAGGTGGTTTCAAAGACAGGTACAACTGAAGGAGTTTATCATGAGCTTTATGGTGGTTTCTATCAAGGATTTTATAAACTATTTGGTTATGATTATCAAACAATGCCAACTAGAATGCCTAAAGGATGGACGGTTGAGTTGATGTTAAAACCTCGACTATACCCCGAATATTTTCCATCTAGTGGGGAAACAACTCTCAATGGGTATTATCCTGAAAATAGTAATATGTTTTTTTATATGGGGACTAGAGCAGAAAATAAATATTATCATTATGCGGATGGTTCTCCTGTGTCAGATTCCGGGTATACTAGAGCAACATCTGGTTTAACTTGTTTAAAAACCTGTGCTTGCTCAAATACTGCGGTAACAAATTCTGATTGTATTGAAGTTTATCCACCATCAGCGGTAACTGTTGACCATTCTTATGGTGGTTGTGGTTACTATAATGAAGTTGTTTTAGAACCGGAATTAGACCCCGCATGGGATAGTATATCAAATGCAATTTCGCTGAAGTTTTGTGGCAATTTATCAAATCCTAAACTCGGTGTTAAGGTATTAAGGTTCGTTGGGGATTGTGTTGTTACCGGAAGTTGTGAAACTACTGGTACTACATATACAACAGGATACACCGTTACAGAATATTGTTCCCCAAATGGAATTTATGATATTTGTCCATCGGGTAGTTCTTTTGTACAGGTAGAACATTGGGTACAAATTGATGTTGTCTTTGAAAGGAATGCTTGGATGGATGAATGTGATTTAATTTATAAAGGAGGATTGGGTTCAATAACAAAATTTGAATATTTAGATTCACTTTTAGATAATTCTGTAGCGTTGGTTTCACCACCTATAACTCATCAACAAACAACCCCAGAACAAATAGAAATTGTAAAGTTAAATGAAGAATGGTTGCTTGAGAAGAAGTATAGAATGGGAACCTTAAAGTTTTATGTAAATGGTAAATTATTCTACACAATAGAAGATTTTGAAGAAATAATCCCAAGAGGTGAAAATACTAGGAAAGAAAGACAAATCGGTGTACCGTTTAATATATCGGTTGGGGGCGGCACTCAAGGATTACACGAAGCATTAATTTTTACTGGGTGTGTAACTGGTTTAACAACAACATATAAACAAGACCCAGAATTAGTACCTAACCAAATTTTAAGTGCGACAACATTATCTGGGTTATCAACAAATATTTTAATTGAACCCAATTTTGCGGGTAATTTTGAAGGAGCAATTGCTCAATTTAGAATGTATATAGAACCATTAAGTGCTGCACAAATCCAACATAATTTTAGAATTTTAAAAGATAAGTTTTTACTATTCGATTATTTTTGCGATACTTGTAATTGATATCATTATTAAAATGAGTTTTAACAAAAAAATTATTACTAAAGAAAAATTAATTGAAGCTCTTAATAGTGAGATTTCATTAGAGAAATTTTTTTCTGCGGATTCAATAGTTTTTAAAGATGATTTATCTCATTATGCTTTTGGGTTATTTAAAGAAGGATTCTCAAAAGAAGAAATTTTTAAAAAAATCTTGTAAATAGTTGATTACTACGTATTATGAGTTAGTTTTAAATAACTCATAATTCACATGGAAAAAAAACTAAATATTTTAGCACACGCCTCTTTTATTGGTAAAACCGGTTATGCTAATCATGCTAAATCATTTTTTTGCGCGTTAAATAAGTATGCTAATGTTAAAGTTAGAAATCTGACAGTAGGTGATAGTTGGTGTGGATTATCGGAAAAACCTCATGATAAAGAAGAGTATTTTACCGATGAAATGCGTAATATGCTTATACTGCAAACATTATACGAACAAGATAATACAAGAAAAGATTATCCAATATACGGTTACGATGGGTCTTTCATTCCTGATATTCATATCGTTTTAAATGATGTTAATAACCCATATTTTTATGATAACTATGATGGATATCGCATAGCTTATAATGTTTGGGAATCAACGGAATACCCAAAAGATTTTTTTGAAAGATTATTTTATTTTCATGAGGTTTGGGTACCATCTAAATGGCAAAAAGATAATTTAATTAAACAAGGTTACCCAAAGGAAAGAATTTCGGTTGTTCCAGAAGGTGTTGACCCTGAAGTTTTTAAACCAACAAATGAAATTGATTTATCAGAAAAGTTTACATTTTTACTTTTTGGTAGGTGGGAATATAGAAAATCAACAAGTGAAATAATTAGAGCGTTTAATGAAGAATTTAAAAATGAGGATGTTAACTTAGTTGTTTGTGCAAATAATCCATTTGCTAATGATGGGTTTAAAACAACTGAAGAAAGAATAATTGCAAATGGTTTGGAAAATAAAAATCTTAAAATAGTTAATTTTCCAACTAGAGAAGAATATATTAATTATTTAAAAAATGGTCATGTTTTTATTTCATGTGCTAGAAGTGAGGGGTGGAATCTACCTTTAATAGAAGCAATGGCTTGTGGTACGCCATCAATTTATTCAAACTGGGGAGCACAACTTGAATTTGCTGATGGATTAGGAATTCCTGTTAAAGTTACTGATTTTGTTTCAGCTAAAAACCAAGATAATTCATTTGTTGGCGATTATATAGAACCAGATTTTAACGATTTGAAATTAAAAATGAGAATGGTCTATAATGATTATAAATCATTTAAAGAAAATGCTTTATTAGAATCTGAAACAATTCACAGAAATTTTAATTGGGATTTGGTGGCTAAAAATGCTAATAATATTTTACAAAAAAAGGTAAATGACTTTGTTTTTGTTACTACCGGTAACGAAAATTATATGCCTCTTATTGAATGTTTAGTTAAGTCTTTAAATGAGTTTTCAAAATTTAAAATTATTGTTTATGGGATAAATTGTGATGTACCATTTGATTATCCAAATTTAATAAAAAGAAGATTAAATATTGAAGAATACTCAGAACATGATAGGTGGTTTTGGAAGCAATACGCATGTATTGAGTCAATTAACGAATCATTTGAAAATTTTGTTTGGGTTGATGGGGACGTTGTTGCAAATTTTAATATTGATAATATAATCAATTATTTCCCTTATGTTGGGAATTATCCGCTATCTGACATACACAGACAAAAAGAATTCTATGGATTTTTTTATGAAAATGGTGTTAAATATGAGCAACTATTTAATGAAAATCTTAGTAAATACTTAAATGTTACACCACATTTACCATTTATGCACGTTTGTCTTTTCATTTACAATAAAACCTGCAAATGGTTTTTTGATGAGATTATAAACCTCTATAAATCAACAGATTTAAATAAATATAGGCATTTATTCTTATGGAATGATGAAGGTGCTGATAATGCAATTAGATCGAAGTTTAATTTAAAAAACCATTTACCGTTATCTAATTTTGATGTTTCATCATATGATGGCGAATCATATGAGTTTATTAATAACCAACTATCTGATTTTTATACATTTTGGGAGAAAGATGGTCCATATAATTTTAATAAAATTTATGGACTTCAATATATTCCTGAAAATAAAAAAGATATTATCTACTTCCACGGTAACAAAAATGTTGACGCAGCAAATAAAATGATTGATTTTATTAAAATAAAAAGAGACAATTCTTTTTACGAATCAAATAATTTTTATACTTCAAAAAATGTAATAACAGATTTTAGTGATATAAAAAATATTGAGGGCGGAACTATTTGGGTTGCTGAAAATTACGGTTGGTCACACGCAATATATCATGAAATTTATAACTTACAGGATTACTATTTAAGTAGAAAAAAACAAATAAATGATGGGGATATTGTTGTTGATTTAGGAGGTAATATTGGTATCTTCAATAGATGGGCTTATTCACAAGGAGCGTCTAAAGTTATCTCATTTGAACCAGATAGAAGATATTTTGAATTATTGAAGAAAAACACAAGTCCTAATTCAATTCTTTTTAATGCGGCGATGTCTGATAGGATTGGGGAGTTGAGTCTATTTGAGAGCGACCATTTGGGTGGTTCAAATATATTTGGTGTGCCTAGTAACACAAAAAATTACAAGGTCCGGACTTATACATTAGATTTTTTATTTGATACAGATTTAATTACTCACATTGACTTTTTAAAGGTTGACGTTGAGGGTGCAGAACATCTAATTTTTAAAGGAATTAGCGATAACAATTTATCTAAAGTTAAAACTATTTCAATGGAATATCATCACTCACATTTTAATTTTGATGAAAAATTACGTGATGATTTTATTAATAGATTTGTTAGTCTTGGCTTCAATTCTTATCTTTTATTTATGGGGACAAATAATGCATTACAAATGATATATTTTTATAGATAATGGCGCACGTAGAACAAAGAAATTTTTGCATTAAAGTAAAAGAAAAGTTTCCTGATTTTTTTAAAAATAAAAAAGTCTTGGATATTGGTTCATTAGACATAAATGGTAGTAATCGAGATTTATTTGAGGATTGTGATTATATAGGATTAGACGTTGGTGAAGGTAGGAATGTCGATGTGGTATCTGTTGGTCATTTATATGATGCTCCAGATAGTTTTTTCGATACGATTATTTCTACTGAAGTCTTTGAACACGATATGTTCTATGAGGAAACCGTTAAAAACATAATGAGAATGTTAAAACCCGGTGGCTTATTTGTATTTACCTGTGCCGCACCGGGAAGACCGGAGCATGGAACTAGACGATGTGGTGAAGAGTGCGCTCCATTATTGATACAAATTTCAGAAGAATGGGCTGACTATTATAAAAATTTAGATAGCCATGATTTTAAAATTATACCAAGTTTTAATGAAACATTTCCCGATGGTTATTTTGAATTAAATAATTTATATCTAGAAATACCATCTGATTTGTATTTTTATGGTATAAAAGGTGGTGAGAAATATTACATAAATAATATTGTTACAGAATACAATAAACCAGAATTTAATGAACATATTTTTGTTATTGATTCTTGGCCTGACGATGAAAAAAAAGAAAATGATTTAGTTAATTTAATTAAAAAATTAAAATCATTTAATATTCAAATTTTACTAGCCGGACATTATCCGATTAAAGAAGAAATACAAAAAATGGTGGATTATTATATTTTTGATAAAAATAATCCATTATTACTTTCTAGTGAATTTAATTCGTTTGATGTTGGTAGTGGAAGATGGGCAGAAACTTCAGAATATAGAATAGATATGTCAATGGTCTTTCATCATGATTATGCAATATGGGAAACAATGAGAACGGCATTTAATTTTTGTAAATTTTTAAATAAAAAATACATTCATTTCTTAGAATATGATAATAATCCAAATGTTTTCCAATATAAACAATGTTTTATTGAACAAATAATTAATCATGATGCAATCATATACGAATATAGTTTAGATTCAGCAAAAAATTTAAATCCATATTGTGCCACTTTTATTTTTTCAATAAAAACAGATATCGCATTAAAATTAATTTCACAAATAAATTCAAAAACGGAATATTTTACTAACAAACCTAAAGGTTGGCAGTTAGAGCGAGTTTTTTTAGAAAAATTAACTAATGTTACAAATAACATAAAACTTTCAGAATATATTGCAAATGAAAATGAATTAAATACTCAAGCAGTTTGGAATAGAGATGGTATAGTTAAAAATGGTGCAATATTTCAATCCTACTTAGCTGTTGATTATAAAAATCATTTATATTTAGAACTAATATCTGGTTTTGATAGTAAAAAAGCTGATAAAGATTATATTATAGAGATTGAGTATCTTTCAACAAGAAAGTTTATAACATTAAAAAAAGATAACATGATGATTGTTCCGTTAGGGGAATATCACGTTGGAGGTTATGTTAAATTATATTATGAGGGGGTTTTAATTTTTAATGAATTTCTATATAAATCAGCAAAAAAATTTAGAGAAGTGAGTTCAATTATTTTAAAAAATGAGTCACTACCTGAACCCAAAATTAATATTAATTTTATTGATGGGGCGTTTGTTGAAATATTAGATGATATTGATTCTAAATATGATGTTGAATTTATAGATAAGCAAACAAATCGTGTAATTTTTGGAACAACAATAAAAAATAATTGTTGGGCTAAATGTAATAAAAAATATTTTATTGATTGGAAAATCAAAATTAAATCACAATACGGTAAAGAATATACATATGACTTAGATTTAAAAAATCAAAATGTTTTGATTTCATTTGAGTCTAAATCCTTAGGGGATACTTTAGCGTGGATGTCATATGTTGAGGCTTTCGGTATCAAACACGGATGTAATGTTATCTGCTCAACATTCCACAATGATTTATTTGTAAACCAATATAAAAATATTAAATTCGTTAAACCGGGAAATACAGCTAGTAATATAATTGCTCTTTATAGATTAGGTGTTTTTTATAATGGAAATAATTTTAATGAGGAATATCATTTAATGGACCCAAAAAAGGAACCACTATTAAAAATAGCTTCCGACATATTGGGATTAGAATATAAAGAATTAAAACCAAGTCTTCCCGTTTTATCAATAAAAAAAGAAAAACGAGTTTGTATAGCAACACATTCAACCGCACAATGCAAGTATTGGAATAACCCAACTGGTTGGCAAGAAGTTGTTGATTTCTTGATAGAAAATGGATATGAAGTTAGATTGTTGTCAATTGAAGAAGATGGATATATGGGTAATAAAAATCCTATCGGTGTTACACAACAACCAAAAGGTGAAATAACAGATGTCCTTAAAACATTACAGGAATCGGAATTTTTTATTGGTATTAGTAGCGGACTAAGCTGGTTAGCTTGGGCATCTGGAATTAAAACAATACTAATATCCGGTTTTACTGATAAATATTTAGAACCATTAAATGATATTTATCGGGTAATAAATAAAGAAGTATGTCATGGGTGTTGGCACACACATAAATTTGACGCTGGCGACTGGAATTGGTGTCCAATACACAAAGGAACATCTAGAGAATTTGAATGCTCTAAATCAATAACCGCAGACCAAGTTATTAATTTAATTAAAAATGAAAATTTATGTTCAAATTGCGTCATATCGTGACCCGCAATTAATTCCGACAATTAAAAATTTATTAGAAAATTCAAAAAATCCAGAAAATTTAAGGATTGGTATTGCTAGACAATATCATCCAGAAGATAAATTTGATGATTTGTCTGAGTATGATAACGATGAACGATTTAGAATTTTAAATATTCCATATGAAGAATCTTTAGGTGTTTGTTGGGCTAGACATTTGATTCAACAACTTTATGATAATGAGGAATATACCCTTCAGATAGATTCTCACATGAGATTTGAAAAAGATTGGGATGAAACATTAATTAATATGCTTGAAGGATTAAAAAAAGATGGTTATAGAAAGCCACTATTAACAGCATATGTACCATCATTTAATCCTGAAAATGACCCTAATGATAGAGTCAAGGTTCCTTGGCGGATGGTTTTTGATAAGTTTACACCAGAAGGTGTTGTATTTTTTCTTCCTGAGGTTATCCAAAATTGGAAACAATTAGATAAACCAATTCCTGCTAGATTTTACTCTGCACATTTTTGTTTTACAATTGGACAATTTGCGTTAGAGGCGCAACATGACCCCGAATATTATTTTCATGGTGAAGAGATTTCTATCGCAGCAAGAGCATATACACATGGATATGATTTATTTCATCCGCATAAGGTCATTCTTTGGCATGAATATACTAGAAAGGGTAGAACAAAGCATTGGGACGATATACAAAATTGGTCAGCTTTAAACAAAGAATCACACAGAAGAAATAGAGTATTATTTGGTATGGATAATGAAATTCAAAACATTGATTTTGGTAGATTTGGTTTTGGTAAATTAAGAACTTTAAGAGATTATGAAAAATATGTTGGTTTATTATTTGAAAAACGTGCTATACAGCAATACACGTTAGATAAAAAATATGCACCAAATCCATATACATTTAATGATGAAAATGAGTGGAAAAATAGTTTTGCATCAAAGTTTAAATATGATATAAAAGTTCCAAAAATTAATTTACAAGAAAAAGATTATGAGTTTTTTGCTATTGCTTTTCACGACAAAAAAGATGAAACGTTATACAGAAAAGATGCAGACAAGATTGAAATTTTTAATTCTTTTAAGACAGTTGATGACTTTATAACAATTAGGAGAGAATTTAATAATGAACAAATTCCGGCGTATTGGGTTGTTTGGCCTTATAGTAAAACAAAAGGATGGTGCGATAGATTGGTAGGTGAAATTTAATTATTTGATATATTTATTATTAAAAATAATAAATGGAATTCTTTATTAAAAAAAACGCAACACTTCCTGTTTTAAAAATGCAAGTTTTAAATAATGGTAGGCATGAATATAAAACATTTATGAATTTACTTGAAACTGCGACAATTTCATTTACAATGATTAATGAAGCTACTGGAATACCAAAAATAGCAAATGCTCCAGCATATATAACAGATAAAATTTTTGAAAATCCTAATGCTGATAGGGAATATTATGTTTATTATCTTTTTTCACAGAAAGACACTAATAAGGTAGGACGTTATCAGGGTCAATTTGTACTAGCCTTGAATAACGGGACATTAATTTGTCCAATCAGAGAGGATTTATACATAAATATAACGGATAGTACAATTTCATAAAAATGAATTTTTTTATAAAAAAAAATGCAACACTACCATTTTTGGTATTAAAAATAATTAAAGGTGAGGTAGATGATTTCTATGAATATTTTGATTCATTATCTTCAACCACAATTAATTTCTCAATGAGAGATACTGAAACAAAAAAATTAAAAATAGTTAATGATTCATGTAACATAGAAAAAAATGAAAATGAAGAAAGAGATGAATATTTAATTTATTATCAATTTAAAAATCACCATACCAAATTAATAGGTCGCTACGAAGCGGAATTTAATATTCAAGAAAATCAAAAAAAAATAGGTTTACCATTAAAAAATAAACTCTATATTAATGTTGTTGATAGTTTTGCGGCAAATAATCTTTCATATAGTTCTACTACAGCAACAATAGTAAGTAATAATTGTTGTGTAACATCTATAACACAAGAAACTTTCTTCTTATTAACAGAAGATAATATAATACTTGCAACTGAAGATGGTGAAAATATTCTATGGATATAATATTTATATTTAAAAAAGATTATGGCTAATAAAAAAATTAGTAACTTACCTGAGTATAACACACCACAACCAAATGATGTGTTACCAATTGTTAATGTTGCTAATAGCGTAACACAAAAAGTACTATTTTCAGCAATTAGTCAAACAATAACATCAGGATTAGTTGATGTTTTTGTGACTGGTGGTACTTATTCAGCTGGAACAGCAACATTTATAAATAATACTGGCGGAACGTTTAGTGTTAGTGGCTTTACCGATAGTCAAGCAGGTTCCTCAGGAACATCAGGGACAAGTGGCTCATCTGGCTCTAGCGGAACATCAGGGATAAGCGGCTCTTCAGGAAGTTCTGGAACATCTGGTACAAGTGGTTCATCAGGAAGTTCTGGTACAAGTGGTTCATCTGGTAGTTCAGGAACATCTGGAACAAGTGGTTCATCAGGAAGTTCTGGTACAAGTGGTTCGTCAGGTTCTTCAGGAACAAGTGGTTCATCTGGTAGTTCAGGAACATCTGGAACAAGTGGTTCATCAGGAAGTTCTGGTACAAGTGGTTCGTCAGGAAGTTCTGGTACAAGTGGTTCGTCAGGTTCTTCAGGAACAAGTGGTTCATCAGGAAGTTCTGGTTCTTCAGGTACAAGTGGAATAAATGGTTCTTCTGGAACATCAGGAACAAGTGGTTCATCTGGTAGTTCAGGAACATCTGGAACAAGTGGTTCATCAGGAAGTTCTGGTACAAGTGGTTCATCAGGAAATTCTGGTTCTTCAGGAACAAGTGGTTCATCTGGTAGTTCAGGAACATCAGGAACAAGTGGTTCATCAGGAAGTTCTGGCACAAGTGGTTCGTCAGGTTCTTCAGGAACAAGTGGTTCATCTGGTAGTTCAGGAACATCTGGAACAAGTGGTTCATCAGGAAGTTCTGGTACAAGTGGTTCGTCAGGTTCTTCTGGTACAAGTGGTTCATCAGGAAGTTCTGGTTCTTCAGGTACAAGTGGAATAAATGGTTCTTCTGGAACATCTGGTACAAGTGGTTCTTCAGGAAGTTCTGGTACAAGTGGTTCATCAGGTTCTAGCGGAACATCTGGCACAAGTGGTTCTTCAGGAAGTTCAAGTGTTACTAATTTTCCGGTAACTTTTAATAATTCTGGAAGTGGAAATGCATCTGGGGTTAATTTTGATGGTTCTGTTGCACGAACTGTTAGTTTTAATACAATAGGTGCAAATAAAGTAATAACCTCTGGTACCGCTGCTCCGACCGGAGGTAATGATGGAGACATCTATTTACAATTTACATAATCGCTCAATATGATTAAAATAGAAAAAAATACAGAAGTAGAATCAAACATAAACTACATAACTTGTGAAAGTGGGGAATTTAACGATACCGATTTAGTTAAGTGTAGACTTAAAACCAAACTTTCAGAAAACACCGTTATGTTTCTAGTATCACAAATAAAAAACACAACCAATGAAAGTAGCATTTGAACAGATATTTAATGGGTCGCTAGACCAAGTTGCAATAGGTGGTGCTTATGACGCAACAAAAATAAACAGAGGTAAGCATACAGGACAATTCAATCTTGGAGCAAACGCGATTGATAAATTCGTAGGTCCAGCACCTGTTGGTGTTGCTAACTTCGGTCAATCATCATTAGCTATACCCTCTCAGTTTGTTCATCCAGTCAAAATAACAGACGATTTATTTTGGATTTTTGGTGCGGATGTTGCTAGTGCAGGAGCTACACGTAGAGTCCAATTATGGACTTTTGTCCCTTCTACCAATACGTACACTTTTATAGGCGCAATTACTTGTACATTTCCTACCGCTACTGCTCATACAGTAAGAGGCATTCGTGTTATTCTTGAAAACTACACAACAGGTACAGTAGGTGTAAGCGGTACGGCAGTAACAGGTTCGGGAACCACTTGGAATACAGACAGACTTTCTGTAGGTTCACGCATAGGGTTTGGTTCTACCAATCCTAATAATATTACACAGTGGTTTCAAATATCTGCTATTGGTTCTGATACAACAATCACGTTGACAACTTCAGCAGGAACAGTAGCATCAGGGACACCTTATGTCATTCAGGATTTAATGATTGTGCAAGCTACAACCAACGCAACTGTTACTAATGGTGGATTGTTTGTGACAAAAGGGTTACAATATGGCGATTTCCAAAATCCAGCAATAGTCATTCCTGCTGCTACTACCGTTGATAGGATAAAGGCGGTGTATTGGTTGAAAGATGCGGCCACTATAACGAATGACGTTATTGGTGGATGTGCCTTAGGAGATAGAGATAGTTGGACTCAACAATACATCTATTCTACTGAAGGTGCATCAACTACATTAGCGATTTACCGATATAACATTAGAGCGGCTCTTACTCCAAGTGCGGGTGCATTTACACTTACTGGGACAGATATTGTTATTACGGGAAACCAAGCAGTAACGGGTAACATTTCTCAGTTTAACAATGGTAGAGTGGCTACATTGCAACACGGAGCGGGCAGTGGTGTTCCTTCTTTATACCTATTCACTACTACTCGTATTATTCGTGTTCCTATTTCAAACATAACAGCAGGTAACACTTCCTTTGTTGCAGATACTATGAGCGAAGTCGTTCCGGGCGGTACTGAAACAAATGTTGCTATTGGCACATTTGCTACATTTGATGTTGCTCAATCAATGGATAAACTTGTTATCGCTGGGGGGGCAGGCACAGTATCATTGTACATCACCGATTATTACACAGGGGGTCAGCAAATGGATAGGAGATCAAATATCATATCAACACAAATGGTTTCATCACTGCGTGACGTTGACAGTCCAATTTATGTTCACCAAATTCCAAGCCAAGCGCCTTCTGTTTGGGTTGAAGATGGATGGTTATTTTGGATGTATGGTACGACCACAACAACTAATACAAATGCTTTAAGTGTATATCCACTTGCAGCAGATTTGGATTTTCAAGCTGAAGTAAACAACAGGATAATACTACCTAAAATAACATTGGGTGCTACACCCGCAAAATTATACAGAGTTGCTACCACCAGTATGGGAAATGTAGGCGATGTTACAATGGGCGTATCGCCTGATTTTTACAGAATTCAGGTTCGCACATCAGGTATTGATAACAATAGTGGAGGATGGACTGATATATCACAAGACGGTGATTTATCAGGACTTGGCACACCTTCAACTATCCAATTTGCTTTGCAGTTTAGAACTGCGGGTGTAATTATGTTACCTGCAAGGGTTTTAAGTTTGGCTTTATTGTACGAAACTGACGATGCTCTACCTTCTCAATATCGTTGGAATTACGCCGATTTCAACACTTCTAACGGAACATTTGCGTGGGTTCAAGCAATTCTTTTTGGAACGACGATTGGAACACACACCATCAACATTTATCGTGCCGATACGGATGCCTTGGTGCTTACACAAGCAAGCACATCAACTACCAATGGTACATTCGAGAATTGGGATGGTAGTGCGTGGGTAGCTGGTTTAGGTGCCGATACTGTAGGAAGAAGGAGAAGGTTTGTTCCTTCAGGTTCATTACCCGGATCAGTTGATTTATATGCTAAAATAACAATTGCTTAATGAGTTTACAATTAACATTCGGTGGAGCAGAGACTGTTCTGGTACGAGATACCGGAACAGCTAATGCTGTGCAAGGATTTGTTAGTGAAGAAATTGTTGTTTCTAAGAACGTAACTGCACTACCTACCAACTTTTTATTCCAATTATATGAATACATTCAGGCTCCACTAGTATCAATAACGGGTACAGTTGCTTGGATAAAAGTAAGTGGAGTTTGGAAGCAAGCCATAGTATGGTTAAAGGTAGGTGGTGTTTGGAAGATAACAACCCCGTTTATTAAAGTAAGTGGAGTTTGGAAGTGATTATTGACAATACTAATCATAATTCTTATTTTTAAGAAAAAGGTAAATGTCATTATGTATGACAGCAAATAAACCACTTAAATTTATAAACTTATGATTAGTCAAGAAGAAATTAAGTCCTTTTTGGAAGGAAGTGACCCAGAAGAGTTTATTGTATCCGTAGAGTTCGATTACGTATCAAATTCGATTTTTAAAGTCAAAGAATTACCTAATGGAGATAAAAAAATACTCCAAGATAGATTTACCCCATTTGCGTGGGTTGGTGATTTAAAAGGTTTAAATTTTTATGAGAACTCAAAACAAAAACAAAAAGAAGCAATAAATAAACATGGTATTGTTATTGAGAAATTAAGAACTGATAGTAACCAGAGGCTTGAAAATGGTTTAAATTTTATTGTTAAATCATTAAAAGGTTACAGACAGTTAAAACAATTTTTTAGTGAAGGTGGTTTAGATATTTGGGGTTCAGCTAAAGATAAGGTTCTTATGTTATCTCCAGTAGAACAATACTTAATCTCAAAAGAAAAAAGACTATTTAAAGGGTTTGATGAATATAATGATATTACTAGACTAGTATTTGACTTAGAAACAACATCACTCGAACCAAAAGACGGTAGAATCTTTATGATTGGTATAAAGACCAATAAAGGTTTTCATAAGGTTATTGAGTGTTCTGATGATGACGCGGAGAGAAAAGCTATTTTAGAATTTTTTAAAACAATTGACGATATAAAACCAACAATTATTGCTGGATATAACTCAGCAAACTTCGATTGGAACTGGATATTTGAGCGTTGCAAGATTTTAGGAATAGATATTAAGCAATATTGTAAGACCTTACATACTAAAGTTAGTATTACAAAAAATGAACAAGTTTTAAAGCTTGGAAATGAAGTTGAGCGTTACAGTCAGGTAACAATGTGGGGTTATAATGTTATTGATATTATTCACTCTGTTAGACGAGCACAAGCAATTAATTCAGGTATTAAATCTGCGGGTCTTAAATATATAACAAAATATATTCAAGCAGAAGCAAAAGACCGTGTTTATATCGACCATGACAAAATTGGACCAATGTATAAAAATAATGAAGAATATTGGTTAAATATAACAAATGGTCGGTATAGAAAAGCGGACAATCCTGAATTTAGTGATTTGGATAAGAAATTTCCGGATGTTTATATAAAGACAAATGGTGTTGATATTGTTGAGCGGTATCTAGATGATGACTTGGAAGAAACCCTTAAGGTTGACGATGAATTTAATCAAGGTTCATTTTTGCTAGCATCATTGGTACCGACCACTTATGAAAGAATTTCTACAATGGGTACAGCTTCCTTATGGAAAATGATTATGCTTGCGTGGTCATATAAACATAAATTAGCAATACCTCAAAAAAATAGTAAACAAGATTTTGTTGGTGGTCTATCGAGACTACTTACGGTAGGCTACTCAAATGATGTGTTAAAACTAGACTATTCTTCGCTTTATCCATCAATTCAGTTGACGCATGATATTTTTCCTGATTGTGATATTACAGGTGTTATGAAAGGTCTTCTATCTTATTTTAGAGATGCTAGAATTCTATATAAGAATTTAGCTAGCGAACTAGCAGAAACAGACCCAAAAAAATCAAAATCTTATGATAGAAAACAACTCCCAATTAAGATATTCATCAACTCAATGTTTGGCGCATTAAGTGCTCCGCAAGTGTTCCAATGGGGTGATATGGACAAAGGAGAACAGATTACTTGTACCGGTAGACAATACTTGCGACAAATGATAAAATTCTTCACAAAAAGAGGATATAAAATTCTAGTATTGGATACTGACGGTTGCAATTTTAGTTTACCTGAAGGTGTTGAATCAAAAAAATATGTTGGGAAAGGTCTAAACTGGAAAGTTAAAAAGGACAAAGAATATGTCGGCTATGATGCTGATGTTGCTGAATTTAATGACACTTTTATGTCAGGTCCAATGGCTTTAGATTGTGATGGTACATGGGTTTCTTGTATAAACTTATCAAGAAAGAACTACGCTACTTTGGATGGTAAGGGAAAAATTAAATTGACCGGAAATACAATTAAAAGTAAAAAACTTCCCCTATATATTGAAGGATTCTTGGATATCGGAATTAAATTACTCTTAGAAGGTAAGGGACAAGAATTTGTTGAGTATTATTATGAATATTTAGGAAAAATCTATAACAAAGAAATCCCACTTTCTAAAATTGCGCAACGAGCTAAAGTAAAATTATCGATTGAGGAATATATTGAACGTTCCAAAAAGAAGACAAAATCAGGTGGGGCGATGAGTAGAATGGCACACATGGAATTAGCAATAAAGCATGGTTTAAATGTTAATTTAGGTGATGTTATTTATTATGTTAATAATGGGGTTAAAGCATCCGATGGTGATGTTCAAAAAGTCTCTAAAACCGGAATTAAAGAGAATCCGACAAAGGATGATATGAAAAAATATATATCTAAGAATGGTTGGACTGAAGGTCATGGTACGGATAATTGGTTACCGCCCGGAAATAATAATGATTGGTCTTCTGTTAGTTTAGAAGAGGTGTATGAAACAGCAATTAAAACGGATGTTAAAATAAATTGTTATTTATTAGACCCAAAAACATTAGAGCAAAACGAGAATTTAACCGGTGAATACAACGCAGCTAGAGCAATAACAACATTTAACAAACGAATCGAACCTCTATTGATTGTTTTTGATGATGAAGTTAGAAATAATCTATTGGTTGATAATCCGGAAAAACGTGGATTATTCACTAGAGCACAATGTGAGTTAATTAATGGTAAACCTTTTGAAGAAGGGGACCAAGATACTATCGAGGAGTTGTTGACAATAAGTGATGGGGAAATTAAATTCTGGAATAAAGTTAATATGGACCCGAATTATATCTATAAATTAGCTCAACCGGGGTGGGAAGAAAAAATATCAACTTAATTTTAAACCATCGGATGACATAATATACCAGTTATTCATCACTAATCTAAATTCAACACAAGCACCCTTTTCAATATTAATTTCATCATATTCCTCATCTATGGAATTATTATCTGGTATAATTATCACGCTAGTTAGTGCTTTAATTGTTATGTGTTCAGTTGTTTTTGAATCTAATTTTATTTTACACAAAGGAACATCTTTAACAACAATAAATGATTCACCATGCGTATTATATTGATTTTCAGATATAATAGCAGTTTCTGATACGGTCATAACCGTATTATGTATAACTTTATTTACAGGTATACTTTTGAATATTGACATATTAAAATATATTAAATACTTAAAATAGGTACAGGGAATGCGCGGAATTTTAATTCTTTATTCAAATTCTCCGCTACCTGTGCTGCTTTTTCCATCACTTTTTCGGGTCTTAATCTTTCCAATCTTAATTTAAGCTCTTCCTCTAATTTAGATTTTTCATCTTTAGCTTCAGTTAATAAACTCTGATAATCCATTGTTAATTCACTGTCTGGGGTCTTTAAATTACCACTAAATTTACCTCTAACTCTACCACCTAAAACTTCTTTACAGTAAGCAACAAACCACCGTCTAACCCATTGTTGTGCTGGATTATTTAAATCACCCCAAGACAATTCCTCTAACGGAACATCTGAAGGTAATTTTACAATATCTGGATTAGCTTTTAAACAAGCGTCTCTATCAGCACCTTCGACTTCGTAATACCAATACCAAACTCTGAATCTATTAACCGTGGAATTACCAAAATCAAATCTACCGCCCGGAGTATTATATAAGTGAACTAATCTTTTACCGTCAGGCGCTGCGGTAATCCTATATGTTAAATCACCTTGGAAAAGTCTATTTTTAATGTTAATATCTTGTAGTCTCATTAGGATGTCAAATCCCGGAGTCATGAAGTAATTACCTACAGCCCCTAATTGAGCATAACCACCGGGACCACCAAGACCGGGACCGCCCATAAATCCAAATGACCAAGGATCAAATAGAACGTTATTCATTTCTGCGGTAGTAAACCAAAGCAATTCATTTATTTCTCTACCAGCAGGAATTTCATAAATTTGTTGATTTTTAACCAAATCGAAATAGTCTTTCTTTAAAACACTATCACCACCAGCTTGTAATCCAACAATTTTAGAATATGCATAAGTATATTGCGTTTCATAATTCATGCTTCTGGTAATCAAAGCCTTAGCAACAGACTGTTGGTCCATATTTAAACCAGCAAGAGTGGTCCACTGTGACTCAATCAACCAATCTTGTACATACTGAGAATAATCATTTATTGAGAATTCTAAAAAAGAATCCATCATTTCATCTTCTAATTCAACAGCACGAATTGGTGCTCCTAAAAGATGTCTAATTTTAGTATATAAACTACTTCTTTCTGGTTCTTGTATTATTGCCATCTTAATTGGTATTTCTACCAATAAATATCATAATAAAAGAATTAATCTAAAATAAATAATAAGTCCTTATCTTTAAAGATACAAACGCCCTCATCAATTATTGTGTTAGCGTTTGAAAATACATATGTTTTTTTGTTTTTTTCAAAAATTAACCAATCGGTTTTGTATTTTTTTATTGAAGATGACGGTACTATTTTAATGGTATTATTTTCGGTTACAATTTCTTTAGCTGGTTTTATTTGCGCATTTGCCACCAATCCATTAAGCTTAACTTGCACATCAATTCCTCCGCGCATATCATCACTATTACCGTAACCAGAAATTTTTGCAACATTGTTTTCACCAAATCGTTTAATTAAAGCATCCACCACTAAATTTTCAATCGAATCCCCCTTTTTTGTTGTCTCTGAAAGAGCGGTAATTAATTTTTTAAATGTTTTGGACTCCTTACTAAAAATTCTATACTTAAATAAATCAATATGTTCCATTAAAGTGGAAATCTGTTTTTTTAATTCTTCCTTATTTTGAGAATTATTAAGGAAATCAATAGAATCTTTACCATTGATTTCTAAGACTTTATTAATGTCTTCAGTCAAAATCTTTAATCCTAAAATGTTTGTGTTTAATTTATTAAGGACAGACCATCCCTTTTTCTCAACATCATAAACACCGTGTATATCATTTATTATTCTAAAATTTTCATTAAAAACTTCAGAGAGAACATTACCAATGAAAACTTTATAACCTTCAAATAATTCCTTATTTTTTTTATAAACTTCTAAGTAACTTCCGAAGTTTTCTCTACCATAAGATTCTTCTAATATTTCAGAACTATTATTCATACTCTCTTTAATATTTTCATTTTGTTGATTTTCTAGTCGTTCATTAATATATTCCCAATTAACGACTCTCCAGAAATTTTCAATATACTTATCTTTCTGGTTTCTATAAGTAAGATAGTAAGCATGTTCCCATAAATCAAGTCCTAATAGGGGAAAACCGCCATTATCAACAATACCCATCAACGGGTTGTCTTGATTAGGTGTGTTCATTATTTTTAATGTACCTCTTTTTGTTAAAACCAACCAAACCCATCCGGAACCAAAACGTTCTTTTGCGGAAGCTTCAAATTTTTTTCTAAATTCTTTTATTCCACCAAAATTTTTTTGAATTATTTTAAGAATTGGACCGCTAGCTTCTTGTTGTTTTGGAGATAACATCTTCCAAAAAATTGCATGATTATATGCTCCACCGGCATTATTTCTAATATCGGTGTTATATTGACTAATTGTTTTGACAATATGTTCTAAATCATCCTCTTTTTTTCCGCTTTTTGTTAAAGCATCATTTAATTTATTAACATAACCAATATAATGTTTGTTATAATGGTAACTCATAGTTTCCGGGTCAATAAATTTTTTTAGCGAGTCAAACTTATACGGTAACTTTTCAATTGGAATTTTACCTTTTACGTTTTTAACCTTTTTTTCTTCTCGAAGGTAACCCTTTTTCATTTCTACTCTGTAGATTTCTTCCTCCAATCTGTCAATTCTATTAATTAAATTTTTCATGACCAAAATAATTGTTACCTTTATTATGTGAAAGTCAACAATTATAAATAGTTTGATTATCTAGAATTATTAATGAAAGAAAGAATTTCTTCAACTGAATCAACTTCATTCATTCCATCTCCCATAACAGTTCTCACTATTTGCTTTTTTCTATTTAGAATATCATAAATTTTACCTTCAATTGTATTTTCAAAAATTGGATAGTATACCAAAACTTTATTTTTCTGACCAAATCTATACGCCCTATCTTCTGCTTGAGCATGATCTGCTGGGACAAAGGATAAATCGTTCATTACAACAACTTCCGCTGATGTTAACGTTAGTCCCACACCAGCAGCAATAATCTGTCCAACAAAAATCATTGTTTTTTCATCGTTTTGAAACTTATCAACAGACTCTTGTTTTTGTTTCGAATTCATACTACCATCTAACTTAACCGCTTTATCACCAAAATGCTCATAAATTTTATTTAATGGTTCAATAAAGTTGGTAAATATTATTATTTTTTTTCCTTGTTCAAGGATATCTTCACAAAAATCAATTGTTGACTGTATTTTTTCCAATGAAATTAATTTTCTAACTTTCATTAATTTTGTAAACTGTACGGTCAAAGACGATGATTCTTCTTTTTTATTATCATACCAATCATAATATTCACCCATAAAATTTTCATATTCTTTAGATTTTAATCTAAGATAGATTGGTGTAATAATTTTTTCAGGTAAATCTAAAATATCTTCTTTATGTCTACGTAAAATGTATTTTGAAGTCCTTTCTCTTAATTCATCTAAATTACTAGCGCCACTAACATTCCATATTTTTCTTTTTCCGGCTTTAAATTGGAATCCATTACAGTATCGTTTAACATATGCCATCCAATTATTTGCAACAGGACAATCTATCAATTTTAATAAATTAAAATAATTAATCGGTCTAGACGTAATTGGGGTACCGGAAAGCAACCAAATTTTTTTTATTTTACCTGAAATAGCTAAAATAATTTTAGTTCGTATTGTTTGTGAATTTGCAATTTTATGCGCTTCATCAATAATACATAAATCAAAATTTGAAATTATTAATTCGGAATTTTCAGGATTATCCGAATCATAGAAATTCTTTAGAATATCATAATTTATTATTGTATACGTGACATCATCTTCAATCCAAATTTTACCATCAATTATTGCCACTTTATCATTAGTATATAATTCAATCTCTCGTTTCCAATTTATTTTTAATGATGCTGGACAAATTATTAAAATTTTTTTTGCTTTAGACTCTAATGAAGCAATTATTGCTGATGTCGTTTTTCCAACACCCATCGAATCTGCTAAAATAAATTTATCATTCTTTAATAACGTCTCAATTGCAATTTTTTGGTGCTCTAACGGTGGACGATGTGCATATTTTTCATAATCAACTTCAACCTTTACGTTACTTGTTTTTAAAATCGCTACTTTAGGTAACCAAATATCTGTAAGCTCTTCATTTTCAAAAAATTTACCCCAAATATGATAAGATGTATCTTTTTCAACCAAAAGTTTTTCAACATATATTTTTTCAGGAATTTGAATATACGCTTTATCATTTGCAAATTTTTTTGCAAAATATATATCCAAATCAACCCATTTTTTTGCAACTTTTGGAACAATAGTTTCATAAGTAATAATATAATCTGCTTGAGTTCTGGTTGGATAAAATTTTTTATTTTTAAGGTATTTTTCCTTTAATTTTAAAATAAAATTATTCACCCCACGATATTCATCAAGGATTTTTAACGCTTTTTGTTCTGGTATGTTGTTTATATCAATCAAACAAGTAATAATAATCAATTAAAAATAATTAATCAATATTTTTTAAATCAATAGAATATTTATAATTATGAAAAAGATAAAATTAACAGAATCAGATTTATATAGGATAATTAAACAAGTTCTTTTTGAACAGGAGGAAGAAAAGAGAAGTTTTACATTTTCTCCGGGAGCATTTGCATCTTTTATAACATCATCATCAGGTGAAAGATTTGTTAAACATCTTAATAACAAATATGATGAGATTGTTGTTAATGGGGGTTTGGATTTACAAGGAACACCAATTCAATCCTTACCGGATAATCTTAAAGTTGGGGGATGGTTGGATTTACGAGGAACACCAATTCAATCCTTACCGGATAATCTTCATGTTGGGGGAAATTTGGAGTTAGATGAAACACAAATTCAATCCTTACCGGATAATCTTTATGTTGGGGGAAATTTGGAGTTAGATGGAATACCAATTCAATACTTAGGGAATAATATTCATGTTAAGGGAAATTTGGAGTTAGATGGAATACCAATTCAATACTTAGGGAATAATATTCATGTTGGGGGAAATTTGTATTTATATGGAACACAAATTCAATCCTTAGGGGATAATCTTCATGTTGGGGGAAATTTGGATTTATATGGAACACCAATTCAATCCTTACCGGATAATCTTCGTGTTGGGGGATGGTTGGATTTAAAAAGAGCACCAATTCAATCCTTACCGGATAATCTTCATGTTGGGGGAGATTTGTTTTTAAGTAAAACACCAATTCAATCCTTACCGAATAATCTTCATGTTGGGGGAAGTTTGTATTTACAAGGAACACCAATTCAATCCTTACCGGATAATCTTTATGTTGGGAGAAATTTGGATTTAAGAGGAACACCAATTCAATCCTTACCGGATAATCTTCGTGTTGGGGGAGATTTGTGGTTAAATGGAACACCAATTAAATCCTTAGGGGATAATCTTTATGTTGGGGGAAGTTTGTGGTTAAATGGAACACCAATTCAATACTTACCGGATAATCTTCATGTTGAGGGAAGTTTGGATTTAAGAGGAACACCAATTCAATCCTTACCGGATAATCTTCATGTTCCAAAAATTATTTTAATTAAAACCACGCCATTAAGTGATAATTATGAATTGGTTCAGACATATAGTGAAAAATATAAAATTAATAGTACTTTTTAATTATAAAAAATGGAAAAAAAAGTTCCAATAACTAGAATAGGAAAATTTTTTGGAGGTGAAGATTTCGCTTTAGATATTTCTATGGGTGAAGAATGGTTAGTAGGTGATATGAATTTTAAGTTAATTCTTTATAGAATAGATAAATATAAAACAAAAAATGATGATGTTTATGGTGAAGCGGTAAAAGATGGAATAAAATTTTTACCGCCAATTGAATTTAATGCGTATGTTAAAGTTGTTCAGCCAGAAAATAAATTTCTTGGTCAGTCGATGGTATCACAAACCGAACCGGGTAATATGACGTTTTCTGTTTATCAAAAAACACTAGATGAACTTGGAATTGAAATTAATTTTGGTGATTATATTGGTTATTATGAAACCGAAACCAGAGTTAGATACTATACAGTTAATAATGATGGTCGTATTGTATCTGATAATAAACATACATATGGTGGATATAAGCCGTTTTATAGGACTTATGTTGCGTCACCAGTAACAAATAATGAATTTAGAGGACTATAATGGGTTTACCAAAAAAAATAAAAAAAGATTTAAACCTTACGCCAGAAAAAATTCTTCTTGAGAGAAGAGAAGAGTTATTGGAATATATTAATGAGGATGGAACTTATTTACCAAAATCAATTTTACATGCTGATTTAGATAGAGGGTTTTTAGATTTTGTTAAAGATAAACTCAGAACCGTTGTTGAGGGAAAAGAAGTTCCAATGATTGATGTTATCATTACAACACAAAATTGGGCGCAGTTTACCGAAACTTGGAAATTCCAAAATATGGATGATAATCCGGAACCTCCGTTCATTACTGTTGTTAGAAAAAAGGAAACAAAATTTGGAACAAATCCCGCATTAAAATATAACATACCAAATAGAAGACAATATTTTTACGCTGCGGTACCAACATGGACTGGAACAAGAAAGGGGGTTGATATATACACAATACCCCAACCAATTCCCGTCGATATTAATTACAGCATAAAAATAGTTTGTAATAGGATGAGGGAATTAAATGAATTTAATAAAAATGTTTTAAGAGAGTTTGCATCCAGACAAGCATATACAACAGTTAAAGGTCATTATATCCCAATTATAATGGATAATATTAGTGATGAATCGGTTAATGAATTAGAGAAAAGAAGATATTATATGCAAAATTATGATTTTACTTTATTGGGTTTCTTAATAGATGAAGATGAATTTGAGGTAAAACCAGCAATTTCTAGATCACTTGCTCTAATTGAAACGGATAGTTCGTTACCCAAAAAATCTAATGGTAAAATAAATCAAAGACTTGATTATGGTAATCAAATGATTTTTAATAGTGGTGTTACTGAATTAACACAAGTTTTCTATTCTCAAACTAATATATCATTACAACAAACATCAAATGTTGATTCATATGATGTTTATATAAATAATGATTTATATGGTAGTGATATTCAAAAATTATTATTAAATAGTGGTGATGTTTTAAGAATTGTCATCACAAAAACAGACAACGGACAAAAAGGAATAATTAATTTTCAAACTGAAATTAACTATTCACCGTAAACATCTTTTTTTTCTTTACACTTTTCAATAATTAAAGATTCCAAAAATTTATAAATTTTGTAACCTTTTTTATCGCAATATCTTTTTAAGATATCGTGTACTTCTGGGTCAATTTTTAAGTTTTTAATTTTTTTGTTATTTGGCATGGTAGAAAAAAGGAAGAATTTTTTCTTCCCATATTATAAATATATTGACTTTTTGCTGATTTTTAATAAAAACGTAGATATTTATTGAAAAATAAATTAAAAAGAAAATTTTAAAAAATGGCAACATCCAATAAAGTCTTTGTATCTCCGGGGGTTTACACTTCAGAGCGAGACTTAAGTTTTGTGGCACAAAGTGTAGGTGTCACAACCTTAGGTATTGCTGGTGAAACTCAAAAAGGTCCGGCTTTCGAACCTATATTCATCACAAGTTACGATGAATTTGAAACTTATTTTGGTGGAACATCACCAGAAAAGTTTATAAACACACAAATTCCAAAATATGAAGCTGCTTACATAGCAAAATCTTATTTACAGCAATCAAACCAATTGTTTGTATCAAGAATTCTTGGTCTTTCTGGTTATGATGCTGGTCCTTCATGGTCAATTAAGATTAATGCTAATATGAATCCAGCAACGGTTTCATTATCTAGCTGCACAACTTATTGCTCCGCTGGTGAATATTTAACAAGCGGTTGCACCGTAGAAGCACCAATTACATTTACAATTAATTTTACAGGTAATACTTGTTCACTTAGCAGTATTGTAATTAGTGGTGATTCAAATTACAACAGCATTATTGGTCAATATGCTACAAGTGAATATGAGCAGTTTAATGGAAGTATTTCAACATTAGAAGAAGATTTAAAAGAGCAAATCTTTGGTGTTATGAGTTCAACCGGTACAAGCGGAAGCTCAGTTTATTACTTCGGTTCTATTCCCGCTTCAGCAACAACTGTATCACCCTTAAGTGCTTACACAGCATCAACAAATGCGGTTAACGTATTTAGTGTAGCTGACCCGGTTAGCTTGAATCAATTAACATCAAGATTAAACGATTCTTGGTACTTTGCAACATTCAATCAATTTGCACCTAATGTAACGGTACTACCTAACGGTGAATCGGTAACACCTAACTACTCAGGTATTTCATTCTATAGTGTTGTTAATAGTTTAGTGTTCTCAGGTCAGGTATGTACAACAGCATCTACGTCAACTACAACATCGACAACAACAGATCCTTGCGCTGCTCCAGTACCCTCACAAACACCTGTTGCTCCGGTGGTTACATGCTGCAATTACTTTACAGGAACATTAACGGGTACAATTTACACATTATTTGGTAAACAATTTAATGATTACCAAGATTTGGTTGTTGCAACTCTAAGATCTAGAGGTGTTGTTGATTATGTGTCAAGTAATGGACCTGTTTATGAAATCTCAACATTAAATTATGTTGGTCTCGATTGTACCACAGATTCTTATGAATTAGTACAAAAAAATCCTTTTATGTCATTTGCAATTACTGGTTTTACAGATGCGGGTCAATACTTTAACTTCAAAACCTCAATGAGTAACACCGATAAGAACTTCATTGATAGAGTTCTTGGTTCGGGTAACTTTAGCAAACCAAAAACCGAAGTTCCTTTATTTGTTGAAGAAAATTATTCAAACTTATTAACTTATGGTTGGAATAAGGGTTATGTAAGAGGTTTACAATGTAACTTATTGGCTTTAGATAGTGCGAGAAGTAATGATGGAAATTCTATCGGTTGGTATCTTGATAGATATCAAACACCAATTACTCCGTTTATTGTGTCTGAATTAAGAGGTAATAAAGTATTTAAGCTCTTTAAATTCCATAGTATTTCAGATGGTACAAATGCAAATACTGAAATTAAGATTTCAATCGCTAATATTTCATTTGCAAATGGAACATTTGATATCTTGGTAAGAGATTATAATGATACTGATCAAAATCCGGTTGTAATTGAGAAGTTCTCAAACTGTAGCATGAATCCTTCTCTTAATAACTTCGTTGCTAAGAGAATTGGTACTGTTGATGGGGAATATGAACTTAAGTCAAAGTATGTTATGGTTGAATTAAGTGATGAATATCCTACTGATGCATTACCTTGCGGTTTCGAGGGTTACTTAATGAGAGAATATGATAATGAAACATCTCCGTTCGTTGTCTACAAAACAAAATATGATTTTCCGGGTGAAGTTATCTACAATCCTCCATTTGGTACATTAGCTGGTGCTGAAGATTCAATCACAAGTAGCGGCGATAGAGTAAGAAATACTTACTTAGGTATTTCTTCAGAAATTCCGGTTGATTCAGATTTCTTCTACTACAAAGGTAAGAAAAATGTTTCATCAGTTGAGCTTTGCACAAGTGAAACATCAGATTCTTGGTTGTATTTAACAAAAGGTTTCCACATGGATTCTGGTGCTAGCGTTGTAAAGATTTCTTCTGATTATGTAACATCAGGTAAACCTGCGTTTGATGTTGGTGTAACTTCATTCAGGAGTGAACCCACATCAGCAAATAATCCTTACTACAAATTACAATCTCGTAAGTTTACTCTCTACTTACAAAATGGTTTCGACGGTTGGGACATTTATACAGAATCAAGAACAAATACTGATAGATTCCAATTAGGTGGTTCCGGTTACCAAAATGGTGCTTGTCCTTCAGTTAGATATCCTGATGCAACCGGTGTTGGATTGTTAAAACAAATCTCTGTAAATGACACATTTACCGATTATGCTAACACTGACTTCTACGCTTACTTGTATGGTATCAGACAATTTGCAAATCCTGAAGCAACAACAATTAACGTTCTTGTAACTCCGGGTATTGATTTTGTAAATAACTTACAATTAATTGAGGATACAATTACAATGGTTGAACAAGAAAGAGCGGATTCACTTTATGTCATGACAACTCCTGACATGAATATGTTTGTTCCAACAGCTTCAGATCCTGCTGATTTCTACACACCAACAGATATTGTTGATCAGTTAGAAGCTGCAAATATTGACACAAACTACACAGCAACTTACTATCCTTGGATTCTTGTTAAGGACACGGTAAATAATACTCAGGTATATATTCCTTCTACGGGTGAAGTTTGCAGAAACTTCGCACTAACCGATAACATTGCATTCCCTTGGTTCGCAACCGCTGGTTACACAAGAGGTATCGTAAATTCTGTTAAAGCAAGAAAGAAGCTCACTCAAGAGGATAGAGACACCTTGTATCAGGGTAGAATTAACCCGATTGCAACCTTCAGCGATGTTGGTACTGTAATTTGGGGTAATAAGACTCTACAAGTTGCTGAATCCGCTCTTGATAGAATCAACGTTAGAAGATTGTTGTTACAAACAAGAAAGTTAATTTCTGCTGTAGCTGTTAGATTGTTATTCGAACAAAATGATAGTAAGGTAAGACAAGACTTCTTGGATGCTGTTAATCCGATACTTGATTCGATTAGAAGAGATAGGGGTCTATACGACTTCAGAGTAACGCTCTCATCAAGTCCTGAGGATTTAGATAGAAATCAATTAGTTGGTAAAATTTACATTAAACCAACAAAGTCGCTTGAGATAATTGATTTGGAATTCTTAATTACACCTACTGGTGCAAGTTTCGAAAATATCTAAAATAAAATAACTAAGAAAAAACCCCCTTCAGAAATGAGTGGGGGTTTTTTATTTTCATATCTTTAACTTAAAAATATGTCTATAATCAACATCGCAAAATAGTGTAAATTTAATCCAAATTAAATTAAGTGAAATATACCAATACCAAGGTTGAATACCACTTGTTGTTTTGATATATGTACCCTTTTTAAACTCTAAACCAAGTTGTTTTGGTAATAGTCTAATAGTTATATCAGACCAAACTGATTTGACTCTAAATTTTAAATCAATATTAAAAATTTTCATTAACTAATAATTTTAACCTCACTTTCAGTTTCAATTACAACCCTAGCACCACAACTTAATAAAGGTTTAGCATCACAACCATGACCACCATAAATTATTTTGCTTGGACCAAGAATTTCAACTTCGTTACAATATGTATTTTTTTTACCTTGTTTAACTGTTATAACAGGTAAATCAGTCCCATTTGTTTTATTGGAACGAATATTGTGTTGGTTAACGTGAATTTTGGTTTTCATTCAATATCTTTTTGATAAAGTACCTCAACTTTTTCTATGGTTTCATCCAATAAATCAAAACAAGGTTCAGAAATAAGATTTTTTAGTATATTATCGTCATCTTTTAAATAACTACGTATAACTTCTAAATTATTCATTACATCCCACAATGGATGATTAATATCGTGTTTTTTTATATTATTCATCTTCTTCAGCAAGATTATTAAATTTTAATATTGTACCATCATTAAAATGAAGTTCTTTCGTACCTCTAAATGAATCATCAGTCCAAATAAAAGCTTTCATCGCAGAATTTGGATATTCACCATTTATTTTTTTATGTTGTTTTTTTAACTGAGTTATTTTAATCATTAAATCAGTGAAATCAATCATTAGATTTGAAAAATTTTCAGGGTTGATAATATCAACAAACTCCTCAATTGTTGATATTGTATATTGTTTTTCTTCCATCTTTTATAATTTATTAAATTTTTGTTACCGATTCAATATAATACATAATTCCATTTATACCACCACCGGTTCTCGCATCAAATTTCATAAAATCAGAACATATAATTACATTATATTTTTCACCAGTATTTTCATCATATTTAACTAAAATATCTTTAATTTTTTCATCACCTTCGGAACTAGCACCAAGTGATGAGTATGAACCAATATATACGGTATCACCAATAGTTAAATCTTTTAAATCTTTCATTTTTTCTTCTCTTTTTATATATTCCTCTTCTATTTTTTCATTAAGAGATGTGTATCGGTCAAGAATATATTCAGTTTCTAAATTTTTATAAAATTTCTCCCAAGCTAATTGAATTTGTTGTATTTTTCTACCACAAACACCACAACAATCACCTTCAGATTCCAAATCCATAAAATCTGAAATATATTGACATTCCTCGCAATCCCATTTTGGTGAATCTAATTTATTTGTATTCATTTTCAATTCTTATTTCGTTTATCGCTAAATTAAGATAAAAATGCGACTTTTCCAAACATTCTGTTAAAGTTTCAGATGAACCACCATATAATTCACCATAATTAGCATCTGGTTGACATATTGACCAGTACCATCTAAATCCATTTGATGGGTGTGGTTTATCTATTATTGTTTCTAATAACATTATTGTATTATGTTAATTGGGTCATATAAAATAACTTTTTCATAATTCACACCAACATATAACATATCTTCTGATATTTTTTTATTATCAGCCCCATACCTATATGTATATTTACACACATAACCTAAATTTTTGTGATTATGTATTTTTGTTTTTGGTTGTGTTATTTCAACTATAAGTTTACTGCGCTCTTGAAGTTTATTATCAAACTGTATAGATAGGTGTTCTAATTGTTTTTCAATAAATCTATCAAACCACCGTTCTTCCACGGTGTATCGTAAATTAACATAACCATCAATATAATCGGGTTCATAAATAACATAAATATATTTCATTTTTTTTAATTAATTAAAAAGGTAAATCTTCATCAAATTCATTCGGTACACTACTATTCTTATAACCCATTTCTTCCATCCTTTTAAAATCTTCATCAATAAAATCTTTCCAAGGTTGGTTAAGTTCAGTTAATAATTTTAATATCATTTCTAAATCATATTCACTTAAAAAACCGCCTCTTCTTGGTGCATCATAATAAAAGAAACCATCCTCAAGCATCTGAAACTCACCAACATAGGCGCTTTCATTAAAATAAATCTTATAGTGAGTTGGTTCTTCCTCCTTATTCGGTATTAGTTTAAATTTTTCTTTCATTTTAATATCCAAATGCTTCAATTGTATGTTTAAATGGATTACCTTCGATATTTTTAACTAAGTCCAGCATTTCTTGTGTAAGTTCTCTTACTTCAACCTGAGCATGTTCGCTATTGCGTAGTTGTTGGAAGTGTGCAAAACTTCTCCAGTTAAACATAATATCCATTGTGATTTGTGAATTGAATGTTTTAAAGAATCTAGCAGACTCTTTTGCTCTTTTTCTACCTAAGATGGGTGTTAAATCAGACAAACATTCGTGATAGAGAGCGTTACCTAAATCAGTATAAGATTTTAATGCTTCAAACCAACTATTGATATTACCATCGTTATCATAAAAAAACTCATTGGCGTGACCCTGAGAAATTTCAATTCCTTTCCAATCTTTAGGTAGATACGTCTTATCTTCCTTCAACTCTTTATAACGAGCACTTTCACCATTAACACTTACACCTATTCGGTGCTTCAATACATGAATATGTGTTGCTTGATCGACTGTAACTAGAAAATGTAAGCTAGATTTTTCAAAAGGAGTGTGATGACCTTCTTTTGCTAACATTGTTAATAATTTAGGTACACGTTCTAATTTTTCAGGTGTCAATTCACGCGAGGTAGATGTCCACGCTGAACAAGCGTGTGTTAAATCATCACCATAGTAACCAAGTAATTCTACTTTATTGTTCATTTCTTATTAATAATTAATGTATTCATATACGCCCATTTTAAGAGTGAATTATAAAATGATTATATATGTTTAAAATTGTAAATTGCATTTCAAATTTTGGGCATGGTTTCATTTTCCACAAATCTAAGGAAAATTTTAGATTAAAAAAAGTTATACCATCAGAAAATGAACGATTTTTTGCTAATAGCTGCAAATCAATATATTTTCTTTTAAAGAATGAAATTTTTCCGTATATACATAAACCGTTTATTATTCTTGTTTTAATCATTTAATCGATATATTCAAATTCAGATTCAAGTAATTTAATTCTACTCCCATCATCAAGTTCTACCCATTTAAATCTAGAATCAAGATAATAATAACCTAACATACCATTATAATTTTTATGATTGTTAGTAATCTTAATTCGCTTTCTAAATGTATAAATTGGTTTATGATAAACTGATGTAATTTCCCACCCGTCTGGTGTTTTATCTCCAATTTTATAATCCATATTATTTAATTTTAAGTTTAGTAGGTTCCATGTTCAATTCTACCAATTTCGTTTATAATTTCTTCAGGTTTCATATCAATGACCCGACCACCATTTGCTTTAGAATACGGTGTCGTACTTAATAACCATTCATTAAGTTCTTTTTTATTACCGAATGTATCAATACCCATCTCAAGAATTTTTGGGTTTTGTTCTAAAAATACAGATGTTTCACTCATATCAAAATAACGTTTAATTTTTTTTATATCATTAGGATTAATAATCATTGAATCAAAATCACCATATCTTGATTTATATCCAAAAATATATTTTATTGCAACACCAATTCGTTTAAAAAAGTTACGATGTTGTTGTAAGTGCGGCATAAAATGAACATCATTAAATTCTTCATCATACCAAAATGCGTATGTATGTTCAAGTGAACCACATTCACAAATAAAAATTTCTGTTTTTTCCATATTATTTAATTTTATAACTTAAAAAGGACCAAAATCCCCATTCAATAACAACATACTCAAAGGTATCATTTTTTTCAAAAAAACCAATGGGTAACCAATAAAAAGGTCCACCTTCAAAAAAACATTCAATTTTAATCATTATGTGGGTCGGGTTTAAAAGTTATTCCTTCAATTAATTCATAATCACTTGTATCAACAACATCTTGTTTTGTTGCATCCTCATGTTTTCCCATCCATTCTTCATGATATACATTTAGACCAACGGTGATTTCTTTAATTCCGGTACAATAGTTATAACCACCTTCATATCCTTTAATAAAAACATGAAGTTCTGGATTAACTTTTGATAGTATTTCTATGAGTTCTTTTATTTTCATGTTTATATAAAATTATTAATTAATAAATACAATAACACCATCATACTAATAAAAAATGCAATTATAACATATGATGAAAAAATATAGTATTTTTTGTTTTGAATGTCAAATTTTGTTGGTAACCAAGCAATTAAAGTAAATAAAACAAACAAAAAAATTGTTATAATTGAAAATATTTGTATCATTGTATTAAATTTGATTACCGCAAAGCTAAAACTAAAATATCAAATTTCAAAATATTTATAGATATGAAACAAAAACTTTTTAAGTTAACCGAGCAAATGTCTGAGTTGGGTTCACCAATTTTAAAGTATTATGCTTTTGATTGGGATGATAACATCGTTAAAATGCCAACCAGAATTTATCTTATGGATAATAATGGAAATGAGGTTGGAATGACCACAGATGATTATGCAAAATATAGGTCAATGATTGGTAAAGAAGAATTTGAATACGGAGGAAAAACAATCGTTGGATTCGCTGATGATGCATTTAAGAATTTTAAAACATCTGGTGATAAAAATTTCTTAATTGATGCGATGCTTGCAAAACCCGGACCATCTTGGAATGATTTCGTTGAAAGCATAAATGGGGGATCAATATTTGCGATTATTACAGCGAGGGGACATTCACCTGAAATTTTAAAGCAGGGTGTTTATAATTATATTATTTCCGATTTCAACGGAATAGATAGAAAAGAATTGGTTAAAAATTTAAGAAAATATAGAAATATTTCAGATGAAAAAGATTTAAATGATATCGAACTAATAAGAGAGTATTTAAATCTATGTCGTTTTTATCCGGTAACTTATGGAAACGAAAATGAACTTAATCCTGAAAATGCTAAAGTTGTTGCATTAAAAGAATTTTCAAATTATGTGAAAGAAATGTCTGCGCAACTAAACCAAAAAGCATACTTAAAAAATGATGTTAAAAACTATTTTATTCCTGTAATTGGTTTTTCAGATGATGATTTAAAGAACATTTCAACAATAAAATCACATTTTAAAAACGAACCTGATATAAAAACTTATTATACTGGTACAGGTAAGAAAGAAAAATATTAATATAATATATTTATATAATAGAACTTCTATAGAGAGAATAATTTTTAAAAAACAAAAGTAAATAGAAAATTTTTTAAAAGTTATAGTATTTATAGATAAGAAATAAAAAAATTAAAAATTATAGAACATGGCAGACTTACTTATGAAAATGCCCTTACCTTATGAACCTAAAAGGAAGAATAGATTTATTTTACGTTTTCCATCTTCATTAGGTATTAATGAATGGTACGTTGAGTCAACAAAAAGACCTTCAATTAAAATTAATGCTGTTACTATTCCTTTTTTAAATACCGAAACTTATGTTGCTGGTAAATTCAATTGGGATACAATTAACGTAACATTTAGAGATCCTATTGGACCTTCAGCAGCGCAAGCTCTTATGGAGTGGGTTCGTTTACATGCAGAATCAGTCACAGGTAGAATGGGTTACGCAGCCGGTTACAAGAAAGATATTGACTTGGAACTCCTTGATCCTACGGGAGTTGTGGTTGAAAAATGGATTTTACAAGGGACGTTCTTATCTGGTGTTGATTTCCAAGATTTGAACTATGGTCAGGATGGTTTAGCAACAATTAATGCTACGCTTAGACCGGATCGTTGCATATTGGTATACTAAAAATTAAGTATATCCTTTACAACCAAAATTAAATTCCATATATTTATATGAAAAGTATAGATATATGGAATTTTCTTTTTTCACAACAGATAATAAATCGGGTTATAAAACAAGAGAAGGTTGGTTTTCTAAAAATCATCCAGAAGTTTATGATGAAATTATTAGTTATTCTTCTAAAATAGATTTAAACCTTTCTTTCAAAGAAAAAATTTGGTTTTATTTTAACCAATTATCTGAAAGACCAAAATGTGTAACATGTTCTAAAGAACTTAAATTTAGAGAACGATTCGATAATCCATACGGAGAATTTTGTTCATTAATTTGTATTAATACAAATAAAGATGAAATGCTTAAACGACAAAAAAATACCTTCAATGAAAAGTATGGAATTGATTTTTATCCTCAACACCAAGACTTTGTAAAGAAACAAAAACAAACAAAATTAGAACGTTATGGTGATGAAAATTTTGTTAATGCTGAAAAAATGCTAAAAACAAAATTATTAAAATATGGTAGAGAAAATATTAGTAACTCTAAAAAATATAAAGAAACATGTATTAAAAAATACGGTATAGATAATTTTGCAAAAACAACTGAATTTAAAAACAAAATTCATCAAAAATATAGAGATTTATATCCAAATTATAATATAATCAATATTGATGGTACACAATTAACTGTTTTTTGTGAAAAATGTGGTGATAATTATGAAATTCATAAACAAGTTTTTTATGAAAGAATTCGTGATAACAATATTGTCTGCACAAATTGTAATAAACTTGGTCAATGTTTCATTTCAAGCAAGGAACAAGAAATTAATGATTTTGTAAGAAGTTTAAATATTGAAACAATTCAAACATTTAAAACAAAAGACAAAACTGAAATCGACATTTTTGTACCATCAAAAAACTTAGGGATTGAGTTAAATGGTGTTTATTGGCACAACGAACTCTTTAAAGATAAGAATTTTCATTTAAGCAAAACAAAAAGTGCTGAAAATGATGGAATTGAATTGCTTCACATATTTGAGGATGAATGGAATGGTAAAAAAGAAATTGTTAAATCTATAATTAAAAATAGATTAGGATTAGTTGATGAAAAAATCTATGCTAGAAAATGTTACATAAAAGAATTAACCTCAAAGGTTACTAGTGATTTTTTAAATGAAAATCATATTCAAGGTGAAACTAAATCATTAGTAAAATTAGGTTTATTTAATGGTGAAAAATTAGTTTCAATTATGACCTTTTCAAAAGGTAGAATTATAATGGGTGGAAAAGACGATGAATGGGAGTTGGTTAGATTTTGTAATATTTTAAATACAAATGTTATCGGAGCGGCATCAAAATTATTAAATTATTTTATAAAAAACTATAATCCAAAGAAAATTGTGTCTTATTCAGATATTAGACTTTTTAATGGTAGTTTATATGAAAAAATAGGATTTACAAGAATATCACAATCACCACCAAGTTATTGGTATGTTATTAATGGTATTAGGCATTATCGTTTTAATTTTAGGAAATCCATTTTAATTAAAGAAGGTTTTGATTCAAATAAAACAGAACATCAAATAATGTTAGATAGGAGTATCTATAGAATTTATGACTGTGGTGCGATAAGATGGGAATTAAACTATTGATTAAAAAAAAATTATAATTATTTTTATGTTTAAACTATTATAATAATGGAAAATCTAGATGCTCAATACGGTCAAATGAATTTTAATTTACCTCACGATGTTGTATTATTACCGTCAAAAGGTATTTTTTATAAGAATAAGAAAAAGTCTGTTAAGGTTGGTTATTTGACCGCTGCGGATGAAAATATGTTGTTATCAACAAATAATAATGATTTGATTATTAACCTTCTACGTTCAAAAATTTATGAACCAGACTTAAGACCTGAAGATTTGCTAAACGGTGATATTGAAGCAATTCTAATCTTTTTAAGAAATACTTCATTTACTCCTGAATATAATATAACTGCTACAGATCCAAAAACAGGTAAAAAATTTGATAGCGTAATAGTTTTAGATTCATTAGAGTCAATCACACCTGAAGTAGAACCAGATGAAAATGGTTTATACACAACAACATTACCAAAATCAAATTCGGTTGTTAAATTAAAACCTTTAACATATCGAGAAAGAAATGAAATCGATAAAAATGCTGAAAATTATCCAAAGAATAGGACAGCGCCGATTGTAACGTGGAGACTACAAAAACAAATTGTTGAAATAAATGGTGATAGAGACCTTGGTAGTATTTCAAAAGCAATAGAAACTCTTCCAATTATGGATTCGAAATATATCAGAAATTTTATGTTAAGAAATGAACCAAGATTGGATTTAGAAAAAGAAATTGTTTGTCCTTCCGGAGAGAGGATAAATGTCCAAATTAATTTTGGACCGGAGTTTTTTCGTCCTTTCTTCTGAGTATAGAAAATCGTCACTTGACGAATATTATTATTTGGCGAAGTATTTGAATTTGGATTATAGTTCTTACTTATCCATGCCAATATTCATTCGACGTTATTTAATTGATAAATTGATTGAGGAATATACTAAAAAATAAAATAACTTCTATTTATTATAAAAAGTACCTCAATGGCAAGTCAAGATGATTTACTAAAAAGAATAGATGAGTTAGAAGAAGAAGTTGAAGTTCTTAAAACAAGATTACAACGCTCAGAAAGAAAAGCATCATTTGGTCGTTTAGGTGATGTAGGTCAAGATACTTCAAATCCATTTGAAGCTATTTCTTTAGGTATTAATAAAATTGCAGAAGGATTTATTAACTTAGATAAAATTACTTCAGGTGTTTTTGTCGATATTAGAAATGCGGCAACAAATGCTGCTGCTGAATTTGGCACTGGGTTAAAAAATTATGAAAGTATTAGTCAGGAAATTGCAAAATCAATACCAGATTTAACTAGACTTGGGTTTGAAGTATCACAAATTGGTGGTATGCAGGAAAAATTCACAGAAAAGATTCAAACAAATGTTGTTTTAAGTTCTGATGCATTAAAAAATATTGGTGTTTTAGATAAACTTGGGGCTAATGGCGCTGCTATAGCTGCAAGTTTTAGAGATTCAGCACAATCTGTTTCTGGTATGATTGATGAATTGGAAGTTGCTGGTCAAGTTGCTGGTGATTATGGTGTTAATGCTAGTAAGATTTTTGCGGATATTGAAAAAACAATGCAAACAACGAACCAATATAGGTTTGAAAATGGTGTTGAAGGTATTTCAAGAATGGCGGCACAGACAGCGATTATGGGAATTAGTTTTGAGAAAGTTGTTGAATTTGCGGATAGCGTAATGAACCCACAAGGTGCGATTGATGCTGTTGCAGCATTCCAAAGATTGGGCGTTACTGTTAGTGGATTACAAGATCCTTTTAAACTTATGTATATGGCTCAAAGTGATATGGAAGGTTTAACGGAGGAAATTGGTAAATCTGTTAGTAATTTAGGTACATTTAATAGAGAAACAGGTAAATTAGAAATTCCACCATCGGCTAGAATGCAGTTGAAAGAAATGGGAGACATTTTAAAACTTGGACCTGAACAAATGAATAAAATGGTAAGCCAGCAAGCTAAATTTAATGCAATGGCTGGCGATTTTGAAGGTCTTGGTGTCTCGGAAGAAGATAGAATGATGATTTCAAATTTAGCTGAGTTTAATAAAGAAACACAACAGTTCGAAGTAAAAGTTGGTGGTGAAACAAAAGCAGTAACATCATTAAGTGATGAAGATATTAAAATATTACAACAAAGACCGGAATCTTTAGAAGAAGCGGCATTTCAGCAACTTGATTACGTGAGTTCTATAAATAACAATGTTGCTGCAATGTTAAAAACTCCCGGAGCAGCGGTTGCTGCGACAAAAGCTCAGTTAGATACTGAGCGATTAGCTAGGGGAATGTTTGAGTCGGGCGGGGAAGTTATTACAAAAGCATTTAAAGATGCTAAAATTAGAGAAGAAGTTGATAGATTTACAAAAGAATTTGGCGGGTCATTAGATGATGTTGTAAATGCATTAAAATCTGGTAATGTGGAAGAAATTAAAAAAGTGTTCGGAAATCTTTCTTCTATTGGAGAAATTGGGTTTGAAGATGCCTTTAATAGATTCCAAAGTAGTTTTAGCGAAGGATTATCCAAAATACCTGAAAATTTAAGCGAAGTGTTAGGTGATAAAAATATTTATATGGGACTAAGTGGTGTTATAAAGGAGGTTGTTAATGAATTTGGTGCTAAAATTAAAGAAACGTTTAATACTTCTATTAACGAAACAACACAATCCCCAATACCAAATCAACCATCCCCCCAAGCAGGAATAACACAAGCAGCAGAAAATCAAATACAAAGTGTTGGAGTAACTGGGTCACAAGCAACCCCCTCTAGTGAAGTTCCCGCTGAAGATTTCGTAATTAGAACATTACCAGAAGATACAATAAAAGTTGTCGGTGGAACAAATCTCCCCCCCGGTGGTGCAGATATAACAAATATTCTAAATAATCAAACAAATAATACTCAAGCATTAACCTCAGTACAACCTGTTTTAAACAGAGATTTAGCAAACTTAGAAACACCAAGAACCGCTGAAAATAATAGGATTGAAGAAAAGGAATTAAGAGTAAAATTTGACCCATTTATTGTTAAATTAGAAGGTGATGGAAAATCAATAGAGATGGCGTTACAAGATAATGTTGTTAGAGATAAAATAATCGACATGGTTGGTAAAGCTATGACATCTGACTACAACACAATGGGTAGACCAATATTAGGTGGTCGTGCATAAAATTTTAAAACTCATCTATTTATTGAGAAAGTGATAATATGCCAAGTCAATTAACATTTGAAGCTACTGAATTTTTAAGAAATAAGTTGTTGAATAGAAATTTACCTTCCTATAATAAAGAAGGTCAATTTTCTTCTCCACCTCCCCCAAATGCTTATGAATATCAGCAAAATGATTTTAATGTTATTGATTCACCTGATAATTTAATCGACGATGGTATTTTAATTAGTGGACAATACGCTTCAAATAAATACGGTCCAGATGGTGGTTATACAACGGATATAGCATCAATAGGTACTGTTAGCATTGGTTCAAATGAGGGACCGTATGGTAACAATGATGCTGACCTATTAGAATTTAGCAAAAGTTTTCTATCTAACTTAGGTCTTAATAACATATATTCACCAGTTGCTGGTGTGGTCGGTGAGAATTATAATTTTGTTTATACAACAGATGTTAAATTTCCCCAACCATCACCTAAGTGGTTATATTCACCTTATTTACCTTATTGGGATCCCCCTAGTTTTAGACCATCATTTTATTCACCATTTGAATTATTTATAAATCCGTTCCCTGTTGGGAATAATGGTTCTTTAAGTGATGATTCAGTTTTAGCACAAAATAGTGCTAATTCATTCAGAACCATGATGCAATATCGAGTACAACAAAATTTATATACCGAAACAATCGGTAGATTGAATTTTATTGATGCTCTTAGCGATCCGACAGATTGGATTGCAATTTTAAATGGTAATGTACCTTTAATTGAAAGAAATTATCAAATTACCGTACCACAGAGTTTACTTGGAAGGGGTGCGGATTTCTTAGCTAGATTACAAGGGTTATATTATCCAGCTTCAACAATTCCGGGTGATTATTTTGAAGAAGCTAATAGAACAGAAAACAACAATACGACATTTATTGGTCGAACAATAGATTATATTGGTGGTTTATTTGGATTGGGCGGTAGAAGAGGTAGAACACCTTCTCAGTTATTTTTGGATAACACTAGTGCTGGACAAAAGAAACAATTATCAAATAACTTAGAATTTAATAAGTATAGACCTTTTTATGTAACAAATTCAGCACAAAATCCTGTTGGTTTTGTATCGAGATTGTTGGGTATTCAGTTTCCCGCTGGAAATTATTATGTTGGAAGTCAGGATAGAGACCCAAGCTATATTTCATCACCTCCGGGTCAAATTCCGTTGGATTCAAGTGGAAAACAAATTGATGCGTTGGTTTATGGTCCCGAATTATTAGCTAAAGATTTTGAAGGTACCGATAATAATTTAAAAATTGGTTTAGCTGGTAAAACGGTTATTGATAGTGGTGGAATTAATGGTGGTATGTCTTGGAACTCACAAAAATTCAGCGGTAATGCTGGATTTAAAGTTGGTCCCGGTGGTGATATTGTTAAAAATGATGATGAATTTAATGCGATAAGTTCACAATATGAATCAACAAAATCAACAAATTATGATTTTAAAGAGGGAAGCATTCTTTATAATACACAAAAACTAATTGATTCACAACCACCTAATGCGAATAGATATTCACATGCTGGTAATGCTATTGACCAAGTTTCAAAAATATTTAATGATGGTTATAAAGAAATAACAAAAGGTTCAAAAGTAATCAGTTATATTAACGAAAATGGAATTGAAAAGGGTCAAGAATATTGCAGAATCTTTACCAAAGATACACCATATTTAACGTATGCTGATTTACAAAAGACCGATGGTAATATTAGAAAGTTTGAAAATTCAGTATTAAATAATACGTTTAATTTGAATATTGCACCATTTAAAGGTAATGGTAGTACCAATATTTTAAATGATTCTTCAGCAAATGCTAATGATGGTAAAGTTAAAAAATATATGTTCTCACTTGAGAATTTAGCTTGGAGAACATCATCAAAACCCGGTTTTAGAGTTCAAGATTTACCAATTTGCGAAAGAGGACCGAATGGTGGAAGAATAATGTGGTTTCCACCATATGAATTAACTTTTAATGAAGATTCAAGACCAGATTTTGCAACTCACGTATTCTTGGGTAGACCTGAACCGATTTATACGTACAAAAGTACATCAAGAAGTGGTTCTTTAAGTTGGAAAATAATTGTTGACCATCCATCTGTACTTAACGTTATAACAAATAAAGTTTTAAGCAAAGAAACTAGTAAGGAAAAAGTTAATTCAATTATTGATTCATTTTTTGCTGGTTGTAAAAAGTATGATCTTTATGAATTAGCTGCGAAATACCCATCAATCCCAATTTCTGAATTAGAACTTTTACAAAATGTAATTAATAATCCGAATTCTTCGGAAGAAGATGTTCGTGAAGCATATCGACAAAATACGGTAACTGATGCTGGAGCACAAGACCCCTCAAGTACATCAACAAGTGGGTCAATTGATAGTTTTAATGAAACGATGTTTTATTTCCCTGTATTAGATAACTCACAAGGGGTTTTAGCTAATACTAGTTATGAAATTTATTATAATGAGTATATTACGCAGAAGCAAAATAATTACGTATCAGATAATTTAGCAAAAACTTTTATTGAAACTGAAGTTGAGCCAACACTAAATAACCTTGATAGTTTAATAGAGACGGTATATGACGCAATAAAAAATAAAGGTGTCAGTGTTGTTAAATTAAATTTTGAAGCTTCTATATACCCACCAAATCGTTCATTAGATATTAGTTCTGAACAGATTGCTGGTTCAACACCCTCAAACAAAGTTAGTACAATTAAAACTTATTTAACTCAAAGAGTTTTACCATCAGGTAATGAGGAAAAAACCTTAAGAGATTATATAAATAATAATAAAGTAATTATTACAACATTATCAAGTCTTTCAGATATTGCATCAACTAATACCAACAGTTTTAATTGCTTAAATCCTGAGGAACCACAAACTGAAACTAATAAAATGGCGTGTAATAGTATTAGAATTAAAAGTATTATTACGGAAATAACACCGGAATCAAATACTGTTACTGAAAATGAAACACCAGTAGCACAACCCGCAACAACACAACAACCAACATTATCTGAGCAATCAATAACAGGTATTTCAAAAAGATTATTGAGAAATCTTCTTTCAGAATGTGATTATTTCGAAATGATAAAAGAAGATGACCCAATGTTGTATGACTCAATAAGTCAGAAAATTAAATATTTCCAACCAGCATTTCATAGTATAACACCTGAGGGATTAAATTCTAGATTAACATTTTTGCAACAATGTATGAGACCCGGAGAAACAATCCCAACTATTGGTGCTGACGGTCAACCAAAAACAACTGACGCATTAAATACATCATTTGGTGCTCCACCTGTTCTTGTTTTACGAGTTGGAGATTTCTTTAATACTAAAATAATACCAACTAGTTTAAGTTTAAAATATGAAAATTTAGATATTAATCCAGAAGGCATTGGTGTCCAACCCATGATTGCGACAGTTACCATGAGCTTTAATTTTATTGGTGGTCATGGACTAAGAGAACCTGTACAAAGATTGCAGAATGCGTTATCATTCAATTATTATGCGAATACTGAAATGTATGATGAAAGAGCGATTGCAACCGAAGATACGAAAAAATTTGACCGTCAAGTTCTTGATGCGATATTAGCTCAGGTTGAACCACCAAAAGCAACAGTTAATAATATAACGAATAATGGTGGTAATACAATTGGAGAAATAATTAATAGCGTTCAAACAAGTACTAGTGAGACGGGTACTACTAGCTATATTAAGATTATGGACACATTAATTTCAGAGTCTCAAACATATTTTAATGCAACTATAAATGGATTTGAAGGAATAATTAATAATTATAATTATGGAATTCTACAATTGATTTCTGATAATAGAAAATATACCACAGGTAATTTTGGAGCGACTAATGTGGAAATTGTTGGTAAATCAAATAAAATACAAGATAATATTGATAAATTATTTAAATCGGTCATTTCTGATATTAAAAATGAAAATAATCCCGTTTTTAATAGTTTTAGTGCTTACACAACTAATGCCGAAAAAAGAATATTTAAGAGAAATTATGAAAATTATTTGAATGAGTTAAGAAATTCATTTACCGATAATTTAAATAACACAATTAATGATTTAACCACAGCACAAGAAAATTTAATTTTTACCGTTGAAAAAATTAATTATTTAATTGATGAAAAGGCTGATGGATTAATACAGGGAAATGGTGATGTTAAAATATATAAACTAGCATCAAATAATGAGAAATTTATTATAATGGTTAAAGATTATGGAATTATTGCAACATCAGCAAATACCTTCCAACAAATGCTAGTTGAGAAAAAATTATTATTTAATTCTTATATAAATAACATATTTGTTCCGGCAAACAATGATTTTAATACGCTAGAAGATGAGGTTAAAACAGAATATATGATTATTTGTCAAAAATTATTAAATAATACTGATGAATTTTTAAACAAAATAACAAAAGACATTAGTGAAGATGTTAGTGATTCAATTATAGGTTATTATAATACTTTAAAAAATAATAGTTATAAAGAAGAATTTGATTCTGAGATTAAATTAATTAATGATTTTAAACAAGACAATCCTCAATACACTAAATTTATTCCACTTGATAGCACACCAACAGAAAGAACTGTTGAGTTTGAGGTCGCAAAGGCATCAACATCAGAAAGAAATAAATTAATTAAACTTTATGATGAAGAAAATAGTGGTTCAAATAATACATATAATGGAAAATACAAATTTTTATAAGCATGTATAGGTACTACGATAGATATAAAAATTTTTTAATTAATGGTCAACAAACTGTTGTACCATTTATATCTATTCCAGAAAAAAATTCAGATAAACAATACATATATAAAGAGAACGTTAGTCGTTTAGATAAGGTTTCATTTGAATATTATGGTTCGCCATTATTTACTTGGTTAATATTATCAGCAAATCCAAAATTTGGTGGACTTGAAAGTAATATACCGGATGGATCAGTATTGACAATCCCATTTCCATTGGTAACTTCTCTACAAGATTATAATTCACAGTTAGAAAACTACTTCTTCTATTATGGTAGATAACGAAAAAATATTAGTTGAGGTTGATTATGACAATATTGTTTTAATTGACCCAAATAAAGTAATTGGTGATAATGGAAAATCGCAAGAACGACTTGTTAAGCAAGAAGATTTAGTTATGTATGCAAATCTTGAAGCTATTTTTGTTCCTCGCACAAAATTTAATATAGGTTCCGCCCAAGACGATACGGTTCAACCAGTAACAATAGCAACAAATAATTTCGGCGCAATAAATTTTTTAAATCCCGGAAATGAAGGTTTTTTTACAACAGAATGGTCTGATGAAATTACGGGTAAAGATACTTTAAAAAATGAAGGTACAAATCAAATAAGACAGGTAATTGATACAAATAGTGCTTTTTATTTAAAACAAAAAATCGATAATGTTAAAGATACACAAACGTTAGGTATAACTAACATTCTTGTTGATAATAACGCATCTCAAACACCTGTGGTTACAATAGATTTGGTCGATGTTGGTGGAAGAACCCTTTTTGAAAAAGGTGACGAATCCCCATATTCTGTATTTTTTAATTTACCATATCCAACATTCTATTTAACATTAAAAGGTTATTTTGGAAAAGCAATCAGATATCAGTTGATTTTAGCTAAATTCACATCTGAATTAGATTCACAAAATGGTAATTTTACTGTTAGATTAACTTTTTATTCATATAAGTATACAATATTAGCTGATTTACAAATAGGTTCTGTTTTGGCGTTACCAAACATGTATAATACAACTTATACGTTAATACCAACAACCGAAACCAACCAAAATTCAGATGCAGCAAGAATTTCTGTTGGACAAACAGATAAGCCGGTAACAAATGTTGTTGTTGGTAAAGGCTATCAAAAAATAAGAGAATTATATTCTGAGTATAAAAGCAAGGACTTAATACCTGAAGATTTTCCTGAATTATCGATACCACAATTAGTGGTTAAACTTGAAAATTTTGAAAGAAATATAATAGCACAATTAGGCACCGAAAAATTTGATTCATTTACCGACATTAAAAATTATAAAGAAGGTATTAAAAACCTACAAACTAAAGTATTCTCAACAAATCTTGAAGCTTGGTCCAGAAAATATTTGGATTTGGAAAATTACTATATTTTAATCAAACTAAAAACAAATGACCCAGAAGTAAGAGCTTATAGATATAAAAAAGAAATTAGTAGTGATTTACAAAAAATTGAAAATGCTAAAGCCGAACTAACTAAATTAATAGAAGAATTAAAAGAAGTTTGGACAAAAAATAGCACATTAGGCCCAAATGGAACGTATACTATTAATGGTAAAACAATAGAATCACAAATTAATTTTAACCTAAATGTTGATTTAATAAATAAAAATATTAGTGATAACCAAATTGATTGGTGTGAAACCTATAGAAGAAAATTTGGGCGACAGATAAATGAAAAATGTAAAGAAAGTGTTATAGAAAATTATGGTGATTTTTCTAGCACAATATATATTGAAAATAGTACAGAAATAGTAATTAATAATATATTTGTTTTTAATGGTGAAAATTCCTTCAATAAGGAAATTAATCAAATGATAACCAAAGCAAATAATATTGAAGAACAAATTGAAAAAGAATTAACCGCAATTTTACAAAAAAAATTAGAATCTGCTGAAGGTTTAGGTTTTAAGCCAACAATTAGAAATATTTTTGCAATTATATTTGCATCGGTAGAAGGTATTTTTAGGTTACTTGATGATGTTCATAAAGATGCTTTTGATCAGAGATATAGTAGAGTTAGATACGATGCTTTATTTTCCGATGGTAAAGACGATGTTAGCTCTGATTCAACAGATTTAGTATCAAAAACTCAAGAACCAAATCAAACTAACGGTGATATTCAGGTATATCCTTGGCCTGAGTTTTTTATAAAAACAGAAACTGAGAATAAAATTAGTTTTCCTTTAGCTTATCCGGCTGATCCTGAACTAATTGAAAAAACACAAGCAGATAATTACGATATTTGGCCTGAAGTTGAATTTGTTGAAGAAATGATAAAAGGTCTTACACAGAGAGATGTTGTGTTCAATACTTCCGATGTTACTTCAGACGAAGAATATAGTGTAAATAGATTATCACTTAATGCAATTGAATTTCCAACAACAAATAGGTCTTATGGTCCAAAAGAATTTGTTAAATTCTTTTATGAAATAAAAGAAAGATTAATTGTAGCTTCAACAATTGATAAACTTAACAGAAATTATAAGCAAACGAATGATATAACTGAGGTTATTGCTCAAATGGAGGCGTATAATATACTTACATCATTAAGTGTAGATAATCCTCAGATTATTACCGCATTAAAGAATTTTAAGATAGATAATCAAGAAAATTTTGATGCTTATTTGAAACAAATATCAAATGAAGGTATTGGTGAAAGCTGGCAATTATATATTAGAGGTTTATATAGCACACCATATTTAAGAGAATTAACAGAACAAACAAAAGATTTTAATATATTACCCAGCGATATAATTTCAGGTCCATCACCAAATTCTGAAGTTGAAAGTATTAACAAATTAGTTATGTTTTTAAATCAGGATTCAAATGTTATTGATTTTACCGATATATATCCGATAGTAAATCTTGAATGGGCAAGACAAAATTTGGCAAATGGTTCCGGATTAGGTTCAATAACTAATTTAACTAAAACATCTTCTGTTATTGGGTTTAATTCAGAAAAAAAACATATTACTAATTTTAACACTAATGAAAATGACAAAATAAAAAGACCATTAACAAGTTTTTCTTTTACATTACAGACACCGCCAAACACATATAACAACTCAATTGAACTAAATACTTTTTATCAAAATAGATATAATAATTATAATAATTTATTACCAACCGAAGGACTTATAACATATGAAAATTCTCCACCTAGTTCAGTTGGTAACAATCAAACTACATCTATATTCAATACACCTTTTATGATTAATGCACTACAAAGTGCTGCGGATAAACTAAGAAATAATAACCCACACCCATTTACTGAGGCTGCGTACCTTTTTTTAAATTCACTACCGCTCTCAACTCTCAAAGAAAAGTATATTTCACAAAATGAAAATTCTATTAACAACTTAGATTACTTAATTTCATCATTTAAAAAATTTGGTGCAACGCATAAGCTGCCATACGCTTGGATATTAAAATATGGATCTATTTGGCATAGATATAAAAATTATGTTGATTCAAACGGAACAAATGATTTAATAAACAATGTTTGGACTAACGCAAATACATTCACAAATTTCGACCCTGTAAATAGTAACCCAACAAGGCAATATAATCTATCAATTAGTGGTGAAACAAATTCAATTGTTTTACAAAACGTTGGGAATAACGTTACAAGTATGAATTTGGGTTTTTATCCTAAATTAATAAATGATTTTTATTATCTATTAACAAATAAAGAATATTTTCAAACATATTCAGATTCCGAAATACAGGAAAAAATTGATAACCAAAGTTTGTTTTTAAATCGAAATCAAGTCAATAGTTATGCACAAGGGGTTGATTTATTAAATCCTAGTAGGTCGATTTCTATAAAATATTGGGATGTATTGTTAAAAACAAATGATTCAAGTGATTTTTCAGATGAAAATAAACAGAAAACAATTGTGTTACCATCGTTTGGTACAACAACTAATCAATCTAAGTTTGAGTGTTTTAGTGACTCAAACCAACTAAATGTTGAAGTTTTAAATAATCAATCACTTTTTAATGGTTCGGCTAGACTTTTCTGGGCAGCACCAAACTATGGATATTTTGACGAGTCTCAAGCGATCAAACCAAATTATGACGAATATCTTAAAGAAATATTTACTCAAGCACAGAATCAAACACCATTTTCAATTAACTCGTCATATTCAAAAATAGATGAATTAATACCAACATTTAAAAAAGAAATTTTGGATAAATTTGAAGAGGAGTTTTTAAAATTCTCACAAAGCTCTTTAAATATTCCTGAAGAAAATAGAGGTACAAATTCTTATTTGAAAAACTTTCAATTATTGTTATCAAATTTATTAATTATTGATGATGTTTCAGTAAATACATCTGTTGTTAATAACGTTTGGTCAAATCAAACAAAAAAGTTCTCACAAACAATAACCACATTTTTATTAAATAATGATATCTATTTTAGATATGGTAATCCATCTAATTTTAATAGAAGAATTTTTAATTCATTTAACACAAAAACTGTTGTAGATCCTTATTCTTATAATGGTTATATAAATAATACATTACCACCACAAATTAGCTTATCGGCATCAGAAACAAACAATCCTGATGCGTGGAACGCAATGAAGAAATATATTGGGTTTTACACAATTTCGGGTATGAATTATTCTGATACCGGATCAACACTAACAGATTTTTTCATTGATATTGACGTTGAATTTACAAAAGAAAATGTGGAAAATCTTTTCCCATTAATTCAAATTTATGGTACACAAAAATTAAATGGTCCAATAAATAAAGAACAATTTAAACAAAAATTATATGATTATTTAATTAATAATGTTGATGGTTTTGAAGCAAATATTTTACAAAAAACAATAACCATTTTACAAAAACAACTACCAAATGTAAGTTCTGTTTCACAAGAAAATAGAATACCCCCTTCTAATGATAAGCAAGGTAAACTTGAATTATGGCAACATTTTAAGACCTTTAATGACAGATGGATTGCTGGTAATGATTATAAAAACAAAACACTTTTTGAGGATGTTCTATTTTTAGATAGAGCAAGTAGAGATTTAGGTAATTTAGTTTATGTTGATATCTTTAAATTAAAAGATAGAATAAAAGCAAGATATGATGGAAAGGGTAGGGTTATTGATTTAATAAGCGCAATTCTTGAAGAAAACAAATTTATTATGATGCCTTTACCAGCATTCGTTAATTTTTACGGAGTTACAACACCACAATTAACAGATAATCCTAGTATTGAATCATCTTTTGATTTTGCAAATGATTTATTTGGTACATTTTTAAATGTAGATTATAGAAATTCATCACCAAAATTAGTTTGTTTTTACACCGATATCCCAAGTCAGCATTTAGATTTAAAAAATAATCCAAACTATCTTTATAGAACCGATGCATTTGATTTAGGAAGACCATCAAATAACACAAATAGAGAAAGTTTAGCTAATAAAAAGGATTGGTATTTCTCAAATCGATGTGTTGGATTTAATGTTGATTTTGGAACTAGAAATCAAAGTATGTTTAAAACATTAACTTTAAGTCAAGAAAATACTTCAAACACATCAGAAACATTTAAAATATATGAAATGATGGCTGACCAAGCTGCTGGCAGGTCTGTTGCACAACAGAACGTTTCGTTATTTACTGAATATAGAAATAGATCATATACTTGTACCGTAATGGGAATGGGTAACGCATTAATCCAACCAACAATGTACTTTAATTTAAAACATGTACCAATGTTCAGCGGTCCTTATATGATTTTAAGTGTAAAACATATTTTAAATTCTGGTGAATTTATAACCCAGTTTACTGGTGTTAGAATGCCGGTATTTTCATTACCAACAATCAACAATTCATTAGCGTCACTAAACACTAATTTATTTAGTAAAATTTTTAGTGATATAAAAGCAGACGTACAAAAAGCACAAGCCGATGGTGATTTAAGTTCAAACAAAATAAACTCAAATAATTCAATACAACTTCAAACTTCAAAAGATAAATCACCTGTTTCTGAAGGATGTACAATTTATACTCTTGGTGATAATACAAACACAATATACTCAACATATAGAAAAGCGGGTCAAGCAATTAGAAATTCATACTCAATTCAAGAAATAATTTCTATCATAAAAAGTAAAGTGGTTGGTTCAGATGATAATACCAAAAAAATTAGAGCAATGGTATTTTCAACAATTTATCTCGATGGTGGCGATAGACAAGAAGTAATTGCGTGGAACAATAATTTTGGAGGTGCGCCGTTAAAAGACCTTCAGGATAATATAATTTCTTATTCAGAATCCGCTAACGTATATTTCCAAAAACAATATTTATGTTTAAGAGGAATAGATGGATATACATTACCATACCCAACATTTGAAACCGTCGATAATAATATCTTATTCTTAAGAGATAAATTTACGAATTTAACGGGAAATATTGATTTATCATCTTACACAAATGACACAATTACAGGAAACACTTTAACAAATACATTATTTAAGAATTGGGTACAAAATTGGCCCAAGAATAATCAAGTTGATTTTGAAGATTTTGTAAGAACAAATGAAAAAAAGGCGCAAAGTTTAAAAAATAAATTTGGTCAATCGGTTTCATTAATGAATTCTATGAATCTTTTCACATAATCATATATTTATATAATAAAAACAAAATGAACATTCAATCAGCTTTAGATAGTTATTTAAACAAAAAGACAAGAATTACCCAAAAAGATATGGGTAATGGTTACAATGAAGTTTGTGATTTAGACACAGGCGATTGCTATACAGTTAGAATGAAAGACGGTCTAATTGAAAGAATTGACAACACTATGAGTGTAAATAAAAGAGTTCAAGTTGAAACACCTTCAGGTATTAAACAATTATTAAATGGTTAATAAAATGAAAATGGACGATAGAATCTTAAATGAATTAAAAAGACATAATTCAATAAATAAATATATCTTTGAACAAGATGTTACAATTCCTCCCCCAGAAGGAGAAGAAATTCCACCCGCTCCAGAAGCTATACCGGATGCTACAATTCCATCGTCACCAATAACAGCAGAACCAACTCCTGTTGTTCCTGAAACAGACCCTGAAGTTGAAAAAATTGATGCTAGTGGAGCATCAGAAGAACAAACTTCAAGCACAGAAGAATTGGATATTACCGATTTGGTAACGTCACAAAAAAATGTAGAACAAAAACAAGAAGAATATTTCAAGAATTTATTTTCACAATTGGAAACATTGCAAACCAAACTTTCAGAAATGGATGGAATTGTTGGTAAATTAAATGATATTGAACAGAAAATTGAAAAATATCGTCAAAAAACACCCCAAGAAAAACTTGAATTAAGAAGTTTGGATAGCGGTCCTTACACACAAAAATTATCCGATTTCTTCACCGACAAAGAGAGTGAAATGGAAGCATCTGGAAAAAATGAATATGTTTTAACATCTGATGAAGTAACAGATTTTACACCAAATGAAATTAAAAACACATTTATTCCACCGACAGAAGACGAAACAATTTAATTAAGATTTTAAAAGAAAGGAAAAGATAGCATTTGTCTTTTCCTTTTTTCTTTCCTATATTTAAAAACGGTCGATAATGACAAACAAATTAACAATTAAAAACAATTAAAAACATGAGTACATTAGATTCGATTTTATCGCAGTATGAAAAAAACACAACCAAAGACGGTAATAAAATGTCTATGGAGGAGAAGATGAAAAAGTATTTTGCTTGTCTTCTTCCAAATGGAGTATCAAATGGACAAAGGAGAATCAGAATTCTTCCAACAAAAGATGGAAGCTCTCCCTTCAAAGAAGTTTGGTTCCACGAAGTTCAAGTTGGTGGTAAATGGGTTAAACTTTATGATCCCGGTAAGAATGACAATGAGCGTTCACCCTTAAATGAAATTTTTGAGGAATTAAATTCAACCGGAAAAGAATCCGATAAACAACTTGCTGCGCAATACAGATCCAGAAAGTTCTATATTGTAAAGGTTGTTGATAGAGATGCTGAAGGTGATGGTGTTAAGTTCTGGAGATTCAAACACAATTATAAGAACGAAGGAATTTTGGATAAAATCATCCCCATCTTTAGAGCTAAGGGGGATATTACTGACCCAAAAGAAGGTAGAGATTTGATTATTCAGCTTGTCAAATCCAAAACCCCGAAAGGTAAGGAATATACAACAATTCAGACAATTATGCAAGAAGACCCTTCTGCTTTGAGCAAAAATAAAGAGCAAATGAAAGCTTGGGTTGAAGATGAATTAACTTGGGAGGATGTCTATTCGAAAAAACCGGTTGAATATCTTGAAGCAATTGCAAGGGGAGAAACACCGCGTTGGGATTCAGCAAAGGGTGGTTATGTTTATGGTGAAGAAGCTGAAAATCTTACATCTGAGAGCACCATTGTTATGGATGGTCAAGATGATGAACCAAGCGGAGAATTACCCTTCTAAAATAGAATTATATTAAATCAGAATCCCTCAGGTTATAGCTTGGGGGATTTTGCTTTTTTATGATATTTATGGTTATGAAAAAGATTAAATTAACAGAATCAGATTTATATAGGATTGTTAGAAAGGTTCTTCTTGAGCAAGAGGAAGAAAATAACAGAAGAATTTTTAATGAGAATCCAGAATATTTTAAAACGATTCTTAAAAATGTATTTAAAAATGATTCTAAGAAATTAACAAGGTTTTTTAATAAACAATACGATAAGGTTATTATTAATGGAAGTTTGAATTTAGAAGGAGCACCAATTCAATCCTTACCGGATAATCTTTATGTTGGGGAAAATTTGTATTTAAGTGAAACACCAATTCAATCCTTACCGGATAATCTTTATGTTGGGGGGGAGTTAGATTTATCTTATTGTGAAGAAATTGAAACTTTACCTGAAACTCTTGAAGTTAAGGGTAATATTGATTTATCCTATTCGTCAATAAAATATTTACCCGATAACTTTAAAGTACCAAAAAACCTATTTTTAGATTATTCTAAATTAGAACATTTACCGGATAATCTCACGGTTGGAAATAATTTAATAGTAAGGAGCACACTTATAACAAAACTACCAAATAATTTAAAAGTTGGTGGTAAATTAAATATCCGCAATACAGAGGTGGAAGAATTACCTGATGATTTAGAAGTAAAATCTCTTATTTTAATAGATTTTACACCATTGTCTTATAACTTAGATTTACAAAAGAAATACAAGGAAAAAGGTTTTATACTATATACCAATTAAATTATCTTATCACAATATGTTGTTTTTTATTGGTTTTTTCTTATATTTTAAGAAAATCTAATAATATGGCACTTAAGAAAAAAGAAATTACATTAGCGGATATTAAGAATAAATTTTCGACCAAAACAAAATATAAGGAAACCCAGTTTTATAATTGTGGTGAAGCGTTTTTGGATGCTTGTGGTTTACCGGGACCGGTGATGGGTTCTATAAATTTGTTTATGGGTCATTCAGACACGTCAAAATCGACAGCAATGATTTTATCTGCGGTTGATGCACAAAGTAAGGGTCATTTACCCGTATTTATTATTACGGAGAAGAAATTCAGTTGGGAACATGCTATTGAATTGGGGTTGGACGCACAATTAGATTCAGATGGTTCTTATGTTGGTCAATTTATTTATAATGATTCATTTGATTATGTTGAACAAGCAACCGATTATATTAATTCATTATTAGATGCACAAGAAAAGGGGGAGTTACCGTACAATCTATTATTTTGTTTCGACAGTATTGGTTCAATTCCTTGTTTGGCAACATACGAAGGAAAGGGTGGCGGCATGCATACGGCTAAGGTATTGGCGGATAAGATTGGCATGGGACTTCATTCTAGAATTACTAAATCTAGAAAAGAAGAATATCCGTATATAAATACTATGGTTGTAATCAACCAAGTTTGGATTGAAATTCCAGATAATCCATATAGTCAACCTGTAGCAAAACCTAAAGGTGGGGAAGCTTTATTTTTTTCGGCAGCATTAGTATTTTTATTTGGTAATCATAAAAATTCTGGTGTATCGCACATTACTGCGACAAAAAATGGTAGAACGGTATCATTTGCTACAAGAACTAAGATATCAATATTAAAGAATCACATTAATGGTATATCGTTTAAAGATGGTAAAATTATCGCAGTACCTCAAGGGTATATTAAAGACGATAAAGCAGACATTGATAAATATAAAAAGCAATATTCACAATATTGGAATAAAATATTAGGTGGTGGTGATGATGATATTAATTTAGAAGAAGGTAAAGATGAATTATTTGAATCATAATTTGTTAATAATAACAACTTTTTATAAAATCTAGATATTTATTAATATGGGAAGAAAGAAAATAACTAACGAAGAAAAAAAACAAAGTATTTCTATTGCTCTGAAACCGGAGTTATTAGAATATTTTCGCGGACTCCATATTAATCTTTCTTCTCTAATAAATAAATTATTAGAGGATTATAAAAATGGAAAAGAAAATATGTAATAAATGTGGAATCGAAGCTCTTATATCGAACCAAGGAAAAGGTTTTTGTGAGACTTGTCGAGTTTTGGACATTAAAGAACAACGAAGTCGTAAATATTTTGAAAAAAAAGAGCAAGAGAGGTTAGAGTTATTTTATAGGGATTGTCCGATTTGTGGGAAAGTAATAACCTATAAAACAAGTAATGGATGTTATAAAGCTAATAAAAAAAACACATCTTGTTTGACTTGTTGTAAAATGGGCGAAAAAAATCCTTTTTATGGTAAAATCCATACCGCTGAAAGTATGGATAGAATGAAGAAGACCACACTAGAAAGTGAAAAAAGAAAAGACTTTTGGAAAAGACAACAAACACAAGAATTTAGAGATAAATTAAGTGAAACTTTAAAGATAAGACAACCAAATAAAGGTAAGGGTTATTATAAAGCGTGGATTAGAGATTATGGGTTAGAAGTTGCAAACCAAATGGTAAAAGAATTTGGTGATAGAATATCTAAAACAGCTAAAGGTAAACGCTTAGGGATACCACCAAAACACGGGATTGCATGTGGTAACGGATGGTCTGGTTGGTATAAAGAATATTTCTTTAGAAGTGTTGGTGAGTTAAGTTTTATAATAAATGTGATTGAGAGATTTGGATTTAATGCGATTTCGGCTGAAAGTCAGAAATATAAAGTGCGTTATTTTATAGATGGTTTTGAAAGAAATTATTTTCCGGACTTTGTTTTAAATGATAAGTACGTAGTTGAATGTAAACCAAAAAAATTACAAGAAATACCTCATAATAAAATTAAGTTTGATGCCGCTAAATTAAAATTCAAAGAAGATGGTTTAATCTTTAAGGTTGTTGACATTCCAATTATTGATTTTAATCTATTATTAGATTTACATGATAAGGATTTAATAAAATTTTCTAAAAAAACAAATGAAAAATTTATGGTATACGTTGAAAAGAAAAAAGATATTAAATCTTTTATTGATAAAATATCTCAGAATATTACTAAACCTTTAACTTAATAAAATGATTCTAAATTATAAAAAACCGCAACCACTTAATTTAGATTCTGTGGTCTTCGTACCAATAAGAAAATGTCGAAAATGTGCTGAGATTAAACCGTATTCAGAATTTAGAAAAGAAAAAAATAGAAAATTTGGTATTAGACATATATGTAAAGAATGTAATAACATTAGAATAAAAAAATTGAGAGAAAAAAATCCTGAAAAAGTAAGAGAACATGAGAAAAAATGGAGAGAAAAAAATCCTGAAAAAGTAAAGGAAAAAAATAAAAGATGGATGAAAAAAAATCCTGAAAAAGCAAAGGAAAAGAATAAAATATGGAGAGAAAAAAATCCTGAAAAAAGAAATCTAATAAATAGAAGATATTTAAATAAAAATTTAAATCAAATTATGGAAAGACGTAAAAAAAGAATGGATAAAAACCCCGAATATAAACTAAGAATACTTATGTCATATAGATTAAGTAAAATGTTTAAACAAAAAAAACTAGCAAAAAATAGCAAAACTCTAGAAATATTAGGAACATCATTTAATAATTTTAAATGTTATCTAGAATCTCAATTTAATGACGGAATGACATGGGAAAATCATGGTAAGGTGTGGCAAATTGATCATAAGGTACCGGTATCATATGGAAAAAATGAAGAGGAAATATGTAAGCTAAATCATTATACAAATCTTCAACCACTATTCACCTTAGAAAACCAAAAAAAAAGCGATAAACTCCTCCCAGAACACGAAGAGTTATATAAAAAGCTATTAAATAGAGAGTTATAATTTTCAAAAAACAAAAAACAAAAAAACATGAAAATACTCGAATTATTCGCAGGAAGTCGTTCATTCTCAAAGGTAGCAGAAGAACTTGGTCATCAAACATTTTCAGTTGACTGGGGACCATATGAGAATATTGATTTAAAAATGGACATTAAAGAAATGACCATTAATCATGTTCCTTTTGTACCAGATGTTATTTGGTGTTCACCTGATTGCACAACTTATTCAATCGCAGCAATTAGCACACACAGAAATGGTACAGAACCAAAAAGCGAATATGCAAAAGAATGTGATTTAACAAATCAGCATTTTATTTCTTTAATCAAAGAATGGTTAGTAATTAATCCAAACTTAATCTTCTTTATAGAAAATCCAAGAGGAATGCTAAGAAAGATGCCATTTATGCAAGAATTTAAGCGACATACTACTTGGTATTGCAAGTATGATGATGAAAGAGCCAAACCCACAGATATTTGGACAAATTCAACAACTTGGATACCAAGACCGGTTTGTAAAAATGGTAATAAAGAATGTCATCACCAACCAGCACCAAGGGGTTCAAAAACTGGAACGCAAGGTAGAGGTAATTCGTATGAGAGAAGTAAAATTCCTTATGAATTATGTTTAGAAATACTTAATAGCATACAATAACATGAAACTCTATATTCACGAAGGACCGGGACATTGTGTTGGTAGTGTTGTTATCGTGGTTTCAGATAATTATGAAACCGCATATGAAATCATTTCAAAACGACTGGATGATATGGGATTAAACAAAGAGAATATTTCAATTATAGAAAAAGAAATAATCAATAACGAGATTGTTTTTTCAAAAAGTGGTGATTATTAATCTGGAAAATTAAAAAATAATAGGTAAACATCACCATCTCTAAAATCATCTGAAATTATTACACCATCCATTTCTTCCCAATTTTTTTTACTTAATCTATCAAATTTTGTAATAATTAAAGGTCTTTCTTCACCCCATTTTGTGGTAATAATTGTATTACCTTCATCATCAATTCCAGTTTTACCTCTTAACATGAAAGGTATTGGATAATCCATATACATTGACCCGTTTTCATAACCTTCATCTTTTAAATATTTTCTTGCGTTACCAATTGCGTCAAAGGTTTCTGTTGCGGTGAAAAATTTACTATAAACAATTACCCTATCACTTATTGCATAAACACCATTAATATTTGGAAAAACTTCACCAACCTTTTTACCAATAATATCATAAGCTGTTTCATCTTCTTTAAGAACTCGTTTAACTAAATTAATTAAGTCAGATTCCGTTAATCTTATTATTTTTTTCATAGTGTGTTATTTTAATGTAAATATCTTTAAAAGTAAAAAGCCAAAAAAGTGGTGATTATTAATCTCTACTAATTCTATATTTTTCTTCATATTTCGCAACCAATTCATCATTATCTTTTAATGGTGTTTCACGAATATAAATTATCCCATTAACATAAAGATTATCCCCTAAGGATTTAATTGGTGTTCCATTTAACCACAAATCTCCCCCAACACGAAGATTATCCGGTAAGGATTGAATTGGTGTTTCAGTTAAATCCAACCTTCCCTCAACATGAAGATTATCCGGTAAGGATTGAATTGGTGTTCCTCGTAAATACAAACTTCCCCCAACATGAAGATTATCCGGTAAGGATTGAATTTGCGTTCCTTCTAAATCCAAATTTCCCTTAACGTCAAGATTATCCGGTAAGGATTGAATTGGTGTTCCATTTAACCACAAACTTCCCCCAACACGAAGATTATCCGGTAAGGATTGAATTTGTGTTCTTTGTAAATACAAACTTCCCCCAACACGAAGATTATCCGGTAAGGATTTAAGATTTTTGCATCCATATAAATTCAAATATCCCTCAACATGAAGATTATCCGGTAAGGATTGAATTTGTGTTTTTTCTAAATCCAAACCCCCATTAACAACAATCTCATCATATTTGTTATTAAGATGTTTAACAAATCTTTCACCTGATGATGATGTTATAAAAGATGCAAATGCTCCCGGAGAAAATGTAAAACTTCTCTTTTCTTCCTCCTGTTCAAAAAGAACTTGTTTAATTATCCTATATAAATCTGATTCTGTTAATTTAATCTTTTTCATAACCATAAATATCATTAAAAGTAAAAAGCACGTCTTTAATAAACAAGATTCATATGATATTTATGGTTTAAATAGACACCCCAAGTCATGAATCAAAGACGACTAATAAAAAAAATATTATTGGAATATACCAATGAGCAAAAAGATGAATATCAAGACATTGCGCTTGATAATTTATCAAAAATTGGTGATTTTAATAGATTACGTGAAATTGATAAATTAACGTTGCTTGGAAGAAGTGGTGACACACAAAAGCTAAAACGATTAATGTTATCAAGAATTTATGAAGAAAAGGGTAATACATTTGGAATGCTTGAAATAAAGGTTAAGATAAAGGATTTAAAGGAACAAGCGGTTAAAAGTAAATTTTCAGAAGAGTTTGCGGGTGAAGAGGGGTATTTACTTCCCTCTATACAGTATTTTGATGACATTCCCTATGTTAGTGTTAAATTTAAACGTTTTGAACCAAGCGATAAAGCACTTGGTGGTGGTAATTATGAAAGCAGAGTTATACCTCTAGCTAATGTCTATCCTTTGTCTTATGAAAAAATCGACGATGAATTTGTTAAATATCAACAAAGAGTTGAAAGAGAAAGAAAAGAATTTAAAGATAGATTTGGACTTGATGAGTTTTGATTGTTATATTTTAGCAAAAATATAAAACAATGAATACTTTCGGAACATCTATTATGGTTCAATATAATAAGTTATTTAAAGATAATTTTGAACCACCTCATTTAATTATTATTAAAAATAAAGCAATTAAGTTTTATGAAAAAGAGTTGGAAAAACCAAATAAAAAATGGTTTGGTTGGGGATTTTTTAATGATGAAAATGAAAAAATCAATCTTCTAGATAAAATTTTTAATTCGAAACCGAATACAAAACTTCTTACACTAAAAAAACCCTCACATCCGGATTGTGATGTTGAATTTATTTATTTTGGGAATAATATGAAGTATGAAATTTTAAAAAGCGTCCCCGTTGATTTAAATACACCAACAAATGAAATGTCTGAAATTCAAATAAATTTAACTAAAGAAAAGCAACCAGATATTCATTATAAGTTTAGTGTAAATGAAGAAGGTGAATTTGTTGAATTTAATTAATTTTATTAATGACAAAAACTTTATTAATTGATGGTGATAATCTCTTTAAGATTGGTTATCATGCAATAAATTACTTACATAAAGGAAAACATGTTGGAGCAATTTTTCATTTCATTAATACAATAAAAAAATTATTGGAGTCAGAAAATTACGATAAGGTTGTTGTGTTTTGGGATGGTGAAAATAATTCAATTACCAGAAAAAGAATTTATTCAAAATATAAGGAAACCAGAAAAACTCCAATGGAGGATTATGAACTAGAATCTTATCTATATCAAAGAATTAGAATCAAACAATATCTTGAAGAAATATTCGTTCGACAAATTGAATTTCCTGAAACCGAATCCGATGATTTAATTGCGTATTATTGTCAAATCTCACCAGATGAAAATAAAATAATATTTTCAGCGGATAGAGATTTAATTCAATTAATAAATAAAGATGTTTCAGTTTATTCACCAAATACAAAAACAACATATAAATTTGGTGACAAAATCAAATTAAAAGATTGTATAATTCCTCATTATAATTTAACAACATATAAAATTCTAATTGGTGATAAGTCAGATAACATTGACGGAATTTATCGATTGGGTGAGAAGAATCTTATAACTTTTTTTCCTGAGATACTTGATAAACCGGTAAGTTATTCCGATATTTTGAATAAGTCAAAAGACTTGGTTAAGGAAAGTAATAGTAACGTTTTAAAAAATATTTTAAGTGGGAAGACGAAAGATGGTGAGCACGGAGATGAGTTCTTCGAAAGAAATGACAAGATTATTAATCTCACAAACCCCCTCATATCAGAGGAAGCAAAAAAAATTGTTGAACTTTATTGTCATGAATCTTTAGACCCTGATGGTAGGGGTTATAAGGGATTCATTAAAATGATGAATGAGGACGGTTTCTTCAAATTCTTACCAAAATATAATAATGATTGGGTTGATTTTATTCGACCATTTTTAAAGCTAACCAGAAAAGAAAAACGAAATTTTAATAACTAAAAACAATATAAAAAAATGAAAGAGCAAGATTTAACAAAAATGGAGTTTTTAATTAAACTTAATAACAACGTTGTAATTCAGAGATATTTTAATGTTAAAGATTATAATCCCCAAGCAAGACGTTCTATGGAATTATATGAATATATTAAAGATGTCGCAGAACTGCTTCAGAGGAAGTTAAAAATTAAGACGGTAACATATATGTTGGATAATTATTATGAGATTGAGGAGAACCCTCAAATTATGGAAACTTCAAATACCGATGGTCCCGAAACATTTAACATCTATGTTAAGATAAATGATGAGACAATTTGTCACAGAGTATTTGATGCTAAAGTATATCCTCCGAAGGTTAGATATACGATGGATGTACGACCAGAAGCAAAAAACGTCTTAAGAAATTTAACTGACATTTTTTCTGAGAAAAATTTTAATAACGAGTACCTTGGAATTATCCTATAATCATAGTATTTAGAAGATACAAACTAACAAACACACATGGGTAAAGATAAAAATTTCGAGTATCTCGGACAAACATTTCAGCTTCAATTGATTAACCAAATTATCATTGACAAAATATTCGGCTCATCAATTATTGACGTTATGGAAGTCTCTTATTTCGAGAATAAGTATTTTAAAATTGTTGTTCAATTTATTAAGGAACATTATGGAAAATATAATGAAATTCCTTCATTTACAACTTTAAAACAAATTATTAAATCTGAGTTAGCACAGGATTTTCTTGTAAAGGTTGCAATTGATACCTTGGAATCAATAAAAAATGTGTCAACTGACGGTGCTGAGTTTGTACAAGAAAAAGCTTTAAAGTTTTGTAAACAACAAGAACTGAAAAAAGTAATGACTAAAGCACAAAAAATTATCGATGGTGGTGAATTTGAAAATTATGACCAAGTTGAATCTTTGGTTAGGAACGCACTTCAGGTTGGTGAATTGGATAAGGGTCAGATAGATGTTTTTGACGATACTGAGGGCGTTTTAAGTGAGGATTTCAGACATCCGATTGCGATGGGTATTAAGGGTATTGATAAGCTCTTAAAGGGTGGTTTAGCGAGGGGTGAAATTGGTGTTATTCTCGCCCCGACAGGGGTGGGCAAAGCCCAAAATGTTAGTGAACCAATTTTAACACCAACAGGTTGGACCGAAATAGGAAATATTAAACTTGGTGATAAAATAATTGGTTCCGATGGTAATGAACAATATGTGATTGGCGTTTATCCGCAAGGTCAACGTCCAATTTATAAAATTGAATTTACTGATGATACACATACTTTTTGTGATGCAGAACATTTATGGTATGTTAATACATTAAACATGCGTACAAGAAAAACACGCATAAAAAATGTGAATAACTATGCTCCGAATTATGGGTATAAAGTGATTAAAACTAGCGATATGTTAGTTGATATAAAAAAACGAGGTAGATATAATTATAGACTACCTATTGTTAATCCTATTAATTTTAACGAAAAAGATATATTAATTAATCCTTATTTATTGGGTATTTTATTGGGGGATGGTTATTTATCTGCAAAAGATAGTATTACTTTAAGTACTAAAGATGATGAAATATTTGATAATATTTCTAATTTAAATCTACACACATCATTTTCTGAATACCATAGGGACACTAAAACAATTAAAGTTGTTCGCATTAAAAATGTTATTAAACCTCATTTAACTCATTATGGTTTACTTGGTATGAAATCTGACCAAAAGTTTATACCGAAAGATTATATTTTTAATTCAGTAAATAATAGACTTGAATTATTGAGAGGATTAATGGATACTGATGGTTATGCGGATAAAAGAGGTTGTTGTCAATTTACAACTGTTTCAGAACAATTAGCAAAAGATGTTAGAGAAATTGTTCTTTCTTTAGGTGGTACAGCTAAAATTAAAACAAAAATACCTAAATATAAGTATAAAGGTGAGGTAAAGGATGGTAAAATGGCTTATACTGTAACAATATCGTTTGCAAATAATATTGTTCCGTTTAAGTTGTTAAGAAAAGTAAATAGGTTCGTAAAAAGAAAAAAATATATTGAACAAAAATATATTAAATCAATAAACTATTCTCACGATGAAGAAGCTGTTTGCATAAAAGTATCAAATCCTGATGAATTATATGTTACTAGAGATTATGTGTTAACACATAATACAACCGTAATGACAAAAATTGCAAATCACGCATATAATTTGGGTTTCAATGTCCTTCAAATCTTCTTTGAAGACAATCCAAAAATCATTCAGCGCAAGCATTTTACGATGTGGACCGGAATTAAACCCGATGATTTGACCGCAAATAAGGAAGAAGTTTTGGAAACGGTTAAAGAGTTGAGAAGTACCTTACCCAATAAATTGATTCTAAAGAAGTTACCTTCAGAATCATTAACCATGTCAAACATTAAAAATCAGGTAAGAAAAATAATTTCTGAGGGCGTTAAGATTGATTTAATTTGCTTGGATTATATCGATTGTGTATTACCAGAAAAATTCAATGGTGATGAATGGAAGGGTGAGGGTTCGGTTATCAGAGCATTTGAAGCAATGTGTCATGAATTGGATATTGTTGGATGGACCGCGACCCAAGGTAATCGATCCAGTATTTCAGCAGATGTTGTAACAACTGACCAAATGGGTGGTAGCATTAAAAAAGCACAAGTTGGTCACGTTATCATATCAATTGCTAAATCTCTTGAACAAAAAGACCAAAAACTTGCGACAATTGCAATTACAAAATCAAGAATTGGTTCTGATGGTGTGGTGTTTGCAAACTGCAAATTTGACAATGAAATGCTTATTATTGATACAGAGGAATCAAAAACATTATTAGGTCATGAAAAAGAGGTTGAAGAAATTAATGAAATGAATGCAAAAAAACGATTAGGTGAATTACAATCTAATAAAAAAAGAACAACAATAAATTAATAAAAAATATATAATAAAATGGACAGTAAATTTAAAGAAATTACCCCGCCTTGGGGTGAAATTGGTTATATAACATTTAAGAGAACATACGCTAGAAGATTAAAAGAAGATGACCCTTTGTCAAAAACTGAAGAGTTTTGGCAAGTAATTGAAAGAGAATTAGAGGCATCAGAAAAACAATTAAATGTTGGGTTTACAGAAGACGAGAAAAAAAGATATGCGGAATTACGCATGAACCTTAAGTTTTCAACTGCTGGTAGATTTATGTGGCAATTGGGGACTAAAACGGTTGATAGATTAGGTTTACCATCTTTACAAAACTGTGCTTTTACCGTTGTTAATTCACCAATAAGACCATTTACTTGGTGTTTTGAAATGTTAATGTTAGGTAGCGGTGTTGGTTACAATATTCAAAAACATAATGTGTATCAATTACCAAAGTTGAAAAATAAAATTAAAATTGAAAGAAAAGACACAAATGATGCGGATTTTATTGTTCCGGATAGCAGAGAAGGGTGGGTTAAACTTTTGGGTAAAGTACTTAAAGCACATTTTTATGGTGGTGAGGGTTTTACATATTCTACTGTTTGTATTAGGTCTAAAGGTGCGGTAATAAAAGGGTTCGGGGGAACCGCATCTGGACCCGAAGATTTATGTTGGGGTATAAGTGAAATTAACAAAATATTAAATTCACGCTCAAATAAAAAATTAAGACCTATTGATTGTCTTGATATTATGAATATTATCGGTAATATTGTGGTCGCCGGAAACGTCCGAAGATCGGCACAAATCGCAATTGGTGATTTTGATGATATTGAATTTTTAAAAGCAAAAAGATGGGATTTATATAAAATTCCAAACTGGAGAGCGATGAGTAATAATTCAATCGTTGCGCCAGAAAATATTGATGATTTACCTAAAGAATTTTGGGATACTTATAACCAAGGCGAACCATATGGATTGATTAATTTAGAATTAGCTAGAAGTGTTGGTAGAACTGGAGAAAATCAATATCCGGACCCTGAAGTTGAAGGATTTAATCCTTGCAAACCCTTAAATTCGCTTATTTTAACAAATAAGGGATATATTACGTTTGAACAAGCACTTAATGAGGATGAGCTTACCGTTTTAGGAATTGATGGTCAGTGGAAAAAAGCAACAAAACCATTTAAAACAGGGGAAAATAGGGTTGTGAATAGAATTTTATTGTCTAATGGTTCTTATCTATATGGTACCGATAATCATCTTCATATGGATAGAGATGGTAATTGGGTTAGAATGGATAAATTAGAAATTGGTAATCAATTAAAGTGGGAAAATAAACCAATATATACGTCTTTTGATATAGATAATGAAGAAGATTATAAATTAGGTACTTTCGCGGGATGGGTTCAGGGTGATGGATGGTATAGTAAACGATTAGATAATGTTGGTTATACGGTCGGTATGTGTTTTGGTATTAATGAAATGGATGTCGTTTCTTATTTTGAACAAATGTTAAATGTAAAGACAAAACCTCATGAACAAAAACCAAACACATGTTTATATTTTTCATCGCATAGAAATGATTTATCAAAATCATTATCTGATATTGGAATGCCAACTAATAAAATGGACTTAAAATGGTTGTATGGAAAATCTAAATCATTTAAACTTGGTTTTATTCGAGCTATTTTCACCGCTGACGGCTCAGTTAGAAAAATGAATAATGTTGAACTTTATTCTGTTAATAGAAATATTTTGGAAGTTGTTTCGACAATTTTAAACGAATTTGGTATTCATAATACAATAACAACACATAATAATGGTCGAGTTTATGTTGGAAAAGATGGAAAAATGAGAAATAATTCCACATGTTTTAAAATTAATGTATATGCTGGTCAATTTAAACAGATTGGGTTTTTATCTAAATTTAAAAATGAGTTATTAGAAAAACATGAAATTAAACCGATTTATAGATACAAAGATTATGTTACAGTAATCGATATCGAACCAGAATATTCGGTAGAGGATGTTTATGATATAACTGTCAATGATGAAACACACGCATTTTATGATACTGGGGTTGTAACACATAATTGTGCAGAACAATCATTAGCTAATTTTGAGACCTGTTGTCTAGCTGAAGTTTATCTACCAAACATTGAAACATATGATCAATTATTGGAAGCCTTAACATATGCTTATAGAATGAATAAACACTCATTGGCATTAAAATGTTCTTTAAAAGAAACTGAAGAAATTGTTAATCGAAATATGAGAATGGGTATTGGAATGACCGGTGTTTTACAGGCAACCGAAGAACAAAGGTCTTGGTTAAGTTCTGCATATGAATGGTTAAGAAAATATGATGTGGAATATTCAAAAAAACATGGTTTTCCAAATAGTATAAAACTTACCACTATTAAGCCATCCGGTACACTTTCGCTTTTAGCAGGAGTAACACCGGGAGTACATCCAAATCCTGCTGGACCGTATTATATTAGAAGAATTAGAATTTCATCACAATCTACATTAATTGATGTATGTAGGAAACATGGATTTCCAATAGAATACCAAAGAAATTATGATGGTACTGAGGACAAAACCACAATGGTAATATCTTTCCCATGTAAACTTCCGGATGAAACACCTGTAGCATCAAATTATACTTGGAAAGAACAATTAGATATGGTAAGAAGAATGCAAGCTGAATGGTCGGATAATTCGGTTAGCTGCACTGTTTATTATAAAAAAGAAGATATTGATGATATTAAAAATTACTTACGTGAACATTTTAAACATGAAATAAAAACTGTATCATTCCTTCTATATTATGGACATGGTTTTGATCAAGCACCATATGAAACAATAACAAAAGAACAATATGATGATATGATAAAAAATATTAAACAAATAACATCTATTGAGGTTAAAGAAGATGAGTTTACAATTATGGATTGTGATACCGGTGCTTGTCCAATAAAATAATTAAATTTTTTTAATTATTTTAAATGATAACATTAAAAAAAAATAATGAAAAATAGAAATGAAAAACGATTGGATAACAGAACAATACATTAAAGAAACATTGCAAAATAAAGATTCTGATTTTTATGTCAATTCGGATGGTAAAAAAGTTATGACCGAAAATTTTCATAAAAAACGAGGTTATTGTTGTGGTTCCGGTTGTTTACATTGTCCTTATGAACCAAGAGCGCAAAAAGGAAATACAAAATTAAAAAATCCCCAATCATAAGTTGGGGATTTTTTTAATTTTATACATAAAACCTATAACCCTTTACCTGATATTTCAAAATCAAATCAATATCATTATTTAACGGAGTTCCACCGATTGAAATAACACCTACAACCTTAAGATTATCCGGTAAGGATTGAATTGGTGTTCCTACTAAACTCAAATCTCCCCCAACATGAAGATTATCCGGTAAGGATTTAAGATTTTTGCATCCATATAAATTCAAATTTCCCCCAACATGAAGATTATCCGGCAAGGATTGGATTGGTGTATCATATAACTCCAAATTTTTCTTAACATGAAGATTATCCGGTAAGGATTTAATTGGTGTTTCATTTAACCACAAATCTCCCCCAACATGAAGATTATCCGGTAAGGATTGAATTGGTGTTCCTACTAAACTCAAATCTCCCCCAACATGAAGATTATCCGGTAAGGATTTAAGATTTTTGCATCCATATAAATTCAAATTTCCCCCAACATGAAGATTATCCGGCAAGGATTGGATTGGTGTATCATATAACTCCAAATTTTTCTTAACATGAAGATTATCCGGTAAGGATTTAATTGGTGTTTCATTTAACCACAAATCTCCCCCAACATGAAGATTATCCGGTAAGGATTGAATTGGTGTTCCTACTAAACTCAAATCTCCCCCAACATGAAGATTATCCGGTAAGGATTGAATTGGTGTTCCTACTAAACTCAAATTTCCCCCAACATGAAGATTATCCGGTAAGGATTGAATTGGTGTTCCTACTAAACTCAAACTTCCCCCAACACGAAGATTATCCGGTAAGGATTGAATTGGTGTTCCTCTTAAATACAAACTTCCCCCAACATGAAGATTATCCGGTAAGGATTGAATTGGTGTTCCTTGTAAATACAAACTTCCCCCAACATGAAGATTATCCGGTAATGATTGAATTTGTGTATCTCTTAAATCCAAATCCCCATTAATAATAACCTTATCATATTGTTTATTAAAAACTCTTGTTAATTTCTCAGAATCATTTCTAAATACATTTTCAAGAATCGTTTTAAAATATTCTGGATTCTTATTGAAGATTCTTCTGTTATTTTCTTCCTCTTGCTCAAGAAGAACCTTTCTAACAATCCTATATAAATCTGATTCTGTTAATTTAATCTTTTTCATAACCATAAATATTATACCATTTCTAAAAATTGTTATTCTACTATATTTATTGTTAACGAATCACTATTTTAAATGGCGGAAGGAAAAACATACGGTATAATATTTCCCTTTAGAGAATCCTCAGAGGGGAAATATTTGGAGTTATCCAACTACACAAATGATGAATTGCGTTCAAATTTGATTCATTTATTACTTACAAAAAAAGGAACCAGATATTATCTTCCCGACTTTGGTACCAGACTTTATGAATATATCTTTGAACCATTGGATGGTCCCACTTTTGGTAGTATTGAATCTGATATTAGAGAAGCGGTTGAAAAATTTATACCTCAACTACAAATAAAAAATATTACCGTAACAGCAGCAAGTAGCGAAGAAGATTCATCCTTTGTTACAACTGCGGGTAATGTGATTAATAGAACTGTTGGAGAACCGGCAAAACAAACATATGAATATACAGCAAAAGTAAGAATCGATTATGTTGATACAAGTAGTGCTTTTGGTTCCACAGATTTTATTATTCTTAATATTTAATTATTAAAATGGCAGAAAGAAGAATAAATTATACCGATAGAGATTTTGTTGCAATAAGACAAGATTTAATTAATTATGTTAATACGTATTATCCCGACTTAATTAGCAATTTTAATGATGCTTCGGTATTTTCTGTTTTAATGGATTTAAATGCTGCTGTCACAGATAACTTACATTTTCATATTGATAGAAGCATACAAGAAACGGTATTACAGTATGCGCAACAAAAATCATCAGTTTTTAATATCGCAAGAACTTACGGATTAAAAATACCGGGTCAAAGACCTTCTGTTGCGCTCGTTGATTTTTCAATTACGGTTCCAGTTTTTGGTGATAAAGAAGATGAAAGATATTTGGGAATATTAAGAAGGGGAAGTCAGGTATCGGGTGCGGGACAAATTTTTGAAACCGTTCACGATATTGATTTTGCGTCACCTTTTAATAATGAAGGGTTCCCAAACAGATTAAAAATTCCAAATTTTGATGCAAACAATATTCTTATAAATTATACCATAGTTAAAAGAGATGTTGTTGTTAATGGTATCACAAAGGTGTTCAAAAAAGTTATAACAAATGCTGATGTTAGACCATTTCTTGACTTATTTTTACCAGAAAAGAATGTTTTGGGTGTTACATCGGTTATTCAAAAAGATGGTGTATCATATGCTAATGTTCCTTCAGTACAAGAATTTCTTGGTACTTCAGGAAGATGGTATGAAGTTGATGCTCTTGTTGAAGATAGAATTTTTATCGAAGACCCAACAAAACCATCAGACCAACCCGGAATTAAGGTTGGAAAATACATAACAACAAATCAACGATTTATAACAGAATTTACCCCTCAAGGATTTTTGAAAATGACATTTGGTGGTGGTAATGTAAGTGCTGAAGAGCAACTTAGGGAGTTTACCAGATTAGGAACTCCGCTTAATATACAAAAATATCAAAATAATATGGCGTTAGGTTCCGCACTAAAACCTAACACAACATTATTTGTTCAATATCGAGTTGGTGGCGGTTTATCAACGAATTTAGGTGTTAACGTAATCACACAAGTTAATACAGCAAATTTTGCGGTTAACGGTCCATCACAAAGTGTTAATACCTCAGTTATAAATTCATTAAGATGTTCAAACGTTACCGCAGCTATTGGTGGAGCAAATGCACCAACATTAGAAGAGGTTAGGAATTATGTTTCATTTAATTTTTCCGCACAAAATAGAGCGGTAACAATAAGCGATTATGAAGCATTAATTAGAAAAATGCCGGGACAATTTGGCGCACCAGCAAAAGTTGCAATTGTTGAGGAAGATAATAAAATTAAGGTTAAAATATTATCATTTGATTCTTCGGGTAAATTAACACAAATAGTTTCAAATACATTAAAAAATAATTTAGCTAATTATTTATCGAACTATAGAATGATAAATGATTATGTTTCAATTGAAACCGCTGAAGTTATTGATTTAACTGTTGATGTTTCAGTTGTTTTAGATGCAACACAAAATCAAGGTGCGGTTGTTTCTGATATTATTAATACAATAACAACTTATTTTAATCCTTTAACAAGACAACTTGGTGAAAATGCTTATATATCCGAAATAAGAAGATTGATTCAATCATTAAATGGCGTTATTACAATAACATCATTGGATTTCTTTAATAAGGTAGGCGGACAATATTCATCAGCAGAAACATCTCAACCCTATTTGGATAACAACACCAAACAAATTCAACCGATTGATGATACACTTTTTGCAGAACCAAAACAAATTTATCAAATTAGATATCCTCAAAAAGATATTACGGTAAGGGTTAAGAATTTTAAAGGTGTTAGCTTTTCATAATTTATATGTTGAATTAAAAATAAAATAAAATTTTTTAAAAAAAATCAATCTTTTTTTTTTGGATATATTTATCAAATAGGTAATTTTGCAAATATCAGTCATATTACTTATTTTTGATAAATAAACAATTAATACAATTAAAATATGAATTTTAAAATTTCTAAAACCGAAAAACAAGCTATTTTGGAAATGTACCAAAATAAAAAAAATATTAATGAACTTATTGGTATTAAACCGGGTCCGGAATCCTCTACTGAGGATTCGTTCCAAGAATATTTAGAGATTGGTTCCACAGTTGCAAACCAGATTAATGGATTTTTTCCATTATGGGATGTTACTAAAAACAATCAGTTTATTGGTAGAATACAAATGACATTTGGTATATTTACATTTGTAAATAAAGATTTTGAACCCCGTAATTCTAAAAACGATAAAAGAATTAAAATGGCATCCTTAGAAAAATTAGTAAAATATATTGATGAAAATTATAACTAAAAATGAAAATTATAATAACAGAAAGTCAACTTAAATATTTATATAATTTAACTGAAAGTGGTGGCATTACGTCAAAATCTAGAGTATGGACACCTATTGTTATGAAATTTTTAGATACTGAGGAAGATAAGATTATAATTTTGGGTAAAGATTACCCAGAACAATATAAAGATTTTCCAATTGATAAAATGGTTGTTACTTTAAATGGAATACCACATTATGATGAACAAAAATCAGGTTATGATAAAAAAACAGGTTTATATACCGTTTATATAACAATTAATAGTAGCGTTTCTTTTATCCAACATGAATTTAAACACGCATATCAAGACTTAATGCGTTATTTAAATAAATCAAAACCATTTAAAGAAAGTAATTTTATTAAAGATTTATATACACCAGATTTTGAAAAATTTGTAATAAATGTTTTTGGTGGTTCAGATAATACACTAGAATTAATTTTATATTATTATTACATTACTTCAAAAGTTGAACAAGACGCTTATTTAGAAAATATGTATGATGACAGTGAAACACTAAATTCATTTATTAAAGATTTAAATGAAATAAATAACTTTGATTTTAATAAAAATTTATCAGAAAAAAAATGGAACGAAATAAAGAGTTCTAATATTCCATTTATTAAAAAATTTAAATCAAAGGAAGATTTTGCATCTTATAGCGAAAAACGAATCAAAGGTGAAATAAACAACTTTAAAAAGAAAATTTATAAAATGAAGGTGGTTCATAATTTAAAATGAGTTATTTTCCAAATCCAGTTGTAATCATTTGTGATTATTTTTTACAGTTAAATGATATTTTTTTAACCAAACACCTTGTACTTTTATCACCTTTCCAAATTTCATTATCCATTTTCTTTTTTTGTATGATAATATGTATTACTAAATTTAATTGGGTTACAATGTCAATAATCACCATAAAATTCAATTAATTTATATTTAATTTAATATAAATTGTTGTATGTTTTCTAAAAAAACATCATCAACTATTTATCGTTAAAGAAGAAATGGGAAAATCGTATAGGATAAGGACTGAGCTTGGAATTAACAAACAAATACAGGTTAATTTAGAACAGGATTATGATTTTCTTGAAATTCTTTCTTTAAAATTTAGACCCGAAGAAATATATCCAAGATCTTGCGCTGATTTTGGAGTAATCACTGGTAGGGTAATAGCAAATGGTGGTTACGGTATTCCAAATGCTAAAATTAGCGTATTTGTACCAATATCCGATGAAGACGCTTTAAATCCTGTAATATCAACTTTATATCCTTATAGAAAAGTTTCTGATGTTAACGAAGACGGATATCGTTATAATCTTTTACCATATATAAAACAACATGCTGGTCATACACCAACAGGAACATTTCCATCCATAAATGATGTTTTGGTTGATAATACAGTTATTGAAATATATGACAAATATTATAAATTCACGGTTAAAACAAACGAAAGTGGTGATTATATGATATTTGGAGTACCACTTGGTAATCAAACGGTTTTTATGGATTTAGATTTATCGGATATGGGACCATTTTCATTATCGCCACAAGATTTGATAAGAATGGGTCGTGCAACACAAACACAAATTGATGGTACTCTTTTTAAAGCATCAGAAAATCTTGATTCATTACCACAAATTGTAAGTGAAGTAATTGAAATATCAGTTGAACCATTTTGGGGACAAGAAGATTTATGTCAAACCAAAATTCATCGTTTGGATTTCGATTTAAGAAAATTGGGTATTGAGATTGAACCGACATCTGTTTTTATCGGTTCCATGATTTCAGATGCTGATAAATATAAGATAAAAAGAAGATGTAAACCAGCATCTGAAGGTGGTGATTTATGTAATTTGGTTGCTGGTCCGGGAGAAATATTGGCAATAAGACAAACAATTTTTTTAGATGATAATAATCGACCAGTTTTAGAAGAGTTCAGATTAGAAAACGGTGGTAGAGTAATCGATGAAGACGGTACTTGGGTTGTTGATTTACCAATGAATTTGGACTTTGTAACAACAAATGAATTTGGTGAAACGATATTAAGTGCTAATCCATCAATCGGTATTCCAACCTCAGCAAAATATCGATTTAAAGTTAAATGGCAACAATCTTCTGATTTATCTGAGGGAACAAAAAGAGGTTATTACTTGGTTCCAAATATACGAGAATATGGTTGGACATCATCAGATGATGACCCAGTACCAACAGCACAAGATACAAATCAACCACCATCAACAATTCCTTTTGATGTTTTAGCATCATATGCTTTTAGTTTAGATTGGAATGACTATGGTAATACTGGGACGACAATTGGAAATCAAATGATTTTTGATGCAATTAATTGTGTTGATAAGTTTTATGTGTTTAAATACAAAAAATTATATACAGTATCACAATTAATTGACCAATACCATAATGGTACTGGTAAACAAAGATTTATTGGAATAAAAGAAATTACTGATACGAGATGTGAAAGCGAAAATAATAAGTTTCCAACCACAGATGGTGTAAGAAATACTAATTTATTTTATACGATATCATCAATATTTTTATTGATTATTTATTTTTTAATTTTTGGTTTATTAATACCGATTCATTTAATAGCATTCATTTCACGATTATTTTGTAGAATTTATAATTCAATAATCATACCAGCATGTAGATTATTAAGAAGTTTAGGTTTAAGAAGAAAACCATGTCCAGAACCAATCGAGTGTAAAGATATTTTAACCCTTAGATTACCGATGTTAACATATCCAGATTGTTCATTATGTGAAGATTGTAAATCGGATGTAACAGATAGTAATTCAGCGGTAAATGATGAAGTCCCCGGAATTGAAGATGTGGGCAATACGGGGCTGTTGTTGGCACCAATAGATGTTACATCGGTTAATTTAAACACACCATGCCTCACCCAAGGCGATGTTGTTGATCAAAATGTTGCATTGGTTTTACAAGCCGGTAGATATTTTGGGCAACCAACTAATTCAATAACTGGAAATGCACAAGATTCTTTTAATAGTCCTTGGAGACATACATCTATGTACATAAATCGAATTGACACCGTAATTGGCTTAGGTTCTTATCTTGGGGAAGATAGGTATTTTGCATGTGAGTTACCATTTGCTGAAAAAATTAATTTATTTAATACTAAAGCAAAATATTTTGATGGTGATTTTGGCGGTTCATTTGTTAACGGTGGTATTGGTGGTGCAAACCAAATTAAAGTTTATGTTGAACCTAATTTAAATAATAGTGCAACAACTTACCACTTAGATAATACATATATTTTAATTGTTGATCCAGAAACTTTAGAAAATTATACGCAGGGTAGATTAGTTTCTTTTCAAGACTTTTTACTATCAAACGATTTTAATGTAACAGGAAATTCAGGTAATTCGATTATTGGTTCTGGAAATACTGGATTAACACAAATTAATGTAACTTATGCTAATCCGCAAGACACACCTCTCGTTTTAAATCCAACACCTTTATCAACAACATATAATGTTAATTTTACCGAAGGAAGTCCAGAATATAAATACCCAACAGATATTGAGTATTTCCAAGTAATAACCGGAATGACATATACCGAATTTATGTCAAAAGTTAATCCAAGTGGAGTTAATGATTTAGCATCAAGATATCTTAATTACATAGTTAACATTAAGCGTTCTCGTAAGTTATTTACACCTCTAACACAACTCGGTTTCCCGCCATATAATTTTACGACTTTATTACCAGTTGATTCGTCTTGCCCCCCAATTCAACCATACGGAAATTTATCAATTTGTGATAATACAATAACGGATGTTTGTTCTTTAAGTGCAATAACAGCATTCAATAATTACCAAAATTTTGGTGTTATTATTTTAAATAGAGGTGTTGATGTTAACACTGAAAGGGTTAATATTAGCTATGATTTAAGTAGAATTTTCGGTTATACCACGTATACAGACAATAATATTGTAAACGGAAACTATAAACTTAATGTTCCAATACAACCAAATTATCGATTAGCAAATCATAATAATCTATCAAATAATGCAAATGATGGGGATTATTTTAATAGATTTATATATTATCCATCATACAATACAGATTTTAATACCTCCTTTAGTTCTTATACAACAAATTTACACACATATTATTCTTCATTAGATTTATCATCGGTAACATCAAATTTCACAGTTAATAATAATTATCCTTGGACGCAATTAACTGTTGGACATATTACTGTTGCTGCTGGTAGCCAATTAGAGCTAAGAACCGGTGGTCCAATCAGTTCAGCTTTTATTGGTTGTGGTGGTTATTTTGAAACAACATTCGGCGGTAGTGATATTGGTGAATATATTGAGGGTGGTTCTTATACTTACCAAAGACCTGAAGGTTATTTTGTCTATGATCAAAATTGTGTATCAACACCCTCATCCCCCAATGCGAATAATTGCGATAATAACGAGGAAACCTTTATTTATTTTGCACCAAAATATGATTCCGGTAACACACTAACTGTATCAGCATCAACTAGATTGGTATTTAGGTCCGATAGATTGCCAACATCAACTAATCTAGATCAGGATTTTGTTTATTTTGGCTTATTCGGTAATCAAAATAATTCTGCTCCGGGACAGCAAAATAATAACTTCTTTATTTATCTTTATGGTGAGGATTCAACAGGTGAAGGAATTGGTCAACCTTGGTTAGATAGTGCTGTGGATGTTGAAGTTACAAGTGATGTTGATGGTAATACTATATCTGACACTCAAGATGATTATGATAATAATTCGGGTGGTCCAAATATTAGTGGTATAATTAATTCATTAAGTTGTGAATCATTGGTTGATTTAAGTTGTTATCAGAATGGAACACCAGCAACTCTTTCGGAAACAGCATCAACAGATAATTGTAATAGGACCGGACCAAATATTGCAGTAGACAATGGTTGTTATATTTTAGTAAAAAGAGCAATACTTGATTTAAATCCTCTCCAAGAAAACAATGATTTTGCACAATTAGGTGAGTGGGTTGGTAGATTAAGACTAAATTTAGGTGCGTGTTTAGGCGTTATCTCTCATACATTCGTTAATTCATGGGTAAATGGTGTATTATATCATTTTGCAATTAAAAATAATAGATTTTTTGATAACCAAAATAATCAACCATATTCATTATATTGCTCAGATGTGGTTATTTTAGACCCAAACACAAATAACTATTATTATCGCTCATCACCTTATAATACGACTTTTAATCAATTTATTGGTAAATCTACAATTAATTCAGTACAAGATAAAAATTTATTATATCCCACAACAATTATGGATTTAGGACCATTAAATTCATACACAAATGAACTTATTTATGGTCCCGAATATGAAGGTTATGTCGCAAATAAATTAAAACCAACATCATATCAAGATGTTACAGAAATATTACAATTATTTTTCTTAAGTAGATTAACTAACGCTAATTCATTAGCATTAGCTTTGGGTGTTGGACAAAATTCTGGCGTTGCTGCATTATTTAAAAATCAAAGAGGTGATAGTAAAAAAAGAATTGATGGTGATTATGCACAGTCAATTCAAATTAATAGCCAATTTGGTGTATTTGAGTTTTCTCCAGACCAATACAATAATTCGGATATTTACTTTGGCGGAAATGCCGATGGTGGGTTATTAGGTATTTTCTTTGATGGTGATAACCAAAATAGAGATTTAATCTCACCGAGAAGACTCATTTTTAGTGAATCCCCATTAGTAGGTCAACAAATACCCATTTTTACTCAAAAAGTTCCATATTACAAATGGTACATAGAACCAAACACATCATTGATTTTTGGTAATCAAAATAATGATTGGTCTATGTCTATAGGTTCACATCCATATCAATTATTGGATAGAATATCTTCAGACTTTTTTAGAGGTAACGCTAATAGTGCGGAAGAATCATATAGAGGTTTTATAACAAATGTTAATCCATCTGGAACTAATATTTCGTTACTTGGTAGTAGCGGACCAAACCCAACAATAATTGGCGGTCCTTGGTATTTTTATTTTGGTTTAAAGAATGCGGCAACAGCAATCGATAAATTCTACTTAAAATATGTTGAATAATGGAAAGTAGAAACAACACAACCGTGGTTTTAGGTTCATTGCGATATAAATCAGCAATTGATACAGATATATCATTAATTCCGCCATTTGAACAAAAACAGAAAGAATTATTAGAAACAAATAGAAATTCAGCAATTAGTTTAAATCAAATTTTTGATAATGAAAGACAACAATCAACAAATTTTAGATTTACATTTAATGTTAAGTTTTTATACGAGAACGACTTAATTGGTAGAACTGATTATGACCCATTTTTAAATAATTTATATTATGTTAATAATACATATCAATCAGCATGGAGCGGTTATCCCCAGAATATTGAATTTGATTTAATTAGAAATGATATCAATAATGCGCATATTAACTTTATTAGTAAAAGTGCGTCAACATATAATTGGAATTATTTTTTAAGTTATGGTTATAGTAACGACCAATCAACAACTTTACAATATGTTGATTCCACAAACACAATAACTTGGACCGCTGGTGATGGTATTCCTGTTTTTATCGCAAGAAGCGAAATTAACGGAACTAATGTTATCCAGTTTAGAACATTTGTTAACCATAATTTAACCGCTGGTGAGTTTGTTATGTTAAATGGTTTACAGAATCAAAATGAGTTTGTTTTTAATGGAACGAATATCTATGAAGTTTATTCATTAGGAAACGGTGAGTTTGCATCAGATGAAAAAATATTTAATGTTATTGATGTTGGGTATTCATTATCGTTGTTTAATACGCAAACCGCTTTATTTAAGCGTGTATTGGACCCAAATAATATAAATGAAACAACTTCAAAATATTACATAAGAAAAAATAAAATATTAACCAATTTAGATGATTTAACGTTAACATATAATGGTTATCAAAATAACTCATTTAAAGATGTTAAAAAATATGAGTTTAGTGCGTTAACTCCAAATTTGGAAAGTAGAATCAGTATTAGAAATACAAATAGAACATACAACGTAACGAACGCGAATGATTTAAATATTTCAGGATTAACTGATAATAATGGTAAACCTGTAAGTGAAATCTTTTTAACGTTTATTCATAAAGGTTATATGGGTTGGTTTAACTATCCAAATATAGCTTTACCACCACAAACACAAACAACCCCCTCAGCATTAAAAAAAGGTTGGTATTTTAACATAACAAATAATACCATTAATAGCTGGTGGGAAAATACAAATACGTTGTCGGATACAAATATTCCAACTGAGTGGTATTCAGATAGTACAAATGCTTATTATTTTTTCTATAATAAAACATTAAATATAGGTGATATTATTGACGGTGATTTTTGTGAATACAATGATTTCGAACAAAAAGAAAATATTATTTCAGAACATTATCATAAAATAAAATACAATCCAAATTTATTTGATGTTTCTTTAGGTAATCAAATAAACCAAAACAATTTACCCGGTTATTATTATCAAGCGCATTTTCCATGTAAAATAAGAGCTTTTTCACCTTATATTGAAACAGGAACAAATAATTCTAGCACATTTTTTGAGTCAACAACTAATTACTCTGGATACACCGCTGTTGATATACCACCATATAGTTTCTACTCAACATTCATGCAAGAATGGAGATGGAGAGATGTATATACTTATGGTTATATTGATGCTGATGAAGTTGGTGTAGATTTTCCATTTTTAAATAAAACACATTATCCATATAATTCAATATTCTTCAGATTAATACCTGACCAAGCAAATTATTTAGGATATTCAAATGTAATTATAGACCCAGTAATTGATGAGTGTGAATAAATTTAAAATAGCATTTGATAGTAGAGACCAAGAAATTAATCTTCGGTTTAATTCTGATTGGGAATATAATGGATTAGATGATGGTTATTCAGTTTATGAAGCTGGCGCTATTGAACGTTCAATAAACCCACCAGTTGATTTTGAAGTTAGTAGATTTTCAAATGATTTTTATTTGGAAGATGGAGAACAAAAAACAGAAATTAATTATGAATTTAATTTTTATAATCAAATAAATAGTACATACTACAGTAGTTATGTCCAATCCAATTTATTTACACCACAAGAATGTTATTATAATTCAAATTCATTTAGTAAATCATTTTTTAAACTGGATTTTTATGATTTTAGCGCATCAACAGAACAAAAAAACTACATTACAATAATTTTACCAACACAACAAGGACTAACACAATCAGCACTTATTGGTAATAATTCCGTTAATATAAAAAAACCAGTCTTTCCATTAGATTTTATTGGTGACAAAGAAGGGTTTTTTATTTATTGGTTAAAAAATAGAGATTATCTTAATATTGATACATTTTATATGTCAGCAAAGTTTTTTGACGCTAAAAATGGAAGATTTGTTAGACTCATAAATAAACAATTAACAAATATTACAAATTTTAATCCTGATGAGTATTTTTATTATAAGGTGAAGTTAGATTATCCAACACAAACATATAGAGTATATGATTATTGGACTCAAAATAGAGTTGGAGATTCCTTAACACCCATAAAATGGTTTGAATATATTAATCCATAATGGAAGAAAATACGATATATATAAAAATTTCTCCTGAGGTTTTATTAACAAACGACACAACTGTTACTTATAGTGGGGGTACCGCTCAAGTTTTTTCTTCCATGACCCAAATGTTGAGTGGTGGAACAAATGGTAGTTCTTTATATACCGATATGACTTTACCCGTTTATTTAAATCAAAATTTTGAAGATATTGGTTATTATAGCACATGGGATGGTGATATAATACAGAAAGAAATTTTAAATAACTTCATATATTCTGCTGATTCAGCGGATACAACATTTAATACAATTTGTGTATACAATACATCGGATGTTCAGTTCAACACTTTTTTAGTAAATCAAAATACAACATATACAATTAATTGGGGCGATGGGACACCAACACAACCGATTAATATTTTTTCACCCTTAAGTAGTTGTCATTTTTATGCATCAAGTGGAAATTATCAAATAACATTAACTTCTTTAAATATTTTTGGGGTTATTGAAACAACTAGAAATATAGTAATACCTTTAAATCAATCTCCAATTAGTTCAAACCCATCCGGAACGGTATTATTTGATGTTACGACAGGTTCTTGGACAGCAACACCAGCGTCTTATGATTTTATTTATGATTATGATGCAAATAATTCTGTTGCAGAACAAATCTCAATCCCAAATTATATTTCATCACCATTTGCAATAACTGGTTATACTTATTCTAGAATTAATGATTTAGCTCGTTATGGTTCAAATCCATTCGCGCCCGGACCTGTATTTTTAGGTGGTGAACAAATTGGTAGTATTGATTGTAATCCGTGTCTTGATGGGAGTACTGGATACACAATTGGAACAGGTGTAACTCAGTCAGTACAATTTTTTGATTTACCCGATGGATCAACAATTTATAGCGGATTAAGCAGTGGGTTAATTGCTGAATGGTTGCTTGAGGAACCAATTGTAAAAGAAGAACACCTTCTTAAGATTTCTATGCAACCAGAAGTACAATCTAATATATTTATTGAGAGAGGAAAAAATTCTGCGTATGAAAGAATACAAAGAATAGGTGAAGTTGATAATCTTGGTGATTTAGAAAAATATGGTTATGGATTTTTTAATGTGGTAAAAATAAACTAAATAATGATTTAAAATGGCTTTAGGAGCATATGGAACAATAAGACCTGCGGACGTTAGTCCGGAAGATGTGGAAATAATTTTAAATTATACACCATCAAGAGATGTTACAAATGATTTTGTTTTAACAAAATTAGATGCCCCGTCAATTTTAAGACCGTATTTTAGCAACTCAACAGTAGGAGGTACTAATTTAGAGATTTTAGGTGGATTGTATAATCTTAGATTACCTGCTGATCAGTTTAATAAATTAGGAATTTATACTTTATACATTAGACCAAAACAAATTAGAACAACAATTACTGATTGTGGAGTACTTTCGTCATTACCAAACGTTAAAGGTATTGTTATTGATTTAAATAATGTACCCGCACAAGATTTAAATAAATTTATCGCACAAGGACTTGTTGGTTATAGAGTTGAATATTTAAATGCAGACGGCACAAAAATACCAAATTTTTTTAGAGTTATAACATCTAATTTTTTCTGTGAACCTGTTGTTCAAAACTTAACAAATACGGTTCAAAAAGCAATTAGATATCGATATGTTGATGGAACAACTAATTTAATGTTCTGCACACTATCACCATCTTCTGCACCAACAAACAAACCAAATGCAACACCGTTTATTGGACAACCAGCACAAACTATATTATTAAATAATACGTATTTTAATCCAATTACTTTAGATATTGAAATTGTTGAACACGACATTCAAACACTTTCTTATGCAATCTATGGTAATCAAACTAAGTCGATTGAAGATGGTATTTACACAATTTACGATGGTGAAAATAACATTTACAGACAATATAACCTATATGAAATCAAAGATGAGTTTAATAATCTACTCTATGAAGTTAGAGAAGATCGTGAAAATAATATTGATTTCAGTAAAAACTTTGTCAATATAACATCATAATGGCAAAATTTAAATGTCCTCCACAATATGCTAGCGGCTCTCAAACGCCATTTGACAACATAGTTGGCTTCCAATTAGTTGATGGTGGTGGCTTGACACAAGCAAATTTTGAGTTTACGACATCAGCAAGTGAAAAAGTAAACAGGACTTTTAGTATTGGTTCGTTTTCCGAACCAATATCTCTTGAAAATCTTGAATTAGACTCAACACTAGAGTCCAGAATTTTATTTGCAAAAAATTATGGTGTATTCCCTAATTTAGACTTAAGTGACGTAACTAATTTTACTCTTTATGGTTCACTATCAAAACGATTAGAAGTTTCTATACAAAAAATAATAAATTATTTTCCTGCGGCAATTGAAGTTTTAAACTTAAATTCCGACTATTCAACAGGGGTAACTGCTTATAATTCAGCATACAATTCAATTGAAGATGAAACTGAGTTCACAATTAATATTTATCAATTAAGAAATCCATTCTTAATTGATTATTCTGTTAATGCAACCAGAAATTTAGAAACAAGAGAAATTAAAGTTTCTGGATTAAGAAACCTTAAAACAGAATTTGAGAAATATTCATTATTTTATAACAATAATGAATATGAAATCATTGATTTTACTCCATCTGAAACATTAGATTCTGGGACATTAACATTTATTGTTAGAGGTAATCCATTTAGTGGTCTTTCATATATACTTGAAGATTTTTACATTAAACCAAATTCTTATTACACCGAACTTTCATTTAATCAAGATTTTGATGAAGTCGAAAAATTTCTCTTAAATAGATTAATTGTTCCTGAATATACCGCAGTATTTAAAGTACCAAAACAAACTGATGATGGTAAATTTTATATAAATAATGTATCATTAACTTGGCCTAAAAGATTTATATGGAATTTAGATATTGAATCAACAAAGTTTTCATCATATTTGGAAAATCTATCAGAAATTGGAGCATCATTTGATATTGTTAAAACGAATCTAATTTCTAGATTTTTAACAACTGAGGCTATTAAAGAATTTGATACTTCTGACCAAAAAATTGAAAAAGTTTTACAAATTTATGGTAGAAGTTTTGATGAAGTTAAAAAATTTATTGATGGATTGGCTTATATGAATTCGGTTCATTATAACCCATCTAATGATATTCCATCTCAGTTACTTAAAAATCTTTCGATGACTTTGGGTTGGAAAATTAATGTTTCACCAATATCTGAAGACGAATTTTTAAATGCTATATTCTCAACTGGAGGTGAATCTCAATATCAAGGATTTAGCGTAAACAAAACGCCTGATGAATTAAACTATCAATTTTATAGAAACTTAATACTTAATTCCGCTTACTTATTTAAGTCAAAAGGAACCAGACGTTCAATTGAATTTTTATTAAGGATGATTGGTGCTCCGGATGCTCTTATTGAATTTAATGAGAATATTTACATGGCGGATCAAAGAATTAATATGTTTCAATTTGAGACCAAATTTGCACAAATTTCTGCTGGGACGTTTACACAAATAAATCCGGAACTTATTCCCGGAAATACATTTAATTTACTTGGTATACAATATACAGCATTTACATCTGTAACATCTTTTGAGCAAGTAAATGTCTTACTTGAAAACTATCCAGTTGATGAGTTTGGTTTCCCAAAACCACCAGAAGATAATGAATCGTTCTTTTTCCAACAAGGTGCTGGTTGGTATCAGTCAACACCTCAACATAGAAGTCCTGAGGAAGTTAATTTAACAAATTCAGTTTTCACGGGAAATAATCCATCAATTCAAACGCAATTAGAACCATTTACTTACGGTCAAAAATACCTTGAAAGATTTAGAAAATTCCCATATATGAGGGAAGGTTTTAAATTACAAAGAGTATTAGATAATAAAAAATCTTGGCCCTCAACAGAAGTTGGATTAAGAGAAAATTTTGATGGTAATTATAACGCATATTATTATGCTTATGATGAAAAATTAGTTTTAAATGTTAAAAATACTGAAATTTTCTTAAATCCAGCACAAGGATTGGTTTACGATGTTTGGTCATCATCTCAAAAATATAATTATCCAATTCCAGATTCTGGACTAACTTCACCATATCCAGTACCCGGAGGTATTGATTGGACAATAATTAATCCACAACCAAAAAGAAGAACATTTTTTGAATTTGCTCAAACATTTTGGACAAATATGATTAATGTTCGTAATCGAATGTATATAACGGATGGAAAAACTGGTGGATATCCAACATTAGCATCTGTATTTTGGAAATACATACAAACTAATCAAGCTGTTTGCATTCCATTTGATGATTTTACGTATCAAAAATTAATTGATTACGTGGAACAAATAGGTGATTATTGGATTCAATTAATTGAACAAATGGTTCCCGCAACAACGATATGGGATACGGGTATTAAATATGAAAATTCAATCTTTCATCGACAAAAATTTGTTTATAGAAGACAAAGAGGTTGTCAGATTATTCCAGTCCCATGTAAACCATGTATTGCACAAGACAATTTATTTACGTATGATTGTAATTATGGATTATATTCTTGTTCCATTTTACCAAGAGTTGGTGGTGGATTACAAACACTACAAACAACATCATTTAATACGGTTCTTTATCAAACATTAATTTCTTATTTAATAAGTCAGGGACTAACAATAAATGAATGTATTTTAAGTTCACTTGTTTCTGAATGGTACGTTGATATTAGAATTGACGGTAATTCTATCGTACAAGAACCATTTTTTACAGGATATGGAATAAATCAAGTTCCCACACAATTACAGTGGACAAATGCAATTATTGCAAATCTTGGTGAATTGAATGATAATGGATATTATGGGTATTTAGATGGTAATACTCTATATGTAAGAACTTTAGGTTGTGTATTTTCTATTTCAAATAATCCACTAGAATTAAATGTGGGAATAAATTTATCGATTAATTGTAATTAATGAATATTTTTGATGTCAATATAATATTAACCGGTGATTGTACAAATAGTAATCTTGGTGCTGCGACTTTAACCGCAGTACCTAATGTTAATACCACATCTCCTTTTAGTTATTTGTGGTATGACCCATATTTAGGTACCGGACAAACACAAACTGGATTATCCGCTGGAACATATTTTGTGGAGGTAAACGACTCAAGTACACCAAATAATATTAGCTTAGTAAACGTTACAATTAGTTCGGGTGCTTGCGCATCAATAATAAATGTAGTAGATACAACTTGTAATCAAAATAATGGTGAAATCACAATATCAGGTAATACAAGTTCTCCATTTGAAAATGTTTTTTATTTATATAGTGGTACATCTTTAGTTGATAGCTATACAGCAACAAGTGAAAGTCATACATTTATCTCATTATCTCCCGGAATCTATTATGGGGTTATTGAAGATGCTGGTGGATGTACTGGTGTTACTGAAACATGTATTATTCACGAATCTACTAATTTAACATATGGTGCATTTATTATACCCGCAACTAGTTGTGTCGGCACTGGTGGAAAAATAATTATAACAGGGGAAACTGGAACACCACCATTTACTTATCAGTGGAGCGATATTAATGGACCTATTTTAAGCGAAACTGGAAGTACAATCAGTGGTTTAACAAGTGGTCTATATACCGTTAATGTGACTTCAGCAGATAACTGCTCTTTGACTACGGCTTATAACTTACCTCAAACAGATTCGTTGGGTGCTTTTGTAACTAGTGTAATTTCTCCAAGCTGTTTTTCTTCTGATGGGGAAATAACTATAACAGTAACGGGAGGTACCGGCCCATTTTTTTATTCCGGTTCTAATGCTACAACAGAAATTACATATTCAACAAATTATGTGTTTACTGGACTTTCTTCAGGACCATTTAGCGTATCAATAACTGATGTTGGTTTATGCAATACGCAATTAACAACCTCATTAGAAACACCAAATACCTTTGATATTGTTTCTGTAAATGTCGTTAATACAACTTGTGGTGCAACCGATGGTCAAATTAGTGTTGTAATAAATGGAGGAACAGCACCATATTTCTATCAAATAGACGGACCAAATGGTACTGAGTCGTTAATATCTAATTTTTTAACACAAACTTTCACTAATTTATCAGGTGGCTCATACACTTTAATTATTTCAGCAAGTAGTACAACTTGTGTTTATACACAATCGTTGTCAATAATATCAACACCCTTATTTAACGTTTCTACCTCAACAACCGGGTCAACTTGCGGACAAAATAATGGCGTTGTTTTAATACAAAAAACAACAGGCGGCACATCACCATTTTTATATGAAATAAGTGGACCCGTTAATTTAAGTTCATTGTCTGTTGATGATAATTTTACATTTACAAATTTACCCACAGGAAATTATGTTGCAAATGTAACTAGCCAAGAAGGTTGCGTAATCAGTTCAAGTTTTTATATACAAGAAGAACCACCATTAAACTTCACATTATTTGGCACAGATTGTGGTTTAGGTAGTGAAGGAACAATAACTGTAATATTAACATCTGGTGCACCACCGTTTACAATAAATTGGTTCCCAAGCGTTTCTAGCGGTATTTATGCAACAGGATTAACTTCTGGTAACTACTCAGTAACTATAACCGATAGTAATGGTTGTACAGATACGCAAGAAATAGAAATTACTTGTAGCGCACTTTATACTGGATATAGAACATTCAATATTTGTTCCGATAATATGGAGTTAAGTTATGGTAATAAATTTGGGTTAATTGAAATGTTAAATTATGGTTTTCAGGATATAACAACCGGCGACACTACATGTGTTCTTAACAATGCTCAATTTATTGCAAGCGTCACTGCAAATACAATAACAACATCTGGTTCGGTTTATACAAGTTATTCATTAATTGATGTACCAACAGATGAACAACTTTATGGAACAATAGAAACTTTACTTGAATCTATAAGTGGTATTGGTGATGTTACAATTGATTATACAAATAACCAAATAATTATAAATTCCGATTGCACATTAAATAATAATTTAAGTGATATTGGAGTAAAAATTGAACTTATAATTATTTATGATATAACATGTGACGATATATAAAATATGTGTACATTAACCTTCAATAGTATTACTGGCGCATCACCATTTGATGTGTTTGTTTCTGATGTAAATGGGTATTATCCACCTGTAAATATTGGACCCATTCCCAGTGGTGCAACATTTCCTGTAACATTATCTTTACCACCTTATTTGAATTCAGCACCTTCAATTTTAATTGAGATTGTTGATGCTAGCGGGTGTACGGATTCTACAATAATTATACCACCCGGTCCACCCTCAACAGCAAATTTATTTGCTTTATTATTTATAGAACCAATAAGCAGAAGTTCAGAAATTTATACGTATTTATCAGCACAAGGAAATACCACATTTTTTGGGTTTGGTTATGGTACACCACCATTAAATGGTACAGAATTTATTGAATATATGAAAATGTATGCAACTTCTGGTGTAACAGGACTTCCTCCCGTTTTTTATCAAAGTGTACCACAAACAACGTCAGGTAATGATTCATTTGGAAATCCAAATATAACATATAATTTTACAACAACGCAAGTTCCCGCTGGAACAGCAATAGAGGATGCTTGGTATACTTGGGTTATACCAAATAGCTTAACAAATAATCAACTCCAAACTGAAATTTCATATGGTAATCAAAATTCACCATTTATATTAAATGGTGCTATTATGAATACTAACATTGATTCCTATATTTTTAATTACACGGGGTCAACATTTGCAAATACATTTTATCGAACATATACGACTTTCCCAAGTACAGAATTTTATTTAAATAACATAAACGTTGATATTTATTTTAGAGGTTTAACAGTTCAATAATATGTCATTATATAAAAATCCACAAACAGCAACGCAATTAAATGCGCCCGAATCGGTAAATCCAAATCGATTTTATGGAACTAATTTTAGTATATTAGGTATTGGTGGTTATGTTGAAGTATATTCTGTAAATGATTTAATTTATACAATACCGGTGGGTTCTTCTGGACCTGTTGAAACTTCAGGAAATACAATTCCAATACGTTTAAATATAAACACACCAAATCCTGATGTATTAACTTTAAATTCTGATAATATATCTTCTGGTAGAAGAAGATTAGGAATGTTAGCATATGTTTATGAAAATGAAACAACATATCAATATAACATTCCGAATTATACATCATTATTTAGTGCGGCAACAGGAACAACCGCAGTCACAATAACACAATTTGGTACTACGGTTGATAGCTCAACTCCCGAAGGTCAAGCATTTATTGATGCTTGGACAGCATCAACAATTGAAGGAATAACTCCGGGTGCAACATATGCGACAGCAAATTGGAGAATTTTATCACAAAGTGGATCTTCATCATTTGATGTATATGTAACGGGTGGAACATATTCTGCTGGTACTCTAAGTTTTACTAACAATTCTGGTGGGACATTTGATATCAGTGGTTTAACATCTACGGATATATTTGTTACGGGATTAACATATACCGGAGCATCATATACTTTAGGTGCAACAAGAAATGATGGAACTTTATTAACGGTAACATTACCCGGATATGGTGATGTTTTTGTAACTGGTGGCACATATAATCCATTAAATGGTGAAGTAACCTACTTTAATAATTCTGGTGGAACATTTGTTGTTAGTGGATTTACAAGTGGATATACTGATTTCTATGTTACTGGTGGAACTTATGATGATAATACAAATACATTAACATTAACTAGAACCGATGCCGGTACTGTACAGGTTACTGGATGGACACAACCAGTAATTATTTCTGGAAGCGGAAGTTGTAGTTCGGTTAGGCGAGACAATCTTAATGTTGCGTCCGGCGCTTACTCGACGGTGTATGGTCATTCAAATAACACATGCCAAATAGGTACCGTTATTGCTGGTGGTCAAGGTAATTCTGCTTTAAATAACGGTTTTAATAACTTTATTGGTGGGGGTATTTTAAATTGGTATGGTTTGAATAATACAACGCAAAGTGCGTATTATAATGTAGGTAATACCGTGTGTGTTCCCGGAGATTTGACTTCAATATATCAAATTGGTAATTTAGCGTCTTTTTATAATGGGATTGATAATGTGATATATAGTGCGGCAATAACTAATAGTACATATAATCCACCTTATACTGAAATACAATTAGATGTTTTTGATACCGGTTCTAATGTTTATTTTCAGGGTTCCATCACTAATTTAAGTTGTTTTAGTGGAAATTCATTTTATTCTACTATAAGTGGTGGTTATAATAATAAAATATGTGGTTCATTTTCATCTATAATTGGAGGTAGTAACAATTTAATTTGCAATAATAATGCATCAATTGGTGGTGGATGTTTAAATATTGCGAGTGGTTTTGGTTCGGTTATAACCGGTGGTTATTTAAATAGAACGACAAATTTTTATTCAAGCGTTGTTGGAGGATTATCAAATATTGCTAGTGGTAGTGGTTCATTTATCGGTGGAGGTTGTTCTAATAGTGCAACAACAACATATTCGACTATTGTTGCTGGTGAATGTAATTTATCATCCGGAAACTGTTCATTTATAGGAGGTGGAAGTTCAAATAAAGCATTATCTTCAGGTTCATTTATAGGGGGTGGTTTTAACAATAGTGCAACAACGTGTTGTTCAGTTATTGTTGCAGGTGAAAATAATTTATCATCTGGAAACAATTCATTTGTTGGAGGTGGTGGTTCGAATAGTGCAACAACGTGTTGTTCAGTTATTGTTGCAGGTGAAAATAATTTATCTTGTGGTCCTTGTTCATTTATCGGTGGAGGTAGTTCAAATTGTGCAACATCTGACGCTTCTGTGGTTGTTGGAGGTGCATTAAATGTTAATATTGGTACTTATTCATTTATTGGCGGTGGTCGCTGTAATATAATTTCTGGCGCAACAACTCTTTATTCATCAGTTGTTGGAGGATTATCAAATATTGTTAGTTGCGATGGTTCATTTATCGGTGGAGGTAGTTCAAATTGTGTAACATCAGCTATTTCTGTAGTTGTTGGAGGATTATCAAATATTGCTAGTGGTAGTGGTTCATTTATCGGTGGAGGTTGTTCTAATAGTGCGACAACAACTTACGCAACTGTTGTTGGTGGTCAAAATAATTTATCTTCTAATAATTATTCATTTATTGGTGGCGGATTTTTAAATACCGCAACAGGTTTATGTTCATTAATTGTTGGTGGAAGTTGCAATAGTGCTACAACAATCTTTTCTACAATTGTTGGTGGTCGTTCTAATTTAATTTCACCAATAGTCGGTCTTCAAAATGCCGAAGGTTCATTTATCGGTGGTGGTTACAATAATTCAATATATGCCCAAAAATATAGCGTTATTGGCGGAGGTTCAGGGAATACTATAACTGGAAGCGGTAATTGTATTTTATGCGACTCAACAATAGCCGGTGGGAGGGAAAATTATATTTATGGATTAGTATCAACAATCGGTGGCGGTAGGGCAAATAGCGCCACAACAAGATCAACAATAACCGGTGGAGCTAGAAATAGTGCTAGCGGTAACTACTCAACAATAAATGCTGGCGTTAATAATTTTGCAACAGGGTGTGGTTCTATTGCAGCAGGAATTGGTGCTAACACAACAGGAGGTACAAGTGACGCACAAGCAATATTAATTAATGCGATAGGGATTCCAAATGGTGATTTCTCTGTGGTATCAGGTGGATTTCAAAATAGATCGCAAGGAAATTATTCATTTGTTGGTGGAGGACAATTAAATATATCATCTGGTTGTCGCTCAACAATTGCTGGAGGATTTAATAATTCCGAAAGCGGTGTTTATTCATTTATTGGCGGTGGTTGCGGTAATATAATTTCTGGAGCAACCACATCATCTGGTATTTTAGGCGGTGTAAATAATACTATAACAGGTAATACAAACACCTTTATTATTGGGTCAAATATCATACCAAATAGAAATTGTGCTACGTTTGTTAATAATTTATCAATAATTGGATTACCAAACGGACCTATTGGGCTACCGTCAGGGTCAATATATTATTGCTCAACCGATTCAAATCGACTATATTACGTACCTTAATCTATTTACTTAAATTAATTTATTAAGATTTTTTCTATAAAAAAATTATGGAAAAATATTGTCTTTTTCACATAGAAGGTGGTCTTGGAAAGAATGTTGCAGCAACAGCAGTTGCAAAATGTATTAAGAATAACTATCAAGATAGAAAATTAATTGTTGTTGCGAGTTATCCTGAGGTATTTTTAACATTACCTTTTGTTGATAGAGTTTTTAGAATTGGAATTACGCCATATTTCTATCAGGATTACATATTAAATAATGATACTTTAATATTTAAACATGAACCATACTTTACAACAGACCATATTTACAAGAGGAAACATCTAATTGAAAATTGGTGTAATATATATAATTTAACATATAATAATGAAACACCTGAATTAGTTTTTAATTTAAGACATAAACAATTAGCAATTAGAGATTGGAGACGTAATAAACCAATTATGATACTTCAGACAAATGGTGGTCCAATAAATGAACAACCATATAATTACTCTTGGACAAGAGATATGCCATTTTCTACATCACAAGCAATTGTAAATGCTTTTAAAAATGATTATCATATAATACAGATTTGTAGAAATGAAAATAATGTAATTGAAGGAACTGAACCCTTATTTAAACCCATGACAAATATGGAGCTTTTTTCGCTATTAATGGCATCAGAAAAAAGAGTTTTAATTGATTCTAGTTTACAACACGCTGCTGCGGCAATGGGTTTACCTTCAGTGGTTCTCTGGGTCGGGACTAGTCCAACAGTTTTTGGTTATGGACTACATAAAAATATCATATCTAATTTACCCGAAATAAAACTACCAGACAGTTATTTATTCGATTATTCATTTAATGGTTCAACACAAGAATGCCCATTTATTGATGATAATATTTTTAATCCTGAAATCGTAATTCAAACAATTTTACAATAATGCCAGAACAAATATTTTTTCAATCCTCATTACCTAGAGCGGGGTCAACTTTATTACAAAATATAATAGGACAAAATCCAAATTTTTATGTAACACCGACTTCTGGTGTTCTTGAATTGGTTTATGCTGCTAGAAATAATTATACAAATTCACCAGAATTTAAAGCACAAGAATATGAATTAATGAAAAGTGGTTTTAATAAATTTTGTCATGACGGTATGTTTGGTTTTTTTAATGCAATTACAGATAAAAAATATGTTTTAGATAAAAGTAGAGGGTGGGGAATACATTACAATTTTTTAGATGGATTTTATCCAAATCCAAAAATAATTTGTATGGTTAGAGATTTACGAGACATATTTTGTTCTCTTGAAAAAAAGTTTAGGGAAAATCAGCATATGGATTCCGGTTTAATAGACCACTCAAAAATGCTAGGCACAACAACCGAGAAAAGAGTTGATATTTGGGCAAATAGTCAACCAGTTGGTTTAGCAGTTGAAAGACTATATCAAATTTTTAGGGAAGGAAATAATCAAAAAATGCTTTTTATAAGATACGAAGATTTGGTAACTAACCCAAGAAGAGAAGTTGAAAGGATTTATAATTATTTTGAATTACCAACTTTTTATCACTCTTTTGATAGAATTGATCAAATAACAAAAGAAGATGATTCTGTATATGGAATATATGGCGACCACACAATCAAAACAAAACTTGAATTACCAAAAAGTAACGCAAAAGAAATCTTAGGTGAGGGTGTTTGTAATTGGATTCAAGACCGTTATAAATGGTATTATGATATTTTTTATAGAAACCTTTGAGTGAATTATTATTTGTATCGGCACAACATGATGTACCTTACTTCCATTGGCAAGCAGAGGTATATATAAATAATTTTATTGAAAAGGGAGTACCCCCAGAAAATATTCATGTTATTTTTTCTCTTCATAATGGCGCGGACAAACCATCTAAGGGTGCTAGGACGCTAAAATTAAAATATGGTAATGTTCATTTTTACAAAGATGATAGAGAAAAAACTCATTATATTCCAAGCATAAAACCATTTTTAATTTCAAAGTGGTTAAAAGAAGAACCAAGCAGAGGTAATTTATTTTTTTTACATGATTCCGATATTCTATTAACCAGAATTCCTAATTTTTCAAAACTTTTAGATGACGATATTATTTATATGTCTGATACTGTTGGATATATAGGTTATAGTTACTTAAATGAATGTTCTAAAAGATATGAACAAAAACATCCAATATTATCTGAAAATAAATTAATCGATGAAATGTCGGAAGTTATTGGATTACATCCTGAAACAATAAGGATAAATCAAAAAAATTCAGGCGGTGCTCAATATGTTTTTAAAAAACAAGAATGGAAATTATGGGATAAAATCCATAAAGATTCAACTGAATTATATGATAAACTTTTAAGTTTTCATAAAAAATATCCAATTTCTCCCGGTGAAATACAATTTTGGACCGCTGAAATGTGGTCCATTCTATGGAATATGTGGTATGCGGGGTATAAAACCGAAGTGGTGAATGAATTAAATTTTTCTTGGGCAACCGATGACATTCACAAATATGAAACAAACCCAATTTTTCATTTAGCTGGAATTACCGAACAACAAAAAAACGAAAGATTTTATAAGGCGGATTTTATTAATAAAAATCCGTTAGACTCATTAAGAAATAATATTGATTTTTTTGATTATGTTGATAAAAATAATGCAACATATAAATACGTTGAAAATATGAGGTTGCTTGTTAAAAAACAAGGTTACTGATTATTTATGTTTAAAGAATAGAATATGGCTGATTATCAACTTAGAGATTGTGCAAATAATGATTATCTATTCATTTTAAGTGCATATACGTTAACCTCCCTATCAACAGGGTCAACATATTTTATTGAATATACCGGAAACACATCGAATGGAGCGCAACCATACTCTGGTTGTTCTACTGTCGTAAATTTTTCAGGCTCCGGATATACCTTTGAGGGTTCTTTTGTTACAGTAACAGCGACATATACTTCATGTGAAGAGTGTTTAAGTGCTAATACTCTTTGTGATATTGGAAAATATTGCTTAAATACAAATTTTGTAGATACAATAAGTTATGACGGTGATTATCAAGTGGTTGGTTCATATAATGGTAATTATTTTTATACTGCAACAACAAGTGGAGTAACCGCAGTTGTTTATTATGACGGTAATAAATGGTGTTTGTCTAGTTCATTGGGTGGTTCATGTATTTTATTTGGTGCTGAACCTTGTCAATCAATATGTCCAGATATATGTGATGATATATTTTTTACAGGTCAATGCCCAACGACAACCACAACAACTACGTGTCTAATTAATTTTGATGCGATTTTTGATTGCACACCAACGCCAACACCTTGTCAAATATGTTGTATATGCTCACCATCTTCTTGTGATTGGCAACCATATACTGGTACATCATGTGTTTGTATTCAGACAACGGCGGCAACAACACCAAATTCAGCAACCACTTACAGTGCAATTAGTCAAACTTATTTTGAATATTCAGAATTTGGAACTTTTATTTATGATTCGGGTTATTCAATTGACGGTACTGGTACCACTGTTTCATATTTAACAGGAACAACAGTTTGGGAAAATACGGGAAATACTTCAGGAAATACTATAATAGATGGTCCATTAAATAGATCGGGTATTTGGACAACATTAACAGGTGGAACAGATTTACCAGAGGATACTTGGATTGGTTATTCTTTCTGCATTGAATCAACATCGGCAAAAACTTATTATGTTGGTCTAGGTGCTGATAATAAGTTCTCATTTAGACTTAACGGGCAAACAGTTGTTCAATCTATTTGGAATGATACAACATCATTCAAATATTGGCATGTTTATCCTATTGATGTTCCTCAGGGAACAAACGTCATTGAATTATTTGGTTTAAATACTAGTTCCGATGCGGCATTTGGTTGCGAAATTTATGATAATACATTATCTGAATTGACCGCAGCAACGGTTTATAGTGATTTAAATATTATTTATACAACATCTTCACAAATTGGCGGTATTTTTGATTTGGTTGCTGATTCTGGGTTTACTTATTTAACTTCAGGCTACACATGTCCATCTGGTTATGTCTATCAATCTTGTAGTGGTAATTGTTTATCATACACAATATGCGATAACGCCATTACACCCACACCAACACCGGTACCAACATCGACACCATTACCAAATCCATGTTCAGCAACAAGTATTGATATAACAATTACAGCAATAACATCAATTACAACGACAACAACCACATCAACAACAACAGTACCAACAGTTGGACTTAGCGGTAGTAGTGTATTTGAATTAGTTAATACCGTATTTATTTGTCCTGATGTTGTTAAAAAATTACAAAGTTGTACAACAGGACAAATTTATTATACTGTTGATAATTTAGTTACCGGAACAACATACGTTCAGACTGGAGAAACGATTAATGCATTATTTAATGGTGAATATGATTGTGCAACTTATCTTGAGGATGTTATGAATATTTCACCAAATACTGTTGTGACTGAAATTAATGCGGTATTCTGCGATTGTAATAACTGCGTTCCGGCAACAACCACAACAACATCAACTACAACAGATTGTTGTCCATAAATGGTTAAAAAAACTAAAATATAATGTCTTATCAATATTGTAGTGGTGGTTCTTATTGCTTTTCTTCAAACACTACTAGTGTAACAGCAAGTACTATTGGTTGTTTATCTAAAGTAGATAATGTTCAATATAGTATTAATGGTACAAGAATCTATAATACAAATTTTACTAATGAATCGATTTATGCTGAATTTCCATCTGACCCCGGATTTTTGGGTATTCAAGCGAATTTAACTTCACCAGCAACTCAGTGGGGATCAACAGGAAATTCAATTTTTGGTCCCATGAATAGACAAGCTGTTTGGTATGACGGAGATTGCAATGGGTCAACAGAAATAATTTCAGGTGAATTAACTCTTAGTTATTATTTTTATAATTCAGGAACAACAAATCAGTATTATCTAGGTTTTGGGGCTTGGATTTATCCAACAGGACAAATAAATTTAACAATAAATAATGATATTATTTTATCTGGTGATGCGTCTATAATTGGTTCAAATTCACAACTCTATCATAGATTTTGGCACATAATTCCAATTACTTTACTATCTTGTGATAATCATATTAATTTAACAATTACTTCGTCAGGTATTATTCAAAATGCGGTTGGTTTAGTAATATATGATAGCACATATTCTGAAATTATTAATGCGACTAATGATAATGATTTGGATATTATTTATAGTACAAATTCTTTATTAACCACAGCAGGAAAAACTGGACCTTTTGTTAAGGCGGGATGTCCGTCAGGATACATGTTAAGCGCAAATACGCTTACTGCAACTTGTATAACAACAATTTATACTGGTTGTACCTGTAATTGTTGCGATAGATACCAAATTGGTAGAATATTTGGAAATGATAATTTTGTGTATAATGATTGTAATAATCAACCAAAAATTATAACAAATTTAAATGCTGGTGAATCAATACAAATTTGTGCATGTTCTATAATAACTCCTAAAACACTATTGGGTAATAATACTTGGAGTGCGGGTAATGGTCAATTTAGAATTGTTTTAATAACATCTTGTGATAGTAGTTGTATACCAATTCCCGATGGTCCTCCCCCAACACCAACACCAGAACCAACTTGTTCTGATTGTGGATTTACAATGATTTCAGTTGGTGATAGACATACGGTGGGTATTAGTGGTGATACATTATTTTCTTGGGGAAGCAATTCAGTTGGTCAATTAGGTTTAGGATATACTGGCGGTTCTTTCTATATACCACAACAAATGATAGACCCAACAAGTGGTGCATACCCTTGGGTTTATGTAGAAGCTGGTTTAGAATCAACATTTGCAATCAATTCAAATGGGGATTTATTTGTTTGCGGTAATTCTTCCTCAAATAATGGTGGAGATCAACTAGGATTAAACGATGGTATATCTAATATTGATACATTAACTCAAGTCACCTCACCAACCCCAAATGGGTGGTTAAAAATATGGTCAAAAAATACAGCAACAATTGCTCTTAGAAGTAATGGTACAATTTGGGGAACAGGTTTTAATGAAAAATATCAATTAGGTTTAGGTGATAATTTAGATAAAATGCAATTTACACAGATTGGTTCTGATACAGATTGGGAAGAAATTGCTAGAGGATTATTTCATACGCTTGGTTTGAAAAATAATGGAACTATTTATTCTTGGGGAACTAATTTAACAATTCCTCAGAGAAACCCATTAGGATTAGGTGCGGGACCAGCTAATCAAGAAGCTCAAATACCAACACAAATTACAATACCAACATACCCATTATATTCAAATAGTGTTGTGTTTAATCAAATATCCGCAGGAAATTATCATTCCGTTGCATTAGCTGATAACACATCAATATGGGGATGGGGACAAAATACCCAAGGTCAGTTAGATTGCTTTAATTGTGGTTCGGTTGATAATTCAAGACCGTTTCCTATGGATGGTGGAATTTCTGTAAATCCACCAAGTTCTCAATCTGAAGGTGCTAATACAAATTCAGGATATACATCAGTAATAGCTGTTGGTGATATGACATTAGCCATTACGTCTGGTATAACTTTAAATTTTGCACCATTTACTGCACCAAATGGTGTGAATTGGACACCGAATTTAAATGGTGACAGAATTTGGACTTGGGGTGAAGGATATGGATCAAATGTAAAAACACTTTTACAAGACAATATTGATAGAATTAATTTAGAAACAAAAAATGATTGGTGTTATGTCTGGGCTGGTGGTCAAGCGGAACAAGGCGGCATTGGAACTCAAAACTTAGTTTTTTTCGCAAAAGATATTAATGGTACAATATTTACATGGGGTACCAATTCATACGGTCAGTTAGGCGTTGGACAAAACCCAATTTGTCCTGTTTGTGATAATGACTATGTTAATCCAATTGGGTTGTGTTTTAACTCAATAGATTCGGAATGTCCATGTCCTGATTGCGAATGTGTTACATATACTTTAAGCAATTATTCTACACTTGAAGTACCGTTTACTTATATTGATTGTAATAACACATTAATAAATTCAATATTAGGTAGAGGTGGTCTTGGTCCATCGACAACAACTGTCACAATTTGTGCTTGTTTAAATACAATAGTTATTGATGAAAATATCAATCCTAATTTTGTTAATATAACAACAGATCAAACCCCTTGTGAATCATGATACAAGTAACAATAAATAATATAACAGGTCAGACACCATATGATATTTATGTTTGTGATTCTGATGAAGATAACTGTTTTTGGATAGCAACAATTTCATCATTACCATATGATTTTATTATACCACCACCGTATGATATTATGGAAACTTTTTGTATTAAAGCGGTGGATGGTAATGGATGTGAAATAATAAATTGTCAAACACCATAAAATGGGATTAATAGGTAGCGGAACAACTAATGAATGTAAAGTGGTAACAATTTTTCCACTGGGTGTTGAGTGTAATACAACAAATCCGTCAACATCACTTGCACTTGACGGTATCGCGTCATTAATAATTACAGGGGGAACAGCACCATATAATATACAATGGAGTAATGGTGCAACAAGTCAAACTTTATATGGTCTTGGTGGTGGTGAATATACCGCAACCGTTACAGATTATTACGGTGATTTTACCTCAGTTACCACTTGTGTTTTAATACAACCAACAACAACCACAACAACATATACAACAACGACAACAACAATACCTTATACCTCAGGTGTTACTTTTTGTTTAAGTAGATGTAAAACTAATATCTGTGATAATTTTACATTCCAAGCCGGAAATATTATAAATGGATATAATTCTTGGACATCAAGCACATTAACAGTTTATTATGATATAATAACTAATAGATGGATTTTTGATGGTTATACCGCACCATTAGGCTACAATGCTGGTATTACATATGCAAATGACCCACCAACGGCTAATCCACCATTATCTTGGTTGGTTGAAGGTTCAAATTATAGACCTGAGGTTTATGCTGTGGTGGGAAATTGCGGTTCTCAGACAGCAACATTTTCTAGGTCGATAACAAATTCAGCTTGTCAATCTTCAAAAGACGGATCAATAATTGTAACCCCTAATGGTGGTTCCGGTTCTTATTTATTTTCAAAAAATGGTGGATTAACCTATCAATCATCTCCTGTTTTTAGTAATTTAGATTCTGGGTCATATACAATAGTAATTAAAGATACTGTAACAAATTTAACAAAATCTGATGTTGTGGTTGTATCGAACACAACAAATACAAGAACTTTTAGTTTGAACTTCTCAACAACAAGTCCAACAACAGTATATACACCACCAACTAATGTTTATGATATAATTCAGCAATTCTCACAAACGAAAGAAATTATACCATTTGTAATCACACCAAACCCAATATTACAAGTTGGTGAAACTTTAACTTTTGATTTTGACTTTAGAACTAATACTAGTTTTCAGTCTCCGGGTAATGCTGTATTTACAAATAACTTATTATTATATAAAAACGGTAATTTATTAACAGGTTTAACGTCTACAATAACTAATACCACCGTTGGTTCCGGCGTTTGTTCAGCAAATACACTAACATCTGTAACGTCTATAACACAATATAATTCTGTTTCATTAACATATGGTGATACATTAAGTGGTAGTGTATATTCAAACACATCATTATCAGCAACATCGTCTGTATTAGGTTGTACATCGTCAGCAAATAATCTTGTGTCATATGGAACTAAAAATTTAACAATCACACCACAAAAATGTCGCTCAATTAGTTCCGGATTGGTAAAAAATACACAATTCACAAACAATTTAAATTATATTTTACCGCCATTAAATATATCATTTACAAACAAATGGTTAACAAATACCGAATCAGCACTTAGTGGATTTACATATGGCGGAAATGTAAATAACCCAACATCTCCGGGTACAACACCAAAAATATCATATAATTTTACAACAGGTTGTTTAATACAAAATACTAGTTGCTTCCCATTAGCAAATACTGTAAATGGTGGACCATTAACCGGAGTTACCACAAATCAATTAACGGTACAAGCTGGAACAAGAGGGGGTATTATAAATTTATGGTTACAATTAGGTGGGCTTTTAAGTGGTGGTGCATGTGCAAAAATATTTGGAACATTAAAGGTTTCTATAAATTCTGGCGCATATACTACTTTAACGACATTAAATGGTGGTTTAGGTACATGCTCAACAACATATTCATATGTTATTCCATTAAATGCAAATTCTATTGAATTTTTATGGGAACAAACGAGAATCTAAATAATTATAGTAAAGGATATTGATGTCATATATTTTAAAAAATACAAATAAAATAGTAAATACCCAGATTACAGATGTGGGTAGAAGAAAACTATCACAAGGGAAATTTAAAATAAAATATTTCCAAGTCGGTGATAGCGAGATATTTTATAATGCCATTTCTGGATATAATCAAAGTGATAATTTTATTTTACAACCACAATTTAATTCACAAAATGACACAGGTATACCTGAAAGTAATAAAGCAAATATTAAATATCCGTTTTATTTAGATGAAAATCTAAATAATACTTATGGTTTACCTTATATGAGTTCAGACTTTGATTCTGTATTTGAAAATGTCCCATCTAGAGGATTTTTTACTGGTTCTAGTGGGTCTTGGTCTGCAATAACTCAAGCGGGATATTTAGTAACATCAAATTATTATATTGATTTATCCTCAGTAACCGGAGGAACAAAAATAACAGTAATTAGTGGGTTTTGTAATACAACAACACCAATTGTCTTTACCGGTTGTTGTGATCCAATAACATCAACAACCACAACGACAACAACGTCAACAACCACTCTTGGTCCTTGTGATTTAACCGGTACAACAGCAACAACTACTTGTGTAATAAGTGGTAATACAAGAGAAGAGGGTGTACCCATCGTTGGTGATTTTGTAACGATTATTTTTGATTGTAACGCTGATTGTGGTGAACTTGGTAGTTATCCAATCTTAACATATAGAATATGTTGTATATTAAATGATGTTTTTGTATTGGATAGGGAAATACCTGACTTAGCATCATTAGGTTATACTGGACAAGCACAATTATTAATTTATCCATCTGGGTTTACGGGATTTTATGATTACGAAACACCCGAACAATATTGGAATCCTGAAACTATAAATTTTGAAAGTAGTTGTGACATCTCTAATGATTATGTTAAGATTTGGAATATGGCAATTCCTTGGAGTGAATCGCCAGCAGGTATTTTTTCTTCAAAAACAAAAGATGTTAATTATTTTGCTAGTAAAAATTATCTAGGTTCAAAAGAATATTTTGGATATCAAACAAACTCTGGTCAAAAATTTATTAATTCTTCTGGAATTACCACCACAACGGATACTTTTTACTACAATTCTTTTGATGAACAAATTTATGTTGAACCAAAAGACCAGAAAGCAATTGCAATAATTCATTATACAAATCAAGGAATTGATTTTGAATATGGTGAAAAATTTGCAACACAAGAACTTAATGCTGAAACATCTGGAACAACAGGATTAGCACAAAACTTTAAATTAGATATTCCTTGGTTATTATGGCACAAAACAACAGGTAACACAATTGGTGAAACATTCTATATTGATCCTCCGGGTTATAGTGGATTAAATGTTTGTTATATGGTAACTGAAAGGTATGATATGGTTTCTCAGGGTATGAGGTATTACCATCTTTGGGATTTAAATCCAGATTCGAATGGTAATTTGAATAGGGTTGGGAAGGTTTACCCGGATTCTAAAATGGTAATCATTGATGATGAAGAAATTATTGCTGCAATGTCTTATAAAGCAAACAGAAACTGGACATTACCAGCACCGAATATTAGTTTACTTTCACCAAATTTATGTCAAAACTATTCATCAATTAATGAGGGGTTATTAACTAATAATCAGGAATATTTGTGGTTAACATATCGTTTTGATAATAGTACTTTTACAAATTCATTGCATTGTAACTATTATAGTGTAATACAAGGACCAGACCAAGAATGTGACCCAACACAAAAAAATATTGTTGTTAGATTTGGTGACGAATTTCCATTCTTAAGAACTGGTACAACATGTAATACCGGATTTTATGCTGAAAAAATAATAATTTTAGCTCAAAAAGTTATTGGAAATCAGAGACCTTCCCCAACTAACTGGAAAGAAATTGATGTTACTAATCAAGTTTCCGCTTCAACTTTATCATCTGGATATTTAACAGTTAATTCATTAACTACAACTTCATTTATAATTGATAAGATGTTATATGATAATGGTGCAACATATAATTTAGATTCATACATTTCATTACCCGACCTTAATGAAACCAGTAATTGCTTAAATTTTGGTGATGAATATTATTTCTATGGTAATATTGAAACAGATATACAATCAACCATTTATCAGATGAAATATGTTGTTAATTTAACAAATAATCAGTTTAAAATTAGTAGTAACCCAACATGGTCAGCAAATACTTCAACATATGTTACTGAAATTGGTTTATATGATGAGGATAAAGATTTAGTGGTTATTTCTAAATTACAGTCGCCACAAGTAAGAGAAGGCATACAACAATTCGCAGTTTCATATATATTTTAAGATATGGCATATATAATTAAAAATACTTCAGGTTTATTAAATACAAGATTAACTGACGTTGGTAGAAGAAAGTTATCGCAAGGTAATTTTGTAATTAAGTATTTTCAAATTGGTGATAGTGAAGTTTGTTATGATTGTGTTCAAAATTTAAATCCAAAAAATAATTATGTAATTGAGCCAGCGTTTAATTCACAAAATAATGTTGGTGTTCCGGAAAGTAATAAACAAAATATTAAATATCCCTTTAAACAAAGTCCAACAACAACAAATACTTTTGGTATTGGTAATTTTGATTCTGTCGTTTCACCAATATATAATAGTGCAGCACCTAGAGGATTTTTTAAAGGTGAAGAAGGTAGTTGGTCAGCAAATACTGATTATGGATATTTGGTAACACCAAATTATTATATTGATATTACAACATTAACTGGGGGAACGAATCAAATATTGCTAATTAGTGGTACTTGTGATACATTAATACCACCAACATCAGATGATTGTTGTTCACCCACACCAACACCAACTCCTCCACCAACTCCTCCACCAACTCCAACATCCATTTGTGATACGCCAACACCAACACCGTTTTGTACAACAGGACCATCACCGGGAGTTGGAATACCGCAAGTGGGTGATTTTATTACCATAATTTATGATTGCTGCGGTGATTGTGGAAAGATTAGAAATGGTTATACTATATTAACCTATAAAATATGTTGTTTAGATAATTTAGGTACAACCCTAACTTTAGATAGGGATTTACCCGATTTCGCAAGTTTAGGTTTTACGGGTGATGCTAGAGTCTTAATTTATCCATCTGAAATATCAGATTTTTATGGTACGTTTATTCCAAATGAAATTACTGACCAAGATTTAATTAACTATGAAATTCCTTGTGATATTTCAGATGGTGTAATAAAAATATGGAATATGAATATTCCTTGGAGCGAATCACCAGCGGGTATTTTTTCATCGGTAACTCAGGATTATACAACATATAATAGTAGAACTTATTTAGGGTCAAAAGAATATTTTGGATATCAATCGGCTAATGGACAAACATTCCTAAACTCATCATATGAAAAATTTAGTTCAGATACGTATTACTATAATTCGTTTGATGAGCAAGTTTATCTCCAACCCAAAGACCAAAAAGCAATATCGCTAATTCACTATACGAATAATTCTGTGGATTTAATCTACGGTGAAAAATTTGCGATGAATCCTATTGACCCAACAGACGAGGGCGCAACAGGTCAAGCAATAAATTTTAAATTAGAAATACCTTGGTTATTGTGGCATAAATCAACTGATGGTAAAATAGGTGAAACCTTCTATGTAGATCCACCGGGTTATAATAAATTAAGTGTAAATTACATGGTATCATCTAAAAATGATGATATGAATGATCCGGGTTTAAGATATTATCATCTTTGGGACATAAATCCAGATTCAAATGGTAATTTGAATAGGGTCGGTAAAGTTTTTCCCGACTATAAGATGGTAATTATTGACGATGAGGAAATTATTGCAGCTATGTCATACAAAGCAAATAGAAATTGGACATTACCGGCACCTAAACTATCCTTAATTAATTCAAATATTTGTGATGGTGATATGGGTACAACAACAGGTATTTTAGAAAATGATAATGAATATCTTTGGGTTACATATCGCTTAGGTAATCAAACAACAAGTGCGTTTACAGAATCTTTACACTGTAATTATTATACATCAATACAAGGACCAAAGACCGGTTGTACAATAAATAGTCAAGATGTTTCTATTAGGTTTGGATTAGAATTTCCATTTTTAAATCAACCGACCGGTAGTTGTACATATGGTTTTTTTGCTGATAGCATGAGTATTTTAGCTCAAAAAGTTACTGGTGATACTAGACCAAACTCTGAAAATTGGATTGAAATTGATGTAACAAATCAATTAACATCGAGTATGATTGGTGGTTATATTACACAATCAGGACTTACTGCGACAACATTTGTTGTCGATATTGATTCATATACCGGAGGAACCACATATGAACTCAATTACGTAAACTTACCATCATTAAATGATAATGGCGAATCCTGTTTAAATTTTGGTGATGAATATTATTTCTATGGTAATCTAAAAACAGATATTGAAGCAACCATTTATGAGATGCGTTATGCGGTTAATTTACCAAATCAACAATTTACTGTAAGTACTAATCCAACTTGGGGTAATGAAAAAAAATCATTTATTTCAGAAATTGGGCTTTACGATGAAAATAAAGATCTTATACTTTTAACAAAACTACAATCACCACAATTAAGACAAGGTGAGCAGCAGTTTTTGATAAAACTTGATTTTTAATTTCATGGCAAAAACAACAAAAAATAGCCCAAAAGTTCTTGGTTTAGATGTATCAACAAAGACAATTGGATGGGCGTTATTTGATATAAAAAATAAAGAGCTTTTAGAATTAACACATGTTTCACCAATAGTTAAAGAAAAAACTGAAGATAAAGTTAGAGAGCTATTACTTAAAGCGGACGTGTTTAAAACAAAATTAATTGAATATAAAAATATTGGAATTACTAAAGTAGTAATTGAAGAACCTCTATTAAATAGTAATAATATTTATACCATTGGGATATTACTAAGATTTAATAGTTTTATTACAAAAATAATTTATGATGAACTTGGAATTACCCCAGAATTCATTTCAACATATGACTCAAGGAAATTTGCATTTCCTGAATTAGTTAAACAAAATGATAAGGGTAAGTTTGTTCTATTTGGTGGCTTACCTAAAGATATTGATAAAAAACAAATAATTTGGGATTTAGTATCCAGAAGAGAACCTCAAATTACTTGGTTATACAACAAAAAAAATCTAATAAAAAAAGAGTGTTATGATATGAGCGATGCTTATACCTGCGTTTTAGGTAAAATGAATGAGTTGAAGATTTGGTAATTTAGACTTTCTTTTCTATATTTTATTTATGGAAAATGAAAAAGATGTATTATTAGAGATACTAAGAACTATTTTAGGTAAAGAAAAGAATTATTATAATCTTAAACACCAAATTACTTTTGACTGTCCTGTTTGTAGTTATGAAATTAAGGGGTTAGAACAAGGTGATGGAAAGGGTAATCTTGAAATAAACACTGAAAGACTTATTTATAAATGTTGGTCATGTGGTGATAGTCACGGTACACACGGTCCAGTAGGTAAACTAATTGATTTATGGGGTAATAAAAAACAAAAAAAGATTTTTGATTTAATTAGACCTAAAGATGATGAGACAGTAAAGCCAATAATTCAAAAAATTAGGTTACCTGAAGGTTATATTAAATTTAAAGATTCCAATCCGATTCTTATAGCACATAAAGAAGCATATAATTATCTAAAAAAGAGAGGTGTTACAGATGATATAATTGAGAAGTTTGATATTGGGTATACAGTAGATGGGGACTTTAAAAATAGAATAATAATTCCTTCATATGATTCAAATAATAATTTAAATTATTTTATTGCAAGGTCTTGGGTTAAGACGAAAATGAAGTATAAAAATCCTACAATACCTAAAGAAACTATAATTTTTAATGAAAGTAGGGTTGATTTTAATAAAGATATTTATCTTTTAGAGGGTGCTTTCGACTCTATTTTTGTTGATAATAGTATACCTTTATTGGGTAAACATGTTAGTCCGTTACTTTTTGAAAAACTTTATAATGATGCTAAGAAAAATATTATTATCGCATTAGACGGGGACGCATTTAATAATGCACAAAAGTTATTTCATGAATTAAATGGGGGTGTTTTATTTGGTAGAGTTAAATTATTAGAATTACCAAAAGATAAAGATGTTGCGGATTTAAGGGGACAAATAAATGAATTTGAAATTTTTATAAAGTAATGATTGATTTAATTACAGTAAGAGAAGAAATAATAGATATTTTAAAAAATAAGTATGAAAGTCAAAAACTTTCTTTTTTAGAGGAAAATCACATTTATTTTATGAATGATATTGACGGTAATTTAAGAAATGATTGGCCTTCAGTGTCAAAAGTTCTTAAATATTTTTATGATGAATTTGATGCAGAATCAATTGCTCATAAGAAAAGTAAGGGTGATTTAGCAGTTAAACAAGCATTATTAGATGAATGGAGTAAATCGGGTGAATTAGCGGTTAATATGGGTTCTAGGGTTCACTATCTTCTAGAAAAAGAATCGCTTAAAATTTTCAACATTGAAAAAGAAGTTAGACAACCAACATTTGATTGTGATTTTGACCAAATATTAAAAAGTGATGCTATGATTCAGGGCGGAATTAAATTTCTTAATTTAATGAAAGAGCGAGGCGCTGTTTTATTAGATACCGAGGTCGTTTTAGGTTCGGCTGAATTAGGATATGTTGGTCAAGCAGACAAAATTTGGCTAATTGAAAATAAAAATAAAGACGGGTTTGGGGTTATTGTTTCTGACTATAAGAGTAATAAACCAAAAAATTTTATACCAAATAGTTTTACTAAAAAAATGAAATTTCCATTTATCTTTTTAGATGATACAGCATTGGGTCATTACTCGGTTCAATTACCACTATACGGTAAACTTTTTCTAAAAATGTTAGAGGGTACAAAATACGAAAATTTAAAACTCTACGGCTGTATAATAGTACTACTTAAGGACGATTCAGATTTTGAAGAATTTAGAGTCGGTAAAGGTGCTATGGATACCGCATTAACTATGGACGTAAAAAAATACCTGAAATAGTTTTTTTTGTTAGAGATTTTTTCATATCTTTGTAGTTCAAAAAATAAATTATGTCAAAAGTATCTGAACTTCAAACAAAATACGCTAAACAAGTTAGTGCAGCTATTTTCCAAAGTTTCTTACATGCTGATAAAACAGAAACTAAGAAATATTTGGAATTTATGTGTAAACTTTGGTCGAATAGAGATAAGAACAAACTAACTAGGTCGGCTAAAGTAATTGAACTTGTTAATGATTTTGATAGTTGTTTAAGTTATCTTACAAATAAAGATATTTACTCTCCTGAATACACTAATCTTAAAATTCTTCAAGATAGGATTGATGATGCGATGAGTCGCAAATTAGAAAAAGAATTTGAACCCAAAAAACATGGGACAAAAATTTATGAGACCGAAAATATTTTAATTGTAAGACCGTTAACCCAAGAGGGTTCAGATAAATGGGGGGCAAACACCAAGTGGTGTACTACCGGTAAAAATAGCAGGTTTAAAGAATATTTTAGACGAGGCGTTATCATCTATTTAATAGATAAAAAAGCATCAAGAAATAGTGGATATAATAAAATAGCTTTTTATATTAATTGGAATAACCATTCTGTTTTTACGAATGATATTGAAGTATATAATCAACTTGATTCAAGAATTTATGATAAACATATGTTAAATTCGGGATGGAATAGACAAGATATTATTACAATTTTTAATATTATTAGAACATATATGTTTAATCTTGAGTTCGTTTTTAAAGCAAAAGAAAATGTGTCAAACACAATCAATACATTAAATAATATTGATATTGATAAATTAATGGAATCTATTCATCTCATTAGTGAGTCAAATGTTGAAGATAGAGATTATGTTTTAGAAATTAAAAATAACATTGATTTCATTACAAATAAATTAAAGGAAATTATTTAAATATGATAAATAAAATTATTCATTTTAGTGACCTACACATTAGGTTATTTAAGGATCACGATTTGTATCGTGAAATTATGTCTGATGCTTTTAAACAGTGGAGAGATATAAAACCAGATAGAATTGTTTTTACTGGTGATTTGGTTCATAGTAAGAATCAAATGACACCAGAACTTGTAGAAATGATTCGTTGGGTTTTGACCGAATGTTCAAGTATTTGTAAAACAATTCTAATTCCGGGAAACCATGATTTTCTTGAAAACAATATGTCGAGACTTGATGCAATTAGTCCTGTTCTTGACGCACTAAATGATTCAAATATTGTTTATTACAAAACAAGAGGTGTTTATGAAGATGATAACATTGATTGGGTTGTATATTCATTGTATGAACATAATATACCTCCGGTAATTGAAAAAAATGATAGACTAAAAATTGGATTATTTCATGGACCAATTGTTGGATTAAAGACTGATGTTGGTTATGAGTTTGATTCGGGTTTTGATAAGAATGGATTTGATGGGTGCGACCTCGTTTTATGTGGGGATATACACAGGAGGCAAATTTTTGATATCCCAAATGGAAGAAAAGCATATATGATTGGCTCATGCGCTATGCAGAATTTTGGTGAGAAAATATCCAATCATGGTTATGGGGTTTATGATGTAAAACAAGATAAATATACTACTCACGATTTGACAAATAAGAGACCATTTCTTAAATTTAAGATATCGTCAATCGATGATATTGAAAATGGTAATGAAATTTTAGTAAATGAATGACGATTCCAAAAAACATAAAAGATGAAATTAATCAATATTGTAAATTAAATAATATTGAAAATGTTGATTCTTTTTTTATTAAAATAATTAAAAGCGGTTTTGATATTGAAAAATATGGTCTTTTGAATGACGTTGAACCAAAAATTATTGAAAAAGAAATAGAAAAAATAGTTTATCGTGATGTTATAAAAGAAGTACCTGTAATTGAATATGTTGAGATTGAAAAACCGGTTGAAGTTATAAAAGAAGTGACAAAAGAAATTCCTGTTGAAAATCAAGTTATTAAAGAGGTAATTGTTGAAAAAGAAATTATTATTGAAAATAAAGAAAAACAAAAAGCTCTGGAAGCAACAATACAAAAACTTAGAAACGAATTAAATGAGAAAAACAAAAAAATTGGTGAACTAGAAAATACGTTAAACGAAATTAATACAGTTTACAGTAAACCGGCAATTTTTTTGAATGGCTCAAACTTAAACAATCCAATAAAAAAATAAATTATGTCTAAAATCGAAGAATTAAAAAAACAAAACCCCAATCTTATAATTGATTTTGTTGATGTTATTAAACTTTTATTAGAAAAACCAAAATATGTTGAATTAATGGTTAACTTATCTAAGAAAGATAAAAAATTTGATTCGGAAAAACCTTATATTAAAAATAATTTAAGAGAAAATTTTTATATTTCGGAAGAAAAAACTAAAGATAAATCATCAATTGAACTTATAATAATTAATTATTTCGTAGAAACATTTATTGGTAAAGACAATTACGAAATATTTTATGATTTTATGTCATATAATGAAAGAAAATTAATTGAGAATAACGATTTAAGTAAATATTCATCTTTTGATGATGTTAGAAATGCGGTTGCTATTGCCGAATTAAAATCAAATACAAAAGAATTTGAAAAAGAAATTGTTAAATTATATGAAACAAATGAGTGGTTGGTTTTAAAACCATTAAGCTGGGAAGCATCAAAAAAATATGGTAATAGTACGAAATGGTGTACAGCAGCTAGAGGCGAATATTATCAATTTTACCGATACTCTAAACAGGGTATTCTAATTTATTGTTTAAATAAATTAACAGGTAAAAAAGTTGCGTTCTTTAAAGAACTTGATAATGAAATTTCTTTTTGGAATGCTGAAGATAGAAGAATCGATTCAATTGAATCTGGATTATCTATAGATGTTCTTGATATTATCAAAAACGAAATTCATAATTGTAAAAATTCTAATTTTTCTTTGTTTAGTCAAAATGAAATTCTAAATTATAATTCTTTAATGGAGGATAACGTTAAAGATGTGAGTAATGAACTTCAAGTATACGATGAAAATCATTTTAGAAACAATACAGCGGAATACGTTGTACGGGATGAGCCAAGAAATCAACTTAGAATTGTATATCCACCAAATAATTGATAAAATAGTATGATAACAAAATTAATTTTATGGAGTATATTAAGTTACGGCTTAATGAATATAATGGTTTACGGTTCAATCTTTTCCGGATTAAGAAATGACTTAGAATCGTGGGGTAATAGTAAATTACCGCTTAATGAACTTGCTAATTTTATAAGCGGAATACTATCATGTCCGATGTGTTTCTCGGTCTGGGGTGGGTTTTTTCTAGGTGTATTTGTATATTCACCAACAAATGAGTTGTTTGATATATCAAAATATATTTCATGGTTTTTCGATGGAATTTATTCATCCGGAATTGTTTGGTCAATAAACGCCATTGTTGAATGGTTTGAAGAATCTAAAAATAAATAAAATGGGACAAAAAAAGAAAGAACATAGAAAAAAAATTAAAGCACGTAATGAACGTATTAAACAAGAACGTAATCGTGTTGAGAAAATATACAGTGAAATGTATAAAAAAGTAATGATGGAGAGAATTAAGGAGATTAGTGCTAAAACATCAGGTGATACACAAAATGAAGAGCAAAAAACTATTTAACGAATGAATATTTCAATAGAAAAATTAGATAACCCCTATGTACAGATTGTTTGGGAGGATTCACCAGAAAATTTCACGCAGGAAAGAATTAAGCGTGTCAAAACATATTTTTCAAAGAAGTATAATACCTCTAATGTTAACATTGTTTTAAAAACAATCCTTGAGAAAGAAGAAGAGGATACAACTGTTGACACCTCTTTTAACATTCTAGATAAAAATTATCAACTTGATGTTGTTAAAAATTATTTAACTCAAAAAGGTCTTGAGAATTCTTATGAGGATGTTGTTGGAATAAACAACATTGTTGAAAATAATTTGGTATTAAGTAACCCAGATATTTCACCATTTAAAAAATGGTATATCAAAAAAATTGAATTTTCAAATTTTTTATCGTATGGTGAGGACCAAGTTTTGGATTATGAAACATTAAGAGGTATTAGTGTTATTGAGTCGAATCCAAAAAATTTCGGGGGTAAAACAATTTTAGGGCTGGAATTACTTTTATATCTATTTTTTAACTCAACATCTAGAACTTCAAAAGCTGAAGATATCTTTAATAAATTCTCAGATAAGAATAAGGTCACTGTAAAGGGAACTATTAATATTGATGGTGAAGATTATGTGATTATTAGAACCGCAGAAAGAAAATTAAATAAAACAGGTGAGTGGAATGTAAAAACCGAACTTGATTTTTTTAAAGTTCTTCCAGATGGTGAGCTTCAAAATTTCACAGGAGAACAAAGAAGAGAGACTGAGAAATTTATAAAAACATCAATTGGTGAACAAGAAGATTTCTTAATGACTATTCTAACAACATCTTCCAATCTAGAAGAACTCTTAGAAGCAAAACCCACCGCTAGAGGTCAAGTTTTAAGTAGATTCCTTGGGTTAGATGTTCTTAAGAAGAAAGAAGAAATAGCTAAAGAGCTTTACTCGAATTATTCAAAAGGAATGCTTTCAAATGTGTTTAATGTTGAGCAATTAAAAAATGACAATATTGAACATGAAAAAATGATTGGTATTTTAAACGATTCTAATAAAGAACTTGATGTTAAATTAAATGAGGTTATCGAGAAGATTAAAATCGGTGAAAAATACCGCGAAGATTTATTAAAAACAAAACATTCTGATATTGACAAAGATTTGATTATCTTTGAACCCGAAAAAGCTAAAAACGACATTATAAAGATAACCAAAGAAAAGACTGATTATCAAAAAGAATTATCCGTCCTTAAAGTAGTTGAACCATCGGAATTTTATCATGAGGATAAACATGATGAAGTTAAAGAAAAAATCACAACTAGAAAAAGTGAAGTTGCTGTTATAGGTAGTCAATTACGAGAAATTGATTCATTAATGTCTAAGTACTCAAATGGGATAAAATGTGAGCACTGCGGAATTGAATTAATAAATGCAACATATACGCAGGAAAAAATTTCTAGAAAAAATGATTTAACCGACAAATTAAATTTAATTAATAATGAACTAAATTCATTATCTGTTAGTGAACAAAGTTTTACTAAATTAAAGAAAGAATTTGATGAATATGAAAAAGCAAAATTAATTAAGGAGAAATTTGAAGTTAGTATTGATGCTTGCGATATTAAAATAAACTCTATTGAGGAAAAAATTAATCGATATAATGATGCACAAAGTAAAATTGCAGATAATCAAAAGATTGATGGTCTGCTAATAAAAGCAAAAGTTAGGATTGATGAATTAAATTCGGATAAAGATAGGGTAAACAAAGAAATTAATAACAACAATTTCCAGATTAAATCTTATCATCAGAAAATAGATGAGAACAATAAGAGAATTATTAAAATTGCTGAAGAATTTGAAAAAGAGAAAATATATAAAATATATCTTGATATTTACGGTAAAAATGGAATTTCAAAAATTATAATGAAATCTATGATTCCATTAATTAATTCTGAACTCCAAAGACTTCTTGAGGATTCCGCATTATTTACTCTTCAAATTAAAATAAATGATAAAAATGAAGTTGAGTTCTGGATGACGGATAACTCAAGCGGAATTGAAAAACTTATGGTCACAGGTTCTGGTTATGAAAGAACAATTGCAAGTCTAGCCCTTAGGTCCGTTCTGTCAAAAGTTTGTTCATTACCGAAACCGAATATTATAGTATTCGATGAGATTTTTGGTAAAGTATCTGATGATAATTTAGAAATGGTTGGAGAGTTCTTCAAGAAAATAAAGGAGTATTTTGACAAAATCTTAATTATTACACATAATCCATTAGTATCAAATTGGGCTGATAGTATAATTAAAATTAAGAAAGAAAATAACATTAGTAAGATTGTTAATTAAAATTTAGCATCAAATGGATTTGTTAAATCACCAGTTTTAAATGCAACACCGCCCACATAATTATTTTCTTTAATTTGGCTGGCAAAATATTCCATCATTTTCATGGCAACATTACGATCAAATTCTTTATCGTCAGTTTCAGGAACAAATAAATCAACATATATCGAGCCTCTAGCTCTTCTATGTGGCTTACCATCTGAATCAATATCATCAATGACAGCTTCATCAAATTCATCATTAGAATCTATTAATTGCTTTAATTTATTAATTAATTCTTGTCTTGGATTATAGTCATCAATCTCTTCATCATTAAACTCATCATTATCAGATTGCTCTAATAAAAATTTTTTTAATTCAGTAATTAATTCAGATTCGGTTAATTTAATTTTTTTAGACATATTAAATAGTTTTAAACATAAATATCAGAAAAAAATAAAATGGAAACATACTTATTGTTTATTTATTCGGATTTTAAAGATAACGAAAATAAAATTACTTTAATTACCGAATGTCTTTCACCGATTGTTGTTTCACCAAAATTAAAATTTAATTATGGTGATAATTCTATGATTATAAATTTTAAAACTGATTTAGAATTTAATGAATTAAAGGATTATGTTTCTGAAGTTCTCGCATTATTAGTAAATCAATATTTTTTATTAAATTATTCTGACAAGTTGTCAGTAAATATGCCAAAAAATTTATATAATCATTTATTTGATTTAGAGAACGAAACAGAAAATGTTGATTTGGACACTAGAAATTTTATTCCAGAAAAAAAAGGAGTTGGACCAAATTTTTCTATTTTTGAAGGGGAAATTTCATTACCTTTGCCGATAAGCGGCACAACTTTTGGTGTCACAATTTTTACACCACAAGACAATACCGAAAGTCAAAAAATAAATTATACAATTGATGACATTTTAGATAAGATAAATAAAACTGGTTATGAATCATTAACCGAAGAAGAAAAAAATTTTTTAAAAAACTCAAAATATTAATAAAATGAAAGACAAAAACACTACAGTTTCAATTAACCAAGAAGAAATTTATGGGTACTTAAAAGATATCCGTAAATTTAAAGTAATGACTCCTGAAAGGGAAAGAGAGCTTTCTGAAGTAATGAATAGCGGCATCGCAAATAAAGAGCAGATAGATGATATTAAAAAAGAACTCCTTGAGGGTAACTTACGGTTTGTCATTAGTGTGGCAAAACAATATCAAAATCAAGGACTGGAATTGGGTGACTTAATTGCTGAAGGTAATTTGGGTTTGATTAAGGCAATTGATAGCTTTGATTGGACCAAAAAATTAAGATTTATTTCATATGCTGTTTGGTGGATTAGACAATCAGTAATTCAATCATTAAATGAAAAATCTAGATCAATTAGAATTCCTGTAAACGTAATTCAAGATTTACAAAAGGAAAAGAAAAAGTCTGAAAAAACTGGTGATAACCTGTCAGATAGATTTTCTTCATTACCGTCAATTGTTAAATTAGATATGAATATTAATGAAGATGGTGATTCATTGATTGATGTAATTGTAAACCCAAATGCGTTATCACCCGACTCAGGGTTCTCAACTCAGGACACATTAAAACAAAAATTATTTGATGTTATGAATATTCTTGATGAGAGGGAGAAAGTTATTATTGATGATTATTTTGGTTTAAGTGGATCAACAAGAACACTTGAGGAAATTGGAAATGATTTTAATCTTACCAAAGAACGTATTCGTCAAATAAAAGAAAGAGCATTGAGAAAGCTTAGAAACCAATCATCAGAGTTATTTGAATATATGTGATATTTATTAAAAAAAACAAAAAAAAAATGAAAATAATTGAAAAATATTTTAATATTATTGTTCTGGTATTTCTATTTTTAATCTTCTTTAGAAGCTGTGGTGCTGGTAGCGAAATTTCTAGAGTTAATAAAAAAATAACGATAATTGAGAATAAAATAGATTCTTTGGAAAAAAGAACAATCACTGAAAAAACATTAAATAAAAACCTACAAAATAATATGTGGGATTTTCTTGAATTGGAGGAATTGAGCGATAAAAATAAAATACCCATTAATCAATTAAAAAATGAAAGACATAAAAAATAATGTTTGGATTCCAAATGTTGGTGAGGGAATATTCATAATCGAAACAAATGAATGGTATATTGTAAAAAGATTATTAACATTAAATTCTTGGCCCATATATACACCATCATTAGAAGATGAAGATAACGCCATAATTGGTGTTGAAGTGATCAATAATGCTGGTCGTAAATTAAAATATAGGTTAGATGAAATAAGACAAGAAACATTTTGTCAGTACTTAAAAAGACCGACAGGTGTTGGAAGAACACCTTGGACAAAAGTAATTATTATGTCCATGATAATGATTTTTGGTCATATCACATCTATTATTACTTGGAATGAGAATGGTTGGGTTGGAACATTGTTATTAATTATCACTTTAATTGTTTGGTTCTATTCGACATGGCGCAATTATAAAAATATAAATCAATGACATGAAAAATTGGATACAAAATAACTTGAAAAACATAATAGTAACTTGCTTTATAATACCAATTTTATTGGTTGCATTTGTTTCTATTTCTCATGTAACAACTATGTATGAATTATCAAATCCAATTGTTTGGTCTATCTATTTATCAATAGCAATTGAAATCGCTGCACTATCTGCATTAGCCGCAGTTTCTGTTAAAATGGGTAGATTTATTTATATACCATTTATAATCGTAACAATAATCCAATTTCTAGGTAATCTTTTTTTTGCCTACTCATTTATTGATGAAACATCAGTTGCATTTAAAAATTGGGTTGAATTAATTGGCCCTTTATTTGAACCTATGGGAATTGAGTTGTTAGATATACCATCTCAGAAAAGAATATTAGCTTTCTTTACCGGTGGGTTATTACCATTTATTTCATTGACTTTTGCACACATGCTGGTTGTTTTTACTGAAAAACAAAAAGAAGATAAAGAAGTTAAAACTAATGATATTAATACCAAATCAATCCAACAAGATACGCAAGATATTGAGGAATTGAGTAAAAAGTTATCAAAGTGGGAGAACGAACAACTCCCAGAAGAAAAACCGATTAACCCAACAGAAGAAGAAATTAAAAAAATGGAGGAAATTTTATTAAAAAAACAATCAATCACAGAAGATTCAGTCATTGATGAAACTCAAAATCAAACAGAACCAACAATAAAAAAATTAGTCTACACCAAAAATGGTGAATAATGAGTTTAAATTAACAACAGATATCTTTGAGAAAAATGAAAGTAAAAAACAAATATTACTTTCAAACTCCTTTAGATATTTTGATGATTTCAAAAATCAACTAATTTATAGATTTAACGGTAAAAGCAAAAAAATACCTCACTATTTTATAAAGAAAAATGGTGAGATTTTTTGTTTTATAAGCCCAGAGTGTATTTCTGAATATTTTTTATCAAGTAATAAAAATGATTTAATACATATATGTTTAGAAAATATTGGTTGGGTTGAGAAAGTTCCTATGAAAGATTATTATTCAAATTGGTTGGGAATTATTAAAAAACAAGATATTTATGAGAAGAAGTGGAGAGATTATTTTTTTTGGGATACTTATACCGACGAACAAATAAACTCATTAATTGAATTATGTAAAAATATAACAATGGAAATGTCAATGAAATATAAATTTATTGGACATAATACAAAATCTGTTTCAGTTGAAACTTACGAAGGAATTACTTGTAGGAGTAATTATAACTCATTTTATACCGATTTAAACCCATCGTTTCCCTTCTCAACCTTTATTAAAAAATTAGAATATGAAAAATAATTACGACGAAATAAAAGAATTACTTAAAAAATCTAGATCATTACAGAAAAATGATTTGGTAATGGAAGATATTAAAAAAATTTGGAATAATGCTTCTTTAATTTCTGAACAAGAAAGAATTAATATGGCTAAAGAAATTGAAAAAGATATCGAAGATGATGAATTACGTGATGAAGTCACACCTAAGGATAAACAACAGAAATATAGAGTTTCTGGTGGGTTTATTGTTGTTCATGGTAAAACAAATTCCGATTTACAGTTAACTATCGATGAAAAAGCTGCATTTCAAGATACAATGAATGAATTCATAGAGGAAGTTTCAAATCTAGTTGAATTTTATCCTCTTAATTTATACTCTAGCGATGTTGAATGGTCAGGTAAAATAATTGATATGGATTTAGAATTTATTTTTTCTGTCGGTGAAACAAACGGGATTTATGTAAATGGCACTATGAATAAAGTAGATGAAGAATATTTGGCATTTATCGATAAACTTCAAAAATTTTATGATAAATTTAAAGTTAGATGGGGTAAAATAATTACAATAAGAAAAAAAACTGAACCTTTAAAATAATATCACATGGCACTAACCGATACCGATAAAAGAGATATTGAAGTAATGATTAGAAAAGAAATTAAAGATTTCTTAAATTCTAACACACTAAATCAGTTTGAGGATAAAATGATTGATGTGATTAGAAAAGAAATTTCTAGAGGTAAGATTGAAAGCGATGTTAAGGACATTGTTGTAAGAATGTTACGTGAATTTTATGGATTCATGTATACCCAGAGATCTTACTGGGAATCAAGAATAAAATCAGCATAATATAATGGCAAACATTAAAGATACAATAGATAGCGCATTTTCACAAGCAGCAGCACAAAGTGATGTTTCTAGAGGTGAAATGGCAATAAAAGCATCAGATTTAAAAAATCAGATGAAAGTTAATGCTAACGAAGAAAAAAATAAAAAAACTAAAAAACGAATAACAAAAGAAGCGACAACATCGGGGTCATCTGGTGCATATATTCAGTCACTTTCTAATGGTGAAACCAAAGAAGAGACCCTTAAAGGTGGTATGGCAGATAATAAAACGTTAAATCAATTAGCAAAAAAACATAATGTTAAAAAAACGACATTAGAAAAACAATTAAAGAAAGGTATGAATGTTGAAAAAGAACATGTTAGTAAAACTGGTTCTAGAAAAGAAATTGCTATGGATCATCTTACCGAAGATCCAAAATATTACGATAAATTAGAAAAACTGGAAAAAAAAGGAAAGAAAACCGAAACAAAAGAAGCTACTGGCGCATCATCTGCTGGTCAGTATTCGGGTCCAGCATTCTTAGCTAAAAGCATGAATAAAAAAGATTGGAGAGGAGCCTCTAAAACACAGTACCCCGGTGGTAAATTTGTTGAAGTTAAGAAAAAATGTAAGACCTTTCCATACTGCAATCAAGGCAACATTAAGTCGTTGAAGTTATTTGAAAATGAACAACTTAATAATATTATTAAAAAGATTTCTGAAAAACATAATATATCTGAAAATATAATTAAAAATATTCTCATTTATGAAATGCAAAAAAAAGGAATAATTTAAAATATAACGATATTTATAATTAAAAATAAAAATGGAGAACGAAAAAAAATATATCACATCCTTAATAAATCAAGTTCTTGAAGAATCCATCCAAGAAAAAGCTGAATCAATTGTTAAAAAATTAAAAACAGATATGGGTAAAGAGGTTGAAGAAGGTAATGCGTTTACTGGAGCACTAGCCACCGCAAGAAAAGAAAATAAAAAAGAATTTCAAGTTGACGGTAAAAAATTTAAAGTTGAAGAATATTCCGAATTAGATGAGAAGTGGAAAGGTGATGTTGATGTTGAACAGACGGGTGAATATGTCGATATGTCAATTTCTGAACTTGATGCTGCAATTAAGAAGTTAAAAAATCAAAATGAAAAATATAAAGAAGAAGGTAAAAAAGTTCCTGATTCAAACAAAACTAAAATGAGTCAGCTTTATTTTGCTAAAAGAGCTAAACAAGGTTGGAAAGGTAAAGGAAAAGCTAAAGTTAGTGAATCCATTGAAATAATTAATGAAATTTCTAAAGAAAAGGAATATAATAATTTAATCAAGTATTTTGAAAAAATTTTAAAGTTCGATATCAGCGAATTAAAAAGCGGTCATAGAATTTGCCCACCTAAAGAATCAAATGTTGATTGTATCACAACACATAGAAGTGGTGGTGGTTTGAACGATATGTATCGTTTAGTTGGTAAAGTTTATGATGTTACTAGACTTGAGGCAGAAAAAGCTTTTAAAGATAATAGAAAACCTAAAAAGAGTGATAAAGTTACAATGACAGAAGAAGAAATGGTCACATTTATCGAAAATATTGTAAACGAACAAAAATCTGCTAAGGGTTTAGATGTTTATAAAAAATCACATAAAGAGTCTGGTAAAGAAAATGATGACTACATTAAATCGGTCACAAAAAAGTTTAAAGAATATTTAAAAGACGGTTCAAAAGGTGATTTTGATATGAACCCTAAAACATTTCCAAAAGGAAACGGTCAATTGACTAAAATGACTAAAAAGGCATATACCCCCTCAAAAGCGGTTGATGAATATATTGAAAACTTTGCACAGACCGCAGGTATGGAGAATATAGACTATGATGAAATTAAACCTAATGAAGAGTGGGTTGAGATGAACATCAAAGGTTCGTCAAAAACAGGAAATTCGTCAGATTATGCAAATGCTGAAAAAACAGACTTAGGTGAAAAAATAAATGAAAAGAGAAAAAAGAATTATTTAGCAGCATTAAAGCGACAGTCATATAACAAAGCACCTCAACCGGTAACTGATTTTGCTGGTGAAACTGATGCAAAAAAAGGAATGGAAGTTAATAAAATCTTTAAAACATTAGAATCAACTGAGGATTCTAAAAAAGATAAAATTAACGAAGAAATGAATAAAATCTTTAAAATGATTAATTATAATCAAAAAACACAATAAAGACTTTAAAACTTTATTAAATTAACTATAAATTCTCCATATGATAAAAACATATGGAGAATTTTATTAACTGGATATCTAAACCATTAAATCCTGAGGATATTACTCTTTGGTTTAATATGAATAATATTATTATTGAAAAACTTGATTTGTTTTTCGATTTTACAATTAGTTTAACCTCTTTAATACAGGAAACGTATTTGGGTAGTTTTGATGAAAAAACCGAAACAACAATTATCTTAAATGATGATGAGAAAATTAAACATTTCGAATGGTGTTGGAATAAAACTGTTCAAAATTTTAAAAAAGAAAAAATAATCTTTAATTTAACCGGTGAACATAAAGAATATTTTTATAGTTTTTTTATTGACGCATTTTATACCCAAAAAAATGAAATAGTTAGAGATTCAATAGATAAATTTTATCATAATATTTTTGATATTAATGCACAATATACAAAATCTGATTTGGATATGTTAACCGAATTATATAAAAAATTGGATAAAAACTTAAATATTGTTTACCTTTAACCTAAAAATCTTATTTTTATATAAATAAACTAAAAAAAGATTAAAAAAAATGGATACTATTGAAATAATTAAGCAATTAGTTGCTGAACTTGAATTGGATACCAATAAATTTTTCCAAAAAGGAAATAACTCTGCGGGTACAAGAGCAAGAAAAACAGCACAATCAATTAAAGCGACCCTCCAACAACTAAGAGAGGAAATTATTAATCATCGTAAAGCCGAAGCTTGATGATATTTGATGTTGAAAAATTCTTATTTGTATTTTCAACATTAGTCCTCATAAGGACAATATTAAACTTTGTGAGTTCCCTACTACAAACTCCACCTAAGAAAATGGATTTTCGTAGTAGGGAACTTATCTTCATCGGGACTTGCATTAGTTATTTCATAACCTATATAACATCATAAAATATGGATTTCTTTAAAGAATTAAATAATATATTTGAATTTCTATTTTCAATAAGAAAATTAGAGAAATATCTAGCAATAGATGTAAAATTTCCATCTAAATGGGTTATACCAAAATCAGTCATTGAGGATTCTAAAGTTGTTGAAAATGAGAATCAAGATAGTGAGTTTAGATTTTTTTCATTTGTTTCAGAATTTAAGGAAGAGTCTTTAAGTAATACGCTTAAGAATATAAAAACAATAATTAGGATAAATAGGGAACGTGAAGATAAAGAAAAATTATTTAAAAATAAAGTTAATGAATTGAAAGCTTTGTTTGATCAAAATAATTTAGATTCTTTAAAATTATTGAAAATTGAAGTTATAAAAGAAATATCCGAAGACGATGGAGAACTCAAAATTGATGACGTGGTACAATAACCAGATTGAGAAAGATAAAATTGAGCTTGAATTTGAAAAGCAAAAAATTATCCAACAACTAAAATTAGTGAAAAAAGAAGAATTAATTCATAAACAAAAACCAATCTCAATATGGAATCGAATAATAAAAGTACTAGGATTTTAAATGATTTAGCAGAAATAACAGATAAACTTCAGAACTTACTGGAGGGTAAAACAACCGTTGTTTTTGAACTAAAAGAAGGTGTTTACAATAGTGTCTTAACTGAATTAAATGGAATGGTAATAACAAATAATCAATTTAAAATCGATATTTCAGGTACTGATTTCATTTTTTTGAAGGATGAGTTGTAAATTTTCTATATAATGCTTGTTTATCATAACCAGCATCAATTAATAGGTTATATAAATACTTTCTTTGTAGTGTATCTATATCTCTAACAAAAAGAGTATCAACTCTTCGATTCTCCAAAAAAATAGAGCTTAATATTAATATAAATCTATTAGCATCATCTTCACTTTTTAATGAAAAAAGATTAATTTTTTCTTCATTTTGAACAATAATTTTATGGTTTAGTTTGGAAACCATTTTTATATTTTTTTTAGGTAAATACCGGCCTATAAACTCAGTTAAAAATATTCTTTTTTGATTTTTAATATCAAAAATTTGTTCTTCTAAGTTATACGGACTTAACTCTATAATTTCTCTTGTATTATCCTCCAACTCAATTTTAATTGACCTACCCACAGAATCTCTTTTATATAATATATTATGTTTTGTGTTTTTAATTCCAACAATAGCTAATTCGTGCTCTATTGGTCGTCCAGTTTCAATTAATTTCGGAAATTTAATTAATTCACTTTCTTTTATTTTTTTCTTAAAAAAATCTTTTGCGCGATTGAAAGTGTTAAATTTCTTTATTATTTTTCTTTGTTTTTTATTTTTAAATAAAACTATTAAGTAATTCATATCATGAAAGATTATTATCAAATTTTAGGAGTACCAGAAACAGCATCAGTTGACGAGATAAAAAAATCTTATCGTAAAATGAGTAAACAATATCATCCAGATGTAAATCCAAATGGTGCTGATAAATTTAAAGAAATTAGTGAGGCGTATGAGAATTTATCCGATTCAGAAAAAAGAAACGTGTATGATAATCAAAGGAAAAATCCATTTGGTTTTTCTAGTGGTGCTGGAGATATTAACGATTTATTAAATCATCTATTTAATCAAAATAGAACCAGAAGACCTTCTGCACCTGAGAAAATTATTACTGTTTCTATCGGTGTTGTTGATTCTTTTTTGGGGATAAATAAACCAATTACATATTTAAGAAATATTGCATGTAATTCTTGTAATGGAAATGGTGGAGAACGAAAAAAATGTTCAGATTGTTCCGGTTCCGGTACCAAACTAAAAAGAACTGGAAACGGATTTTTTTCACAAACAATCCAAACAATATGTGATACTTGCTCCGGTAATGGATCTACCATTGTTAATCCCTGCTTTAGTTGTTCAGGTAATGGATTTAAAACACAGACAGATAATCTTAATATGAATTTACCAATTGGTGTTCAAAACGGGTCACTATACAGAGTTCAAGGTAAAGGAGATTTTAAAAATAGTATGTATGGAGATTTAATAATTAAAGTTAATATTGAACCTCAAAATAATTTTGAACGTATAGATAATGATCTTGTTTATACTAAAATCTTTACATTAGACGAGTTAAATCTGGATAAGATAGAAATACCTCACCCAAGCGGTAATCTAACGATTACGCTACCGGAAACATTCGACACGTCAATTCCTCTAAGAGTTAAGGGTAAGGGTTTTAGAGGAAGTGGACATCTAGGTGACTTATTGATAAAGAAAGTCGTTAGATTTAAAAAGTAATACTAAGATAATTAATTAATTTTTTAAAAAATAAATAATTACCATAAATCGATGTTAGTGATATGTAAATGGCAAGTAAAACCAACGGGTTTTGGAACTTCACCGGCGATTTCTTACATTTGCTACAAGTTTTTTTATTTGTTTCCATTTTTTTATAAAAAAATATTTATTTATATAAAAATTTAAAGGGAAATGCTAATATTTATTAATAAATTAATTTAAAATTATAAAATCTAATGAAAACATTAGAAGTTCTTAAAAAAATTCTAGTACAAGAATCCACCATTTTGTTAAATGAATTGTCTAGTGGAATTAAAAAAACGATGTTAGACAAATTTAAACAAGAAACTGATGATTCCGATGAAAATATCGTTAATATTATTAATTCATTTGAGAATTACCAACAATCACTAGAACCATCACAGAGAGATATTACTAAATATAACTATGAGGATTTAAAATCATTAGTTAAAGAAAAAGAAAGTGAAAAAGAATCAAAAAAACAAAAAGAAAATATTATTTCTTACTTTAAGAAAGTAATGGGCGGAACGGTTGACCCAATGCTAAAGAAAACTGTAAAATATTTTAATGAAATTAAAGACGAATTATCTGAAAAAGATTCGAACTTTAAAAATTTTAAAGATTTTGAATCTTTTAAAGAAATGGTTCAAAGTAACTATTCAAAAATAATCTATGATAAGATTTCAAAAAAAATAAAAAATATAGACGAAAACATATTACTTGCAAGTATAAGTTTTTTTACTGAAAATATGTTTAGTATACCTCTTGAAGCAAAAAGTTTATTAGACTTTAAAAACGAGCAAGAGTTTGAATATTTTTTTGATGATTTATATCGAACTTTTGGGCAAACTAAAAAAAGTGATTTTTCAGGTGAAGAAAAATATAGTAGTATAAAAAAAATATATAATAAAGATAATTTACTTATCTTTGAACCAGAAAGCAAAGAGCAGTGTGTTAGATTAGGTTCCGATAAAGCATCTTGGTGTATATCTAGACCACCTCAAGACTCAAATTATTATTATTCATACAGATTTGGTTCGATGGGTAAAGAAAGAACAATGTACTTTGTTTTTGATTTAAATGAGGAAGAGCCAATAAATAAATATTTTGTTATTTTAGTTGACGATGATACTAATTATTATCTTGCTGACATAACAAATAGTGGTAATTTCTCAGGAAGTCGCATTACCAGTTGGGATACGATTGTAGAAAAAATACCAAGAATTAAAAATTTAAGAAATTTATTTATTTGGAGACCATTTAGTGAAGAGGAATTAATTATGGTTAATAGACTTCAAAATATATCTAGTTCAGCGGTTGGAGAAAATCCTATCGAATATTTTAATAGAATAGCGGCGGAAGTTAATAAAAAACCGGAGGAAGTAACGGGAATGTGGCTTGAAATAGGTTCACCAACTTTAACTACGGAACAATATTTAAATTTAACATCGGATTTAATGAAAAAATATTTATCCTATGCTAATGATAGAAATATTACTAAAGAAATGATTTCTGGAAGTCCATCTACTGTTAGAAGTTATTATATCAATAGACGATTTGAGCATATTAAACATGCATCAATAAAAGATTTAACACCTAGCGATTTTGTTCTACTTAAACTGAACCTTCCAAAAATGAAAGAACTTAGACTTCAGAAAATAAAAGAACTAGCCAACTCGATTAAAACCTCATCAAATAAATTAAGTTCAAATGAAATTGAATTCTTATTATTACCAGAAATGGCAACAATAAAAAACTCAATGAGGAAGGAAATAATATCAAGTATTTCAGAATTTAATACTAATAGTGTTGATATAAAATTACCGGACGCTGAAATTACAAAAGTAATTAGATTATACCCTGATTACAATATATTTGAAACAATCCCAGAAAGTGTTGAAATTATTAATATTGAAAACAATGATAAAAATATAAATATAGCTATAGATATTCCAGATAATATTGGTAACTTTACTAACTTAAGAATTTTAACTCTAAGGAGAGTTTTGAAAACTTTACCAGAAACAATTGTAAATTGTGAAAATTTAGAATTTTTTAGCATATCAGATAATCCAAACCTAGTAAAATTACCCGAATCGCTATTAGAAATGAAATCTGTTCAATGGGTGGATTTAGCGGATTTACCTAATTTGGATAAAAGAAGTGAGGAAATTAAAAACATATTAGTTATTAAATATGCATAAAAATATTGAGGTTGAAATTTATTTAAATAATATAATTAATTTTTTTGAAAAAAATCCTAATGATTTATTGGCTTTAATTGGTGAGTCCGATAGAGAAAAATTTTATGAAGAAATCAAGAATAAATCCTATGAAAATTATGCAGAAACCAAAGAAGCCGAATTAACCAAAAAACAATTAATTGAAATTGTGGTCGCATTAACCACAAACAAAAAAATAGACAAGACATTCATTTCAACTAAGATTGGTCAAATTTGTTTAAATTAATTAAAATGTATAACGAAACTACCACTTTATTTTTTAAAAATGATTATGAAATATTGAATCTATTAAAGGGAAATGATAAATTTTTTCATTCCGTCATTAGTTTTGGTGAAAGTTTTAAAATCAAATATCAAGATTTATTAAAGAACGATAATAAGTTATATTTTGAATATAAAAATGTTAATAGTATTAATGAATTTAAAATTGATAGTGAGGAGATAATCATAAAAACAACTCAAAATCTGTTTATATACTTTAAGTCAATTAATGGTGAAACGAAAATTAAAATTTTTTATAAACCAGAAAATATTAATGATTTAAATCTATTCATAATGGGTTTAAAAAAAATTGCAAAAAATAATGAAAACAAATAAAATATTGGTTGTTTATACAATGAAAGGTTGTCCTTTTTGCGACATAATGAAAAATATGTTATCTGAGAATAATATTACATATCATGATTTGGATATTGATGAAAATGAGTTGGAATATGATTTGTTTAAGGAGGTAACACAAAACGAGTTTGTTCCCGCGTTTATGATAATTGAAGAAGGTACAACAAAAGCAGAACTTTTTGCTCCAAGTAGAGATTATAATGAAATAAGTGAGGCTATTGAAATTATTAAAAAAAGAATTTAATTTTTAGTCTTCTTTTCTCTTGTTCTGATATATATAACTCATAAGTTTTCTTTTAAAAATGGGGGCCAGCGTACCAGAAACAGGGAAGTTCTGTGTTGAAAACATTTCAATAACTGGTAGTGAGTTAACAACTTCTTGATTAAATGTTGTGTATTTTTTTATAGTTCTTAGTGGACTCTTAATTTCAGTTTCAATCTCAAGAATTAAATTAAATATACATTTGTTATCTATACTTTTTATTTCGTTTTCAATTGAGTATTCCCAAATATAATTTTTCTTATTAAATAAATTCTTATAAATAACAAAACCTTTATTCAAATCACAATTTGATTTATTTCTTTTAAATCTTAAGTTTGTGGATTCAAACGCTAATGTCCACATTGATTTTGCAACAGAAAAATATTCATAAATTCTGAGTCCAAAAAATTTATTTATTTTTATTAATTCTAAATTCTCATTTGGTGAAAAATCTGGAATTTTAATACTCTTTAATTCATTTATCAAAAGTTCATCATCCGCAGATTTGAATACTTTATCTGTATAAAATATTTTGTGTTCTTTTTCAAGAACATGAGCATTTGCAAAATGTAATGACAATTCTATAAAATATGGATAAATTTCACCTTGACTGAATTTTTCCTCACATTTCTTTAAAAATGATAAAAGGACATATTTTTTATGTTCAAAATCGATTGGTTGTTGAATAATCCAATCAGGACTCAACATGAAATTTACTTTAGATTCTTCTTTTTTTGTTTCCATAAAAACAAAATAATTTTTTTGTTAAAAAAATCAATCTATTCTCGCAATATAATAGTCGTTTAAATTAATTCTTTGTTCACCAATATTATTGTAATATTGATCTAAGAAATCAAAACCATCACTTTCTATAATATCAGCAACAAAATCCTTAAGTATTAAGTAATCATTTATCTTATTTTCCATACCATTATCCTTATAAAATTGAATAATATCTTCTCTAGCCAATTCAGAATAAAAATCAATTCTTTCTGAAATTACATCTTCATTATATCCACCATCTTCATCAATATCATCAGGATCAATTCCCCATCCTTCTGGGTCATCATATATTGCATCTGAAATATATTCTAATGCGTCTTTTAACATTTGTTTTTTATTTAAATACGGTTCAATCACATCAATATCAAGACTATCAACAATGGTTTCAATTTCATCTTTTTTAAATTCTATTGCTGTACCTTCTGTTTCATAATATGTTCCAACCGCCCACTCACTATTATCTAATTTTGGTATTTCAAATCGAAACATTTTTTCGTATTTAGTTGGTTCTGGAATGATATCATAAACATCAAAATTATTGATATTATCAAATTCTGAGTCATCAAAGGTTTTGGTTATATATTTGTATAAAGCATTTGCTCTTTCTCCAACACTATCTTTAGCTACTAAATCAAGATTCCATTCATTATTGTCTCTTCTTTTTTTACTTCCCAACTCTATACTAGGATAAAAATTACCTCTTATTAATGTTACATCTTCAGGTAAATTGACAATACTTGTGTCTCTAGCGTCTATATTTCCACGAACCGTTAAATTTTTTGGTAACTCTATTAAATTTTTTGCCATTAGTATCAAACTACCATTTATATTTAAGTTATCCGGTAATTTTGTTAGTTCATTGTTATAAATTGATAAAGACATCGGAATATCAATTCTATCATAATTTTTTTTGTTTAAAAAGTTAATTATTTTATTAATATCATTGTTAAACACCGTCCACATAGGCTGGTTTAGTACAAAAACATTTTTATTGAATTCCTCTTTAATCGCTTCTTTAATTAATTTTAATCTCTCTTTCATCGTTTAATCTTTATTTATTCCAAATCCTAGAATATTTATTATATAAATAAATATCTTAAAAATAATTAAACATGGGCTGCGGATGCAAAAATAAGACAACAACTCAACAACAACAGACACAACAGCAAGTTCAACAAGCTGTTCAATCAAATTCTAAAGTTGTAAGTGAATCAATTAAGAACACAATTCAAAAGTACTATAAGCGTTAATGGGTGACACAATACGTCATAGATTGGATATTGCGACAAAACGCAATATTAAAAACTTAATTCCCAAAATTTTTAAACTTAAAAAGAAAAAAAAAGTTTTTAATCGGGAAAAAGTTGATGATATTGTTGTTAGGGTTGACGATGGGACAATGTATGAGGTTACTGTTTATTTGGACACATCTATAAATCATTATGCTCACGTTCAAGATGTAAGTACAAATAAAAAATTGTTTGATATTGAACTTATTGTAAATCCTTTACTAATTAAATCTGATAAGGATTTATATAATAAACTATATCATGAGTTTTTACATGCAACGGACCCTGATTTAACAACGTCACAAACTGATGAGTATTTAAGTTATTATGATAGTAAAAACGTTGAAACTTATTACGGTACCAGCATAGAATTTAGAGCGTGGACGGGCGAAATTCTAGAAGCATTACATAATGAAATTTTGAATGAATTAAATTATGTTAATAATAGAGAAGAATTAAATGATTTAAAAAATACTCTAAAAAACATTGTTGTACATCTTGCTGAAGGATATGAAATACTACCAAAAGCAAAAAAAATAATAAGAAAAATGTCTGGTAGAGAGGAAAATGTTGACGATTTTACTAATTTACTTGAAAAGCTAAAGTTAACATCTGAATTTCAACACCTAATTGAACCATTTGATGATGAAATTATACCAGAATATTTAGTCGTTTTAAATTTATTTAAAGAATATAATCAACCTTTATGGGATAATTTTATTAAACAATTAAAACATTTATATGATGAGTTATCCGAAATAATTGATAACTTTGAATTTAGTTGACAATTTAAGTTGTTTTTTTTATTTTTCTGTAAAATTTTAGATGGAAAATAAAGAAATGGTTAACCACCCAAATCATTATGGTGGAAAAGAAAATGTCTATGAAGTGATAAAAGTTTGTGAAGCATGGTCTTTGGAAAAAGACGCTTATCTTTTTAACGTAGTTAAATATGTCGCTAGATCAGGTAAAAAAGACCCCAATAAAGAGTTAGAGGATTTAAAAAAAGCAAAATTTTATTTGGAAAGGAAAATTTATCTTTTGGAAAATAAAAATTAATAAATTATTCATAACGTCAGTATATTTATACAAAAAGATGTTATGAAAGAATTAGAAATAAAATGGGGTTTACTATCTCTAGCTGAAAGAGAGTTTGTAGTTGAGACATTATTCTTATTACATCCAGAAAAGAAACAAGTAATTACCGAAGCTGCTTGGTGGAACACGCTAGGGGATGTTGTAGGTATTTTTGACCCAACTGGGGTTGTTGATATTGTAAATGGGTTAGATTATATTCGACAAGGTGACCATTTATTTGGTATGTTGTCGATGATTTCAGCAATTCCCTATCTTGGAGATGTGTTTGCAAAACCCGTAATTGGTGTACTTAAACTAGGTGGTGAAGGAGCGAAGATTTTAAGAGGTGCTAAAACTAGTTCTGATTTAGCAAATGCTGGTAGAAAAGTACCTGAATTTGGTAAGTTGTTAAAAAATAGCGATGAAATCTTACCGAGACTTATTCAAATTCTAAAGAAAGGCGAAAAAATACCCGTCATTGGTGGTCTTATGAAGGTTATTAATGAATGGATTACTCTTTTAGCGAAGGGTGCTAAAGAATATAAATTAGGTACAACCACAACTAAAACCGCAGCAAAAGGTGCGGTCGCTTCTGGTGAAAAAATAAGTCTTTTAAATACTATAAAAGATATTTTAAAACCCGGAGCAAAAACAAAAACGTTTAGAACGTACAAAGATTTAGACCCATCATTATGGTCAAAATATGTTGTTGGTGGGGTTGGTAGAATTTGGGGTAATAGATCAGTTAGATCTTTGATGAGAAGAACTAAATGGTATTTAGGTTTACTTGATTATCTAGGTGTGGCTAATTTTATTGGTCCAGATGAGCTAGAAGCAAAACTTGGAAAAAACACAGTCCTTAACGGAATTGAAAAATATGCATCGACACCACAATCTACACAAGCTTGGAATAGTGATTTTTCTGGCTCTGAGATGACTAAAGATTTAGATGTTGATAAGGAAGTAAAACCAGAAAAAGAACAAGAGAAATCTAGTTTAATACCTCAGACTGATGATATTCTTGGTATGATAATAAAACAATTATTTTTATAAAAAATGAAAGACACGATAGTTTTGACATTCGTTGAATTACAACAACAATTAAGAATTTTACATTGGCAAACAAAATCTTATGCAAAACATAACGCATATGGTAAAACATATGATGAATTAAGTGGTTTGATTGATGACTTTGTTGAAATCTCTATGGGTAAATATGGAAGATTTGAATTAACAGATGGTACAATTGAGTTGTTTGACATAAAAAATATGTCACTTCAAGACTTTATAGATTCAGCAGTTGAGTTTTTAATTTCGTTAAGTGGTGAATTTTCAGGCGAAACAGACACTGACTTATTAAATATAAGAGATGAAATGCTTGGTCAATTTAATAAACTAAAATATCTATTAACATTAGAATAATGGCTAAAATTATAATAACAGAAAAACAATTAATTGATTTAAGAAAATCAATTGTTAATGAAGATGCAACCGGATTAAAACCGGGGGAACATCGTATTTGCAAGGGCGGTTATTCAGAATCTTGCTTAATGGAAACCGGTAATTTAAAATATAATGTAAAAGGCGATAAACCATATTTTGCATTAATATATAAAGTCGCATCTGGTGACACTATGAGCGGTATTTTATCAAAGTTAAATAAAAAGGGTAATTTTATTATTAAGAATCCGATGGAACTCAATACACTTTTAAAGAATGAAAATGATTTAAAACCTAATGATGTTCTTCTTTTTAATTTTGAGGTTTAATCCACATTTTCTTATAATCTTTAGTATTTGAGCAATACATAGCATAATCGTTTACAAGTACTTTACCAGTATTATAAACACCACAAACAATATCCCACTTTTTGTATTTATTGTGGAGATAGCGTAATAACTTCATACTAGTACGCACATTATATTCAATATCGGTTTTTAGCTTTTTTCCGCCAATTGGTTCTTTATTAATAAATTCAGATGTTGCTGGCATAATTTGCATAGGACCAAGAGCACCGGCTTTTGAACCTTGTGCGTGATTATAACCCCAATGAAATGGACCCAAATATCTAGTTTCTTTGTATGCTACATTGTATGCGATATATTTTGGGATATTATATTCATCCGAATACTTCTCGATGAAGTAATACATCTTTAAACAATTTGGGGAATTATCTGTTTCCGCTAGATAAAATAAATCACCATCATCTAATGTAGTTTTTTCCTCAGGTTTAATTATGAAAAACATAAAGATGGTGAAACAAATAATAATATAGACCCAAACATTTAAGTAAAATTTATGGTTCATTTTTTGTCATGATTTGGTTTGCATAACTATTGAAAATTGATTTTCCTACACTGTCTGAGTAAATCACATAATCACCACTAAAGTTATCAATCAAAATCAATCTATTTCCCTCATCTATTGCAATATTAACATCTTTTTTATTAACATATTTGATTTTTGTTTTTGGTTGAGGAACAATTTTATTGTAATTAATACCGACCAAAAAACCAACTGTGATTCCACCAGCAACCGCAACAACAAATAACATATGATTAATAATACGCTTAATGGTTGTGAAAGTTTCTTTGAATTCTAATTTCATGTTTCTTAATTTTTTAGGTTAGACCGCAAAATTAAGAAGATTTTTTGAAATATGCAACTTTATCACCAACTTTTATATCATGATGCGAACAAGAACCTCCGGGTAGCTCAAGAACTATGTTACCTTGACCTGAATATGTTGGACAGTCATTTGATTTGCAAGGAGGACAATTTTCATGAATTTTTGATATAGTATCATTTACTATAAATATGATATCAAGATTTACAATGCAATTTTTCATCCAAAATGATTGTTCTTCATTTTTGTCCATTATAAATAACATTCCATCAAAACCATTAAATCGTTTACCCATCATACCTTCAGTTCTTCCTTCTACAGAAGTTTTAAGTATTACGTTAAAGTTTTTGTTATTTATTTTTATTTTCATTATTTAACAATTATATATTTTTTTCTATAGTTCGCAACTAATTCATCATTTTTACTTAATGGTGTATTGATAATATCAATTTCTAATCCAGTCCTAAGATTATCCGGTAAGGATTGAATTGGTGTTCCATTTAACCACAAACTTCCCCCAACACGAAGATTATCCGGTAAGGATTGAATTGGTGTTCCTCTTAAATCCAACAATCCCTTAACGTCAAGATTATCCGGTAAGGATTGAATTGGTGTTCCTCGTAAATACAAACTTCCCCCAACATGAAGATTATCCGGTAAGGATTGAATTGGTGTTCCATTTAACCACAAACTTCCCCCAACTTTAAGATTATCCGGTAAGGATTGAATTTGTGTTTCACTTAAATCCAAATGCCCATTAACAACAATCTCATCATATTTGTTATTAAGATGTTTAACAAATCTTTCACCTGATGATGATGTTATAAAAGATGCAAATGCTCCCGGAGAAAATGTAAAACTTCTCTTTTCTTCCTCCTGTTCAAGAAGAACCTTTCTAACAATTCTATATAAATCCGATTCTGTTAATTTTATCTTTTTCATAACCATAAATATCATTAAATTGACATTGTACTGAAATTATCGTATCTTTACCAAAAAAAAACATGAAAATTTACTTGGATGATATTCGTACACCATTAGATGGTGGTTGGGAAGTTGTTAGAACTTGCGACGAATTTAAGAATTTAATTAAAAAAATTGAACTTAAAGATGTTGAGTTAATTTCTTTGGATCACGATCTTGGTCCCGAATCAATGAAAGAATATTTTAAAAATGTTGCAACCAATTACATATTAGATTACGATAACATTAATGAATGCACTGGTTATGATTTAATTAAGTGGTTAATTCATCATGTTGAAGATACAAACCAAGAACTTCCATTGGTATATTCACATAGCGCAAATCCGATTGGTGCGAGTAATATAATCGGGGTGGTTAATAATTATTTGAAAAATAAACGTAGACCACAAACTTCAATAAGACATAATCCACCTCATACAACATGAAGAAAAATAAAAGATATGCTGGAATTTTGGTCAAATGTGATGACAAAGTTCTTTTATGTAAACGCTCTTTAAAAAAAATAAGAGGAGGTGAATGGAGTATACCATCTGGAGGAATTGAAGAAGATGAAGCACCAATCGATGCAGCATATAGAGAATTTTTTGAAGAAACTGATATTGAAATAAACGAAGATATTGAATTAATTTCATTAATTGCAAAAATGACAAGGAATGGCGAAAAAATGAAAGGTCTTTTGTATGTTTATTTTTGTGAGGTTGATAATGAATTTGATGTTAATTTGGAAACAGCACAAGATGGTCATGAACATTCACAGTGTGGTTGGTTTGGAATAGATAACCTACCAGAACCAATTGGTGAGCAGTTAAGAAAAATTGTTATAAAAAAATTATCGTGAATCATAATAAAATAAAGCAATATGTTATTGATGGTTGGGTAGAAGAAACAAAACACCCAACCAAAAATCTTTTTATTTATAATTACTCAAGAAAAACTCAGTTTGATAATAAGTGGGACGATATTACGCTTAATTGTCGTGGTCTCATTCTTGATGAGAACGGTAATTTAATTGCTAGAGGATTCTCAAAGTTTTTTAATTATGAAGAATTACCACAAAATCACTCCGCGTTTAATATTATTGTAAAAGAAAATCCGATTGTGCAAGATAAATGTGATGGATCACTTGGAATTATTTATTATTATGATAATAAGTGGAATGTAGCAACCAGAGGTTCTTTTATGTCTGAACAAGCGCAAAAAGCTGAGGAAATATTACATAATTTGTATCGTGTTGATTTGTTAAATCCGGAATACACATATCTAGTTGAAATAATTTATGTTGAAAACACGATTGTTGTGGTTTATAATGAGGAAAAACTATTTTTCTTATCCATCTATCATAAAGATAAGGAACTTTCTTGGTCTCAGTGCAAAGAAGAATTTAATCGTTGTCAAATACCCAATTCACATATTGTTAAAGAATATGGAAATGTATTTGATTATAAATCATTAAAGAATTCTTTTGAAGAAAATAGAGAGGGTTATATTATTAAATTTGAACCATCTAACTATCGAATCAAAATTAAATTTGATGAATATGTTCGTTTGCATAAATTAATAACCAATTTTTCAAACGTTGATATTTGGGAATGTTTGAAAAACGAAGATGATATTTATGCGTTCTTGAATAAAGTTCCAGATGAATTTGATAAGTGGGTTAGAGGTAAGATATTTGACTTGAACAAGTCTTTTGATTACATTTTATCAGTCTGCAATACAAAAAAAGATGAACTCAATAATCAACAACTTGAAAATAGAAAAGATAAAGCATTATGGATACAATCGAATGTGATTCCAAGATATCAAAAAATATTGTATTCGATGTTGGATAATAGAAATTATAAACCACTAATTTGGGATTTGGTAAGACCAAAATATCAAAAACCTTATTGGAATAAAGAAGATTAAAAAATGATTGATAAAAATTTAGTAAATTACTATAAAGATGAATTAACTAATATTGAGGGACTTATTCGAATCTTAGAAAGATTAAATAAAATCCAATCAAATAATATAAGAATTGATATTACATTATCTGCTGATGGTATAGATGCATTTGATAAACCATATTGCAACCTTCATAATCAAGAAGTTGATTTCTTAAAAAGAATTTTCGAGCAATTCTTGGATACCTCTAATAAGAATATAAATGAATTGGACGAACAAATTAAACTACAATTAAATGGATAATCACAAAACATTAGCAGATATGTTAATTGACGGTCAATTAGCGGAAGCAAAAATTATTGACATGCTTTTTGATGCTTTCGAGAAATATGAACCGGAAATTAAACTTGATGACCTTAAAATAGGTTGTGATTATTATGATTGGAGTATTGAAATTTATTTTCGGGAATCTATTCCATATCCTTGGGAACCATGCAAGGAAATTCGTGACATGATTTATGAAATGGGATTCAAAAATGTTTATTGGAATTTCACCAAAGATACTAGGGATGTTATGTGCGATAGATACATCGGAGAAATAGAACAGTTGGTGAAGGACTCCAAAGATGAAATTCGCAATTGGGAACCTCGACATACGGAACACGCTAAGTGGATTGAGACAAAGTATGGTTATGTTGATGAGCGATTTAATGAAGAGGAATGGTGCAAAAAATATAACTTCTTGCATAAGTGAAATTTATTAATTATATTTGCATTAAATTTAAACATAAAATCAAGTTAACATGCCAACAGCATTCACGGAAAGAATTGAAAAGGGTGAAATTACGAATTTTAAAGATTTTGCTAAATTATGTACAAGAGCATTCAGCGCAGCTATTCATATGCGAGATGAGTCGTTAGATTCTTCTTATCGGAAGAGATATGTTGACCCATATTATCTAGAAAGTCTTGATGAGGTTAAACATGAATTATTGTTTTTAGAACAATATCCACATGAAGCATATGAAAGTGAGAAGAAAAAAATTATTGAAGATTTAGAATTTTGTGAAAAAGAAATTAGTAAAAGGTTAGAAAATAAAAAATTAGTTGATAAAATTTTTAAAGAAGCAAATGAGTGGGTAGTACCAACTGATGAACATATTGGTTTTAGAAATTTTGTTATGGAACAGCTTTCATATGCTCAAAAAGATTGTGATATAAGTTATTATGACGAAAGAATTTCTGAATTAAAAAATCGACTTGAAACAATGTCCTTGGATGTTTTTTTAAAAGAAAAATATGATGAATTGAAAAAAGATTTTGAATATTCTTCCAAAAAATTAAAGGAACAAGAAGAAAACTGTGAAGAGTCGAATATTTGGATTGAAGCTTTATTTAAAAGTTTGGGTGAACTATAAAATAATTATAGATAAAAATATTTTAATTAAAATGGAATTTATTGAATATAATGGTAAGAGCGAGGATTTTCCGGGATCTTGGGATCACGTTCTAGCTGATGATGTAAAAACGTATGTTCCGGTTGTGGAACGATTACATTGGGCATATGGATACCCAATCATAAGAAATATTTTTTATATGTTAGGCACAAATAAAAATCGTGATATATACTATGTTTATCCGGATTTTGGTAACAAATATTATATATACGCATCTGAGGATTTAAATAAGGCTAAGTTCTTTGTTGAAAATTTTATAGTAAAGGGGTTAAATAACGAATTACTAACATCAGAGACACGTATATTTGATTTACAAGAATATACGCAAAAATTAAGTCAAATCATTAAAATTGTTGAAGAAAAATGAATATAGTAAATAAAGCAAGGGAGTTTGCAATCAAAGCACACAATGCTGTGAATCAAAAATATGATAATCAACCTTATGAGGTTCATCTTAAAATGGTCAGTGAATTTGCAAGTCAGTTCCAATATCTCCTTAAAGATGATGATTTGGAAATAGCGCAAGCATCCGCATGGTTACACGACACACTAGAGGATATTTACTTTATAAGTTACAACGACATCAAAAAGGAATTCGGTGAGCAAATTGCAGAAGCTGTCTATGCATTAACGAATGAAAAAGGTAGGACGCGAAAAGACCGAGCGAATGCTAAATACTATCAGGGTATTCGCGATATTCCTGTTGCTAGATTCGTTAAGGTCTGCGATAGACTTGCAAATGCGAGTTATTCTATAAGTAATGATAGTTCAATGGTGAATGCGTATCGTAAAGAAAATGAGGAATTTAATCGTGAGTTATATTGCGATGAATTAAAACCCATGTTTGATTATTTAAACCAAATATTAAAATAAAATGTTTAATGAAAGTAATAATAGCGGGTAGTAGAGACTTTAATGATTATGAATTATTAAAGAAAACTTGCGATAAAATTTTAATAAATCAAAAGGATATCGAGATAGTGAGTGGAGGCGCTAAAGGTGCCGATGCTCTTGGTGAACGATATGCAAATGAAAGGAGATATGGTCTTAAGATTTTTTTGGCGAATTGGGATGAATATAAAAAAAAAGCTGGTTATCTTCGAAATATTAAAATGTCTGAATATGCTGACGCTCTAATAGCATTTTGGGATGGCGAATCTAGAGGGACGAAACATATGATTGATATAGTAACTGAAAAGGGATTAAAAACTAGAATAATTAGATATGGAATACAAAATAAATAAAAGTTTCTTCATAGATAGAGATAAAAATTCCCATTATTATTTAATTAATAATGAATTTCGTGAGCAATGGGAAGAATGGAATAATTTAAGTGAAGATGATGAAAGAAGTTGGAATATTCCAGATTTTGTAATTCCGGTTAATAAACATCCAAAACATTTAACATTTTCAGAACCAAAACTTGGTGATGAATATTTTGATGATGGTCCAATCAGAGAATTTATTAATGATAATGGTGAGGGTTTCTCAGTTTATCCAGAATATAATCATAGTGGTGGATTTTATTTTTCTTGGTTAGAAAACGGTGAAAGATGGTCAACAAAATATGGTTGGCAAGATATCATTGATATTATTAATGAACACGATGAAATGCTAAATAGAAAACCTGTTGCATGGTATGTACAAAGAACAGGAGGTCTTACAGAAAGGGAAAGAAATATTAAATACGGTCCATTTTTTAAGGAATCTGAAGCAGATGGGTGGGTTGACGAAAATCACACTAAAATTCCGTTATTTAGATAATACTATCTAAAAATATATTTGCAACCTCGTTATAAAATAAATTAGCGATTTCATCATCTTCCATATTCTTATCTTTGATTTCATCATAACCCAAAGCATACATTAAATGCTCAATATCATAATAAGAATACGGTAAACTAATCCAACTTGGTAAACCTTGCAAATACTCAATAAATGCTCGTTTCATACCACGTCTTTTGATTTCAAAATCATATTCATTCACGAATATTTCCAAACCGGTTTTTAATGGATTTTTTGTTGGTCTAATATCATACCCATCAAAATCTATATTATCCACAATAAAATCTTTTAAATTATTTTGTCTATCCGATTCCTTTAAAAGTTTTTTAATTTTTGTTCTTATATTCATTTTATTTTTTATATATAAATACTTATGTTTATAAAAACATTCTTTCGCTTAAAAATATGCAAATAATAAATAACAAATTAAAATATATATTTATAATAATTTTTGGTTTTGTTTTCAACATTAAAACTTTCTCACAAACAGATTTGGTATTTTATGATTTTAATGTATGTAATAATAATCCTGATTATATTTTTCCATATTTTAATGCAACACCTGTGACAACAACTTTACCACTTGGTTCGGGATGTAGTAGCATTAATGATGGATGTGCAGCCGGATGCCCCGATTTGATTTGTACAAATAACAACACATCCTTTATAACAAAATCTTGGACTAGTCCAGCAATAAATCTCGCTCATTATTATGAGTTTACAATATCAACATATCCAAATGTTTCGTTTTATTTAAATCAATTAAGTTTTAGTTTCAGAAGATCATCCACTGGACCCACCAACCTTGCTGTATATATGAATGGTGTTTCTCAATCAATATTTAATTCAACATCAACAAGTTGCGTTTCACTTGGTGCGGGAATTAATCAATTGGTGACTGGTTCAGCAAATTTTAAAATTTATTTTTGGGGTGGCTCGGTCGATGGGACAGTAAGAATTGATAATGTGAAACTCACACATTCGTTTACAACTTTACCAATTGAGTTAGTTTATTTTAATGTGAGGTCAATTGAAAATAAAATTAATTTAGAGTGGTTGACATCATCAGAAGTGGATAATTCGCATTTTGAAATTGAAAAGTCATTTGATGCGTTTAATTTCTATAAAATAGCCAATATAATTTCAATTGGTTACTCACAACAAAATATATTGTATAATTATACAGATTTTAATGTAAATAATGATAAAATAATATATTATCGCTTAAAACAAGTTGATTATGATGGTGATTATACATATTCACCAATAGTTTCAGTTAATAATAATTTTGATGCAATTTTAATACAAAATGGATTGGTTTCATTAACCAACCAACATGAATACAAAATAGCTAATATTTGTGATATCTCTGGGAGATTTATTCATGATTTGAATAATGGATCAGTTCAGCTAAATGCTGGAATATATTTATTAAGATTAAACGATAAAACCAAAAAAATTGTTTTAAACAATTAATTTGTTTTTCTAAACATTTTTATTTATATTTGCATATAAATACAAAAAATGTTAATTACAATAATATCTGATACCCACACAAAACATCATCACATTCCGAAAGAACATCTTCCGGGTGGAGACATGATTATTCATTGTGGTGATATTTCTTCGCGTGGTTATAGAGAAGAGGTTAGATTGTTCCTTGAATGGTTTACCGATTTAGATTCCTATACACACAAAGTATTCATTGCTGGTAATCACGATTTCTTCTTTGAAGATAACCCACTCCAATCAAAGGAATTGGTTCAAGAATATTCAAATATAATTTATCTTCAGGATAATATGGTTGAAATTGAGGGGGTCAAAATTTATGGCTCACCTTGGCAACCAGAATTTTATAATTGGGCGTTTAATCTTCCAAGAAACGGTGAAAAACTTAAAGAAAAATGGAAAGCAATACCGGAGAATATTGATATATTAATTACACATGGTCCACCGTTTGGTTGTTTGGACAAAACAATTCAGGGACAATCCGTTGGATGCGAAATTTTGACCGAAGAAATTAAAAGAATTAATCCAATAATTCATTGTTTTGGTCATATTCATTATTCTTATGGTTATATGCAAAGAGACAATATTAATTTTATTAATGCGTGTTCTCTTGGTGAAAATTATGTTTATCAAAACAAACCTTTGAACATTGATTTGGATATGTCAAATAGAATGATTAGCTTTGTCTAAACAAAAAACAAATGAAAAAATTAATTTTTGCACTTATTATTGTTATTTTTGCATCTTCCTGTGCATCACAAAGATGTCATGGTGTTGGAAACACAACACATGCACTTAAAGCGAAAAAGCAGCAACAACAAAGAACGTTTTCACAATTTCCTTTCTAATGTTTAAACATAGTTTTTCATATTATTTTAGAAATACTTGGGAATTTATCCGATGGGATATTCCAAGATTTTTTAAGAACATTTGGAGGTTCAGGAGAGAACTTAAATCCTTTGGTGGTTGGGACCGGTATTATACTATCTCAATGCTAAGAAGGTCTTTGATTACACAGAAAGAATCAATGGAAAAGTTCAGCAATGAATATGAACCAACACTTAGATTGAAACTTTATTATATGAAGAGAGCAATTTATTTAACGGATTGCATTCTCGAAGATAAATTTCATGATATGGCGGAAGCTAGACTTGGTTATAAAACAGTTTTTAGAGATTTTAAATTTGAACCAATTGAAGGTTCTACCAGTAAAAGATTGGTTTTTGATGAAGAAAGCGAAGAAGAAAGACAAGCGAACTGGAAAATTTTTGAGGAATCTTCAAAAATTGAGAAAGAAGTTTGGAATGAACTTTTTGATATTTTAAAAGGCGATATCTATAATGTTGATATGTATACCGAACATAAAGGTAAAGCATATGAAGATGTTCACAATGGTAAGGGTTTAATTAATTGGTGGTACTAAAAAAATAAAAACATGTCAGGAGGTTATTTTGATTATAAAAAATATCAACTTAATGATATCATTGATGATATTGAAAGAGTTTTAAATAGACAAGGAAAAGAAAGACCAAAAGAAGAACGTTGGTGTAGTGATGAATATCTTGAAAAATATCCAGAAGAAAAATATTATCCAACCTATTCAAAAGAAATTCAAGAAAAATTGCAAGAAGCAATTAAATCATTAACAATTGCAAGAATTTATGTACAAAGAGTTGATTGGTTTTTATCGGGTGATGATGGCGATGAATCATTCTTGAGAGAATTGTCTGAAGAATTGGATAAGGTATAGATATTTATTGAAAAATAAAAATCATGAGTACTGAAATGAGAAAACTCATAAATGAGTTTAATAACATTAACGAATCAAGTTTAAATAGAATATATAGTCATATTCAAAAATATGAATGCGCAATTATAACAGCGTTTAAAGGTAAGTTAACTAACTGTAGAACCGAAAATGATAATGAAAAAAGAATATATATTAGACAGAACAAGGATAGAAATAAACTTTTAAAATCAGCTTTATTATTTTTTGGATATCAAATTACAAAAGTAAAAGGTACTTATGTTGAATAAACCACAAACCCGCCACTTGCATATACACGCTGTTATAAGCAGGTGCGGTATTATAGCACAGAACTTGATTTGAAAGACGAAACCTTTTTCTTTTCTTTTTGTGTGGTGGGAAAATAAAATTTAAAATAATGAATAAAGTATTATTACCAAAAGAAGAAATTACACAGAAGTTAGATAGAGATAAACTTACTTTATTGAACGCTTCTATCAAAGATTATGTGAACAACTTGTATGAAAATTCAAATGATGAATACATTATACAAGATGGTGAACCATACGCCAATGGAGAATTACATTTGGGACATTTTTTAAACAAAACCTTGAAAGATTTTGTTGTAAAATATTACTTAACAAAAGGTAAGAAAGTTAGGGTTTCATTTGGTTGGGACTGTCATGGTTTACCCATTGAAAATAAAGCAAAAGAAATGAGTGGTGATTTAATTCAAAATGCTAAATTAGTCGCAACCAAATATTGTGATATTCAAAATAAAACTCTTGAACTTTTCGGGATTTATCCAACTGAAGGTAGGTTTAAAACTATGGATATTGATTTTATAGAAAGAGAATTATATATATACCACCAACTACTAAATGCGGGTCTAATTCTTAAAAAGAATAAGCCTACTTGGTACTCACCAACATTAAAAACAGTATTGGCTAACTCAGAAATTGAATATAAAAAAATAGAAGATGAATCTTTGTATTTTCTATTCAACTCTGATAGTTTTAAATTACTTGTTTGGACAACAACAGAATGGACTGTAAACGGAAATCAGGCAGTATGTTTAAGTAATAATATAAAATATGTTAAAACTGTTGACAATATTATTTGTAGTGAAAGTTTTGCTATTGAAAATAATTTAGATTATGATTTGTTTGATGTGAGTAATATTAAGTCATATCATAACCACAATGGAGATTTATGTCCAATTATTTATGATGACTACGTTTCAGATGATAAAACAGGTATAGTACATCTTTGCGGTGGACACGGTGATGAAGATTATCGAATTTTAATGGATAATAACATAACCCCCAAAAATGTGTGCGATAAAATCGGCTTATTAAAACACATAGAAGATTTTAAAATTGATGAAAAGTTTGTATATAAACGTGAAATTTACACACACGATTATCCAATTGATTGGCGTGAAGGGAATAAGGTGTATAAAGTATTAACGGAACAAACGTATCTTGATTTTGATTTAAACAAAATAAAGACTTGTTTAAAAGAAATAAAGTTATCATCAAAAGACAGAAATCGTTTATCAACGACAATATTTTCACGCAAAGATTGGTGTATTTCAAGACAAAGAAAATGGGGTGTTAAAATACCTAATAGTAATGATATATTGGATGTTTGGTTTGATAGTGGTTCTACATTTATGATGTATGATAAACCTGCCGATATATACATTGAAGGTTCAGACCAACACAGAGGGTGGTTTCAAAGTTCGATTATATTAGCATCAATGATTGGTCGAGTACCAACAAAAAGAATAATAACACACGGATTTATTGTTGATAACACATTAGAAAAACTATCAAAATCAAAAGGTAATGGCGGAAGTTTGGAAAAGCTGTATGAAACATATAACCCTGATGTATTAAGACTATGGGTTTTACTGTCAGATTTTAAAAACGATATTGTCTTTTCGGAAGATTCATTAAAAAACTCTGGTAAACAATATTTTAAAATAAGAAACTTTCTCCGTTATTTATTTAATAATCTATATATATATGATTATGATGAAACAAAAGTTGATGAAAATATTTTTTTTAAAGTAAAAGAGTTGGAAAATAAATTTGATTTACTTGTCAATGAATTTGATTTGAATAAAGCAGTAAGGGGTTTTGTTGAATTTATAAACTATTATTCATCTTTGTTGACGGAGGATATTAAAAATGAATTTTATGAATCTGACACAAATTCCAATATGAGAATTAAATATGAAACAGAGTTTTACTATGTTTTAAAACACTTAAATAAACTACTTTTTTCGATTTTACCATTTCTTTCTATGGAAATAAAAAAAGCGTGGGAAGAAAAAAGAAAAGAAAAAGATTTACATGTAGGGACTATATTTGGAAACGAGATGTAGCACTTGCTTATAACGGTTGCAAATATAAAACGTTTTAAACTAAACTTAAATTGAAAAACAGTATATAAATATAAACCAACAATAAATTTGGAACGCTGAAATAAATGTTTTATATTTGTTGTTATAAACACGTTAAATTATTTTATTATGAAAACATATAATGTAAAGTATGATGTTGGACAAGAAGTATATATACTTTTATCCAAAAAAATATTTAAAAGTAAAATTGAAAAGATTAGAATTGTTCATGGGGTACCTTATATCAAAGGCGAAACAATGGAACAAATGGATGGAATTGAAATTGATTACTTGGTTGTAGTTAATGAACAATTCTATCCTTCAGGTGGACATTTATCTAGTTATGATTGGTATAAACAGGATGATATTTTTTTGGATAAAGATGAACTGTTGCGGAAAATAATTTAATTGTTTATAACGTCTGATGATAAACAATCGTTTTAATGTGTTTTATTTGCTGTTATAAGTATGTAATTTACAATTTATACCTATGAAAAAAACGAAAAGAAAAATACATATTGGAAATGACCTATGGTTTTATTGGGTTGGTTCTGGTAGATGGGGTGAGGTAACTCATGTAACGATATGTTCACCAGATGAACAATATTATAAAATAGATGCAAGTGATGTTGCAAGTAGTGAAATGTATGTTGGTGCGGAAGGGTCATTTCCAACACAAATATTACCGTCAAAAGTTAAAGAATATATTGAAAATAAAATAATAAATAAATTTTAAATTATTACTTATAACGGTTGGGTGTATGAGAAGGTTTGCTTAGATGAACTTTCAAATTAACCACTGAACTTTATAGCAAACTTTCTTATACACCTTGTTATGTGTAGGTGTGGTTAATTAAGGTAGAATGTTAAATAGTAGAAATGAACAAAAATTTTAAAAGAAAAATATATGAATTATAAACAAAAAATTACAACTATCAATTATTTTGAAAAGGTGGTTAAAATTTCTCTAACAAGAGAAGAGTGGAATTCATCTGGAACTTGGGTAGAGTCAATGATGAAAAAAGGTTGTGAAAGACTGAGTAAGGATTGGTTTGAAGATTTACATCACTTAGTTATGCGACCAATAAGTGACGAAATAAACTTTTCTGGTAAAAACTATACTTATGATGTGGATATAACATTTGATATACCAAGAGAATTACTGAGAATGTTTGTATATTCAATCGGTCAAATTGCTTATGATTTTGATGTTAAAGGTATAACTTCGGTTACTGCTCAAAATATAGTGGGAAAAATAAACAAACAATTAAAAGAACAACTACCAAATGATGATAAATGGTTTCATTATGGATTTTGATTTTTCTTTTAAAATTTTCAACCGAAATGTTGATTAGAACGATGAACGGAACGCTTACACATAACGTATATCGGCTAAACGCAGTATTTAAAAACTTTTGCGAGGGAAATAATTAATCAATTAAATAATAATAATTAAAAACAAAAAGTAAAATGGAAATCAAAACAAAATTTGACGTAAACAATTTGGTGAAAAGAAAATTCGACACCAATTCAAAGAACCAGATGAGTGCTTTGGAAGTAATGGAAGTGATTGCACAAACTTGCTATGCAGGAACGCAGGTATTTTATTTGTGCAAACATGTAATTGCTCAAAAGGAATTTGTAGAAAAGTATTCTGAAAAAGGAGAATTTACTTGGGTGATTGCTCACAGTATTTCACAAGAAGAAAATCAGGCAGGATGGAGAAAATACCGTGAAGATGAATTGATAGAAGCACCAAAAGAAGTGATTGACATTATACTTGGTAATTCTTAATTGTTCAATTGTGCGGTGGGAAAGTTTTTAAATATTGTCGTTTTAGCCGTTGTTATGCGAAGGTGTGGCAACTCCAAAATTTCAAATTATAGACAAAACTTTCTTGCCACACTTTTGCATAACGGTTGTAAATATGAGAAGTAAATTTTACCTATAAAAATTAGATAAATCAAAATTTATTTCTTATATTTGTTGTTATAAGTATGTAAAACAAACTAAATAATAATTAAATATGAAAATTGAAGGTCAAATTACGCTAGATGGTATATTATATACACTGTTTATTTTATTCTGTTTATTTTTAACAATAGGTAGTTCTATTAGTGGGTGGTGGTATTTATCACACTTTGGATTCAGTGTAAAACAATTTTTGGTAAATATTTTAGTTTCGTCTTCAACTTTATTTATGATCTGGATGATTTTCACTAAAATATTTATTATAAAAATAAACAGAATAAAGTAGTTTGTTTTATTACTTATAACGGTTGAGTATAACCGAAGGTGGGGATTAGAAGTGCCGAACCCTGACTTACCTACAAAAGTAAATTAGAAGCACAATATCTGAATGTTGGAACTACACCCCACTTTTGGTTATACTTTGTTAGGTGTATGTAAATTTTACGGATTATGAAAGATATACAACTGTTAATTGATATGAAAGTTTCTTTAGGTAGGGAAACATTATTATTTCAGATACTTGGTAAGTATGGTGATAAAATACCAATGGAACTTCAAGAAGAACTACGAAAATTGGCAGAAGAAGAAAGAAACTTTGGTGAAATGAAGAAACGAACTTTGAAGGGTGTGTTGGAGTAAAATTTATTACACCTAACGGTTGGGTGTATGAAACGTAGCCACGCACAATACTTAATATAAACCACAGACCTTAATTGGCTATGTTTTATACACGATGTTAGCAGTAGTACGGATTTAAACTACAAATGCTCATTCGGAGAACTGAACCTTTTTCTTTTCTTTTTTGTGGGTTGGACAAAATAAATTTGAAAAATTTAAAAATAAATAATATGAAATTAGAAACAATTGTAAAAGTTACACCAGATGGTGGAGTTGAAATTCCTTCTGATATGAAAGTTGGAACTGGATTGATGAATATGGTAAAAGAATTACGTGATAATGAATGGAGAACATTTGAACATCACGATAATTGGATTAAAAACGAACATTATCCAAATCCAACATTTGAACAACAATTTGATACAGGTAATGCTTATAAAGAAATGTTAAAAACTAAAATTTAAAACTATGATGAAAATTGAAGCAAAAAAAGACGGTAAAGGAAACATTGTAATATCGGAAGATTCCTTTGAAATGATACTGGCTTGTTTAGATAATCAAAAATTTGTTGGTGAACAGCCACAAAATGGTGATTCGCTTTCGGTAGGCGAAGACAACTATTGGAAAGGACAAGAAGATATTCAAAACACTATTGACCATTATAATAGAGAATGTAGAAAAATATTACATCAAAAATATGTTTTAAGAACAGAATCTGATGGTTATTTTCTTGCTAAAAAATATGAACATCAAACAGAAGATACTGAATGGACTGGTGAAGATGTTGGATTAGTGTATGAACTATTCAAAGATACAAGAATAATTTATAATGAAACAAGAGATTTATTACCATTAGATGGTAGTGAAGAAATTAAGGAAGGAAGTACTCCAATTGGTAAAACAAAAGATGGGTGGATTGCAGTTGAACAAGAATCAAGACCTTGGTTAATTGAAAGAGCATTGGGATATGATGGTGATTATTTAACAATTTCTGAAGATGGCAGTAAGAATAGACCTTGGAAACAAGATGAAATTCGAAAAATTATAAACATATTTAATAATAAATAAAATGGGAATATTTGATTGTTTAATAGATAAAGACAATGGAAAACCAAAATCTGATATGGAATATATTTACAGATTAGATATGGTTTGGATACCTAACAAACTTGAAAGTAAACCAATTAAAATTGGAACGATAATGAATAATGTTATTCAACGAGATAATGGCAGTTATGAATTTACTTGTAAAGAAACTGGTGAAAGATTACAAGCAACTTATTCTTGGGCTTTGGCTGAAAACACACCAGAAAATGTTGAAAGAATAAAAATATATGATGATGAATATTTAAAATTCAAAGAATACGAAAGAAAAATAAATTCTTTGAGAAATAATATTATTACTCTTAAAGAGCGTGGAGAAAAAAGAAAAGAAAAAGATATTGCAGATGAAACTCAAATCGGAGAACAAATGTAGTATTACACATAACGGTTCGGCGGGTTGCCGTTGTGCATTCAATAACGGCAACCCGACTGTTATGCGGGGTCATTCTTTTTCACTCGGTAAAAAGCAAAAGGTACAATGGCAAAAAGGAAGTTAGGCCCATCGAGCGGCAAGTGCTCCAAGTGCGGAGGTCACATCAGCATCAATCCACCAAGACCGTGCCGCCGCTGCTCAGGCGAAAAGCCTCAGGCGAGCTCGGAAAAGAAAGAGCGCGTGTTCACCGAGAGCGAGGTGAAGGCGATGGTGCGAGAGATTCTCGCAGAACAGGAACGACTGCATATAAGCGATGGATCCGGAGGACACGATATTGTGTGGGCGGTCGGGATCGGAGAGGTCGAGGCGGTGTTTAAAGCGCACGGCATTGTTCTCGATCCCGCATAACGGTTGACGGTATGAAAAGTTGGGGATTAAAAGATATAAACTTTCGCACCGATACAATGATAATTAATAGTACAAACCTTCGGGAACGCACACACGCCCCAATTTTTTATACCGTGTGTTATGCCCCGTTTTTATCCAATTTTTTATGTTACAAGACGAATTAGCATTACAATATAAATACAAAAAACTTCCATCAGAATTATCTGACAAGGTAAGAAACCAATATTTGTCTGAAATACCAAAATGTTTGAATATCAATGGTGATTCTGAATTTGAGTTAAAAACAGCAAACGGTACAATAATTTCAAAAGGATATGAAAGAATTGTAATTGGAGATTATGGAGCGTTTATTGAATTTAACAGAAATCAAGTTATTGACGAAAATATTTGTATTCAAAAGGGGCAAGAATATAGAATTAACGATGAAAAATATAGTAAGAATGTGAAATATTTTTGGTTGACTGCAAAAGATTCATCGTGTATAAAGATATATTTACAACAGAAAACGGTATCATACGCAGATTATAAACCAAATATGTATTACGTGTCTCCATTTGAGGTTTTTTAAATGGGGAATAACGTCCGATGATAAACAATCGTTTTAATGTTGTTTATCATTTGTTATGTGTAGGTGTGGATTATTAAGGTGGAATGTTTAATCGGAGAACTGAACAAAAATTTTAAAAGAAAAATTAATATATAGATTATGGGAAACATAGTTAAAAAATTTGAAAACTTTAAAGATGGGTTATACGTCACATGTAAAAACGCACCAGAAGATAATTACCAACTTCATAATAAAAAGGATTATTTGGTTATTAAATATGATAACCAACCGTATGGTGTTGGACGAGTAACTATATTTAACCCTTCAAGTAGAAAGGAAGAAACATATCCTAAAACTATGTTTAGTGAACCATTTAACAAATAATTTTTCTTTTAAAATTTTAAACATAGATGTTGATTAGAACGATGGGTGGAACACTTACACATAACGTTTCGCAGCTTGGCGAGGTGCGGGATTTACAGCACTAAAGACGATTAGAATTACAAATTTTTAAATAAAAAACAATATGTCAAACGAAGTACAAAACCCCGCATCTTGCCAAACTGCTGTTATATGCCGCCTTTTTGATTTGGGAAGGAAAGGGTTAACATGGGATTGGTCAAAATTGGAACTGAAAAAACAATACTTTATCAGTCGTGAAGATGTTTTGAATATGAATATGCTTTGGCAACTTGCACAAGGTGGTATAACTGAACAAGCACAATCTTTGAATGCAGAAGTATTGATTTGGGAAGATGTCATAAAAAACGGATGGTACTTGTTGCTGAGACCGCAAGGTGGCATATAACGGTTTGCGTATTGCTGACGTTGCCAATTTGAAACACAAATGTTGAATTAAAAACAAAAAAATAAATATGAAAATCAGAGTTGAAGTTAAAGACGAAGCTGGCAATGTTCAGCAATACGTTGTTAGGCGCAGTTACTTGGTCAAATTTGTTGACCCGAAGAAAGAGTATCCTGTTACCTACACAATTAAACACGATGGCACAAGAGTAAATGAACCTGCAATGCTCAAAGGCGAAGATTTAACCGAAAATCAAATTGCACAACTTTTCTCGAAGGGTTTGTTGTAATTGCGCCTAACGATTGGGTGTATATGTAGTTTTTTATTTGGAAATGTCAAAACTTATTCGTACCTTTGTAAAAAAAATTACATATACACCTTGTTATGTATAGTTTATTCACAAATTAAAATAAAAGTTTATGAAACAACCAAAAATTAAAATAACCGACATTCACGGTAAAGACTGGGGTATTAAAAAAGTAAAAACACTTCATTGGAATTTGGACGGAAAATTAAACACAATTCAAGTTGATTTTTCTGGAACTATGGATATGTATGATTTAGATGATGAAGGCGTTTTTACTAATCCACATGGTAATATGAAAGGCGTTATCATTTGGGAATAAATTATACATAACTAGTATATATAAGTAAGTATAATCTAACCACTTAAAAATAAAGGACTTGAATAATAAAATTATTAAGATTTGTGAAGAAAAGTTTATATATTTAAACTATTCACCAAGAACAAAAGATAATTATCTTTCACATATAAAAAATTTCTTAAATCACATTGGTAGTAAACAAGTAATACATTGTAATGCTCAAGATTTTCAATCCTATTTAGATAATTATAAATTCACTTCAACAGCACAACAAAACCAAATCATTAACGCAATAAGATTTCTCTACAAATTTGGTCTTAATAAAAAATATGATAAAATATCGTTTAAAAGACCTAAATCTGAGAAGAAACTACCAAAAGTAATTGATTCAAATTCAATCATTGATAAATTAAATAAGATTGATAATCTCAAACACAAAGCAATTCTCACCTTAACTTTTTCAGTTGGTCTACGAGTCTCAGAAATAATTAATCTTAAAATAGAGGATATTGATTCCAAGCGAATGTTAATCCACATTAAGAACGCAAAAGGAAGAAAAGATAGAGTTGTTCCATTATCTCAAAATGTATTAAGACTATTAAGAACTTATTATAAAAATTATATCCCAAAGGAATATCTCTTCAATGGACAAAACAGTACTAAATATTCAATAGGTAGTTGTCAGAAAATATACAAAAAATATATTGAATCTGATGGACATATACACACACTTAGACACAGTTTTGCAACATCCTTATTAGAAAATGGAACAGATTTAAGAATTATTCAAAAAATTCTTGGTCATTCAAATGTTAAAACCACAGAAATATACACACACGTTTCAAATCAAATTTTGAACAAAATTAATTTGCCAGTTTGAAAAGTTTTAGTTATCTTTGTCAAAAATAACAAAAATGAAAAAAGAAGTTTTTGAAATTATCATCTGGAATGATACATTTGGAAAAGTGGTTGATGAAAGATTTGTTGATGAAACACAATTTTCGATTTTTTTGAAAGCGATTAAGGGTTGCTTGGATACAACACAAGATTTTAGTTATTTTAATGGAAAAAACTTTTTAATCCACATTCCTTTTGCAGTTTTGAAAAATAGCGTTATCTTTACCAAAGAAAATGAAATTGGTGTAAGTGAAATCATTAAATCAAAAGCTGAAGCTCTAACAACTAAAACAAAATAATAAAATGGGAAAACTTTTCAAAATCATTCTTGGTGTTATTTTGGTATACATTGGCGGAAAAATGGTTTACAACAATGTAAAAGGTAAAAAAGATGAAGAATTTAATTTTAATGATTTTAAAGACTTGAAAGCAATTAAAGATATTGAATTTTAAAAAAATGATAGAAAAAATTTTAGAGATATATGATGATGCTAGCTTTATGAAAGCTGACGGATTTGATAATGCAATAATCGGTATTGATGAGGTTGATATGCGATTAATATATTCGGTATCAAAATGTATTGACATTCTGAAAAAAGATGGTATGAATTATGAAGAAGCAAGAGAGTTTTTTGATTTTAATGTGAGCGGTTCTTATGTTGGTGAAAAAACACCAATATGGTGTTATGATGATTTTTAATTTCTTGGTTTTTTAAACCAAGTGGTGGAGCGACCTGCAAGCGTTTGGTCCCAAATATAAATGGTGATAGAAATATCACCATTTTATTTTTTTGTTATATTTATATATAAAACACTTCAAAAAATGGCAAAATTCATTCTTACCGAAAAACAAATGGCGGAAGTTCTTCAGCATATTGAGAAAACAAAAAAACAAGTTAATGAAGATAAGGACGGTTCTTATATGGCAAAACAACAATTATTTACAATTGCAACATTAGCATATAAAATGTGGGAGCAATTGGGTGATGATGAACAACTTGATGATTGGATGGAATCAAAGATAGCACAAGCTGAACAATCCGTTGTTGCTGTTGTTAAAGCATATATGTATGATGAGGTTGAAGATAAAATGAAGGGAATGGATAAGTTGGACCATAATGATTTAATTATTGGGAATTGACCTTTTGACTTTTTCTTTTTATCTTTATGGTGTTAAACCAATGGAAAAAAGAAAACTAAAAATAGAATTAAACGAATATTGTTATAATTGCGCTGATGGCTGTTGTACTCATTATGGTACAATAACCAAAGTTAATGGTCAAGAATTGGAATTGCATAATGATGATACAGCAACAATACTTAAACAAGTATTGAAACATTTGGGTTATGAAGTCGAAATAACAACTAATGTAGCAGATGATTATGGGAATGTTTGATGATTTATATATTGATAAAAAACATCTACCTGACGAGTTAAAAGATTATGAATTTGGTTGGAAAACCAAAAGTCATCATAGACTTCTTAATTTATTGAAAATCGATGAAAATGGTAATCTATTATTGGTTGATGTTGATGAATATGGTAATCATGGAGAAACTGAAAAACTAAATTATACTGGTGAGATTAGATTTTATCAAAATATTAACTCAATATGGTACGAATTTGTTGCTTTTTTTGTGAAAGGTGAAATGTTAAAAATAATTAAATTAGAAGAAAATGAGTAAAGAACTAAAACCAGTTGAATATAAAATTACAACAAAAGCTGATGTTGTGTTATATGAAGGATTTGATATTAAATTAGCGGTTAGAGCATATTCAGATCTTAGTGCGGATAAACGGTTTGAAAGACGTGGCGATGATGAATGGAAACTAAAATTCTACAAACCCGAAAATAATGAGTTCTTTAAACCAAAAGTTTTTAGATAATCTTTTTGGAATTTGAAATTTTTTTTCTTAGATTTGCATAATAAAATAAGCAAAATATGAAAGACGCAACGATTGAAATTATTTCTGAAGTCAAAGCTCATCCTGATGCAGATAGACTTGATCTTGTTAAGATTCTTGGGTTTCAATGCGTTACACAAAAAGGACTTTATAAGGGTGGTGAGAAAATTGTTTATATTCGACCTGATGCGGTTCTTCCTATTGAACCTTGGACTGAAGAGTATCGAAAATATTCACCAAAACGAATCAAAGCTGTAAAACTTCGTGGCGAATTTAGTGAAGGTATTATTGTTAGGTTTGAACAACTTCCAGTTGATTTATCAAATCTTCAAGTTGGCTCTGATGTGAGTGAACAAATTGGTGTTGTTCATTATGAAGCACCACAACCACAAGATCTTCAAGCAAAAGGTTATCTTCCGGTTGGAATTGGTCCCACTGATGAAATTCGATTTGAGAATATCATTGATGAACTTCCATTCGGTTCAATTGTTGATGTTACATCTAAAGTTGATGGACAAAGTTGTAGTTTCTATTATAACATTGAAACTGATGAATTTGGTGTTCTTGGAAGAAACTTGGAAATGAAGTTGGATGCGGTAAATAACTATACCGCACATGTTGCTCGTTACAACATTAAAAATAAGCTTATTGACTATTGCAAAAAACATAATGTTTCTTTGTGCATTCGTGGTGAGTCGTTTGGTCAAGGGATTCAAAGTTCTGGAAACAATCCACATTCTCAAAAACCAAAAGGGTGGGTAATGTTTTCTGTATATAACATTAAAGAACGTAAATATCATAGAAAGAACGATAGATTCTATTTTAGAAATGTTGCGCAAGAATTGGAATTACCATTCGTTGATATCATTGAATTGGATGTCGAATTAACTAATGAGTTGATTCAAAAATATTCGGTTGGTATTGATAAAATTGAAGGTAAACCTTTTGAGGGTGTTGTAATTAATCATGAAAATGGTTCTTTTAAAGTTATTAACAAATCTTATGATTCTAAAAAATGAACAATCGAAGAAATTCATTGTTTGGTAAAAAAGTAGTTGTTGGTCCTTGGGGATGGGGTAAAATTGGCGAAGTAAGTGTTCAAAAAACAGATGTTACTGTTTTTTATTATGTGTTTGGTATCTTAGTACATTGTGTAACAGCACATAATGTTTCTTATGATACAGCAGTAGAAATGGGTTATAAAAAATAAAAAAATGACTGATAATAAATATATACCAATAGTGACAGATGAGACCATTGAAAAATGGTCAGAAGGAGATAGTTTTGCTGCGGTTATTGCTGAAGAGGTTAGAGATGTTTATGAGATTCATATCTCAGAAGGTCGATTGAAGTGGGTCGAATATGTGGAAGTTCATCATCCATCAGTACCCGAAGAAGAATGGAAAAAATGGGTTGATGGTAATGATGTTGAATTTTCTATGTTGGTGACTAAATGTTGTAATAAAAATCCTTGGATTCCACCTTGGGCATATAAAAATGCAGAATTAGACCATATTAATAAAAGAATTGTTTATCCGAATAAGTGTTGGGTTTGTCCGGGATGTGGTAATCAAATTAAAAAACTAATAAAATGAATTTAAGAATCGTTGAAAGAACCTATCCAAGTGGAAATATCTTATATGTTATACAGAAGAAACATTGGTTATTTAAAGATAAGTGGGTGGATTGTGAAATAGCTTCTTTTGGTTTTTATGAGACCGCAAGATTTAAAACTTTAGAAGAAGCAAAAAAGAATCTTTATCTATTTAGTAAAACTAAAATTATTGATAAAGTTGTTTATCCATGATTTGTTTTGAATCACCAAAATGTTCGGAATGTTTAGAATCCGCTGGATGGGCATTAGCTTGTGGATTCGATATTTTATTTTTTGTTGGTGGTTTATTCATCTTAATTCTAATGATAATTCGTCTTAAAAATGAAAATAAAAAATGAAAAAATTTGTTATTGAAAATATAGGTTGGCAAAGTATGAATATATTTGAATATTCGCATCCAAATAAAACAAAAATTGATTTTGAAAATGATGTTAAAATTGCGATTAAGAATGCTGCTGAATTTTTAACATCTAACTCAAATGATTATTTAATTTCGGTTGATGATTTGTTAAGGATAACTGATAAAGAATTGTTAGCATTAGGATATAATCATCCACAAATACCTGATGTGATAATTTCGATTGATTCTGAAAGTTTAATTGATTCCAATTGTAAAGATATTGAGAATTTAGTTGGAAAAGAATTGTTCGATAAAATTAATTCACATAATAATGAACATAATCCATATTTATAGTTATGAACAAAAATTTTTTATATATAATTTTAATTATTGTTAGTTTATTGGGTATTTCTTATGTAGTTTTGCCTGATAAATGGAAGATTGTATTGGGTAAATTAAAAGAAAACGAAACAATAATTAATCTTAGAAAAGAAAATGAGGAACTTAAAAAACAAAATGAGGATATTGAAAAACAAAGAAAGGAATTGAGAGAACAAATTAAAGAAGATTCTTTATTTATTGTTAATTTACAAACGGAAAGAGTTAAAATTGATAAACAGTTAGACAAGAAAGATATTGACATTGAGAGAACAAAAGGTAAATTGAATGATGTATTGAAAGAACAAAATATTACAAAAGAAAACATAAATAAGATTAAATCAACACCAAATGAAAAACGAGGTGAAGAGTTAATTTTTTCAATTAGCAAAAGATTAAAATGAGAAATATTTTATCAATATTATTTTTACTTTTGGTTTCATTCGGTTATTGTCAAAATATCCGGTTGGATAGGGATGAATTACCAGCTTACGTGATTAAAAATCAATCAGACACTCTTGGTATCATCTTCTCAGTTGAAAATGTTCAGAAGATTGATAAAGACCTTGAACTTCTTGAATATATTGAAAAATTAAATTCACAAGTCGATACCGTACAATATTATTATGTCAGTTTAATTAATGATTTAAATGAAAAAGTTGAATTGCAAAAATATAAAATTATTAACCTAACAAGTGAAATCTTTAAAAAAGATGAATTAATTAAAAAATTAAGAAAAGAAATTGCTTTATCTGACACAACAATTGTGAATAAAAACATTGAAATTAATAATTTAAATACAATTATTGTTGAAAAAGATGAAGAAATTCAAAAGCAAAAGAATTTAAAAATTGGAGCAATTGTTGGTGGTAGTATTTTAGTTTTACTCGTATTAATTTTTGGTTGAGAAATAAAATTTAATTAACTTAGGGTTCGTATATATTTATATAAAAAAATAATATGAGTCGATTAAGAAAAAATATTAAACGAATTTTAGAGCAAGAAGTTGGTTCTAATGAATGGATTGAAAAGAAATTAGCTAAACGAAAATCCATGTCATATGATGAGGTAAATAAATTGGGAAAAAACGTTTTAGAATTATATAAAGACAAATTTACAGTTAATTATTTCATTGAAAGAGTTCCGTTTTTAAAAGACTATAATATTATACTTGAACCGGGAAGATCCCCACATGATGATAGAGAAGATGGAATGCAATATAGAATTGAATTTGGTTTAAAAAAAGTCTCACAAAATCAAAAAGTTAATATTGGAGGGACGTATGCTGATTTTGATAAAATATTCATGTTTTCTGATTTTACTTTTTTTCCAAATCAAAATGGCGATGCTGTTTTTTATTATTTTGTAATTAAAAATCGACTAGTTTTAGAACCAGCAAAAACAGAAGATCAAGAAACAAATCTTAAAATTAAGATATTTACACAAGCTGCGATGTTAGTGTCCCAAAAATTATCATATAATGGTCAAATAATGGTACACGGAGATAAAGATTATTTTTTCAATCGAATAAAAAATGAATATGAATTCAATGACCCGACAGATTTTCCGGAAGACAAATTAGATAATATTATAAATGAGATTAATAAATCTCTATTTAATTTTGAGGAATTTATTTCAAATTTTGATTTAAAAATTGAAAAATAATGGAATTTAGAGAAGATGTAATAATTAATATAAAAAATATTTTACCAAGACTTTTTTGGTTAAGAAAAGAAAAAATTGATGGTGACACCATAAATGTTATTTGGGATAACAGAGAAGCTAATCAGATTGGTAAAGTTATGTTTAAAAAAGCAAAAAACAAGTGGAATACTAAACCACTAATGACCTCTTCTTATATTATAACTGACGCAGATTTATTTGGTGTCATTGATTTATTACACAAACATGTTAACTTTGATGAGAGAGAATATTCCGAGATTAAAAAAATTTTGGAAACCATGTCCAAAAATATCTTAAAAAGATAAAAAAGTTCGTTTTAAGGCTTGTCAAGTGCAAAAAGTTTACTATATTTGAGTTATAAACAAATTAAAACTTTTATAAAATGAAAAATCTTAATCGTACAGCAAAGTTAGCATTTTTTAATGCACGTAGACGCGAAGGTGATGTCTCCAGAATTATCTCTGAAACCGGAATGAGTCCCAACCACACTCGCAGAATGTTAGCGGCAGAACGCAGAATTAATGAAGAAACTGCTGATACCGCATATGAAATTAGCTACATGCGCAGAAAAAATAGCGAAATTGGTTATAGTCTTTAATAACCACAAAAATTAAATAAAATCCCCACCCAAAAAGTGGGGATTTTAACTTTTCTTGATATTTATAAAATGGGGATTATATTATTAATAATTAAGAATTAAATGCTAGAAAAACTAATTGATTTTATTCTTGAGATTATTGAGCAGATAATTCCTTTTAAAGTCCTAAAGGATTATCAGCAAGGAGTTTTATTTAGATTCGGTAAATTTAGAAAGGTTGTAAAACCCGGTATTCAGTTTAAAATTCCATTTTTTGATGATATTGAAATACATCCCGTTGTATATACAACAATTACATTACCACCACAAAGCATAGTTACCAGCGATGGAATTAATGTTGTTATTAGAGGACATATAAAATATAAAATAGAAGATATTAAGATATTTGGTGTTGAAGTTTATGATGCAATTGATGCATTATCGGATATGACCGGTGGTGTTATTTATGAGATAATAAGAACAAAAACTTGGGAAGAATCTTATACATCAAATTTAAGTTCACTCATAACAAAACAAGCAAGAGTTGAAGCTAAAAAGTGGGGAATTTATGTTGAGAAGGTAACAATTACCGATTATTCAAAAACACCTTCGTTAAGACTTTTTAATGGTGAGATATTGAAATAACGAAAAAGTTTTTCTATCTTTTGGTCATAAATAATTGATTATGAAAGATAAGAGGGGAAACTATAAAAAACCAACTTTGAAACAAAAAGTTGAGATGTATGAAAATGTTTTTAACCAAATGTATCTCTGTAGAAATTATTCATTAAATGACGATAGATATCGTCAAATTTTAGATAATATTAATATTTGGAGTAGAATGCAAGGAATGGAAGGACCATATCAGGGTGAAGAAAGAAATTATTATAATAATGTTTATGGTTCTTTCTGGAATCTTTTAAATGATAATCAAAAATGAGAAATTTACTTTTTTTAATATTTTTAGCTATTGGAATTAATGTTTATTCACAGGATTACCAACCAGTTTTAATAAAATGGGTTGATATTACAGCAACAGATGGTGGATGGAGAACATATGACGAAATGCTGGAATGGTCAGGAGCACAACAAGATACGGTAACACAACTTGGATTTATCGTTTATCAGGACGCAAATAAGCTAGTCTTAACTGATAGTTATTTTAGAAATGAGAACATGATTGGTTATTGTGTTTCAATACCAAAATCAACTATTGTATATATTAAAAAAATCTCTATTAGAGAAGAATAATTTTGGAAATCGAAAAGGATTCCATATCTTTGTGAAACAAATTAAAAATATTAAAAAATGTATGACGCACACCTTTTTTTGGATGATGAAAAATTTGAAAAAAATGAAACTAATCTAATTGATAATGAAAGAATGACAAGATTTCTTTATGAGTCATTTTATAATGATTTAATTGATATGGGTGATGAAAGGTTTATTAAAACAAAAGCAAGAGCTTTAACCAAAGACGTGAAAATTAAATCTTTAACCAGAGCAATTCAATATTTTTCGCAACCACACATCGAAGAATATGAAAAATGCACATACATGAAAAATATTTTGGATAAATTGATTTGATTCTAACACCAAATTCAACTATAATTTAATATAAAATTTTAAATCAAATAAAAATGCAAAAAATTAAACTTAGAGATACTGAAAAAGTATTCAATGGAATTACAGAAATGAGCAAATTGGTTCAGGAAAATTTAATTGGTTTTAATGAAAGTATTACAATTCAAAATGATTTTCATCCTGAAATGGATTTTGAGGTAAAACTCAATCTTAATAATGAAATTGAAGAGATTACTCTTATTTTTAAATCTTCAAATGGTGATGATTTTAGTGTTATTATTGATGACCCATATGAAGTTCCGGAAGCGGTTGATTTCTTTCTTTTAAAAGAACAAGAACCTTTAGCTAGTATTATGAATACGTTAGACACTTTAATTGCTTTTGAAGGAGAACATGACTTAGAAGTTTCAGTTGATTTGAATAACTCAGATGAGGTAACTTTGTATTTTACTGATGAAAGTTACGGATATAACTATAGAATACAAATTGATTCCGATTCAACTAACGTTACCAGAGATGAAACTGAAATTAATGATAATGAGGAGGAAGAAAAAAGAGAAAGATTGGAACAGGCTAGACTTGAACTTGATGAGTTGCAAAAAGAAATTGATTATTTGGAGGAAGAATTGAATGATTAGTAGGCAACCAAATCACCAACTTATTGTCTAACATTAAACATATATTACAATGCAATCACACGAAATTTTTATTATAGCATTTATTTCTCTCATTGGTTTATTATTTAGCGTACAAATTTTTCTTAAAAAAACGGATAAAAAATGATTTTTAAACAATAAATTAGTATGAAGACGTTATTAAAGACGGTAATAATTGATAATGTAACATATGAAATTTATGGATCATCTAATGATAGGGTTAATAAATTCGATGAGATTAAAAATTTAATTAGCGAATTAGAAAGACTTTGGGAGTTTTTGGATTCAGTTGAAAAAACACTAAATAATAAATCTTTTATTGAAAAAGCAAATAAAGTTATTGTGGAAAAAGAAATCAAAAAATTTAATGATACGATTGATAAAATGCTCTCAATCGAGAATATATTATATAACTATTTAATTCTAAACTAATGAGTGACTTAATGTGGTGGGGATATCTACATTCAAACGGTAATATCCAAGTTAAACGATGGTTTGGAGACCATAAAGACTATACTGATGATTGTGAAGGAAATCCATTTGTGAGTGTGGTTATAACCCCATTTTATGCGAACAATCGTGATGAGGCTATAGCACACATAACAAAAAAATTAAACGAGTTTGGAGAACTGTAGAAAATGCTAAGGGGTGAACAACTAACACTGGAAAAGTGGGAATATACTGGATTATTGGTTAATTTATCAGATGATGAGAAAATTAAACTTGTAAAATATTTTAATGATGCGGTTGTAAAATACAATCTTTTATCTGAAAATATTTTTGATGAAACCGGTGTCTCATATTTAATTTTACCAATCATAAGAAGACTTTTTGATATTTTACGTAATTATAAAATTAATAAAGATATTGATTTATTAATAATTGATAAAATATATAAAGATTTATATAATTCAGATTGGTATAAAAAATTATATAATGAAGCTTATTATAAACTAGATAGTGAGTCGGAATTGGTTGTTAGGATAACAAAAACATATATAGAACAACTAGAAAAATGATTTATACGCTTTGGATTGATTATTTTGCGACAGGTGAAGGAAGAACAGTTTTCTTAAATATTGTTGATGCAAATACAAAAGAACAAGCTTTATCGAGCATGTCAAGACATATTGGACAACAATATGCGGATTATTATATGGTTGGTGTTAAATATGAGGAAGGATTTAATCCCAAAAATCAATATGTCGTTGAATGTCTTTCAAAAACTTTAATTGACAAATTGGAAAAAAATAAAGATAGAGCGATGATTGATATCTATTGTGAACAATATTTTAATTTTTCTTAAAATGAAAAATATTTATTATATTGATAAAAACACAAGAATTCGTTTTATACCATCAAATGATGGTCTGGAATATCACATTCTTGAACGTAAAACATTTGTAAAGGTTTTTAATTATATACTTTTTACCTATTGGAGAGAATGTACCACTGTAACAAATTTAATGTTTAATTTAAGTTCCGATATTAATGAATTTATAAAACATGTGTTAGAGAAAGAAAAGATGGAAAATAAAAAACCAACAAAATTTAAAGGTTATCCAGAATAAATAATCTCCGTTCCTTCTCCCCCCCCCCCCCCCCC